TCCATCTGCCATGCAGATGGACCCCTCCTTGTACCTTGTGGACTTGGGTATCCATCTGCAGGGCGGCTGGGAATGGCTCCAGCCGTCCGGTTCATGACTACCTGACCCACCATGAAAAAATCCACAGCGTGTTGTTGACTCCCCGTTCGACCGGGCTCAGGCGCGGAACGGGCTTGCCGGTAAGAACATGTCCCAGATGAACAAGCTGATCCCTCAGCTTCAACTGGCTGGCAAGCGTGGCCCGACTGAAGAGCAAGTCGCACATCGTGCAGAACAACGACTGGGTCGGCGCTCCGCGATCTGGCTATCGCTCTTGACGAGGCGCTGATCCCGCTGGCTCGTCTGCCGGAGGTTGCCTCACGAGCGACAACTCAAGCGCCTGAACAGCGCGATCAAGAAGGTGAAAGTGGCAGTGGCCAATGGCTACCCGCAAGGCACTAAGCGTCATGTCGTGGCGTGCCTCAACGAGTTGACCACCATTCGTGAAGGCGTCTACCTGAAAGAAGCGTCGAAGGAAGACGTGGTGCTGGATGTGGCCGTGCGCTCGGTCGCTGCTCTTCAGCAGATGGTCCAGAAGGCTGAAACGCCCAAGACCGAAGTGGTGTCCACGGACAGCGACACGCGAGCAGATGTACGCGGACATGGTCCAGGTCCTCGGCCAGATGAAGGACAATTATCAGGGTACCGCACTGCATGCCCTGAAAGAGCAGCACGTCGTGGTGACTCGCGCTCCCATCATCCCGATCGCTCCCGGACTGGAGGCCGTCAAGCTCAAGGCGCAGGGCTTCAACGTGCAGGACATGGGCGGGTACCCTGTGATCCACGATCAGTTGGTACTGGGCGTCAGTCGCAAGGCAGTGGAGGCTACGAACGGCGGCAAAGCTCCTAAGCCCGACTCCTTCTTCAAGATGGCTGCGAGCCTCAAGCGTCAGTTGGAAAAGCGCATGAAGCAGAAGCTGGTGTTCGTCGATGAGAAGTCGCACGGTGCTCACGGCGGTTCGTGGTTCTGGTTGATGAAGGAGCGCGATGCCGATCAGTTGGCGCGTGCGTTCCCCAGCAAGCAGATCAAAATCCAACGATTCGGGTTTGCCTTCTAATCATGGTCGCTCACACGTTGATGGTCTCGGGCGTCGTGGTTGCTCTCATCGGTTTGATCGGCGGGAGCAGTGCCACGCCCAACACATGGGACTGCGATAGCCGCGGTCGCCGGCACACAGCCACTGGACTCCTGCGGAGGAATCGTGGTCCGCTGTCACATTCGTAGGCTTGGCCCCTGTTCATTGTCGGGGTCCTGGTCTGGGCGTTCCGGAGGTTGACATGAATCCGCATCTCATGCTTGTCTTGCAAGCACTGGTTTCGTCATGTGTTGGGCTGACGTTTGCGTTGGTCATGGCCATCGTTCATGACCGCGGAAAGCTGGATGTCGGTACGTGCCTGATCCTGACCGTCTTTGTGTCCGTAGTATCCACCGCCGCCCTGTTCTCGCTATGACCCTTCTCCTTCACAATCCCACACAACGTCCTGTCGGCGATCGGCGCAGTGATCGCAGCCCTTCTCTGTATCGTGGTCCACATCACGATTCGGCATCTTGCTGATGCCCCTACCGAGCCTCGAGCTGTTGCCGTCATCAACATCTGTGTCACCATCCTCGCAATCTGGGTCATCTACCTATGCTAGTCAATCAACTGATCGTCCTTCCTACGCAGGACACCCTCGCGTACCTGAATCGCGTGTTCGACGGATGCTCTTTCGACATCGACTGGTCGCAGTCGTTCGTCGAGGTGAACAGCAGCGTTCAGCCTATGGAAGCGGATCCCACTCGCAAGTACACTGCCGTCGCAGGCACCATGAATGTGTACTACGATTCTGCGACCGGCGACAACAGCCTGCTCCTGCCGCTAGTCAGCGACGAGCTGGTGGAGCGCTGTGCTGAACTGCGCGTGGATGCACCGTCTGCCTTCTATGGCAATGCGTACTTCCCGTTCCTCGTGGTGAAGCGCAACTACGCACCGCGCCGCGCACATCGCCGGTACTTCATCACGTCGATAGCCGACGTCCTGTACGCGGATCGCTATCCGCTGACGTTCGACGCTGAACTGGTGTTGCCGCGCACGTTCGAGACGGTTCCGGACATGGACTACTACGTCACGCGCCAAGTTGGATAGCAGTAAATAGGGAGGTGTGTATGCAGATCGCGCACATGATCTTGGACCACTGCTGGGTTTGTGGGACGCGCTTTGTCGATGCGCGTCCTCCCGGTCCTGCGCTGCGTGAAGACCATCACATCATCCCGCGTGCAGCAGGCGGTGTGGATGGACCGCAGGTGTCGTTGTGTGACACGCATCACACCAAGCTGCACAAGATCGCGTTGCGCTTGAAGAGCGGCAAGCCACACTTCGATCTGCTGACTGGCGAAGACATCGAACGTCAGAAGAAGCTGTTGTGGCTGGCAATACGCGTCCATGAAGCGTTCAACCTGACGAAAGACGATCCGAACAAGAAGGCGCTGGCCATCTTGACTTTGGATCGTCGCCGTCAACAACAGATAGAGCAGTTGAAGCTCATCTATCCAAAGGCCAAGTCTAGAGAAGCGATTCTGGACCTGGCCTTGCAGTCGTTGTACAACCGGCATTTCCAATCTGACTAATAAAGGAACAACAATGGCAGAAATCAACTTGGGCGATCTGTACGCGGTGCACCTCACCAGTGGACAGGTTGTTCTCACTCGCATTACCGCAATCAACGAACAGCAGGGCACTCTGACCATGGGCAAGCCCATGGAGTTCTTCATCCAACCCGGTCCCAATGGCCGCGCCGCAGTCAGCTTCATCCCCTTCCTTTCGCACGGCATCTTCCCCGTGCTCGACACGTTGGACTACCCTTCGGACCATGTGTTGTTGGTGCGCGCCGCGCCGCAACAACTGGAAAACGGCTACATCGAAGCAACGGGCGGCGTTGCCGTTGCCCGCTCATCCCTCGTGCTGCCCCACTAAGGGCAGCGCCCGCCAAGCCTTACCCAGCAAGGGCTGGCGGGGCTTTACTTGCTCCAGCAGCTTTGCTATACTGGATGCCAGTCGCGTACCACTGCTCCACCGAAAAGGAGGCCCATATCCAACGTTGGCCCGTTGGATCATCTAGCTGTACTGAACACCCAGAAGTAATGGGGGACCGCGGATCGAAGTCGCGCATGAGGGTGCGCGAACGGTTCGTAACCAAAAAAGCACAAGCAAAAACAAATGCTTAAGAAAGATATTCTTGGAAACGCCAGCGCGAAGTCACTAACCGAAGCCTTCCGCTGCGGCGAATGTCTGCATTTCAACAAGCATCCGCATTCAACGCGGGACACCGTCTGCAAAGACGAAGGGGTAAAGGCAATCGGCATTGCGCCAAAGTGCTTCACGCCTGACATCACCAAAATCACCGGAAACACTGACCAGTTCGTTCAACTCGTTTCGCTGTTCCAGTCGTACACCCATCAAGAACGTCGGATCTTCCTCGGCCTGCTCCGTGCAAGCAAGAAGAAGGGCCATCCGATCGGCACTCCTCTCTACTTCCGTATCGGCAACGATTTCGTATCCAACTACCTCTGCGGGTTTGTCGCAGGCTACAGCTCCACAGGTGATCTCATGCTGATGGGATCGCCGGACCAGAAGGGGCGTGGCCGCACGTTCGTCTCGTTCTTGGAGCGCGACGCGCAAGATCTGCTGACTGCAAGCCAGTGGCGCGCCAAGCGTCAAGAGCTGGTGGCAGAACACAAGCTGGTGGACCCCGCGAACCGCGTGGTGAAGCGCCAGTCGGTGGTGGATACGTACGAGCCCCCCTCCATCGACACCGTTCCCCAGTCGTGGCTTGACAAGCGCGATGAATCGGGAACCAAGCGCGGTACCAAGCGCAAGGACACCTATGAGTTCCAAGTGAGCTGATAGGTGCGTCCATGCTCAAATCAATCCTCAAGTTGGAAGGAGCGGCGTTTCGCCGCGTCGCTCCTGCGCTCTTCGCGTATCTATTTCGGCGTATTGACCAGAAGCAGTTCGTCGCCTATGTAGACGATCGGCAGTTGAGTGGACAAGTGTTGGACGCTGTTCGCAGCGACGGCTACGTGCTCAAGAACTGCAAGCTCTACGCATGGGCATTCCACAAGTGGAGGAACGGGGAAGGTGCCCGTCCTCACTACAGGCAGTATGAAGTGGCGGCGGAAGACGCCGCCCTTCTGCGGCGACTGAATCTCAGTCACCTTGATCTGAAGTTCGAGAGCTTCACGTTGCAGGAATTTGATTCGGTGGTAGAGGACACGCTGACCAACACGCATATGCAGCAGCATGTTGGAAAGCTCATCAGTCGCAAGATGAAGTTCCTGATCCAGAGCTACGATACGCCGCGCCACGAGCTGGAAGGCACTTTGAAGGCGGCGGCGGTTCGTGCCCTGTACATGCAGTATCCGCGCTTCGTCAGTCGGTTGCATCTGACCAACACGGCGAAGACTACGATCCACAACACGGCGATGACATTGATCGACTACCACACGAATCCCACCCGCAATCGTCTTCAGACGACGGCAGGTGGACACTTCGAGTCGCGCCACGTTCCGCTTGACAGTTTGCAGGCGGAGACCGCAGGTCCGCAGTACCTGGAACACATCCGCGATCAGCTTCAGTCGCTGGTGTCGCTCCAGGATCGTATGAAGCCGCGCTTGCAGAAGTTCTTGCTGGCCGCAGCCGGGCACCACGATCCCGATTTCAGCGCGTGGCTCAACGCTGACAACAGTGATCTGGCATCCGACATGCGCTACGAGCAGTACATGAAGAAGGCATGCACCTTCTTTGGCTACTCGGAAGATCAGGTGAAGAACATCTTCTCGCGCATCCGAGCGCATCTGTCGTAGGAGGGAGTATGGCCACTGATGACTTGCAGACGCGGCAGGCCGCGTTCGCGAAGACCTTCAACCTGTCGCTTGACGACTACCTGTTCATCGTCAGCAACAACTCGCTGGAAACGATCACCACGCTGTTGGAACTGCTCCGGCCCCAGACGTTCCGTTCGCCGATTCGTGAGAACGCAGCAGCCAAGCTGCGTCGGTGGCTGGACAACAAGCTGGTAAGCACGCCGCCCCTGACCCGTGCTGAGTTGGAGTCGCTGACTCCTTCTTGGCCCATCACATGGAAGCTACCCACATGACCATCGTCATCGTCAAGGGCAAGGGGCGCGCCACTGCGCACGCCTCGAAACCTGCACCCATCACCATGGACTTCACCAAGGTGAAGAACCACCCGATCCAGAGCTTCGCTGTGGACCACGCGGTGGCGAACGGGTTGCTGCCGACCGAAGAGCAGACTGTGACTTGTCTGCAATGCGGCGCACAGGCTCCGGCCTCCAACCCGATCCCGCCCTGCGGCCACTAACTACAAGGAGTGTGCTGTGAAAGGTCTGTACGTCGTAACTTATTTCGCCGTAGCTGCATTCGTCGCATACTCCGCTTGTCTCTCCATCGCAATTCTGTCAACGCTATAGCCATCATGACGCAACAAACACTCGACCCCACATCCATCCTCTCGATGAGCAGCGCCGATTCGCTGGAATATCGGCGCGAGCCGAAGTCGTTCCGCGATGATCCGCCGACCCGTGAGGAAGCGGAAGCTGGCATCGTGGACTACAGCACGAGCGGCCTGTACATCAGCAAGGCCATGCGCGAGCTGGACGAAGCGATCCCCGGCGGGCAGGCGCAGCGTGCCGCAGCCGCCTTCCATCTGCTGGAAGCAGCGGTTCCCATGCTGCGTGCGTATCTCATGGCGCGTGGGGTTTTGAAGCATCCGGCCGAAACTACGGCTCCCGGCGTCTGACATGCTTCGCCACCGGAACGTGAAGGGACCGCTCACGCGGTCAGTAGTACAGCGCAGTGAAGTACCCGTCGATGTGCGGACAGTCTTCGTACAACAAGACGGCTTGCAATTCTACGTTTCGGTGGGCCGACTGTATAGCGCCTCGTTTCTAGACTTCGAGGCGTACACGGTCACCTACCACGGCACCGAAACGTTGGTGTTCACCATCGCACCGCACCAGGATCATTGGACGGTGTTGCTGCCTCACGGTGTGGTGAATCGTCATGGCGGCGCCGTACAACGCTTCATGTCGCTGCGTATCCAACAGCCTACGGCGCAAGACGCATTTGTTTCGCTCACGGAGTACGTCCGCAGGACTCGCATCCTGTTCTAACACAGTCTCAACCCACAGAGGTTCACATGACCACAACCAACATCAACGAGAAGTTCTCCGCCCTGTTTCGCGCCGAAGTGAAGCGCGTGCGCAAGGCGCGCCGCCTGAAGCAGGAAGACGTCGCCCGCATGGGTGGCCTGAGCCGCGAAGCGTATCTGCGCTTCGAGAATGGCACGAGTGACATGCGCATCTCGTCCCTGGACGCGGTGCTCAAGGGTTTGGGCGTGGAGATGGAGTTCTATCTTCTGGCTACTGGTGAGGCCCCGGCACCCACGACCAGCGTTGCGATCGGCAACATGGCTCAGTCTTTGAGCAATGAACCGCCGCACGCCGGACCGGGATCTGGCGAGCGCAGCACGGGGCTCAGCGATGCCGACTAACAACGAGGCGGAAGCCCTCTGCCATCTGCGTGCGCTGGTCGCCCTCATCGACCACGACTTCAACCTGACGTGCGGCGCATTCCTGTTGGACCTGAGCCCTGAGGCAGTAGTCGCTCTTGGGCCGCTGGACCGCACCGCGCATGCAGCAGCCACGTTCCTACGTTCGCTGCCAAACCCGGCCCTCAGTCGCTAAAAACGCCTGTTGTAGATTCGCAACACTCCGGCCGCACCCCCTTGCACGCGGCCGGATTTCCAGGCATAATACTTCACATGGGCAGCACGCAAACGCAGTAACGCAGCAGCCCCCGGTACACAACTCCCATCGAAACGGAGCGCCATCATGGCAACCTTTATCACCCAGCTTCGCAAGCAACACCCCGGCCTCAGCATGCAAAAGGCGTTCGGTAACAACGTGCGCATTTCACGTGGTAGCAAGGTGGCTCTCGTTTCGGTGTTCAGTAATTCGGTTGAGTTCAGCAGTTACAACGGCCGCTTCGGTGATCAAGAGCTTAAACATCGTGAGCGCGTTCGTGATCCAGAAGCGCTTCGCACCTTGATCACCGAATTCTTCGGTCCGTCGCCTGCGTCGCAAATCAAGCGCCTCAAAGCACGCAACGCCAAGATCAAGGACTTGCTGGTCAAGTATCGCGATTGGAATGCCAGCGGTGGCGGTTACACCGGTCGTATCGATCGCCTGCGCCAGCAACTGCGCACCAACAAAATTCTGCTGCGTGGCCTTCGCGCCAAGTAAGCAAAGCAAACAGTCGTCTATCTCTCCCATCGAAAAGGAGCGTTCCATGTTTATCCCACGCGCACAATTCGCAGCTCGCACGTCTGGCCTCTACTTCCAAGGTGCCGATTCGGAAAACGACGAGGTGGTCATCTCGTGCTATCTGCCGGTCCAAGAGGTTGCAAAGCAATTCGGTCTGGAAGCGCTGGACAACGTCATCGACTACGGGTTCTGCCGGTTGCGTGTCAACGAGCTGTCGTTCGTCGAGTTCGCTACCAGTCTGCGCAGTCTGCGCCGCACCATTCGCAGCCTGCGTGCGTGGCTCAAGTCCGTGGAATCCACGGCCGAAGAGAACCAGAAGGAATCGCTGTTCAAGGTTGAGCTGTCGGGCATTCGCAGTCTGCGCCGTCAGCAAAAGTTCGAGCAAAAGGCAGTGCTCGCCGGTCTGCGGCGCACCGCGCTGGGCTTGGGTTTCTGTAATTCTAGCTTCACTGATCCGTGCATCGCCGTCATCTTTCCCATCGAAAAGGAAACCGTCATGAAAACCGCTATCGTTCTGTCCACCGTCGTGGCATCCATCGCCCTGTATGCAAACACTGGCCACGCGCTGAGCCCAGCCGTTGATCCCGAACCCGCGATCAGCTACTCGCTTCTGGTCTACGGTGCGTCCGCGCACATGGACAAGGTCGGCCACATCGACAATCGCACGTTCCGCCCCACGGGCAATCGCAAGCTGAACGCCGTGAACCCGGGTTCTGGGTTTGGAAAGCGGAGCGCGATGGCTGGCTGGTCGGTGCCGGTACGTACGAGGACTCGTTCTACAAACAGGGGTTACATGGCATACGGTGGCTATCGCTTCAAGTTCGGCGACGAGAAGGGCTGGAACGCCAACGTCGCGCTCAAGGCTGGCTACCTGCACGGTTCCAATCGCCATGGTCTGATGGCGCTGCCCACGGTCGGCGTCGGCTACAAGAACGTGAGCCTGGAGTTCAGCGCGTTCCCGTACCACACCGACGACAAGGGTGGCAAGGGCATCGTGGTGGCAACGTGGCTGCGCTACCAGTTCTAAGGTGCAGTACGTTGTCGTAGTTCAGCACACCGAACTAACGAGAACAGTCTACGGTCCATACTCCAGCTTCAAGCGCGCAGAAGGCGATGCTAAGGCTTGGAGTGGGACCGTAGAACCGTTAGTCAAACCGAGTAGTGGAGAGCAGAATGCGCAAGACGCAGTATCCTGACATCCCGTATCATTCCGCGGGGTACCTTGTGATGATAGGCGATGACGAACTCTACTGGGGTTACAGTCATCATGTGGCCAGACTCGTAGCGCATGTGATGCGCGCAATCGTCTGGTGACCCTCGATGGAGGCGTAATGACACTCAATCAACAGCTGAAGAAGCTCATTGACCAGCACGGCGCCGCGAATGTTGCTTTGGCGTTCGACGCCCTGAAACCTGCCGTACTCACGCACACTCTCTCGCGGGACGCGTACAAGATCGGCAAGTTCAGCCGCAAGGCGTTGCGTGGCTCCGCGCGTGGTGAAGAAGATGTGCGGTTTTTGTTCGTCAAGCGTACGAATATCATTGGAACGCTCAGTCGTTCAATGGTCGTCATCCCATCTAACGCGGAGTGGGTCTCTGAAGTGAATTACTCTCTCGGAGACAACCCTGAAGTGTTCGCCCTTGGCGTAGGGCACGTGTGGATCAGCTACCCTGACTCGCATGTCGTGTTCACAGACGAGTCGTTGCCAACTCTCTACATGCGCGACACAGAAGAGGAGCTCAACCAGTTGAACAAGACATACACTCCCAAACAATGGGTCAAGTTGATTGAGACCTACGGGTTAAACGAACGCCCGAAAGGCTTCTTCATCTAAGTTCAAGGAACCATCATGAAGCTTCGCAAGCGTCGTACCGCCTACCATGGCCGCTTCTTCGTGCTGCCGTGGGTGCAGCAACCGATGTATCAGTTCTTCATCCATCCAGGCTTCTGGCCGAAACGCTTCAAGCACCGTCAGGTGGACAGCAAGCGTCGCTATCCACGGGCGCGCAACGTTCCCTCCATTTTCGCGGACCCTCAAGATGCCTGAAATCTCCCGATACGGCGGTCCCCGCATCACACGCCAGCAAGCGCAAGAGCGCTGTGACCGCGTCGGTACCATAGTTTCATATCGCAGTCGCCGCACCAACGAGTTCTTCTTCGCCGCGCAGCATCTGTATTCGCACCACGAGCATGCTGCGGAATACGGATTCGTCCCATGCACCACATGCATTCCCCTGCGCGTAGCACCCCGTCCGGGGCTTGAGGATGGCTACGTCCACAACGTGGAACAGTACATCGCACTCTTCCACCCGGACGCTGTAGAGATCGATCCGGCAGAGAAGTACGGATGGGGTGCCGAATCTAAGGAGGCCACATGAAGCGAATCCTCTGCCTGTTCACAGGCCATCGCTGGGGTGGCTGGCGCAACATCACCCACAAGACGCTGGTGCCGGGGCTCCATTCCACCGTGGTCCTTCGCTCGCGCTGCTGCGAACGTTGTGGCCGACTACAAACCGACCTCGTTTCGTACAAGGATCATGGCAAAAGCTAAAGAAGCAGTCAAGCCGTACAACATGGTGCTCGTTCGCGAGTCGGTGCAGGGATGTGATGAAGGATATGTTGTGGTCGCGTATCGTAGCGATCCCACGAACAAGGTTCGCCGCCGCGATCTGCCCGCAACCATGTACTTCGGTTCGGGCCCCTCGCTGAGCGTCACACCCAAGCCCGGTCACGAGTCGTTCATGCTGGACACGACAGGCAAGCACAAGTCGTGGATAGACAAAGAGGAGCTGAAGGCTGAAGGATACTCGCCCAGTGAGGCGTTCGTCTACTATCGCCGAGTTCCGCTCACCAAAGAAGAGCAGGCAATGGTCGACCTGTTCGACGAAATCCTGGCGCGTGCCACCTTGCCCGTCGATCTGAAAGAACGGATCACGGCGTACCTCAAGGAAATTCAAGAAGGCACTGTGGACGACCCAGTCGTCTCGATCTAACTATCACATCAACCGGAGCAACATCATGAACCAAGACACCCAAGACCTGATCAAGAAGCGCGACGCGAAGCTCACTCGCCTGAAGTTCACCCCGTCGGCTGCGCCACGCACGTTGGTGGACGGCTGGTTCGCCGACATCACCAAGCAGCAGGTCTTCGATCGCGTGGTCGCGTTCCTCGTTCTGCAGGGGAAACAGTCGCGGGGTACCGAGAGTGGCGTGCCCTACTGCATGTATCGTGGCACGAGCAAGTCCATGTGTGCCGCAGGCTGTCTGCTGCCCGACGCGTTCTACGATCGCAAGGCACAAGAAGGCGTGGATTTCTACGGTGTGCTGCGTCGCATTGAGCGAAGCACGATACCCGGCGCACGTGACTGGGTGAAGATGGTCCTGCCGTTCCGTGATCTGATCCAAAAACTGCAAGAGGCGCACGATGCATTCAATCGCAAGGTGAGCGCACATCCCGACTTCCTGTCGGCGTTCTTGCATGAAGCGGCGCTGCTGGCCCAAGCGTACGACCTGCAAATGGATCCGTTCATGTATCGCCAACTGCTGGACGCCTGATCATGTGCCTTCCATTCCTTCACAAGTGGACCAAGTGGGAAGTCAAAAGCCGCGCCTCGCTTCAGATGGACATCCTCAACGAGCAAGGTAAGCGATTCACGCACACCGTGCCTGAGGGCATCGCCCATCAGGAGCGTGTCTGTCAGCGATGCGGCCGCTTGCAAATCCGCATCACAACCGCCAAACTATAATGGACATCGTTCTGCTCCAACCACACACCGTTGAGTTCGTTCCCACACCGTTCCAGTTCGCCGGGTATCAGAAGGGTGCCCAGGACTGGCTCAAGCAGTGGACCGTGCCCAACAACTTCAAGTCGGTCATCACCAAGAACAGCAAGTACCTGAATCTGGATATTGAGGCAGTGGTCAATGCGTGGTTTCATCAGTTGAACGCAGACGCGCGACACGCGATCGGCTACATGCTTCCGCCTGAAGTGCGGGAAACGTATGAATTCACCAAGGACTTCATCTTCCGCTACAAGGTGCTCAAGCTCGAATGGGGCCAGCAATTCTGGCTGGCCGACGGCGTCATCCATACGGCAGCGTTCACCAAGCCTACGCAGTAAATGAAGTAGAGCCCCTCAACAATCAAGGACAATCATGTTCACAGCAGAGCAAGCACGTAGCACCTATCTCGAGAACTGCCAGCGTCAAGCCGACGAGCATCTCGAGAAGATCGGCCAACTCATCGAGAAGCTGTCGGTGGATCGACTGACCACCGCCTGCGATCTGGAAGCTAACCTGCACGTGCGCGAGCGCGTGGTGCAGGGTCTGCAGGAGGCCGGGTATCACGTCACCTGCACGGGCATCAACGAGCCTCTGACCGAACGCGACGTGTCTGACCAACTCCCAGTGGAGGAAGTCGAGACGTACGAGCTGACCATTAGCTGGTAAGCCCCATATTCACCAACAAACAAGACACCCATCATGGACAATCAGCCCTCACAAATTTCGGTCGCCGATATGCTGGAAATCGGCATGACAGAGGTTCAGCGCAACTTCAACGCCATCATCGGTGGCCTGAAGGAATTCAATCAAAGTGGTCTGGCGGTAGCCGCTACTGCCCGCGCATTGCAGGAACTGCATGCCTTGGCTGCGCAGCAAAAGCAACTGGAGGCCCAGATCAAGGCACTTCGGAAGGTGTGGGAAGCTACTGAAGATTGGTTGGACTCCCGCGAAAAGCCAGCCACTCCCACAGAAGTGGCGGACGGTGCCTTGGCAACGGTGGACGACTCGATCGCTGAGTTCAACAACCATCTCATGATGGTTCTGGCGCAGGCCGCCAAGGAGTAAGACCGTGGATCACTTCCAGAAAGAGCTACAGCAGATCCGCGACGGTATCGACGAGCGCATCCGCGAATTCGGCCACACGTTCGTAGGCGTCTTTCCCACGGCGGAGGACCCCACCCCGGTCACGCCCTTCATGTACACGGTGGGACTCACCGCGAAGGGCTGGCCCGAGATCATCGCCACCGGCAATCTGTCGGTGCGTGCGATGCAGTGGTGTCTTGGGGCAGTTGTCAGCACCATGGAGAAGGAGGGCGCTGACTTCCGTACCGGCATCCGCCACGATCTGTTCAACTTCAAGTGCGAGCTGCGCTGGGTCACAAGCGAAGAGCTGCGCATGGAATACGCGGTGCACGCTACCCGCTTGTATGGCGACAACGTGCGAGTGCTGCAACTGGTCTGGACCGACGATCAGAACCGATTACCGGACGAACCGGGCTATGACGCTCAGCGCTTCATTCAGCAGGTGTTCCCTGCCACTGACCAATGACCCCCGAACACGCAACTGACACCCTCGTGCGCATGGCCCGAGGTAGCAAGGCAACCATGGGCATCATGGTGATGCTCTACACTCTCGGCAAGGATCAATGGCGACGAGAGAAGCGAGCTGCTCGGCTCACAGCCAATCGCCGTAAGAAGCAGCGTCGCGCACGCACAGGACGTCGATCATGAACGCGCTCCAATACGTCACCGACATGAGCGCCGTGTGCGGCGGCTTCTTCTCTATGGAGAAGCCCTGCACCAAGGCCAGTGGATCGGAGATCCGTCGCTGGATCCAACAGTCGTCTATCGTTGTGAACGGGCAAGTGGTGCGCGACCCGAAGGCTGTTATCGCACTGCCTGTCACCAGTTTCGTGCTGTTTCCCAAGTCACCCAAGAAGCGCATCACCATTCTATGATGGATCTCGACGACCTGACCTTTGTTCCTGGCTTTGTGCTGGGCATTGTTATCGGACTAGCCGCTGGTCTCCTGCTTTGCGGCTACCACGCAATCACTACCTTCTAACCCAAAGACACCCAACGAGGTTACTCATGGACGGCATCATTCGCAAACTCACCCGTGGCGCATACGACATCCAGCAACTGCGCATCGCAACCGGACTGCGCGTCGTTGCACAATTCCGCGATCGGTTCAACGTGCCGGAACCCGTGACCGACGTGCAACTGGATCATGCAACGACGGGCGAAGCGCGTGCGGCACTCGACGCCGAGGCCAAGGAAAAGGCGGACAAGCAACGCGACGCCCTGCTCAAGCAGATCCGCATTCACTTCGACCGCGTGACCGATGGCATCGTTGCCACCCAACGCCGCAAGACCTATCACTTCGACGACGTGTTCAAGGACGAGACCGACGTGTGGTTCATGGAGAACTACATGGGGATTCTGGACCAGGAACAGCAGGCGTTCAAGCGTCTGGAGCGCGCACTTGGCAAGAACGGCTTCTACAATGACTGGCTGGCGAACGTCAAGGGCATCGGCCCGGCGATGGCTGGCGTTCTCATCTCGGAACTCGATCCGTACCGCGCCAAGTACCCGTCCAGCTTCTGGAAGTACTCGGGGCTGGATGTGGTGACGGTCGTCGATCCCGAAACGCATGACATCGTCCGCACCGAGGGGCGCCGCAACTTCAAGCATCACCTCGTGGAGTCCACATACACGGACCGCGATGGCAAGGAACAGACGAAGATGGGGCTGTCGTACAACCCATGGCTCAAGACCAAGCTGCTCGCGGTGATGGCACCCTCCTTCCTCAAGTGCTCGCACCCGGTCTACAGCAAGATGTACTACGACTACAAGCTCCGCCAGTTGAATCGGCCCGAGCTCAAGGACAACAAGGCGGTGAAGGCCATCGCCCACAAGCGCGCACTGCGCTACGTGGCCAAGATGTTCCTGCGCGATCTGCATACGGCATGGCGCACGTATGAGGGGCTGGAAGTCTATCCGTCGTACGAGGAAGCGAAGCTGGGCATGACCCACGGTCGCGATCCTTCGGCTGAAGCCGCACGTCAGTAAAGCAAGAACAGGGACCTTCGGGTCCCTGCCAAACAGGAGAAGTCATCCTACGATAAATAGCGCACCAGAAGCGCAAAGACTCCCCTATAGCGGTGGTGTACCCTGTGAACTAAGACAACCATTGCTAGGTAGTGAGTCAATATCATACAGTCATCCTATAGATGAGAGCGCATCATTGTGCTAAAGACACCCATACTCAGTGAGTGATCGAGCCACAGAAGTCCTCCTTGGCAGGAGAGTGATCCTATGGAACAAAGAAACCCGAGATCATAGAGTGTGCCTCTTGAAATGTAGTCACCCTATAAAAGCGAGCGACCTCAGAGATAAAGTCACCCCAATAGTTGTAGTGTGCCCGCAGTAGCAAGTCACCCAAGTCCGATCCTAGCGACTCTTCTACGAAAGCAACCCATCGCAGCTTAGTGTTCCTTCCAATGGCAGTCATCCAGTATCATAGAGTGCACCCGTCCGCCGTGAGCCCGCCGTAATAGCGCAGTGCATACCTAAAAAGCTAAGTCACCCTGAGAGATGCTAGTGAGCCACGAACCGGAGACACCCGATATAGTACAGCGCTCCACGAATATGGAGGCATCCAACCAAGAGTAGTGACCCAAACGCAAGATTCATCCCAGAGACACAAGTGCTCCATGTGCGCGAAAGTAACCCCAAAGAAGGGAGAGCACCTGACTGACCTAGTCACCCCTTAGTACACAGTGTTCCTTTGTAGTCAAGTCCTCCAGAAACAAGGAGTGAGTCCGTAAACTGCTAGACATCCATTAACGCAAAGTGTGTCATCATGGGGGGAGTCAGCCACAGAGCAGTAGCGAGCCTACAAAACTAAGACACCCAGAAAAGTGAAGCGCGCCGCATCAGGCTAGTCACCCTTAGAATTGAAGTGCACCTAGGATACGAAGACGCCCCATATCAGCTAGTGCGCCACCCGAATGAAGGCATCCTCCCTTGTTTAGCGGCCCTATGACGTAAGGCACCCTCATCATGCCAGCGGCCTTGTAAGATGAGACACCCGTTTCACATGAGTGAACCGACCGGTATAAGGCAACCTCGGTATGCCAGTGACCCGAGAACCAAAGACAACCGATCCCCTCTAGTGCGTCCACCCGAAATAGAACACCCGAGCCACGAGCGCTCCGTTCAAGATTAGTCACCCGTTATTGCCAAGAGCACCAGAACAATCCAGCCTCCCGTTACACAGGAGTGAGCCCTCATGTCAGAGTCAGCCATAAAGGCATAGTGACCCGCGTTCTCAAGTCCCCCAATCTACATGAGTGACCCTTAGTTCCAAGACCTCCTTAACTCTTGAGTGTGCCTGTTGCAGTGAGCAATCCCATTGTATGCAGCGTGCCCTGACGTCTCCTCTCGAAAGCAAGCTACGCAGCCTTCACATCTAACCAGAACCTGGAGCAGTAAATGACTGTTGAATACCTCATCCCTCGTTCCCTTACGTACGTGGAACGCGACTGCCAACCGCTGGGACTGGCACGTGCGCTCAAAGCGCTGTCTCATGAATTCGATCCGCCAACAGCGCGTATCGCCGACGAGAATGCGAGTCGGCTTGCCGCAGAGCTTGGCTTCTTTGAGATGAAGGAGCCTACGCCGTCTGCGCGACTCGACTGCATCCGTTTGATGCGCGAGCGCGTGGCTGTCTATCTCAAGAAGCGCTTCGAGCATCTGATGCCTGAGCCCATGTGCGCCACTTACGACTGGGCAGCGGACATGGAACTCGTACTGATGCGGTCTTACAAGCCTGAGATTGGCCGCTGCACACCCATGGCGCGCACGGTCAACATGAGCGTGTTGGAAGTGGAAGAGAAGGAAGCCTTGGCGGCGCCTCGTCCTCCGCTTGTGTCGGGCATCAACTCCACGTTTCAGCCTCTGACGAAGAAGGCATATACACGCTCGCAGTACGCACACGGCGACTGTCGTGTAGCCGAGGTGTTGAATGACGTGCGTGCCTGCATTCCGATCCCTGACATTCAGTTCTTCATCGTCGTGCGCACAGTGCAGACTGCCGACGTTCTTGCCTGGGCGTGCACCCAGTTCATGCCAGATGAGTTGGTACTCACTCTTACGGGCACGACCAGCTCCGACGAGCGGCAGCGTTCCATCGAGGCATTCAACAATGGGCACTGCAAAGTGCTGATCGCCACGTTCCACATGCTTCAGGGCTTTCGCTTTGCAAAGCGGCCAGCGATAGCGGTAAGCTCCACGGCTCCCTGCTACGAAGAAGACGCAAATCAGATCCTCGGCCGGCTGAACGCAGATACGCCGGTGGTCCACACCAACTTGGCAGTGTGGCGCATCCACACCAACTTGGCAGTGTGGCGCATCCAGGACCACGAAGACCGCCAACACTGTGCACAGGAGGACTGATCATGGCGCTGACCTACGAAGAACTTCTGCACATGAAGCATACGTTGGACACAACGCGTGACGACGATCGCGGCCATCATTACCTGCCGGAGAAGTACAGCCAGGACCTGAGCAAGTGCATCAACCTTGTGAACCGCGAGCTGCGCGCCCTGAAAAAGGTGAAGGATTTACAGGCCATAGGTCGCGCAAAACTGGGTGTTGCGAAATGACAACAGTGGCGGGTGCCCCTTGTGGGCGCCCCCGCTTTGTGGCATAATGAACGCACCGCAGTAGTACACGTTCCACTTCTCCCATCGAAACGGAGGCCGTATGCAATTCCCTTACCTGAACACCTGCGCACGTGTGATGATTTGCGATTTCATCATGGGCTGTCGAGACTACGAAAAGCTGTCTCAAATCCAGCGTGAGCAGGTAGACCGCGCCGCGCAGGTGGCAGTCGAAAATCTGTCGCAGTTCTTCCCTGCTTCTCGCATCAAATCCACGGAGCGGTGGCTGCGCAAGCAATACGATGAGCAGCCCGAAGACCTCATCGCCATGTCTATCGGTGACGACATCACAAGCGAAGGCGACATGGGAATCACGTACGAACACGACGACTTCATCGTGACTGTCCCGCGTCGCCATGACGAGGTCTTGTCCGAACTCGGCGAAATCGTGGGGGCCTGACCATGGCACGTTCTCCTAGCGAGAACGTAGAACTCTGTCTGCAGTCGCTCGTTGAGAACGCTCCTGGATGTCTGTTGCATCCGGCGTTCCACGAGCGTCTTGGCTTTAAGGGACTCTACGTTCGTGATCTCCTGCGCGACGGCAGTCGCGGCTATGCAACGGTGCAGGGCACCATCTTTCTTGGTGCACGCAGCACCGTCAAGTTTCGCACGCCCAGTCCGTACTCCGTGCCCGGCGGCAAGTCCGACATGTCGCCCACGGGAGTGCTGTCCCACGAGTTTGGACACATCTTGCAGTTCGCGCTGGCAGGCGCACGCCGCAACGATCTACTGCAAGAGCAGCGCGCCATCTACACCGACGATCGTCGCAACGGCATTACCGGCTATGGCCGCAGTCACTGGCAGGAAGACTTCGCAGAAGCGCATCGCCTCTATCTACTGAACCCGGATCTGCTCCGCACGTTGAGCGTCGAGCGCCTGAAGCTGGTAGAGCGTTGCTATCGCGCTGTTCTTGGCTGTCTGCCACGTCACAAGCAGTTTTCTGTCGTACGCCGCCAGCGGGCGTCGCTGCTGGGCAACATGCTTCGGAGTCCATCATGAAGCTGAATCAAGTGGCCCAAGGCCAGCAATTCCTGAAGTCGTGTGACATCCGCGCCAACTTCTTCGCAGCGATACGCGACCCCGAGGCTCCAACGCGTGAGGTCCTCGTGTTCCGCACCCATCTTACGGTGGAGGTGGTTGTTGCGCGTCTCGCTGCGTACATGCATGTGAAGCGTGTGGACTTGGATGGCGGAGATCGCATGGTCCACGTGCGACTGCCTGCGGGCGGCACTGGCCGTATCCACGTGCAACGCACTCCGTCGTTCACCCGCATTCGCTTCTTGGAGCAATGATGCTTGACTTCCACTCTATCCAAACGTCCGATCGTGTTCGTGCGCGTCTGGGATTGCGTCCTGAATTCAGGACGGACCTTTTAGCGGAAGGTGCGTTGGATGCACCAAGTCGCCTTCCCGCGGGTTCCACCGAACGCATCGACTGGAGTCCGACCGAGGTCTTCTCGACGACGTCCGTCACGTTCTGCTACTATCGTCGAGGTTAAGTCAATGACCGAGCAGCCTGATCTGTACACCGAATTCATGGACGCGTTCCGTGCATTCACCGGGGCGTTCGACACTCCGATCGCGCGCCGCCGCCAATCCAACGAGCTGGCTGAAGACGCACGTGAGCGTCTGCGCCAGTTCGCACAGCGATTCACCACGCTGCGCAACCAACTCGGCCCGTTCACTGAAGCGGAACTCCGACTGTCCGCAGTCCGCGAAGCGCTGCGCGCTATGACAGAAGAGGAGCGCACGGAGGTCTATCGCGACTACTGCTATCACTGCGGCACGTATCAAGCGGACCACATCCGTGGTTGCCAGTGCTGGAACGACGAGTAGATCATGACCAAAGTAGACTGGGATTTTCTGAAGTCGCAGCTCGAAAGTATTTTCACGTGCCCTAGCACTGGGTTCGGTACGCCGATCGAGTGGACGGGCATCGCACGCCCTGACCGATTCTCGGTGCCTCCGCATCACATGCGTTGGTGGTGCACCGTGGCGCTGAAGGCCATTGTCCGCCAAGTGTGGGACAAGCCTGATCACTGGGCTGTCGTTCGCGTAGCTGACGGCGAAGTACGTCGGGTGTTGAGCATGCCGCGCACCGTTCTGTGTACCGCACGCCATCTGTACATCCAGCAGTGGTTGGAAACGCATTACAGTCGCCCCCGTGATCTGTCGCCCATCTCGTACGAGCAGGCATGCGCCGGGGCCAGCACGTTGCTGCAGACTGCGGATCGCAAGTCGGACATCGTGTTCACGGACACCATGCTGCTCGGTACCTTTCGCCAGCAACCCTCGGTCGAAGACAGCGAGCTGTACGATCTGCGCTTGGCGCTGACACCTGCGGTCCTGGAATACGCAGGCCATGCACTGCGCAACTGTCTGCGCGAGGATTATGAGGCCTACTTCAAAGGACGCCACGTGCTGATCCTTACGCAGCATCAGTCGTCCACTGTGCTTGGCGTGTCTCACACGCACAAGGATCTGTCGTTGTTCGACGAGGTATCGCTGTCCATGTGCCTGTTCTGGCAGCGCCCGCGTGGCTGGAAGAATGTACTGTGTCCAATCACCATGCCTGAGCGGCTGGATGTTGTTCTCAATCATCCACTGCCTGCAGGTCCCTGCATGGGTGATCGCATTCGATGCATTCAGTACTTCGATCTGCGTAAGTCGACCGAAGTAATGGTCGTGCAGAGCCGAAGGCGTCGTGCAGTCCGGCGTCTGGCGCCCCTCCTTCAGGGCCTTGATTCGGCCACTGACCTAATCTGCGGACAGCCTACCGTTCTGCCCGAATTGCAGTCGCAATCACGGATCCATCGTCAAGGTGCGCGTGAACCGCTGGTCGTCAACTACGTGTATCCGCACCAACAGCAGGTGGTGGCTTCTATAAGTCAGCGGTCCGGCGGCATTCCCAGCGGTGAAATGTTGGTCACGGGGTCCCGCGTGGGTCGCACCGTTCTGTCCATGACTGAGGAACAACGACGTCGCGTCCTTGGCCTATCAGTTGACCGCTCTCCGATGGAGGCGCGTTTGCCCGCACCTAACCCGACGCCGGATCAGGATCTTGTGCAGGACATACACCAGACGGTCGCGCGCTGGAATCACTTGCGCGACTACACGATTCTAATGATGGACGAGGCACCTCGGCCGCGTCGTCCCCGAACCAACAACTCTCAATCATGAAATACGTGATGATCGTCGTTGTGACTCCGTTCTTCACCTGGACCAGCGCATGGAACGCAAGCGTGAACGCGGTGGCCCTGGAATGCGCGAGTACCGGCCAAGTTCCACACCAAAACCACTGTCTACCATTGCGATAAGGGAGAACCCCTGTGAATGAATTCAACCATCTGCTAGTCCAAGATCGTGAAGGCGTCTGGGCTATGGTCGTCAACGCCAAGCCTTTCCGTATCGGAAAAGGCTACAGCAATTTCGCTCCTACGCTGCTCGCAGAAGCACTTAGAGTCAAGAACCTGACCACGGGTGCAGTCATCAAGGATCGCACGCCGGAGAAACCTTGGCCCGATCCCTTTTCTGTACCCGTTGCATCCCCTGTGATGGTGCCGAAATTTCCCATGTTCAGCTCGCGCATTGGATACGAGGCCGATAACGGATTTGGTTTGGGTACTGGGAAGCTCTACCGATGAACTACAAACTGTTTCTTGACGATGAGCGGCACCCAGCAGAAGACGGCTGGGTGGTCGCGCGCTCTTCCAAGGAAGCAATCGAGATCGTAACTCAGCGTGGCATGCCGCAAGAGCTGGCGCTGGACCACGATCTTGGCTTCAAGGTGTGGGGCATCTCGGGCTTCGGCCAGAGTACTGAGTACGACACCAGTCGAACGTTTGTTCGCTGGCTGATCGATGAATTGGACGCAGGCCGGCTGAAGTTGCCTGCCGACTTCAAGTACTCGGTCCATTCGCAAAATCCCGTCGGTAGTCGGTGGCTGCTTCTCACTATGGCCGACATCGTTTTTCAATTCCAACCAGTCTAACCATGTCCACTCTCGAATACGCCAAGCATCTTGCGTTGGAGCACGCACCCGACGCCTATAACTTCATGATGCTCCAGGCTCAGCACATGAATCCCTATCACAACAGCGACCACTGTCTGTTGGTCGGCTATCATGCGTGGGCTGCCGCTTCTTACGATCATGCGTCGTACGCGCTGCGCAAGATGGCGCTAGTCGCTGGTCTGCTGCACGACATTGGGCACAGCGGCGGGCAGCACGCAGACGTTTCGAACGTGGGCTATGCGCTGGAACGTATCAGCAAGGAACTGCGAAGTGAGCGTGGCTCCACCCTCGTCCTGTCCAACTATCAGAACGTGGTGAAGGAAGCCATCCGTTGCACGATGTATGACGCAGTTCAGAAGAAGTTTCCGGTAGAGCCGTCCCACGACCTCGGCCGTTGGTTGCGCGATGCGGACCTGTGCATGATCTACACGCCGGAAGGGCGTCGGCTGCTTGATGGGCTGGCGCTAGAGGTCACGCCTGCTGATCGCCATCCACTTCAGTGGACGGCACACATGGCCGGCGAATGGGTTGCGCAGAACGAGGTGTTCTTGCTCCGTCAGACGATGTTCTCTCCTTATGGCAAGGACCTACGCAACGACCACATCAGCGCAGCCACCCGTGCCTATCTGTACGAAAGCGCAGATCGCGTGGCTCGCGAGTGGAATCAGCCTGTGGCTTCGGTGCGTGTGGACCTGTTCCAGGCGTTCGCCACCAAGAAGGAAGCCATGAGCGCGGAATGGCGTGCGGCACTCAACGCAGCAACCTCATTCGGGGATCAGAATGATCAAGCGTGACATCTACTGCGACCACTGCAAGGCGTTGATTGGCGAAGATCGCGGGCAGGGATTTGCCGACAATCCCACCGAACACTTCAAGATGGAACTGACGGCTAAGGATCAGCAGGCGCTCGCGCAGATACCGGGAGTCGAGCTCAGTATCTCCCATCAGACAGGACGTAGTGGTCGTAGATTCGGCAGCATGTGGGCCACTGCCGACTTCTGCAGCATGAAGTGCATGCGCGCTCATCTGCAACGCGCTTTCCCCGGCTTGTTCACTATGGAGGTGGTCAAATGACCAGTCGCACATTCGACATCAGATGCAATGGGTGCAGGAAGTATCTGTATAGCCTCGGCTATCATGAGCAGTTCACGCAAGAGCACGCCGACGCGCAGTGTGACACTTGCCGCAGGAAGCAGGGCGTGGTCTCGGACGTCGCTCGTCGCTTGGAGGCTGCGCGAACCGAAGCCACGCAAGCCACCGTCCTCAAGAAGGAGGAAGCGTGGCGCCTGATTTTGGATTGGGCACAGGCTGTGAACAGAGCGGTGGCCTCGGACGACTACGTGGTCAGGTATCATGACCTCGTCCTGACCGTGCCGCTCACCATAACGGAGCAGCGCGAGATCTTCTTCGAGCTCCTGAACGAAGACGACAGTACGTCGATCACGTACGTCGTCTACAATCACGCTGAGTGGGAGCCGGGTACCAGTCTCGAAGCCATGCGCAGCGAATGGTTCAACGACTTCAAGCTGTTCCAGTCCGGAGACTGGAACGCAGTCTGAGTGTCTCAGATTAAGGATTTCACATGAAACTTATATCCATCCTCATCATTCTGGGCCTTTACGCGCTCTTCGTGTTCGGCGTCTGGCATTTGTGGCGCTGGGTTCTGCCGCAGATCTGGCCGACTGGTCCGGCAGGCTTCATCCAGCCGGGGTTCTGGCTGTTCTTCGCAGGCTGGTTCCTGCTCACGCTGCTGCGTCGTGCCGCTTTTGGAGGTGGCAAATGAGCCTCAAGTCGAAGGCCCGAGCGCAGAAGCAGCGCGAGAGCGTTGCTCGCCAGAAGCAACTGGACAAGGAAGCTACTGAGCGCCGCTGGCAGGAGCTGCTGAAACAGCAAGGCGGCTTCACCCGACCGGGCACCACACCCAAGGTCACAACCAAGCCTCGTCAGCGTATCGAGACGCGCAGCTTCCCGTTCCAGCCAGCGACCTACGTACCGCACGGCGAACAGCAAGCCAAGAAACCGGTCTACGATGAGGCCATGCAGGAGCGGAACAAGGCAGCGATCGAGGACTACAACCAACGTATTCGCCCGCGCATTGGTCAGGTGTATCCAAAGGGCAGTGACCAGCAATATCTAACGGACAGCGATCTGCAAGACATGCAGAAGGGCTTGCTTCGTCGTCGGAGTTAAGCATGGCACAGCTCACCAAGACCCAATTGTCGCAGCTTGTTGCTCAGGGACGCTGTGATGAAAGCTTCACGTGGCAGGAAACGCCGACCAGCCCTCTCGTGACCTTCAACGTCACCAAGATGCGTCAGGCGGCGATCAGCAGTAAAAAGCAGCCAGTGACCATGGAGCTGCCGCCCGACTTCTTGTCGTGGCTGTCCAACAGTCGAGACATCGACATGGACCGAGTGCAGGACGCCACGCTTGACGTGGAAGACCCTGCACTGGTCGTGGACTACGGCGACAGCATGTTGCTGATCGATGGCGCGCATCGTGCGGTGCGCCGGGTCACAGTTCTGCATCTTAACACTCTCGTGGCCTACGTCTTCGCTGAGAGTGAGGCCATCATGGCCGACTCCAAAGAGGACATCGTACTCCACGATTTGTGGGGTGATTCAAGATTCTTTGATCGACTCCGAGAGGAGTAGTTATGAACATCGACGAGATCTACAGCAGCCCTCCGCTATTCGTCAATGAGGAGGGCGTAAAGTGGTGGCCTAACGACTACAGCACGCAGTATGCACAGGCTCCGGACAAATTGGGCACGACCTTGCCTAACGTCCGCGTGTACTATGTTGAGATGTCGGATGGACAGCGTCGCATGGCGATTGTCGATCACGTGCTGGACCAGGCTGTCTACGACAGTCAGTCGTTGGAGGCTATAGCCGTGTACATTGATGCACTCAAGCAGTTGCGGCGCGAAGAACAGCGTGCCCAAATCAAAAGAGGTTGACATGAAACGCTCCGCGGTCATACCGCTTGTGTTGTTGGGCACGCTCACTGTTGCAGCGTGTAGCGATCAAGTGGATGACGATGTAGGACAAGAAGTGAAGCAACAGTCGTACAACTCGCTGGCTGATTGTCAGAAAGACTGGGGCAGTGACGGTCGCAATTGCACTGCGGTCGCTCCCAATTCGGTACACAGCACGCCGTTCGTGTACATGGGGCCGCGCTACTACTATGATCGCGGTTATGGTCAGCCGGTGGCCATCAACAGCGATGGCACCACGCGCATCGTCCCGGGTTCGTTCATGGCGCGCTCCGCTCCCAGCGTGGCGACCACCACGGCCAGCGTTGGACGCACAGCCAGTGTGGCGTCCATGGGCAGCGTTGCTCGTGGAGGCTTCGGCGCCACGGCTGCCGGTCACGCTTCGGCGGGAGGCTGATATGCGTCGCATCAAACAAGTGGAGCGGCCGGATCGTGCCGCGAAGTTGGAAAGCATCGGTCTGTCGTTCCATTCGTGGGATGACTACTGGAACGAGGGCGTGGCCTACGAATTCAGCAGCGCGCAGATCGACGAGTTGGAACGCGCGACCAACGAGCTGCACGACATGTGCTCCAAGGCGATCGGGCATGTGTTGTGCTACAATAGACTGGGCGAGTTGGGGATCCCTGAAGCTTTCTGGAAGCCCATCGAGCGTTCGTTCAAGAATTGCGACTGGTCTTTGTACGGTCGGTTCGACTTGGTGTACGACGGCGTGCGTCCTCCCAAGATGCTGGAGTACAACGCGGACACGCCCACGTCGCTACTCGAATCGGCGGTCGCTCAGTGGTATTGGCTGCAGGACGTGCATCCGCAACGCGATCAGTTCAACTCGATTCACGAGCGACTGGTTGCGCGTTGGAAGCAGGTGCCATACGTCAGTGCCCAGACCATCCACTTCGCGAGCCTCAAGGACAACGAAGAGGATTGGGTATGCACGCACTACCTGATGGACACAGCGGTGCAGGCAGGCTACAAAGTGAAGCACGTGTGGGTGGAAGACCTTGGCTGGCGCGAAGGCAGCAAGTATTTCGTGGACTTGGAAGATGCACCTATTCACGTGTTGTTCAAGCTGTATCCGTGGGAATGGATGATGCGGGAAGAGTTTAGTGCGCATCTGCTGGATACTCGCACGCACCTGATCGAGCCCATGTGGAAGAGCGTGTTGTCCAACAAGGGGCTGCTCGCTATTCTGTGGGAGCTGTATCCGGACCACCCGAACCTGCTGCCTGCATACCTTGGCGACCCGCGCACGCTCACATCTTACGCTAAGAAGCCGCTGTTCTCGCGCGAAGGTGCGAACATCGAACTGTGGGACAACGATCGCGTGGTGGCCGCTGACCGCGGTCCGTACGGTGCGGAAGGCCACGTCTATCAGCAGTTGGCGCCGTTGCCCAACTTCGATGGGAACTATCCAGTCATCGGTTCGTGGATAGTGGGCAGCGAGGCTGCTGGCATCTGTGTGCGCGAAGACAACCAGTTGATCACCACGAACCTCAGTCATTTCGTACCTCACTATTTCTGATCATGGCAACCTCTACCTTCACCAAAATCAAGAAGAAAGCAGTGAAAACGCCTGCTCAAAACGTGGACCAGAGCCGGCGACTTTTGCACCTCATGCATCGGTACAAGATGTTAGAGCAGGAGCTGTGCACGATGCTGGATTCGCCTATCGAATTGGAGCTGGAGCTTGTCGTGAACAAGCAGGACGAGTGGTGCACTACTCACGGCGCGGATATGAGTGGTGACCTCGATCCGAGTTGGAAGGTGGTGGGCTTCCGCCTCACCTACCCCGATCCAACTTACGACAAGCGAGAGCCGGGTAACTTGCCTTATGCCAAGACCTCCACTCTCATCAACGCATCCAGTCAGGATTCGTTGTTTGAGGCAGTAGAGGCCGATCTGCGTATTCTGCAGAATCTGGGCGTGCAAGCCAAAAGCGAACGCCGCGAGAAGGAGCGCCTGCTCAAGAAGTTGAAGTCCTCGTTTAAGGAAGACGAGCTCAAGACCATGGGAATCCGCGTATGAAAGTCATTCTGTTTGACACCAATCCACAGGTGGTCGCCGCCTGGAAGCTGGCCTTTGCAGGATTCTCCGAGGTGGAGATCGTTCAGAAAGATGTTCGATCGGTGGAGTGTGATGCCGTCGTTTCGCCAGCCAATTCGTTCGGCATCATGACGGGTGGCATCGATCTAGTGTACCGAGAGATGTTCGGCCGTCAGGTTGAGGACGCGGCGATCGAGCGCGCAGTTCAGCACGATGGTTGCGCGATGCCGGTGGGTAAGGCCGCGGTCATCGTCACGAATCATGAGCGCATTCCATACATGGTGATGGCGCCGACCATGCCCAATCATCGGACGCCGGTTCCCTTCACTGACAACGCATATCGTGCGTTCAGGGCGGCGCTCATTGCTGCACGGTACTATCGGCCTAAGGGACAGGCTCTCATCCAGACGCTGGCGTGTCCTGGCCTGTGTACGGCCAGCGGCGGCATGTATCCAACGGTCGCCGCCTTTCAGATGGCACGTGCCTATAAGGAGGAAGTAGATGGTCGATTCTAACCTGATCCAAACGCTGGGCAATCCGTTCCCAGCCACCGCTTGGGATCCTGGGCACCCCGACACGTATCTGTTCTACGAGGGTCCGCTGCTTTGGCGTCACACCCTGCCTGATGGGCGGACGGGCTTCGTGCACTGGGCGGATCGTGTGAAGAAGCCGCGCACCGTGGCCGCAGACAGCGCTTCGGACATGGAGGAGTACGATCAGTACAACTTCTACATGTTCCAAGATCGTCGCGAGTTTGAAGAGCTTCTGACACAGGCGCGACTGGGTCGACCGCTAATCCAAATCTTCGCCAAGTGCCTTGCGGTCTACCAGTTCCTTACGCTGTCCAATGACACTACGGTGCGTTCGGTCAAGCTGCTGGAGTTCCCCGAGGTGGATCCGGCGACGCTGCCCGCGCCTGACGCCAACATCAAGGAGGAGTCATGATCAAGTGGCTCAAATCGCTGTTCAATCGTGGCAAGAAGGCCCCGGCCCCGCCACCGCAGCCCGAAGTTCGCCCCTACTACAACAGCGTGGACTGGTTGAACGACCTGAGCGAAGCGTTCTCGAAGCAGCAAGCACGTGAACAGTCGCCAACCGGTCGCATTGTGTCAAGCGCGCCGAACACGCAGCGAGTTGGTCCGCGCACTGAAGAAGCTGCTCGCATCCGTCGTTCATTTGTGCCGAGTCCAGTCCCTGCCTCAAGCGAGTCGGAGACCATCGCGCAGGACGCCGCCTACTACGCAGCTACCGGGTTTCGCTGGCCGTTCACGACCATGCCAGTAAATGAAGGTGGAGGCACCTTCCATGGGTCCGGCGCCAGTAGTTACGATGTTCCGAGTGCCGCACCTGCTCCCGAGCAGTGTACGAGAGACGATGTGTCACGGTACACGGACTACAGCAGTCCGTCGCCGAGCCCGAGTCCCTCGTGCGACAGCAGTTCCAGTAGTTCCAGTAGTTCCAGTAGTTCATACGATTCACCTCCTAGCAGCACTGATACGTCTTGGTAACGACACCAACCTAACCACATAATAATCATGCACTTCAAAGTCTTCAAGCGCGCGATCGCCGCGCAATACGCTCGTATGCAAGCGACGGGCGCCCTGTTCCGCACGGACACCAATCCGTACGAGCTGTGGGACAAGTATCTGGAATCGTTCCCCGAGGGCACGAACAACGTGTATCGCACCCGCCGCGAGTACGACTGCAACTGCTGCCGTCAATTCGTCAAGGCTGTGGGCAACGTCGTCGCTGTGATCGACGGTCGTCTTCAGTCGATCTGGGACGTGGATCTGAGCAAGGAACCCGGCTTCCAACCGGTAGCCGACGCGTGCTCGGCCCTCGTGCTATCCAAGCCCATCAACAACCACTTCCTGTGGTGGGAACGCACGGCGGGCACCGACAAGAGCTTCGAGCGCCTGACCGAAGGGGTCCAGGAGTGGGATCACTTCCACGTGAATCTGGACACCAAGTATGTAGCGCAGCGAGACGAGATTCCCTCGCGTCTAGGTCGTTCGCGTGAAGGGCAGCAAGTGTTCGAGCGTGCAATGCGAGAGCTGACCGCTGACTCGATGGACACGGTGCTGGACCTGATCTCGCAGAACAGCCTGTATCGTGGCGAAGAGCATTCGTGGGTGGTCGGCCAGCTTCGCGGCCTGAAGGCTGAGTACGATGCGCTGCCCAACGCCAAGGCCAAGCTGTTGTTCACGTGGGTGCGTTCGTGCTCGCTGAAGGAAAGCGTGTTGAAGGCGCGGAACAGCGCTATCGGCACGCTTCTGGTCGATCTGTCGGCGGGCGTGGACTTGGAGGAAGCTATCAAGAGCTTCGAGTCCAAGGTGGCACCCGCCAACTACAAGCGCCCGACGGCCGTCATCACCAAGGCCATGATCGAGAAGGCCAAGGCCACCATCGAGCAACTGGGGCTGACGTCGGCGCTGGATCGTCGCCATGCTACGCTCAGCGACATCTCGGTCAACAACATCTTGTTCGCCAACCGCGACGCCAAGCAAGTGATGACTGGCAACGTGTTCGACGAGCTGAGCGCCGAAACGTCCAGCCGTGTGCAGGCCAAGTCGCTGGACAGCGTTGAGGAAGTCTCGATCGAGAAGTTCGTGGCCGACATCCTGCCGCGTGTCTCGTCGATCGAAGTGTTGCTGGAAAACCGACTGCAGCCGAACCTTGTGTCGCTGGTCGCACCGTCGGACCCAACTTCGGGCAATCTGTTCAAGTGGAACAACAACTTCTCGTGGGCGTACGCCGGTGAAGTGGCTGACTCCATCAAGGAGCGCGTGAAGAAGGCAGGCGGGCGCGTGGAAGGTGATCTGTGCTGCCGCTTGGCGTGGGGCTACAGCGACGATCTGGACTTCCACATGTTCGAGCCGGATGACGGCTCGTCGTCTCGCGATACTCACGTGTTCTACGGCAATCGTGGCATGCTCTCAGGGAACGGCGGCCTTCTGGACGTGGACGCCAACGGCATGGACGGCGTGCGCCCGGACCCGGTGGAAAACATCGTCTACGCAGATCGCAAGAAGATGCGTCCGGGTACTTACCGCCTCGCAGTCAACAACTACAATCGTCGCCAGACGGTCAAGACCGGCTTCGAGGTGGAAATCGAGTGCATGGGTCAGCGCTACAACATGGCGTTCGAGAACGCGGTGCCGCAGGGCAAGTACCTGGAGGTCGCGGAGATTGTGGTGCACAAGGACCGTACGTTGGAGGTCAACTGCAAGCTGCCAGCTTCCACCACTAGCCGCGAAGTGTACAGCCTGCCGTCGCAGACCTTCCACAAGGTGAACGTGCTGATGATGTCGCCCAATCACTGGGATCAGCAGGGCGTCGGCAACCGCCACTACTTCTTCATGCTGGACGGCTGCCAGACGCAGGACTCGGTGCGTGGCTTCTTCAACGAGTTCCTCAAGGAAGAACTGAACGTTCACCGCAAGGTGTTCGAAGTGTTGGGCGGCAAGATGCGCGTGACGCCCACGCCCGATCAGCTGTCGGGTCTGGGCTTTAGCAGCACGCAACGCAACAGCGTTGTGTGTCGCGTGAAGGGCGCATTCACTCGTACGCTGAAGATCGCGTTCTGATATGAGCGAGTGTAGGCCTCCGGCGGGCACGCTGCCGGATACCAATCACATTCTCACAGGCGGTCCGGACGACGCCTGGGAGCGATGGGCGCATTGGAGTGGTACAGGTTGGGATGGGCTGGTCTGGAATATGCGCGGTGCACCTGTTGAAGAGCGCCGCCACACCAGTCCCAAGTTTGCCTACGACGTAGGCTATCGATACAAAGCCCCGATGGGGGCATTGCAAGTTACCGTTAAAGGAGAATGACCATGGAACATCAATTCGAGAAGGCTTCGCGCCTGAAGCTGCGCTTTGAAACGGATATCGGCCAACTGTCGGTCGAAGACCTGTGGGAGCTGCCGCTGGAACGCAAGGGCAGCCGCCTGTCCCTGGACGAAGTGGCCGTCAACCTGCATCGCCAGATCAAGGCCGCAGAAGAGACCCTGTCGTTCGTGTCCAACGTCGCCACGTCGCACACCTACGACCTGCTGCATCTGCGCTTCGAGATCGCCAAGCACATCATCCAAGTGCGCGTGGCTGAAAACGCGGCGCGTGCGCAAGAGCGCGAGAAGGCTGTGAAGAAGCAACAACTGATGGAAGTCCTGAGCCGCAAGCAAGATGCGGCGCTGGAGACCAAGTCGGCCGAAGAAATCCAGGCCATGATCGACGCGCTGTAAGGCGGCAGGGGCGGACTGCAGTCCGCCCCGTTGGAGACCACATGGACAAGGAAGAATTCGTCAAGCGCTGGTCGTGGATCGATCCGATGCTTGACAGCAACAAGCTCACGTATCGTCTGGGAGTGGAACGACACGGTGAACACTACGCGGTACGCGGCGCTTGCCACAAGCTACTCCCGTATCTGACCCCGTGCCATTCGCAGTATCTGGAGCACACAGACGGCCACGACTGGGAACTGTATCGCGCAAGTCATCGGGGAACGGTCGACGGCGTCGAATATCTGTGGGGCATGTTCGTCGAAGGGCTTGGCATGTTCAACGTGATGGTGCCTGTTGAACTGGCTCGTCCGCTGACCGCTGCCGAGCGCGAAGCGTGGTCCAAGGTCAAGCTGGGCATGTACGGTTCGCACTCGGGCAAGCTGTCATACACGATGCCTTCGGGCGTCACTGTCTAAGGACGTATCATGTACGTACAACATCACTACACCTGCTCTCGATTATTTTCAATTCGAGGAGCAGGCAATGAGCAGGACTGTGAAAGGTAGCAAGGCACCGGGCTATGAGTACTGGAGCCGTCGGCCCAACAAGGGCGCACGTGGTGGCGTTGGTCGCTTCACCAAGCGCAAGACCCATCGAGCCGAACGCCAGCAAGGCAAGCGCGAAACGCGGTGCCCCAGCGACGAATAGTGGGTCAAACCGGGTGTTGTAGATTCGCAACACCCGGCCCTTGCACGCCACCGCCATTTCTGGCATAATGGCAGCAGCAAGTAGTACACTCGTTACGCACTCCTACCGAAAGGGAGCCCCCATGCAAAGCCAAATCAGCCGCGAACTGCGCGCTACCCTTGCGCAATGCACCGCAGAGCTTATCCGTAGCGTTATCGGCACCAATCGCAGTTACTCCAACGCAGATCTAGCCGCACGCCGCTTGCGCGCCGCTCAGCATCTCTGGACTTTTCTGCGCACCGCGCACACCCTCCATCATGTGGAGCAAGCGTTGCACAGTGCCAGTCGTACTCTTACCCATCCGCTTGACGCTCCTGCGTTGCAACGCATCCAGCAGGTCGTCAGTTCGCAGTTCAAAGTTGACTTGCTCTAGGAACCGTCATGACCAAAAATCGCTACCCGGTGCGCGGCACCAACTACACTCTCCGCCAGATTCTCAGTGAGCTGACGTTGGACGATAGTCCCAGCCTCAACTTCACGGTCCTCGGCGTGGACGGTGTGATTCAAACCTCGCACGTGACCGAAGAACAGATGCTGTCGGTGCCCTACATGGCGGACACGGTTTGGCAGTATGTGCGCACGACCCGCGAGTGGATTCCCATCTTCACTTACGTCGGCAACGGCGACCTGCGTGAGGTCCTGGATTTGGAGCTGTGGAAGCGCGAAGAGTGGGAGAAGGATCGTCCCAAATTCTGGTGGGCAACTCCGAAAGGTTTCCCGCGTCAACAGTAAGGAGCAGACATGAACACCGAACCAAAGACTCGCGCGCTGATGGAGCGCGCTCTGCGCAAGTGTGATGTGCGCAAAATGCGTCGTGCCTTGAACATCGCACAAAAGCGATACACAGCGCAGGGTGAGTGGGTGAGCGCAGGCGCTGCACGGCTGGCCGCAAGTCGTGTTTCCCACCAGATCCGTCGCCTTCGCCGATTGATGGCAGAGGCCAAGGCCGACGGACTGAATGTCGACCTCTCGATTGAGGACGTCACGGTCAACATGTCGCTCACCGACGTCGGCTAGTATGAATCTGTTCTGGCTGGATTTGGATCCGCGCATCAGTGCGCGTCATGCGTGCGATCAGCATAACAACAAGATGCTGATCGAGCACGCACAGATGATTTGCACGGTGCTGCACGCGCTTGGCTATCGCCGCCTGCCAATGAAGTCGTTGGGCATGGGCAAGGAACTGCTTCAGTGGGTGTACGAGGACTTCGCCAACTTCGCGTATCTGCACGACCTGTCGTTCTACTACTTCCAGGAGTACTGTGCACGACATGGTAAAGACCAGCATCATGCGTGGCGCAAGATTGTGCTGGCGGTCGATCGTTGTGGTGGCATGCGTGCAATCCGTCGTGAGTTCCGTCGTCAGGGGCGTGACGCCAGCCGCGATGTTCGGTATTACGTAAATACAGAGCACAACGCCCCGCTCTGGGCGTGTATCACAGTTCCTCCGCTGTACATGCCTGACGAGTTCAAGTACCGTCTTGTTGGCGACACGCAGCGTCGGTTGCGTGCTGTTGTGCGTTCGTATCGTCGCTTCTACACACTGTCCAAGTCAAGATTCGCTCGTTACTATCATTCTGCCCCGCCGCCGTATATGCGTGGCGCCTGCAAAACGAAAACCAAGAACCGCTCATGAAAGTCACTGCTCAGAACCTGAACAAAGCGAAGAAGCTGTACAAGCAGGCGCGGGTCGCCTACTACGAAAAGGCCGAGATCATGACCGACGCTGAGTTCGACGCGTTGGAAGACAGCATCCGCCGCCTGGATCCCAAGTGGGACGAGCTCCAGAAGACTGGGACCAAGGTCGAGGTCAAGAACAAGAAGCAGGAAGTCAAGCTGCTTGAGTTCATGCCTTCCAAGAACAAGATCTACCCTGAGCACGTGGCAAAGTATGCTGCCAAGCACGCGTCAGTGGAAGTGTGGAATGTGAGCCACAAGCTGGACGGCACGAGTCTACAGCTCGCATATCGCGGCGGGCGCCCCTGGAAGTTGATCACGCGTGGTGACGGTGCACTGGGCAAGGACATCTCGTTCTTCCTGCCCCATCTGGTGAAGATCGGCATGATCCCTGATCACATCAAGACCGATGCGTTGGTCGTCGTCTTCCGCTGTGAGGGCATCATGCCGGTGGCCGTCTTCGAGAAGAAGTGGGCGGGCAAGTACGACAACGCTCGTCAGCTGGCGAACGGCGTGTTCAACCGCCAGGACATGCATCCGGCGCTGGCCGATGTGCATATGGTGGTGCTCAGTGTCTACGGCATGAAGCAGGGCGAAGGCATCATGTACGCCAAGCGACAGGGGTTCCATGTGGTGCCTACGCGAATGCTCAAGGGACGATTGGACGCTGAAGTGCTGACGCGCCTCCTGAACAAGGAGCGCGAGGCCTCCATCTACGAGATGGATGGTTTGATCCTGGTGCCGTCCCCGCGCATCATGTCGTACACGTCGCCGGATCGTCCGAAGGACATCACTGCGTTCAAGTTCAACGACGAAGAGAACGCAGCGGAAGTTCCCGTGGAAAGCGTCGTCTGGCAGAAGACTCGCTTGCATCGTTGGCAGCCCAAGATCACCATCAAGCCCACGTTCATGGATGGCGTGATGGTGACCAACGTCACGGCGCACAACCCTGCTTGGATGAAGGAACGCGGCATCGGGCCGGGTGCGATCGTCAAGGTGTTGCGCAGCGGCGGAGTCATCCCCAAGATTGTGGGCGTCGTCAAGAAGGGCAAGTTCCAGCCGCCGCCGGGTCCGTACGTGGAGGACGGTCGCCTGTTCCGCATGACCGAGGGCGACGCATCCACCGAAGTGCGAGGCATTCACCATTTTATGACGACGTTGGGTATCGAGCTGCTCGCGTCCAAGACCATCACCAAACTGTACGAGGAGGGCTTCACCACGGTGTACGACTACATCGATCTGGCTATCAACGGCGATGAAGGTCGGCTGCAAACCGCAGGCATCGGCGTCAAGATGAGCCAGAAGATCCAGGCAGAATTGGAGCGTGTGCTGGGCTCCACCATCAACCTGCGCTTGCTCATGGTTGCCTCTGGCTGCTTCCGCGATGGCATTGGCCGTCGTAAGCTGGAAGCGTTGGAAGCGGCTGGCATCAGCATGCGCTTCTTGCTGAAGTCCAGTGACTTCGCGCTGCGCGGTGAACTGTCCAAGGTCAAGGGCTTCTCCGACATCACCATAGAGGCCGTGATCGACGGAGTGAACGCATTCCGCAAGTGGTTCGACGAGGTCCGTGAACTCCTGGAGGTCGACGGGTCGCTGCCCAAGGCCAAGAAGGTGGTGACCGGCAAGCTCACGGGCCAGTTCGTGTCGTGGACCGGCTATCGCAACAAGGACGAAGAGCAGAAGGTAGAAGCGTGGGGCGGTACCATCGTGCCGTTTGGTAGCAAGACCACCATTCTTCTGTACAGCCCCTCGGGCAAGACCAGTTCCAAAGTCGAAAAGGCAGGATCCAAGGCTATGACGTGGGTCCAACTCACCAGCAAGTTCAAGATCTAAGGAAGGCAATCATGAGCAGCCCGAAGCATCCTCAACAGCCCGTTGTCTTATCCAATGGCGTCGCTCGTTTCAAGGAAAACGCCATCATCTGCCACTTATTCGAATCAGGTAAGCTGGATCTCAACGAGTTAGCGCGCATGGAGTTCAGTGCTGAGGATCGCATGCAGATTGCTCAGCTCCTCGGTTACAGTCTCGTGGGCTACAGTGACTTGTCTTACGCCACCGACGAGTCAGTGGAAGCCGCGTATAAGCAAGCAAAGAAACTCAAATAGGAGGGTGTCATGCACCTAGTAATGACTATCGAGGAGTTGGAGGCGCTTGTCCCAACTCCTTCCATCGCGTGGGACATCGCAGGCATCGATCCGTACAAGCGATCGCAGGTGCCTGACACGCAGGAATTCAACATCGACCTACGGACCCTGTACATGCACGGCATCGCCCGCATGGCCATCGTTCCACTGGTAGTAGAAGGCGCCGACACGTTGGCGTACACGCTGCAGGATCGGTCATGAAGAAGATGCAACTACGGCAGGTGGAAGCACCTCCAACGTTCCCCGTGATTCGAGTGTCACGGGCATTTGATCTGGAAGTGACGATCGAGGTGGAGCTCGCCACTCGCATCTCCAAGACCAGCGTCTGGCTGTGGACCGGCCTCCAAGAGGTGAAACGCGCTCGCATCACGCGCGACCGTCAATACTTCGACGCTGAAGTTGAAGGGCCAGCGGCACACGCACTGATTCAGTCGTGGATCATCGCATGGCAGCAAGAATTGGATGCGGCACGTGCCAAGTCCAAAGCACTGGCTTCCAGTCTGCAAGCGTTCAAGACACGCGGCTACAAGATTCAAGGGCTCTGATCATGTCCATGTACACACAGTTCTGGGTTGGCTGTCGCCTGAAGGCGGATACACCCGCGACCATGGTGGCTCTTATCAAGGACCTGATCGGCGACAACCGACTGAAGTCGAAGCCCAATGGCTTCGCGGAAGAGATGGCGCGTAGTCCAGAAGGTGCTCGTTATCTGAGCGACCACCGCCATTTCTATCTTGGCCACCCAGTGCACTTCGGTTCAGGAGCCGAATGGTTGTTGGAAGAAGCCATCAAGGATCACGATCCCGAGGCGACCGACTGGGATTTCCACACGCTGGACGACGGTACGCATTTCCTGCTGATCGGCACGGTGGTACCCAACTATCAGGGCGTCCTAGAAAAATTCTTGGCCTGGATCGGCCCTTGGATCGTAGAACCCGTGGGTACCGAGATCGGCCAGTGTCTGTACGAAGAATACCAGAAGCCGTCACCTGTCGTGGTGGGTGAGGAACTCAAGACCGGCACGCGGTCCCGCGATGAAGGCGGCTGGTGGTGGCCCCAGTAGTAAAGAGTAAGCACGGGGAGCATTCTAAGTTAGCCTCACTGATTAGTAGTATAGAGCAGTACAAAATTCAATCAACCCTATCTACATAGAGAGATCATGAAGAAGACTATCATCATGTTCGCGGCTTGTGCCGCGTTTGCAGGAATGGCCTACGCAACTCCCGGCAACAACGGCGGCGGTAACGGTGGCTGCGGTGTCGGCCAGCAGACCAACGGTTGCGGTGGTTCGGGCGGTTCAGGTGGCACTGGCGGTACCGTGAACAACGGTGGCGCTGGAGGCAACGGCGGTAACGGTGGCGCTGGCGGTATGGGCGGTCAAGGGGGCGCGGGTTACGGTGGCACGGGTGTCGGCATCGGTGTTGGTGTGGGCATGGGCGGCAACTCGTCGTCGCACGCCACTGGTGGCAACGCCAACGCGACCGGCGGATCGGTCCTAGGTTCCGGCAATTCCAACAACCACAACACGCAGAATCAGTCGCAAGGTCAAGGCCAGTCGCAAGGCCAGATCGCCAACGGCGGATCGGTGATGGGTTCGGGCAACTCGGCCAATAGCAACCGGAACAACAACGAGAACAGCAATCGCAACAACAACGCGAATGCCAACTCCAACGTGAACGGCAACACGAACCTGAACGGCAACAGCAACCACAACCAGTCGTCCGCGTCCAACAGCAACGCGAACACCGCGCAGGGCGGCGCCGGTGGCAACGCCAGCAACACCAACACCAACAGCAATGCGAACAACGGCAACAACAGCGCGCAGAACGTGTCGGTGTCCGGCGACACGGTGACGTACGAAGCTGCGAAGATTCCGGTGGCAACCGCCTACGCGCCGAACATCTCGCCGACGGCAGTTTGCATGGGTTCGACCAGCGCTGGCGGTCAGGGCATGACCTTCGGTTTCTCCATCGGTAGCTCCTGGACCGACAGCAACTGTATGCTGCTGGAGCAAGTGCGCAGCGTGGCCGCTGTTCTCGGTGACAAGAGCACTGCTGCCGAAATGATGTGCGGGTTCGAATCGTATCGCGAAGCTCGTGCACGTACCGGCAATCCGTGCGGTGGCAAGGCGCCTGCCGCTACGACCTCGGCCACGACGCTGGATCCCATTATGACGGCGGCTTCCAAGCCGGAATACACGGATCCGATCGTTCGCGCGCGTCTGGGTCTGCCGCCGCTCAAGTAAGCTGTAATTGCGCAACAGGGGACTTCGGTCCCCTCTTTCCATTGGAGCTTCATTCATGAACAACATCACTGCCACTGACCTGTTCCTAGGGTGTGGAGGCTTCGCGGCCCTTCTCCTTCTCCTATACGTGATCTCCAGCACGATAGCCGAATGTCATCTGGATCGCTTCCTCACGGCGTACAACAGTCGCCTCCGGGCGCTCTATTCTGTAGGCTTCTACAAGAACCGGAGCGTGTTTCGCATCGAAGGGTCGCAGGTGTTGATTGAAACCGCTTCTCCCCTCAAGATGTTCTTCATCGTTCGTCGGTTGTACAGCGGTCAGCTGTCGCGGCACGCGCTCGAGATGCTGTCGGACACTCCCTTCTCAAAGCTTCCCTCCTAAGCCATGGCACAGAAAGGGCCCGGAATTAAGTACGAAGGTCACTGGTACTCATCGTTCGAGCCGTGGTGGCCATCGCCCACAACCAGCGACTGGCCCTGGACTGGTCAGTCTGCGTTCCTCAACAAGCTGGAACGGGTTGAGTCGACGCTGGACCCGGTGGCCTACCGCGGAATCAGCCGCTGCCGTGTCTGTGGTGAGGGGAACGGATGTGAAGAATTCAACCTGGAGGGGTGGCGCTGGCCCTCAGGCTTCCGTCACTACATCGAACAACACAACGTCAAGCCGAGCAGCGAATTCATTGCAATGATCGTGGAACAGCACGCACGGATTCTGCAGTCCCGGTAAATAGACATCAGCTACCAAAAGATGTATCGCCATGATCGCACTTCTTCTGATTGATATCCAGCCATGACTCGAACTCCACAATTCCAAGGCGGTATGCTGGTGCCCACGGGCGAGTTGAAGGTGGTGGACGCTACGGTGGAACGTGTGTCCCGCCTTGACGGCCAGATCAACGCCACCGTCATCTTCGAAGACGAGCTCGGCATCCGCTTCAAGATCCGTGGCTACGGAGGCGGGTCTATCGCTGCTGAACTCAGGCCCTTGGAATGGCCGACGGACGTCCAGGGGCGCTACCACTTCAAAGGCGACCGGGAAAGCTGGGGTTCTCGTGCTCGCTATGCGGCCACTGCTTCGTCCAAGGATGAGGCGCTGGCCAAGATCAAGGCGCGACACAAGTACGAGGATGTGAATCGGCTGACCCTGACCGCGATCACCAAACCAACCGACGAGGATGTGACCTATGGCTGAGCAGAATGAAGTGACCACCGTCAACTTCCAGAACTATTCGGTGATCGACCGCAGTCGTATATCGCAACTCCGTTGGTTCGCTCGCAAGAATTTCCAGACCGGCGTGCACGAACCCAAGGTGTTGCAGGCTGGCTATCCGTGCACCGTGTTCAAGGATGGAAAGCAGGTTTCGGTGTCCACCATGTGGGAGGACATCCCCACGGTATTCGAAGATTAGTGACGAGGGAATAGCACATGGAAAAGCTGAAAGTGAACGGGCTGTCGCCACTGCAAACGCTGGTGGCTATTGGTGCGGGTCTCGGAGTGAACATTCTAGCTCCTCTGCAGAATCTCCCGTCCAAGTTCAAGGAACGTCCTGCTCGAAAGCAGACGGCAGAAGATCGTAAGCGGCTGGAAGCGGCTGCGGCCAAGCGCGAGCGCAAGGCACGCAAACTCATGGGACCTAGAAATGACCAAACCAAGTAAGCGATTCGGCAACCTCAGCCGCGACGAAAAGCTGCAATTGATGGCCGACTGGGTAGACGGCAAGGTCATCGAAGTCGGCCTGGAGGATACCGCTGATGGTGAATACTACATCGCGGGCTGGAGTGCGGAACGACATCCAGCTTGGACCGCGCATAGCTTCTACCGCGTGCGCCCCACGTTGCCCAACATCGACTGGGCGCACGTCAGTTCGCAGTTCAGATACATGGCCACGTCGCCCGATGGGCAAACGTTCCTGTATGTGAATCGCCCCATCTTGGGATCCAATCATTGGACCTTTGTGTTCTCTGAAACCCACGCAGTGTCGGCGACTGTTGCTAACATCTACAGCTCCTTCAAGCCTGGAACTTGCGACTGGCAACTGTCGCTAGTAGAACGCCCTGATGGAGTGTGACATGGAAGAGAAGACCCAAACCCAGTACCTGTACTGGGAAGAGGCAGGATTGGCCGGCGACTACGTGCACATGCACATTGTGAACGTACCTGACCACGTGCCGGGCCGCGCCTATCAACAGCTGATGTCGCTGTCGGCGTTCGACCGTCGACTGTGGTCGCACACGCAATCGTACGATCCTAAGACGGGTGCGTTCCTAGGGTATCGCAATCAAGGGGACGTGCACTTCCAAATGGAGTGCGTTGAAAACAGTAAGCCGGGTGCCACTCGTGTAGTAGAAAAGTTGTACCGACTGTGGGCGGGGAATCCTGATATGCGAGCGACTCTGCTGATGTTGCCGCGCACGGTCCACGCCTCGGTTTGGGACTTCTACAAACACATCGAGTACGACTGGCGCACTGCCACGCTGCGCGGAAGGAAGCTTCAGCAATGAAAGACGAAGACATTCTGCTGTATATCATCGCCGAGCGCGATTCGCTTTATAGCGACCTGAAGGCGCTGCACCGCGTGCGAGTGGACCCAGCTGTGAAGGGTGGCGAATACCGCCAGATTCTGTCACTCGAGGCCCTGCGTCGTCGTATGTACGCGCACACTCAGTTGATGAAGCAAGTGAATGGCACTTGCCAGATTGTGGCTCACCGTAACGAGAAGGATCCGTACTTCTCGATTCGCGAGTGGGGGCGCGGTGCCAGCTATACATGGGACATCTTCATGAAGGACCGCGCGCAGCAATTCTTGCAGAAGAGTCCGACGTGGAAGAAAGTGCAGCAGTACGACCACGCAGACGTCTGGCAGTTCTTCGCACACATCGACTACGATCACAAGAAGGGTACCTTGAAGGGTATCCGACTCAAATCATGACTATCATAACCCCACTCCAGAAGGAATTCGCGGAGCTGATGGTTTCCGTTCTCGACGAGCCGAGTGCCGAGCAGCGCTACAAGCTGGCGTTAGACGCCATCAGCCGCTGGTCGGTCATGGACTTCCCCGAGAAGGCAGGTTACATGGGAACGATCGCCACGGTGGCGTTGAATCCCGTGAAGTTCATGTCCGCACAAGAGCGATTCATCCTCGCTCTAGGCAAGCTGGAGGGCAAGGCATGACCCCAGGACAAGCACGGCGCATTTATCGCTATCTAGCGATGCGCACACGTACACGAGATGGTCGCCGGGTGCGAATCGTAACCGGACTGCGGCTGTTCCTTCACCTGCGAGTGCCTTTCGCTGTGATTCGTAGCGCCGAGTTCGACAACATCGACAACGTTTCGAGTTTCGGACCGGCTGTCGACAAGAAGTTGAGCGATCGCACATACGCTCGCTACAATGTGTACATGGCGATCGGGGCGCAGTATCGAGTAACGATCGGAGGACGCGGAGGACGTGGCCTTGGTGGTCGAAAGAAGGTAGCGGTCGCACCACGTTTCGTCATGCATCGCGATCGTCCACTACGCAAAGGCTGCAATCTACCACGGAGGAAATGATGTCCATGTCTGACAAGATGGAGCCCAAGCTCCCTGAATCATGGGCCGAATTGTTGGAGCTCGTACAGAAGTTGGGCGCCCCCGCAACCCCGCCCATCATCGGACCGCGCACACAGCCGTTCCCATTCGTCAGCCCGCAACCCTACGTCGGGCCAAACACCCAGATCATCGGCACCTGCAGTCTGTGTGGTGGGCCAGTGACCTTGCCCATGATCTGGGGTAGTGTGGTTCCCCCAACTCCTACGTGTGCTGCGTGTGGCGCACTTCCTGCCAAAGGCTTCGGTCCCGTGATCGACATGCGACCGGGTCCCGCGATCAAATACACCACGACTAGCAATAGCGTGGATCCCACCAAGGATCAGCAATGAACGTTGTCAAAGACGAAGACATGCGCGTGCCGTTGCGCAACTGGGCATCGACCCTCGAACAAGCGGCGCTGGAACAAGCCAAGAACATCACCCGACTGCCCTTCATCCATCCGCACGGCGTCGCGTTGATGCCGGACGCGCACGCAGGCATCGGCAGCACGGTAGGATCGGTGATCGCTACGCAAGGTGCCATCATTCCGGCGGCGGTGGGCGTGGACATCGGCTGCGGCATGGTGGCGGTTCGTACCAGTCTCAAGGCCAGTCAGTTGCCGGACAACCTGCGCGATGTTCGCTTGCAGATCGAACGCGACATCCCGCTGGGTCCTGGTGGCAAGCACCGTGCTGACTCGTTCGACAAGCTGCGTCAAAGCGTGTGGGCGTACCTGGACCCGACAAGCGACCGCAACAACATCGACGCTCGTGTGCGATTGGGCCTGATGTCTGCATTCGTCGACAATCGACGCGGCACGAAGGACCCGCTCGGCGACCTGAGCGCCAAAGCGTGGGAGCAGCTTGGCACGCTGGGTTCCGGCAACCACTTCATTGAACTGTGCGTGGACCAGTCGCAAGACGTGTGGATCATGCTGCATAGCGGTTCGCGCGGTGTGGGCAACATCATCGGCCGTCACTACATCGAGCGTGCGCAGAAGGAGTGCGGCATGTGGCACAGCAGCCTGCCGCACAACGATCTCGCGTTCTTCCCTGAGGACACTCCGGGCTTCAATCACTACGTCCTGTCCATGCTGTGGGCGCAGGACTTCGCTCGGCAGAATCGTGCGGTGATGTTGCAGATCGTGATCCAAGCGCTGCGTCGTCATCTGCCGGCCTTCGAGCTGACGGAAGAGGCGGTGAACTGCCACCACAACTATTGTGAGCAGGAGAACCACTTCGGGCGCAACGTGTGGGTCACGCGCAAGGGTGCGGTTCGTGCACGTGAAGACGATCTGGGGATCATTCCGGGATCCATGGGTACGAAGTCGTACATCGTCAAGGGCAAGGGCAATCCGCATTCGTACTGCTCGTGCAGTCACGGGGCAGGACGCCGTATGTCGCGCACCGAGGCCGTCAAGCGATTCACCGTCGAAGACCTCGTGCAGCAGACGCAGGGTGTTGAATGCCCGAAGACCAAGGAAGTGCTGGATGAAATCCCGGCCGCGTACAAGGACATCGATCAGGTGATGCTTGACCAAAGCGATCTGGTGGAAGTCGTTCATACGCTGAAGGCCGTTCTCAACGTGAAAGGATACTGATCATGGATCAAAAGAAACCGGTAGACGAGCGCCTGCGTCAGATTGTTGCTGAGCAGTTCGGCGTGAAGGTGGAACAGGTGCGCATGGAGTCTGACCTGAGCCAGGAATTCGGCGGCGATAGCCTCGATTGCATCGAAATCGTGATGCAGACCGAGGACGAGTTCCGTATCGAGATTCCGGACGACGAGGCCAACTCGGTGACCACCGTACAGTCGCTGTACGACCTCACGGTCAAGCATCTGAACAAGAAGGCGGAGGCCCTGTGAAAGCCCTACTGATCGGTGGGTTGCTGGCTTGTGGGCTGGCACATGCGGCACCCGACAACGTGTTCGGCGCCGGGGCTTCGTGTTTCGTTCCACTGTCCAGTGACCAAGCTGTTCGCTACGTGAACGCCGCTCAAGTGCGTTCGGTGTACGTAGAAAACAACAGCACCAAGCTGGTGGTGGTCATGGATTGGGTTGGAACTAGCGTAGTCCAGCAAGACTACTCGATCCTCTACCCTAGTGCTGCAGAAGCGTGGGCAGGCATGCTCGCCTTTCTGAAGCGCGTGGACTCGTGTGCGAGGCGCTAATGTCCAAGGTCATCGTGTACAAGGACATGCGTGTGGGACACGGTGAACTCCACACGCTGCTCACCGAACGAGACAAGGCTGAAGGCAAGAAGCGGCAGGAGATCCAAGTCCAAATCGACAAGCTGGTGGCGCGACTGGACGCGGACTTCTACAAGCACGTGCCCCGTGACTTCTTTGAGCGCCTTAATCTGCCATGCACAACAGCGAACGACGCATCCTAGTCCTGCCGCTGCGCGCCAGCATTCCACGAGGCTTTTCTTGCGATGTGGAGCTGGCGCCCATAAGCCGGGATCCCGTGGGCAGCGCCCTCAGCCCTTTCTTCCTCGGGCCATGCTCGGCGCCCGACGGCCTTGAGTTCCAGAACATGGAGAACTTGTGGCAGTACAGCAAGGTCTACAAGCATCTTGGACATTTGGTGGAAGACGGTCCCCGTCACAATCTACCGAGTGACGAGTATATGCGATGGAGGGCAGACGGCGCAGCACGCACTCGTGCCGATCGCTATCCAGCAGGTCGTGGCGTGCGTCCCGCCTACTCATACTGGCCGGTCACTCGCTGGGCTCCGCACCTGGACTATGTGGCTGCTCGCAAGACCATCTACATACCGGAGTACGCGCGACTGGCACGCCACATCGACCTATACAAGGATCTTCGTGCTCAGTACAAGAAGGGAGCGCGCATTGTGCTGCGCGACTTCGATGCGTACTCGTTGTGGGACACCGACCTCACCTATGTGGACGTGATCGAAAACCCAAAGCGGAAAATGGGCCATGCGTTTGTGCTGGCCATGATGTTGGAGCTCGGAACCCACTTCTACCGGGGGCTCCTTGTACGTGGCTGAATTTCTGTGGTACAGTGCGGTTGTGGGCTATCCCACACCGTTACCATCCCATCGAAAAGGAGCAACACCTATCGCAAAGCAAGACCTGCGCATCAACGAGTTCGACGTCGGGGTCGACGAGCTGTTTTCGGGCGCGTGGATCGCCGTCGAGTGGAACGACCGTAGGCCGCACCGTCTGCCTGTTGAAAAGCGTGGCGCGGCACAATCGCACTTACCGAGGGCCGCGGAACATCGAGGTCTGGGTACGCGATGGGGCGAATGCATGGCGCATGAGTACCAACATCCAGCACGATTCCATCGTCGCAGTGCTCGGTAGCCTGGAACAACCTGTCCTATGCCGAGGCCGCAAAACGTGCGGCGCCGTACCTGAAATAAGGGGCTGGCGGGGTGTTGTAGATTCGCAACACCCCGCCACGCGGTCCACACGCGGTGCCCGGTTTGTGGCATAATGGTTCACATAGCAGCACACGTTCTACACTCCCATCGAAACGGAGCCAGTATGCAAACCCTCGAACAATTTATCGCGAAGCCGGTATGCGCAACGTGCGCGAAGACCAAGCCGACAATTCGTACACGCCAGAAGCTGGCGGGCTGGCCGTCTACGTCAACGGCTTCTACACTGTGTGGGAGTTGGAGGAAAAGCTCCGCTGTCTCAAGGAAGCGAACGCTCTGTACGCGGAGGCTTCCAAATGAAAATCCGCCACATCGACATTGAGCTTGAAGCGTACGAGCTCGACCAGTTCTTCCAGCTCTGCGAGGCAAACGACCTGCGTCACGAGCGCCTCTGGGGCGTGGAGCCCCACGCTTGCTATCGCGTGTATGTGCCCCACACCGATTTCGCCCCGCAGGCATTACAGAACGCCCTTGAAACCCTCTTCGGCTAAGGAGCCCATCATGCGCTACACACAACGCCCCTACATCATGCGCGAGTACAATCGCCCCATCGACTACATCGTCACGTGGGCCATCTTCGGGATCGCGGCCGGTCTGCTGACGTTCTACTACCTCGCCAAGTAAGATCATGGACCACCAGATCTTGCTGCTCGTCGCGGCGGTCGTCGGCGCAGGTCTTGCGTTTCGCGTGCTCGGCGCCATCGTCAAGACTGCGGTCGTCCTCGGCCTTCTGCTGTGCATCATCACAGCGCTCAACCCAGTGTGGGGCCAAATGGCAGTGGACCTCACGCACTCAGCACTCCAACTGGTCGTCGATCGCATCCAGCGCGTCGTCTGAACGGTTCCAGTTCCGCATCAAGGGTCTACCCGGTAAATAGGGTAGACCCTTGACCGTTTCACAAACACCAACATGCAGACTCTAATCCCAAAGAAGAAGCTGGACTTCTGGATCAAGAACGACGTCAACGTGCTGCTCAGTGGCAAGCACGGCATCGGCAAGACGCACATCGTTATGGATGTTGCGCGCCGTCACGGCCTGAAGCTCCAGTACTACTCGTGTGCAACGATGGACCCGTGGGTCGACTTCATCGGTGTGCCACGCACGCGCAGCGGAACGCTGGCCAGCGGCAAGAAGTACCAGTATCTCGACCTGATCCGTCCCAAGGTGTGGGCCACCGACCAAGTCGAGATGCTGTTCCTAGACGAGATGACCCGTGCAGACCCCAAGGTGCAGAATGCCATCCTGGAGCTCACGCAGTTCAAGTCCATCAACGGGAAGAAGTTCAAGAACCTGCGCTGCGTGTGGGCCGCTATCAACCCAGCTCCCGAGGACACCGGCGACGTCGCCTATCACGTGGAACCGCTGGATCCGGCCCTGGAGTCGCGGTTCCAGGTGCGCATTCAACTGCCGTTCGAACCAGCGCTCGACTACATGACTCGCAAGTTCGGTGCGCAGATCGGCGCGGCTGCGTGTGCGTGGTGGGAGCAATTGCCGGAGAAGGCGAAGAACGCATTCCCGCCCCGGTCCATGGACTATGCAATCACCTACGTGAAGAAGGGTGGTGCGGCAGAAGATGTGATCCCGTCGGCAGTCAGCCGGGGTGGATTCATGGACATGCTGAACAACGCGGCGGCTGCTCAGGCGTCTGGTGTGTCGCCGTCTGCAGTGGTGTTGGCCACCACTGGCAAGGGGCCGCTGGATCGAGCGCTGCTTGTCACGCTGCGCAACACGAACAGCGTGGTGACGGCCTTCAACGCTGTGACCGCGTTGCGTGCGGCCTCCGACGAGGAGATCAGCACCCTGATCCGTTCCACGTTGGAGCTACCTCCGGTTCGCGTCAACAACCTGCTGCTGGCGTTGGGCGCGTCACTCGAATCGCATCGCACGAACAAGCTGTTCGGCTACATGCAGAAGTCGATGCAGGCACAGAACAAACCGGCGAAGTCCCCATTCAAGAAGCCAGCGGTGAAGGCCATGAAGCAAGGCGTAGATCACGCCGATCGCTGGTCTATGTTCGTTGGCAAGCTCAAGGCTATGAACGGATACTTCGATCCGGACACCGGTGATCTGAGCGGCATCCAATGGGATCAGCGTAAGCCCAGTACCAACATTCCGGGCACCGCTCAGAACATTCTCAATTCAGCACCGAAGGCTGCGGCCACGCCATGAAGAAATCGACCCAAGACCGTGTGAAGAGCACAGCAGAGTATCAGAAAGAGTTCCAAGAGCTAGTGAAGGCCGTCCGCAACGTGTCGGTCCCGCACTTCTATCTGCTGGATGATTCGTGCGCGGCCTTCACCGAGAAGGGGCTGGCCTATGTAACTGGGTCGTACACTGCCCTCCAGTTCGTGTGGAACAAGAAGTACTGGGACGCGATGAACTTGGAGGAGCGGATCTTTGACCTCCTGCACATGTGCCAGCATCTGCTGTCGGGTCACTACGAGCGCATGAAACCGTGGCTCAGTGGGCCAACGAAAGACGCAGCCGAGCTGGCGATGGAGCTCGCGGCCAATCACACAGTGCTGCGCAACTTCGCGCTGGATCCCAAACGCATGCCGCTGCTCGGTTCGCGTATGGCAACGGTGCACAACACGTTGCCGGAGTTGGAGCTGAGTGACTCGCTGTCGTTGGAGGAGTACTTCTTCCTGCTGAACCAAGCGCAGTCCAACGCGCAGGCGTGCGGCGGTCAGAGTGAAGAGTCCGACGAGGACGAAGAAAGCACACCGGTTGACGGCCAGGCCCAAGGCAAAGGGCAGAAGGCAAAGGGCGATACGCCCAAGGGCAGCAAGAAACAGGAGAACGACGATGAGTCGGAGGACGAGGACGGTGAGGAAGATGGTGATGGGCAGTCGTCTGGTTCGGAACAGTCTGACGACAGCGACGAAGATGGCGAGCAGCACGAACAGCCAGACGCTGGGGACGGACAGTCTGACGACGATCCCGATCCTGATGAAGGTACCGAGGACCGCGGGGAACAGCAGGATGAGCGCGAGGAAGGCGAGGACGCATCTGCTGATGCACCGCCTCCGCCCAAGCCCCTCGACAGCCATGGCAAGTCGGGTGTAAGCCCAGAGCTGTTGAACAATCTGCTGGCTCACGTTAAGGGTCAGCTTGAGTACCGCGAAGACCAGATGGATGGGGAAGCGGACGAGGCAATGGCCAAGGCGTTTGGGCGTACGGCGGGCACTGGTGACCATGAGGCGGAGCCCATGGAAAAGACGCCCGTGGACATCGATGCGCAACGCGAATGGCGTAAGTTCGCGTATCGCCTCGAACGCAGTCTCCGCAAGAAGGAAGGAGCAACTAGCTGGCTGCCGAACAAGCGGTACGTGGCACTGGGTTTGGAAGAGGCGGGTCTGTGTATGCCTGCGTACACTGCGCCACGCAAATCGCACGTGAAGGCCGTCGTGTTTCTGGACACCTCCGCGTCGTGCGACTGGATGCGGACCCCGTTCTTCACGATCCTCACTTCCATTCCGAAGGAAATCTTCGAGGTCGCGACCTACACCTTCACCACGAAGGTGCACCCCTTCAATCCAAAGGCGCCACGGTTCCATCGCGGCGGAACATCGTTCAACGGTTTCGAGAAGGTGTTCGACGCTGAAGTGGCGAAGGACCGCACACGGAACGTGAAGCACTACGCGTTCGTCATTACGGATGGGGAGGTGTGTCAAATCTTCTCGCCGAAGAATCCGGCGGACTGGTGGTTTATCATGCTGCGCCCCGATTCGTTAGCCGGACGTCTTGGCTATACGCATCACGACTCCAAGTCCACAACCAAGTGGTTGAACCCCAAGGTCAACGTGATGGACCTGCATCCGTTCCTCAACCCAAAGATGCAAGCAGAACTCGCCAGAGGAGTAGACATAGAATGGTAGAACGTGAGTGGCTGGTGGCAACCCTCAAGCAGGACTTCCTCCGGCTGAAGCAAGGTACTACGGTTGTCATCTGTCAGTCGGCTATCGTACACGCAGACGTACGGCAGACTTGGTGGATGCTTGAACCCTACAGTCGTACAGCGTATCAGGTGAGCGAGCAGTTCTTCGGCCGTCGGCTGCTTGCCCTATGTCGTGTGGAGCGCGTATCGCGCAACCCCGAGCAGTGCACACAACGGCTGAAAGAATGCCTGAAGGGCACACCCTTCGATCCCAAGAACGCGTCGCACATCGCTGCGCTTCGCGCACGTAGCAAGGCGTGATCAAAGGGGGAGCCCTAATCTAAGGAGTAGTTATGACTACAGACAAAGTATTGCGGAGCTTGAAGTCACTGGAAGATCCGTACGCGAAGGTGTTGCTGGTGGATAGCGATGGGCGGGCAGCAACTGTAGACGCTGCCGCGCTCAATGGACGTCTGCCGTCTTGTTCTGGGGCAATGGTGTTGGGCACCAACATCGTCCTCCGGGCGCTGCCGAAGAACGCGGACTTCCCAACGGGGCCACTACCCGAGGCGCGTCCCATCTACGCGCAGACCAAGTATGCAGTCCAGGAGTTCTCGGAGCACGACGCGCTGATCTGGAAGATTGGCTTCCAGGCTGACAACGGTTTCTGTGTTCCAGACCGCAACGTTCTGCGCCAAGGCTACACACTGCTTCCGCAGTGGGATGCCGAAGCCAAGATCCTCATTCAAACGGAGGCACGAGTATGGCCACACGCATCGAAGTAAGCGATCACAAATCCATCCGCATCGAAGCTGTCGAGATGCGAGGCCAGCAGTATATCTCACTGCGCCAGATGTACAGCACAAAGCGCGATCCCACGTGGAAGCCCGGCCGACAAGGCATGATGTTGGAAGTCGGTGAGCAGAAAGCGAACATCGCGGGTCGTGTGTCGCGCGTCATCACCAAGCTGCTGGAAGATCCGGACACAGTGTTCCGCGTGTTGGACCCCGGCACAGGCGACGAGCAGCAAGAAGAGAAACCGGTCAGTGGTAAAAAGAAGGTGGGCAGCAAATCCGTCAAACGCAAAACGAAGGAGTAGACAATGGATCAACTGGAAGTAGTGAAGGAGCGCGTACTGCGTCGCGCGAACATCGCCAAGTGGGGTCTTGGCTTGGTCGGTGTGCTGTTGGTGGCGCCCGTCATCTGGATGCTGGCCTATGCAGTGTTGGGCGCCGCCGCGCTGGGCGCAAGTTTGGCGGTGGCTGGTGTCGTTGGTCTGACCATCGTCAACATGGCGCCGGTCGTCACAATGAAGCTGGCCAACGCCAAGATCAAAGCCATAATGGCTGAAGCAGCGCGCAATCCCATCCCCACCCTGTGGAATGAGTGGGAGAAGGACGGCGAGGAGCTGCGTGAGTTCGAGAAGGCGATCGCTGACTACGCAACCGAGATCGAGAACGTGCAGTCCAAGGCCAAGAAGCTGACCGTTGATCTCAAGCCCGAAGACCTCCAGCAGTTCCAGGACGACATCGACGCTATGCGCCAGGATCTGGCGTTGCAGCAGGGGGACTTGGATCAGGCGCGCCAAGAACACGAGCAGTTCCGTCTCGAAGTGAAGCGTGCATCCGCCATCTGGGACCTGAACATGGCAGTGTCCAAGGCCAACGCCAAGAACTTGAATCGCGCCGAAGAAACGATGGCACGGATCAAGAAGGAAACGGCGCTGGACACGGTGACCGCCAGCATGAACCGCAGCAAGGCTCAGTTGCGCGAGCGCATTCGTAGCCGTACTACGGTCAACGGTATGGCGCAGATCGGTAACGAACCGTCGGCCAGTCTGCCGCTGCCCACCTCGTCCACGTACACCAAGGTCCGGGCCTGATCATGCCACTGCCAAGTCATCACGATGATCCACCCAAGTGGTACGAGCGCGTGATCCTGATTGGTGCCGCCGTCCTCTTGATTGGCGGCTTTCTGCACACGGCCACGGTCAATGGAACTCCGGTGATCCAGGCCATCGTAGGGGCTATGAAGCTATGAATCGGCGTCAGCGTGTGATTCCAGAAAGCGTGGAGCAGGCGTTGCTCATCGCTTTCCTGGCAGTGGTAGCGATCGCAGCGATCGTGTTGGCTGGTGTCGCCGCCTACAACTGGCATCAGAAGAAGGTGTACCTGACGACGCATGAATGTCTGCAGATCTCCGAGATGAAGACGGGGCGTACACTAGGCTGCGGTAAGGGCTGTGTCCGCGACGAGCTTGTGCACCTCTACGAATGCCGAGACGGTACGATGCTGGATCTGGACGGCGTCATGTTTACCAAGCGAGAATCGAAATGACTACTCAACGAGAGCCGTTGAAGCCCTGTCCCTTCTGTAGCGGTATTCCGACCCTGGAAGAGAAGCCGAATTCTGGGGTCGGTATGTGGACTGGGGGCCTACCTCCGGTTGTGGAGCGTACGGTCACAATCCGCTGTGACAGTTGTGGCATACCCCATCTCTACCGAAGCACGGAGGTGAAGCTGCACGCCTCAGAGAGCGAGGCGCGGGCTTTTATCTATACTCAGGCTGCTACTGTCTGGAATCTGCGGCCGACGCCAAACGCTCAGCTCACCGTGTCGGTCTTCCCAATCGCTACTCGTCCCGAGGACGGCCAGTACATCTTCTACTGGTTCGAGCCCTTCGGTACGTGGCACGCGGGACGATACGACAAGGCGAGTGATTCGGTGTACGGCCGATCGGGGTTCACTTCTGTGATTCCCGAAGTTCCGTTCTGGATGCCGGAATTCGAGCCGCAGGCCACACCCAACGCCGTGAACGACGTCACGCTGTATCGTGAGCTTCTGGCTTGCGCCTATCAGCTCGCGGGTTTGGTCGGGGCGCCGGTCAAATGGCTCGACGCACTGAGCAACGGCGCTGAAGGCAAGTTGGAACGCGAAGTCATCAATCAGCTGTTACCCATCACTCAGGATCAACTGGATCCGAATTCGTTCGTCAAGTCGGAGGACCAATGAAATTCCGCATCGTACTGAGCGCGCTACTCCTCGTGCTCCTCATCATGCTGTACGCTGTGTTCCACAAGTCGTCGGTCGACGACAGCACCGCACCTGATCCAGTCTCGCAGTCCTCGGACAGCGGGTCCTCCAGTTCGTCGGGCGGCGGTCAGTACTCCGGTCTCGGCAAGTGATCGCAAGTAGTAAATAGCAGGTACCACAACCCATCGAGGTTTTCTACAAGGAACAACAACATCATGTCCAAAATCAATCGTGCTCAAATCGTGATCTTCGGCCTGCTGTATGGCTTCGCAACTCTGGCATCGGCACAAGCGTTGACCGTGGCCGGTGGTGGTGGCATCAAGCAAGGCTCGACCTACAGCGCAATCCTGGGCGAACTGGCTACGGCCTGTGCCGACGACGGCATCCAACTCAGCGAAGTCCAGACGTCGGGTGGTCCGCAGAACCTGGAACTGCTGAAGGGCAACAAGGTGGCTGCCGCCATCGTGCAGACCGACATCCTGTTCGCGGCCAAGCTGGACAACGCGACGTCGGTCGCCAACATCAAGACGGTTGTGGCACTGCATCCAGAGCCCATCCATCTGGTGGTGCGTGCCGATGCTAAGACCGAAGGTGGCGTCACTGTCTTCGGCAAGAACATCGGCGGCGACACCGTCGTGTTCAAGAACGCAGAAGACCTGAAGGGGCGTCCGGTGGGTGCGGTCGGCGGTAGCGTGATCAGCGCCCGTATCCTCGGCGAACAACTGCGCTACGGCTGGCAGATCACCGAGTATGCCAAGACCACGGATCTGTTGCAGGCATTGTCTGCCCACAAGATCGACGCTGCCATCATCGTGGCGGGTGCTCCGTCGGCTGCTGTCGCTCAGATCAACGGCCATCAGTTCAAGCTGCTCCCCATTCGCGGCAACAGCGATACGGCTGCGGTCTACAATCCGGCCAAGATCCAGTACCCGAACCTGAATGCGGGCCGCGCCGTTGACACGCTGAGCGAACAGGCGCTGCTGGTGACTCGCACCTGGAAGTCGGACGACATGCTCAAGAAACTGGGCGCGGTCCGTGCGTGTTTCAACAAGCAACTGCCGAACATCCAAGATCGTCAGGGCACGCATCCGGCGTGGCAGGACATGGACGCCACGCAGCAGGGCAAGTGGGTCTGGTACGACCTGCCGAAGGTCGCCGTCAAGTGAGGCACGTGTGAGCAACACTGCCTGCCATCCTGGATCCATTCTGCGGTACGAAGTAATACCTGCACTCAAGCTGTCGGAAGACGTCGCAGCCCGTCAGCTTGGGATTTCCCCCGCCCATCTGCGTGAAGTGTTGACCGAGAAGGCTCCGATCACCGCTGATCTCGCATTGCGCATCGAGCACTGGCTTGGCATCATGCACGGTGGTCGTGCTCGCATGTGGCTGGAGATGCAGATGGACTACGACTTGCAAGTGGCGCAGGCCAGCCCGCCCACTGGCGTTTTGAAGGCACCTGTCTAATGCGACCTACCTGGACCGAAGACCAAGTCGCGCAGTTCAAGGAATGGCACGAGCGGCGGATGGCTGAGTTGCAATACCCGCCTGCACTTGTCGCCGAATTGCGACGCACCCGCGATCGCTGGATTCCAGCGGCTAAATCGCCGAAGTAGTACAGAGCAGTACCCGGGAGCCAAGAGGCTCCCGTTTTCATCAACTATCCAGAGAGGATATCATGCAACAAGCTGAGAAGCGATACGATCTGTTGGTGTTCATAGGGCGGTTCCAGCCCTTCCACAACGGCCACAAGCACGTCGTGGATAAGGCGCTGGAACAAGCGGACAACGTTCTGGTGCTCGTCGGCTCGGCCAATCGCCCACGTACTCGCAAGAATCCGTGGTCGTTTGTCGAACGGCGCGATATGATCCAATCGGTGTATCAGGACAACGGGCGACTGCACATTGCCCGCTTGGACGATCACCTGCACGAGAACGACTTCCACTGGATCATGGAAGTGCAACAGGCAGTCGCCGCGTGCTGCCGTTGGAAGCTAGGGTTGCGCGATGGTGCTGCACGCATCGGTCTTATCGGCCACTCGAAAGACCAGACGTCGTACTACCTGAAGAAGTTCCCGCAGTGGAGTTCGGTGAACGTCGACGGGTACAAGGTGGAAAACACGGTGCTGGACGCCACCAGTCTGCGCCGAGTCATGATCGAGGTCGGCGGCTGCTCTCCGACCTTCACCTTCGACCAATTCGTTCCGAAACCTGTAGCTGAATGGCTTCAACGTGAGCACGGACAGCATGGGAACGGGAACATGGCCACTGATCTGTTGTTCAAGGACCTGAAGGTGGCTGATGACTTCGTGAAGAAGTATCGCGAAGATCATAAGTACAAGGGAGGGCAGCCGTACATGCCGATCCACACGACGACCGACGCAGTGGTCATTCAGTCGGGTCACGTGCTGCTGGGTCGCCGTAAATTCAACCCTGGGAAGGGTCTGTGGGCGTTGCCTGGTGGATTCGTGCACGAGTTCGAGCCGTCGATGAGTGCAGCACTCCGTGAGTTGCGCGAGGAGACGACGATCGATCTGCCGGACGAAACGCTGAAGCTGGCGTTCCGTTTCAAGCAGGTGTTCTCCGACGTGAACCGCAGTGACGATCGCGGCCGCATCATCACGCATGGGTATCTGTTCCTGCTCAACGATCGCGAGACGCTGCCCAAAGTCAAGGCCGCCGACGATCTGGCCGAGGTCAAGTGGGTACCACTGGGGTTGCTGGATAGCTCCGAGATGTATTCGGATCACTACTGGATCATCCACAAGATGATTGACATGCTCCCGGTGGACTAAACCATGGACCTCAGTCAGCAAGAGCTGGCGATCTTGGCGTCCTTCGTCTTCCTGCCGCTTCCGAAACGAGCGGTAGGTCGACGTGGGGCCGAGGTGGCCCAAGTAGCGCGCCCTGTGTTCGCCAAGTTGTTTCAGAAGTACGTGAAGGGACGCTTCGCGTTGCAGGTAACGATCACCTGCAAGAAGCTGGTGCGTCGCGGACTGCTGTACCAGAGCGGTACGGTGGAACCCGAGGTCAGGCAGCCGGTGCGTATGCAAAAGGCGAAGTGCGCACCGTCGCCTATTCAAAGCCCTGTCTTTGCTTTGACGGAGTCTGGCCTGTGGTTCGTCTTGTCGCAGTGTGACCAATCGCAACTGTGTACCGCCCGTCAGGCGATCAGTGCATGGAAGCATTGGTATCACGCGTATGAAGACGAACCCGGCTTCCAGTCGTTCCAACATTTCGCGTTCGGCGCCGCTTAGGCGCCAACCTTAAACCCTAGAGGGTTTGAGCATTCACCCAACTTTCCAGAGAGGAAATCATGCAAGAGCAAATCAACGACTTCAACTTCGCTGCTGATACTGACAGCTACAAGTACAGTCACGGTCCACAAGTCCCGAAGAGTCTGGCCTACGTTTCCTCATACGGGGAAGCACGGTCCGACGCCGTGTTCCGGGGCGCGCTGTTTAGCGGCATGCAAGTCCGAGTCAAGGACATGCTGGAAAAGCCGCTGACGATGGCGGATGTGGACTTCGCGTACGAGATGGCGATGGCGCATTGCGGGACTTTCCCACTTGAGATGATGAAGAAGATCGTCACTCAATACGGCGGGCTGCCTCCGGTTCGGATTCAGGCGCTGCCCGAAGGGCTTGTTGTTCCCAATCGCACTGCCCTGTGGCAGATCGCCAACTTGGACCCGAGCATGCCGACGCTGCCGCAATTCATGGAGGACCAAATCCTCCGTGACGTGTGGTACATGTCGACTGTGGCTACGCTGAGCTGGCACATCAAGCAAGACATTCTCGCATTTCTCAACCGCACCTGTGACAACCCCGAAGAGGAGATCGTGTTCCGCCTCCACGACTTCGGGGCACGCGGCGCTAGCTCTCGTGAGACAGCGGCGCACGGTGGTCTGGCTCACCTCATCAACTTCATGGGGACCGACACCGTGCTCGCGCTGTATGCTGCACGTCGTTATTACGGCGAGAAGGTGGCTGGATTCAGCATTCCTGCCATGGAGCACTTCACCGTGACGGCGTGGGGCCGTGAAAACGAGGCGCAGGCGTACGCGAACATGGTTGACACCTTCGGTGGTGAAGGCCGTATCTACGCATGTGTGTCGGATGCCTACGACATCTTCAACGCAGTGGACAACATCTGGGGCCAACAGCTCAAGGACCGGGTTCTGGCTAAAGGTGGGCGACTCGTCGTTCGTCCTGATTCCGGGGACCCGACATCCGTTGTTCTCTACTGCGTCAAGTCGCTGGCACGGTCGTTCGGAACGACGACCAACAAGAAGGGGTTCCAAGTGCTGCACCCTGCCGTTCGCGTCATCCAAGGTGATGGCGTGAACCGCGAGTCGATCAGGAGCATCCTGACGGCTCTCGAGATCAACGGATTCTCGGCAGAGAACGTTGCCTTCGGCATGGGTGGCGCCTTGTTGCAAGGCGTGAATCGAGACACCTTGGGTTTTGCTCAGAAGGCAAGCGCCATCACCTCTGGGCACAGCAGATGGATCGGTATCAGCAAGGAGCCGGTCACGGCCAAGCAGAAGGTTTCGAAGAAGGGGCGACTGGCAGTTGTGCGTGAAAGCGACAGCTACCTGACGATCCAGGAATCGGAACTGGGTGGCCGCGAGAACCTGCTCCAGGATGTCTTCGACGGACAGTCCCTTGTGCGAGACATGTCATTCTCCGAAGTTCGGGAGAACGCGAATCGAAGTGTGTTGCCCCGGCTGTAAATAGGGGTGTAAGCAGTGCCCCGGTGGACCTAACCCGTCCACCGGGTTTTTGTGTCGCGCTTTCAACCTAACCATCTTCCATTATGAATTTCGATACCTATCAACAAGTGGTCGGCCGACTGGCTGGTGAGTTCGGCGCAACCGGTCTGCCCGACCATCAGTATTTCCAATGGGCGATCGCGCGCATGAACGAGATCTACAGCCTGCCGATCAATCGCTACCCGACGCTGGATCACCTGAACGAGAGCCCGCTGGACCGCATCGTCAAGTTCGCCAAGACGCTGCAGGACGAAGTGGACGAAGGCTATGAAATCGCGGCGGCGCTGGCCGTTCGCCTCAACGTCATCGAGTCGCCGACCAGCGGATGGTCGCGCGAAGACGTGCATCATGTTCTGGTGCGTGCGCATGCAGAAGTCGCCGGCGAGCGTGTGCTCGACGAGAAGACGCAGACCAAGCTGGTGAACGTGCTGCACAAGGCCATTCATACGCCGCAACACGACGACGGCACGACCGAACTCGACCGCCAAATCCTGGTGATGATCGCCGACTGGCTTGGTGACGTCAACGTGTACGTACGCAGCGAAGCGCTGAAGTTCGGTATTCCGGTAGAAGCCGTGCACGCCCCAATCATGGGGTCGAACTTCACGAAGCTGGACGAGAACAACGAGCCGATCAAGAACGCGATGGGCAAAGTGGAGAAGGGTCCGAACTTCGTTCCGCCGGAAGCCCACATCTACGCAACGCTCTTCGAGTCGGCTTCGCTCAGCGATCAGCTGGACGTCGAGACGCAGAAGCATACCGAGCGCCTGACGACCGCGATGATGGGCTTCGCTGATCCAATGGGCGAAGTGCTGGACGCGCAGACGGACGAGGACCAAGAAGACGAAGACGACGGCGCGGACTTCGACTACTGATTTTCGCCAAGTCGCATAGGGACCTTCGGGTCCCTTTCGTCGTTTGTGGTCCGCAATTTGATGGCAAGTCACAATCCTGTGTGGAACTAACCATGCCAATCAATCCCACCTTGGTCACCGCCAGTCAGCTTCAGTCTCTGATCCACCTGTTGATGGTGCTGATCGTGGACTATCGGGACAATGGCCCGGAGTCGCGTCCGGACAAAGAGACCGCGGCCGAACTGCAACACCTCAAGCCCGCTGTTCAACAGTGGGCGAAGTCGCTTCCGGCGCTGCCAACTGCCTACCTGGCGGCGATCAATGGTGCCAACAAGGCATCGACCCTCGCACTGTTGGGTGAAGAGCTGCGTTCGCAGTTCTCGGAATTCCGTGCGAACGAACGCTTCTCCAGCGACGAGTTGGAAGTGCTCCGTGCTTGCATCGCGTACCTGCGCACGGACAGCGTTCCCGCACTCAAAAAGCTGGAAAAGATGGCGGGCGTCGCTCATTCGCCGTACGTCAGCAAGCGTATGGTTCCGCAGGCAGGATCGCAAGACCGCACGAGCGGTGCCCTGCAGTCCCTCGTTCAGCAGATGGTCGGTCGCAATGACACGGCCTTGACTGTGGATGAGGCGAAGCAGGTCAAGGAACTGCATCCAGACCTGTACAAGGAATATCTGGCCTATCGTCGTGAGCACAATCAGGTGTGGAAAGACACGGCGGTGGCATTCGTGCGGAACTCTGGCCACAAGGCCGTTCCCTACGAAGACCTCATCGACTATCTGCACGCGAACGGCATCGATCACATGCTGCCAACCGGCTTCACCGGTCTGGTTGACGATCGACTGCGCATGTACACGCGTGACGGTCATCTGATCGACGGCGTACCTAACGCCGTGACCTTCCCCTCCGTTGTGATGAATCCGACCTACGGCAAAGCTGGCGGCGGTGACTACGTGTTCAAGGCTGTGCGCAGTGGCGGACAAGACGGCCCTCCGTTCTACACCGTGGACTTCAAGCGTGCCTCGTCGCGTGCCAAGTTCGAGAAGGTCGCTGACTTCATGCCTCGCGTCGAAGGCATGCAGAAGAAGTGGTTCAACATGGTGCGCAAGTTCAACGAGCAAGACATCAAGTGCGTGTGTGCCGTGGTGCTCGAAATCCTGTACGAGTTCAGCGCTCGCATCGGCAGTCTTGGTAACGCGACTGGCGGTCAGTCCACGTTCGGCGTGAGCACGTTGCTGGTGAAACACGTGCTGGTCAGTCCCAACGGCGACATGGTCCTGCGCTACAAGGGCAAAGATGGTGTGCAAACGCGCCATCGTCTGTCGAAGGCTGATCCGTTCCAGAAGTTCGTGATCGCCGACATCATGAAGATGCTGCCCGGCAAGAAGCCGAACGATCGTCTGTTCACATACGAGAAGAACGGCAAGTGGATTCCGGTGAGTGGCGCACAGGTCAACGCGCTGTTCAAGTCCATGGGCGCACCTGAAGGTGTGACCGTCCACAAGCTGCGTACGGTGAAGGGCACGCACGTCTTCAACGAGATGATGGAGAAGGTGTTCCAGCGTCCGCCCAAGGATGAGAAGCGGGCAATGGAAATCTACGTCAAGATGACGGAGCAGGTGGGCAAGGTGCTGAATCACGTGCGTCGTGGTGCAGGTGGCGACAAGGTGACGGGCACCACGGCACGCGCCAACTACATCGACCCAGAAGCACAGCTCATGTACTGGCGCGAACTGGGCTTCCGCCCGCCGAAGTTCCTTGAACGCTTCATGGAGTAAGGGATGACAACATGAAGATCAACTCTGCATTCCGATTGCTGGTCACCAGCCACAAACAGGACGAGGTGTGGAAGAACGGCGTGCGCGGCTACCACAACGCAGCAGGCGCTGTGATCCTGGCGTTGGACACAGGACGCATCCTTCTGCAGCTACGCGCTGCTGACAGCGACACGCCTAACACCTATGGTCAGTTCGGCGGATCACTCGACAACAACGAAGATGTGAATGACGGCCTGCGTCGTGAGATTCGAGAAGAGACCGGCTACGCTGGTCCTCTGAAGATCCGTCCACTCACTCCGTTCCGCGACCCGGCCAAGGGCTTCGTCTACTACAACAATCTTGCAGTGGTACCCAAGGAATTCGTGTTTGCGCCGCCTGCGGAATTCGCCAAGGAGAGCGGTGGTCACCTGTGGTTCGATCCTCGTGCTGCGTGGCCTGCTCCGCGACATCCGGGCCTGGATTGGCTGATCGAAGAGGGGTCACTGTACAAGGCGCTCGCCTATTTCCTGGGGTAACGGATATGGACAAAGTAGGCAACATCCAGTTGGATGGATTTACCAAGTATCACAAGCCTGAGGGTAAGATCGTGATCCTCGGGTTTGGCAGCGTTGGGCAGACTGTTCTGCCTATGGTGCTGCGTCACTTCGACATCGATCCAAGCCGCGTGTTGGTCATCGACAAGAAGTACCACTCGCTGTTCGACAAGTATCGTGGCCTGATCAAGTACCTGAAGATCGAGATCACCCGCGAGAACATGGACCAAGTGCTGTCCAAGGTGTTGGAGCCCGGTGACTTCCTGGTCAACGTGTCGCTCAACATCGACGGTATCGAGATCGTCGAGTGGTGCCTGAATCACGGCATCATGTACACCGACACCAGTATCGAGCGCTGGCCTGAAGAGCCTGACGAGACGATCAAGGAATATGCCGAGCGCACCCTGTATTCGACGCATCAGGAAATCCGCAAGCGCTGTGGCAACAGCAAGGGCAAGGCGACGGCCGTCGTCACCAACGGCGCGAATCCGGGTCTCGTCACGTACTTCACCAAGCAGGCACTGTGCAACCTTCGACGTCGTGCAAATCTGGGTGGGATCAAACGTGATCCGCAGACGAAAGAGGAATGGGCCGAACTGGCCAAGGCGCTAGACGTCAAGGTCATTCAGATCGCAGAGCGCGACACGCAGATCCTCAAGCAGCCCAAGGAACCCAACGTGTTCACCAACACGTGGAGTTGTGAGGGCTTCTGGGCTGAAGGTCGCGCGCCCAGCGAGCTGGGATGGGGCACGCACGAAAATCCGAATGGGCCAGAAGGTGGCAGTCTGCACAAGGAAGGACCGGGTAACGCCGCATTCCTGCATCAGCCCGGCGTCTCGGTGCTCGTCAAGTCGTGGGTACCTGAAGGCGGCTGCTTCAACGGATTCCTGATCCAGCACAGCGAAGCCGTGACGCTGTCGGACTACCTGACGACTGCTGATAAGTCGTATCGGCCCACGGTGTACTACGCATATCAGCCGACCGATGCGGCGATGGCTTCTGTTCACGAGATGCGCGGTTCCGAACTCCGGTTTCACCGGAAGACGCGCATCATGAAGAACAGCATCCTCACGGGCCGTGACGAATTGGGCGTGCTGCTTCTTGGCCACAAGTTCACTGCCTACTGGTTCGGCAGTCAGCTGACGATCGACGAGGCGCGTACGCTGATTCCAGGCGAGTCTGCTACCAGTCTGCAGGTCGGTGCCAGTCTGCTTGGTGGCATGGTCTGGGCCTATCGCAATCCTGAGATGGGCTACTGCGAGCCTGAAGACCTGCCGCATACCGAGGTGCTGGCCGTTGCCCGTCAGTATCTGGGGCCGGTTGTGGGCGTGCGCAGCGATTGGACGCCGCTCCGACATCGCAACACGCTGTATAAGATGGACTACGACGAGAGTGACGTCTGGGCCTTCCCCAATTTCCGCATTCAGTGAGGATCGTATGAAGTACAGTGTAAAGGGTGCGGTGGAACGACTGCGAGTGACTGCCGAATATCTTCCACAGGAAGCCGTCGGCAAGTCAGCGGCGGCGATCGCCAAAATCATGGAACCCCATCTCAAGAAGGTGGGGATCGAGTTGGACAAGCCTGCCCCGTTCAAGGACGACAAGGCCGCCATCTACTCGGTCAAGAGCAGCAAGATCAAGCCCGGAGAAACTGCTTACATCTGGTTCCACGCGAAAGCGCGTGGTGGGCGTGGCATCAACAAGGAACGCAATCTGTCTGCTGGCTTTGGTGTCCGGAATGAAGCTGGCGAGAATGTGTCTCGGGCCTATGTGCACAATGGACTGCCTCTTCTGTTCATAGCTGCCATCAGCTACGAGGATCTCGGTGGTCTTTATGAAGACTATCTGAAGTGAGGAGCATCATGCCAACCAGCAAGATCAAGAAGGACAGCCGCGAAGGCAAGGGCAGCGTTAAGTCGCTGGAAAAGAAGTGGGACGAGGCCGGAGAGAAGACGCCATCCGACGTCGACAATCCGTACGCGTACCAAATGAGTATCTACAAGAACATGACACATCAGGCATCCACCATGAACGTTACCGCCGCAGTACAACGATTGGCAGCCACCGAAGTGACCGCCGCTCCCAAGTTCCCGCATCTGGAAAAGCTCGTTGGCAAGCCCGGCGCCGTCCAGGAAGCGTACGACGATCTGTGCGATCTGGATCATGAGTCCAACGCCAAGAAGATGTTCGCAGCCGCCGAGAAGTGGGCTGCTTCGCCCAAAGCGCATGTCTGGAATCAGCTGAAGAACGAAGATCCGGAAGAGTGGTCGGCCGCCGACATGCCGGAAGACGTGATGGACGTCATGGGCTACTTCCACCGCCACGCCAAGTTCATGCAGTAAATAAGGGGTAGACCAACTGGCCTACCACTATGGATCTTGACAACTTCTACATGAGCATCGCCCATCACGCAGCCGACCAAAGCCACGCGATTCGTCGCAAGGTCGGCTGCGTGGTTGCCAAAGGCGATCGCATTCTGTCCTATGCTTGGAACGGCATGCCCGCTGGCTTTCATAATGACTGCGAGCACAGCGTTCTGACCAAGGACCCAGAGACTGGCATTCTCCAATTTCAGCTGCTGACCAAACCCGGAGTCACACACGCGGAAGTCAACGCTATCGGCAAGCTGGCTGCTGCGGGAATCAGTTGCGCTGGTGCAACGCTGTATCTCACGCTCAGTCCGTGTGTGCCGTGCGCCAATCTCATCCAACGCTCGGGGATCGAGCGAGTAGTCTACGAAACGCAGTATCGAGATGTTGAGGGGATCAACCTGCTGACAGGTTGTGGGATCGCTGTACAAAAATTCTAACTAGCAACACTGACACTATGGGCATGCACCATACGACTGCATTGAAGATGCAGAACTGGCAAGAACGCACGAGCGTAGCAGGCGCTAAAGAATGGGCCTGGATCCAGATCAAGGAGGCGATGGCCGCGCACAAGTTCCCTGAAGCTTGTCGCACTTTGTGGGCCGACAGCTCGGTCACCGTATTCATCAATGCGCGTCGCAGCGTGAAGATCACCGTGCGCGGTGAAGTGTTCATCGAGCAGCGACTCAACAGCTTCGAGTTCAAAAGCGAGAAGCAGAAACCTCCACACTTCGAAGAGGCGCTCGCCCTCTTCACATCCTTGCTGCCTATTGCCAAGACAGCAAGCTGATCACCTCCCTTCCAAATTTGATGGTGTCTACCTTAACGGCGGAGGACACCATCGTGCCCGCTATCAGCAAAAGCAACAACCGGATCCTACCGGCCAACGCGCGAGCGGCTGACGTCGCTGAACGCGCCATCCAAGAAATTATCCCTGTGCAACAGCGTCGCTACTACGACGCATTCCGTCCGCAAGGGATCAAGGCGATCGCATATAATCGTCTGCAACAAGGACGTCCGTGCTCGTGTCAAGCTCAACGCAAGACCGTGAACGGACTTCTGAACGAAGAAGGCAAAGCCAGTCCGGGTCTGATCAATCAGATGCTGACTGGCAATATGAGCTTCAACGTCACGCCGTATGGTCACGATCAGGGCCGTGCGTATCCAGATGCGGCAGGGGCCGACGGACAGACGAGTCCACTGGCACCAGTCAACAAGAATCAGGGCGTGTTCGACATTGTGACTGCAGGCGGTGAGGAGTTCCCGTTTGCGCACAGCGTACCTGACGAAGAAGCATTCGGCGACAACGGACCAAGCTCGCCAGTGGACATCGACTCGCTGGTTGCTGACTTCGACGTGTCGGCCCTTGGATACTCCGACGTCGCCTGCCCAATCTGCTTCGGGAACGGATTCATCGGTGGCTACGCGCCGTTCAACAGCAATCGTATCGTGCTGACGGTCACCGACTTGGTGCTGATCAACGGGACTATCGACACGACCGAGAAGCCGTTGGTGGCGCGTGACGTTCAAGGCTTCAATCAGAAGGTGGTTCTGCCGCGAGGGGCGCTGGCCGTCGAATCGTTCACAGTGTGGAACGGATTGCGACCGGTTCCCGCCACCTTCCTCATTGACGGCGTGGCCGTGACCGGGGACGCTGCGGTGCTCGCTCGCTGCGACGGCAAGCCGCATCTGCTGACCGCGCAGTTCACCGGGGACTTCACGCACCTGGAACTGCAATTCACGATGTCTGATCAAAGCCTGTACTTTGAGCTGCCGCGTCGTCCGTCGACCAGTGACACCTCGCTGCTGGAACAGATGGAACCGTTCCAGATCATCCTCAGCCCGAACATCCCTCAGGTCGAGTCGATGGACGTGCTGGTGGAAGCGCAGTATGGCAAGACGCTGGTCGTGCAGAACGTCCATCCGTGGAACAGCCGTCAGCGCAACATTCTCGGATGGGAATGCCAAGTACGTGTGATCCAACCGCAGGAGATCTACCGCATCCTGCCACAGATGCCGCGTACGCTCAACAAGAATGCCGCCACCATGATGGCGCGCGACAACCGAACCGGTGTGTATCGCACCTAATACAACAAACACTCAGACTGACATGGAATCGATTCAAGCCCTTGAAGTGCCGAAGCTGCGGTACCTGGACGACGCTGTTCGCTTTCTAGCGGACATCAAGCTGCACACCACGGCCAGCGGTTGGAAGCGCGTTGAATTCTTCTACGAGAAGTACCGGCTGTTGGAAGCAGTGGAAGTGCAGGTCAGTCTGCAGTTCCCGGACCGGGGCGGACAGGTTATGGGCGGGTTGCTCACCACTCTGGCACGCCTCAAGCTGCAAGCCGCCGAGCAGCTCCAGATGCATTTGACTGCTCTCAACGAGGAAGCAGAAGCCAACATCAGTCCGCTGGCGTCGCGCTTCTGCCTGCAGTTGCGTTCCGAACTGCTGAAGATGCGTGGCATCGGCCGCTTCATCGCCTCCTATTTGTACCGCGACGGCGCAACGTTCACTCACTACATCCAGTTGGCGGATGTGGGGCGCGCCAATCACGTGTATATCAGCTGTCACTTGGGGGAGAAGCGCTTCATCAAGCTGGCACACGAATTCGAGCTTCCGCCGTATGTGGCTAAGGACCCCGGACAGGCTGTGGTCACCGTGGACGATGCGGTGGCCGCCATCCGGCGACTCATCAAAGAGGAATTTGGGAAATGAAGAAAGCCACTGATCTGTTCCAAACACGTGATCGTGTTGTGGGACGTCGCGGTGCAAATGGCACTGAGCAACCTCAAGACCAGCCGTACGACAGCATGCAAGTGGATGATGAACTGCCGATCGGCATGTCGCGGGGCAATCAATCGGATCACAGCGTGAACGATGTGGTGCAGCCCACGATTCCTGTGACTGGCGCCATCCGTCGTCTGCAGACGACTGCTGCCTCCAAGTATCCGCCGCTGCGTCAGCCACTGCCCAAGGAACCGCCCACGTACAACATCGTCGGGTACCATGCAACACCCATCGACAATTGGGCCTCGATCAAGGCGAAGGGACTGGCTATCGGCAAGTCGTCGCCCGCAGCGCAAGACTGGGTCGGTAAGTGGAGCGGCAAGGCCGTCTACTTCCATCTGCAGTTCCCTTCGCACGAGCTGGCGAACGGCTACGACCCAGATACTGGCGAACCGTACACCATCACCATCGAGACCAAGCTGCATCACGGTGCGGAGTATTTCGTACCGGACGAAGATGCAGCGACCAACGTCGATGAGACGCCTGACGTCATCCGTCACAAAGGCTCGATCGCCGTCGGTTATCCAACGCCGCCCGGCGACTTCATCCGCGTACATCTGGTCGACACGCTGGCCGCTCGCGCATGGGCCAAGGCCAATGTCAAGCGCTGGCCCGTTACCTTCCACAAGGTCTGATCATGGCAACTCCTACTCCGCTCCTGTACAACAAAGATCCGAACCAAGACACGATCATCGCGGCAGATGTCAGCCCGTGGCTATTGACGGGCGAAACGCTGACCAGTATCGCGCTGCTGCCGGTGTCTCCCAGCACCACGCCTGCGCTCACCGCTACACTGATCAGTGCGCCGAACATCACGCCCGCCAACATCACGCTGTCAGGGGGCGTAAACGGAGTTAGCTACGGATTCCAACTGCAGGTGACGACCAACGCGCGTGTGCTGCTGGTCCAAGTCGCCGCTTCCTGCTATTCCAATCAGCAGTTCGATCCGTACACAGCGCAGAATCCGTATGCGTACCAGGACCTTGTTGACCAGCTGGAAGTCGGTCAGTCTGCGGTGGGCACCGCGGTCTTCGCGTTCCCACCGCAGATCGATCCGAAGGGTGGCAACGTCCGATACGAACTGCTGGCCGACGACGGCACCGTGTTCTCCACAGGCAACGCCTTCTCCTACGTGATCTCCAGCAACGGGCTGGCCAACATCGTGAAAGCGCAGTGCGTTGTGGTGGCGCCTACCACGTTGCCTCCGACGCTTCTGGGTCAGTCGTATCAACTGCGATACACGCTGGAGCTTCCGCAGTCGTCCGGCATTCCTGCCGATCCACTGACCGGCAATCTTGGCCAGAACACGTTCTTCCAGTTCGAGAACATCACGATCGTGGACAACGTGAGCGTGCCGCTTGGTGCGCAGCCCACGGTCGAGCTCAAGGGCATGCCCGCGCATCTGTCGCTGGTCACGGACAAGATGTACGACAATGTGACGTTGGAGCTGCAAGCCAACAACCAGACGCTGGCTGGTCCCAGTCCCATCACCGAATATCAGCGAACTGCTGACGGATGGGCATGGTCCGGTGTGCTGGACACGACGAACCTCACAGTGTCGCTGGTGCCTTACACCATCGTCTGGCGTTACTGGTCGTCCGCTGCGCCAAGCCTCGTGTATCAGGAAGCGACCGAGCTGTTCGTGGTGAATGCCAGCATGCTCACCGCCATGAACGATGTGCGCGCTCGCATCAACAAGGCGCATACCACGCTGTACGGAGCACCCGACATGCTATTCCCCAATCCCACCGTGATGACGTGGTTGCGTCGAGGCGCTGACATGTTCAACGGTGCGTACGGTCAGTTCACCGCCTTCACGATGACCAACGCGCTGGGCGTGATCCGCGAATACTGGCTGATCTGCGCTGAGAAAGCCGCGCTCGAAGCTCAACTGCTGGCCGAGGGTGAGAAGGCATTCAACTTCCAAGGCGCTGCCATCTCGTTGGACGTGGACCGGGTCACCGCCTACGACAATCTGATCGGCAAGCTCCAGCAGCAGTTGGACACCGAACTCAAACCCATCAAGCAGAACCTCATCATCAAGGGCGTTACCAAGGGCGACGGATCGACCGATCCCACCAAGCTGCAAATCGGTGCGATCGGTGCAGTGGGCATCTCCATCACCAACGCCAACGTCTGGGGTCGCGCGGGTACGCCTTACGGTGCGTTCGGCCTCAACCCTGGAGGACTCACATGAATGACTTCGGCTCCTGGCTGTGGGAGCTTCTTCGCAGCCTGAAGTGGTCCGATCTTCCGCTGTTGGTGGCCTGCATCACTGGTCTGTGGCTGTTGTATCGTCTGCAAATGGCGCGCGACTCCTACGACCTGCGATGGTTGATTCTCGACAGCAAGACGCGGCAACCTTCCATTCACAAGCTCGGTCAGCTGACGGCACTGGTCGTCAGCACCTGGGCATTCGTCTATCAGACCAATCACAATCAGCTGACCGACTGGTTGTTCATCGGCTACTGTGGTGTGTGGGCCAGCTCTACGCTCATCAACTCGCGCATCAGCAAAGATCGCTTGCCAAACGTGAACGACGGCACTGCCCCAAGCGACGGTGATCCACAGGCAAAGGATCATTGACAATTTGATGCTGTATGCGGCGCGTCTCTCCTCGCCGCGCTCGGAGGTTCCCTGCCTCCTTAGCCTCACTGATAATACGAACACACCATAGCACAACAGGGATTATATGTTGAAGAATGCAGTACACCGTCTGCGGGCTACCGCCGTTCAAGAGCTGGAAGAAGAGCAAGAAGTCGTTGCTCAATTCGACCGCACCAAGGACAAGGAACTGCGAGATCTGCAAAACGCTATGCGTGGGGGTGGAGTCGTCTTCAAGTTGGATAAGTACCACCTCTACCATAAAACGAATCAACGGGAAGTCGCCGAGGAGTTGATGACTGTGTTGAAGATCTTGGATCAACTGGGCCACAAGGCTCGTGTTGTTCCCGGGGTCCTTGCACGTCCCACCTTCAGCGTGAAGTGTGAAACAGGTCTTGTTCTCCAGCGTCTCAACAACGACGTCCGCCTTTTCTTCTTTATTCCTTAAGGAATCATCATGAGTCAACAGATCAACCATACGCAAGCCAAAGCTGCGCTGACGGCTGCCGGTTTTCCGGTGTCGGCTGGCAGCAACTGGAACAACGTGGACCAAGGTTCGTGGGACCAGTTCGCAGCCAGCGCTGCCTACGGAAAAGTCGCCTACGACCTGTACTCGACCAACTACGGTTTCTCGTTCCCCGTGATGCCGGACGCGGTGGCCAATGCTGCTGCGAGCGGTGCCTACAGCGCCACTCTGGGTGTGACGCCGCTGACCGCTACGCATGCGGTTGCCATCACCAACTTCGCTTGGAATCTGGTGGAAACCAACGGTCCGGGTACGTCGTACGTGTGGGACTTCGGCGACGGCACCGGCACGACGACTACCAGCACGGCAACGGGTCCTGCGAACCACACGTATGCAACGGCTGGCTCGTACACGCCGAAGGTCACGGTCACGGTGGGTGGCGTTCCGCACCTCATCTCGGCCGCAGCTCCGGTCGTGGTGTCGTAATGTACGCCCGTCGCGTTCGTTCTCGAGCGCGAAACGGGTACGGCATATCCTCCATCCGGCGCGATTCGTATTCTACGGTGAACGGTATGAATACGAAAGCCGGATGGTGGGAACTCCATCGGCAAGTTGAGAAACGATCCGGTGGGCTATGCGAAGCCCGGATCGCCGGAGTGCGATGCGGTAAGCGCGGCAAGGACGTTCACCACATCGTAAAGCTGAGTGATGGCGGTACCAACTCGATGGCTAATCTTATCCATCTGTGTGAAGACTGCCATGACCGTAGACACAACCACATGTTCCGGAGACGGAAGAAATGACGTACAACATCAGCGCAGCAACAAAGCGTCTCCAAGGTAGCTTGGAAGTCAATGCCAACAAACTGAAGACAGCCAAAGATGTGCATCGTGCACTGTCCTTCTACCCAGGTGTCGTGAAAGACAAGGGGATCATGGCCGAGCTTGCCGAAAAGGGGGATGCGCCAGCACCGAAGGATGCTTTCGTTGAGGTACGCGGGTCGCACATCGTTCCGAAGCATCTCGAGCACATGCACGATCTCGGGATCGAAATCGTATCGATCGAAGTTCTTGGTAGCGCTCATTACGAGCTGCAGGTGAAATTCCACTGAAGACATCATGGCCTACGACATCACAGCAGCAGTCAGCCGCTTGGCTGGCACCAAGTGTGCAGTGTTCGCCGATGCACACAGCGAAGCGGGTATCGCGCTGAAGGAGATCGCCAAGATCCTGGGTCCGCACTTCCTCAAGGACGAGCGGCCCGGCGAGCAGGTCATCATCTGGCGTACTTCTCAGTTCAAGGCTGAGCTGTCGCTGAACTTGGACGACGACGTGCTGGACTTCACGTTCAAGGACAAGGGCGCCACCGCTGGCTTCTCGGCCGAAGGCTACAACGCGCGAACCCTGTTCCAGGACATTCGGCACAACATCACGCAGTACCGTCCGACCAAGAAGGTGCCGACGGACGTGCAGATGGTTCGTGACAAGTTCGAACATCTGCAATAAGGAACGATCATGGATCAAGAACGACTGAAGCAACTCATCGCGCTGTTCCTCGAAGCAAACCCGGAACCCAGCGACGCGCAGTTCCACGCGTTCGCCGAGTCGCTGGGCGTGGACAAGGAAACGCTGGAAGCTGTGTGCTACGAAATGCTGGGCGCTGAAATTCAGCACGAGAAGGACGAAGGCGACGATCAGCAGTTGGAGGAGCTGGTGGAAGGCGTGTCCACGCACTTCCCTGAAGGCATCGAGGTCGAAGACTTCGGTGTGGTGCAGGCCACGGCGCGACTGCGCCTGACCGCTGCTGAAATCGTCGAGCAAGAAGGCGGCGGACAGGGTGAAGTCGGTATCAGCGAACAGCAAGAAGTGTTGCAGGGTGAAGGCGACGCCGAAACCACGGACACCGACAACCTGCTGTTGACGGATGGCGCTCCGGTCGGTGATACGACGGACGACGAGATGCAGGACAGCGCGTTGAACGACGGCGCAGGTCCGGGGGATACGGGTTTGGGCATCGACACGCAGAAGGCATTGCTGCTGAACGATGGGGCACCTGCTCTGCAGCTGGAAAGCGCTGCCCTGCGGCTGACCGCTGGTGAACGACCTGAAGTATTCGGGATGCCTGCTTACCATCTGTCCAAGAGCAGCGGCACGATCGACCAGCTTGGTCAGGTAGCCGACCGCAAGCCCGAGAAGATCACTGGCATTGCAGTCAACACCCCGAAGGGCACAAAGAAGTTCTACTTCTACGGGTCTTCGTCGCTCACCAAGAAGGTCGGCGCCTTCATCAAGTTCAAGGGCATGAACGGCATCGTGGACGTGCTGGGCGTCATCGACAAGAACGGCAAGGTCAAGACCGGCCAAGAAGGTGCCACCTACGATCGTTCTGACCGGCGTCCGTACTACGTCTTTAAGTGAGGGACCCATGTACGACATCAAAGCCGCGGTCAATCGCCTGCAGCTTACGGCCGACGCCAAGAGCACCATCATGATGCGTGTGGAGAAAGCGCTGGAAGCTGCGGGCATCGAGTGTGAGGTTGCTGGCAACAGCATTCAGGCGCCGCAGGCTCGCGTCCCGGAAGTCCTGCGTATCCTCAAGACGCTGGGCCTGCACTACATGGGGCCCCAGACGCGAGGCAATCACACGTTCAACTACAATCGCACGAGCAAGGAGTTGGGATGGATCGACTACTGCCCGCGTCGCGAACGTATCGACTTCGACTGAGGGTTTCATGATCTCAATCAGTGCTGCGCTTTTGCGCCTCGCGTCTACCGAAGTACAGGCCGGTTCCCCGTCCGCTGCCATCAACGCAATGGAATACGTTGAGCAGACGGTTCGCAAGGCAGGGCTGGCCGTGCAAGACATCGATCACCGGGACACGACTCACATCGCAATGACCATCAGCGGTCAGTTCGTGCCGGTGCTCAATGCGCTGACCAAAGCCGGATTCGTTCCGGACCGTACGCAGAAAAAGGGCAGCTTCTACAAGCGGCAGGGCATGGGTACGATCCGAGTGACTGCCGGTGTCTCGTTCCGTGAAACCATCGTCATCTGTCTGGGTTGACCTATGAACAGTCCCTTCCTCTTCTCGCTGGGGGTGGCGGTTGCGGATCAGGCACGAGCTCCGCAGCCCACAAGCATTCCCCCAGCGCTCAATCCGTCGAACATCGATCTGTGGTCTGAAGCGGTGAATGGCGTGCGTGTGAAAGACGTGGTCCAGCATTGGGCACGTGCGCTCAATCGCTACCTGAACCTGTGCACTCAGAACGATCGCTTTCCGTTCCAGCAACTGCACACGTCACCCAACGATCAGATCGTCGATATCCTCAAGGATGTGCGCCGTACGTTCGTCAAGTACGTGGACCGTCATCAACTGTATCAGAAGATGAAGATCCGCACGGTCGATCGTCAGGTGCGCATGACCGAGACCGGGTTCGTAATCAGCGTGGTGGCGCATGGTCGCATCGAAGACCCGACGTTTCCGCAGATGCTCCTGGGTTTGAAGCCGACTGGTGATCAGTTCCCATTCGTGCAGCCGCGTCCTCGTTACGAAAAGCAACTCAACCAGTGGCTGAAGATGTGGGCCACCAATCCGGCGTACGACAATCCAGAGCGTTGGGAGCTGGGATTCGAAGTGAGCGTGCCCATGTTCCCGGATGTTCCGGGCAACGGCATTCCCACCAAGGACCAACTCCAGTACTTCATCCATCACATCCTGTGGTTGCCTGTCATGAAGGCGACCCGGCCCCGTGGCATCATGCATCGCTTGGTGTGACGGCGGTAAATAGGGAGGCTGCCCCGGCAATTACTGTCGCGGCAGCCTTCTTGCATTTTGGACGCACACATCACAATTTGATTGCAAATTTCCCCGATTTGTGGTATCAAATCGTAGTAGTCCAAAAACCGATAATGGAGCCCTAGATGGCGAATCCAACAATGGTGCGCGCTGACGCAACACGTCTGCGTCCGACGACCAACCTCATCATTCCACCGGGACTCACTCTCCCGCGTAAGGAACTGAAGCAGAACTTCATGTACGTGTACACCGGCGCCTTCACGGGCACGGGCAGCTCGTTCATGACGCGTTTGTGGGCTTCCTCTTTCTTCCCGAGCCTCACCAACAGTCCGAAGTTTGGCAAGACTCGTCCTCGCGCGGTTGCCGATGGGCTGGCCAAAGAACTGCCGATGAACTTCCTGCGGCTGAAGAAGGTGGACACGCCGAACGATCCGCACTTCGTGGCCAGCGTTCCGCTGTATCAGTTCGCGTCGCATAGCAGCGAACGCACGCTGCGCTTCCTCATGGACCTGTTCATGGGCCAGCGCTGGTCCAAGACCTTGATCCAGCACACCGCCGAGCAACTGGATGAGGTGAAGGAGTGGAACCAGCAAGCGGCAGAAGCGCCGAAGGACCAACTGAGCGAGCGCGTGCTGCCCGCATCCCACGTCATCAACAACATGCGGCTGGACGCTATGGGCAGCGAAGCGCTGCGTCAGTGTCTGCTGCAAGTGCGGATCCAGTCCAAGGGTCTGTACAACGTGATCTTTGCTGACTTCAAGATCCGCAAGGAAGAAGCTCAGCAGCTGACGACCACGGAATGGTCGATGCTGCGGTCTATCGACCTGTATCCGTTGCTCCTGCACTGGGTGCGTACCACCTTCGGTGATCGTGGACAGGCGCCGGTCGCGAGCTTCCCGGTCTCGAAGATCGCGTTCAGCCTTCCGCCGTCGCATGTGGAAAGCGCTCGCGTCAACGACCTCGGCATTTCCGTGGGTCCTGACGGTGCTCCGTACTTCCTACCCCGGTCAGTGGACAAGAACCAGACCATCCTGTACGAAGATCGTTACACGGGAGCGGGCACTCGCAACGACGGCAGCTTTGCGCTATTGGATACAGAGCAGGGCGCCGAAGCGATGAGCTCGGGCCACGAGCCGAAGACCAAGCTGCCGCACAACATGGTGGTAGCCGTCGACTGGCTGAACAACAAGTACAGCTACACGAACACCGAAGGCATGCTGTCGGTGATGGACCTCACGCGATTCCAGCCGGCGAACGTGGCGCACATCCACGAGCTGCTGCATTCGCGATCCATCAACGAGAAGCACGTGTCGTGGTTTGTGTCGCTGGGCGAAGCCGCAGGCGTGCCGCTTACCGCCTTCGAGACGCTGCCGTCGGATTTGGAGGACGTGCAATCCGAGACGATGAAGGAAACGCTGAGCCGCACCGCAGGTCCTCTGCTGTGGTTCAAGACCGCTCGTCAGTCGTATGCGCAGGACATCAACGATCTGGTGCCCTTCGCGTCGATCTCGGTGAACGGCTATAGCGCGATGCGTCCGCTGGCACGCTACTTCAAGCTGATCGAAGCGGCTGTGCGCAACAACATCGAACCCGTCTACCTGAAGTACAGTGTGATGACGGTGGCCGAGATGTTCTCGTGGCTGGTGCTCATCACGCACTACACAGACGATCTGCCGCGACTCAAGGCTGACGACGCAGCGTATCGCCATGCCGCGCTCAATCAGCGCGTGGACCCGGACTACGAAGTTCCGAGCATCCCGCTGATGGCCCCAAACATGGGCTTCCTGCCGCACCAGAAGAAGGTGCGCAACCTGATGAAGGACAGCCCGGACTTCGCAATCATGCCGGTGCAGACGGGCGGCGGCAAGTCCATCCTTCTGCTGACCGACCTGCTGCTGGAGTTCAAGGCCAATCGCAACGAACCATATCTGGTGTTGTGTCCGTCGCACTTGGTGCCCAACTACGTGAAGGAAGCAGTGTACTTCACGGGCGGCAAGCTCAACGTGATCGCCATCACCAATCCGGCCATCCGCCAGAACGGCTGGAAGCGGTTGCAGGCCATCATGATGGCGGCACCTCGCAACACGGTCGTGGTTGTGGCGCTGGACACGTTGAAGTTCCGTCCGCGTACTGTGTCGTACGGCACGACTCCGGTCGACGTGTTCCCGGTCATCGACTTCCTGCGTCAGTTCAAGTTCGGCTACGTGGCAATCGACGAGGCACACCGCATCAAGGGAGCGACTGCTCGCAACAAGTCAGTGATGGCACTGGTCGCTGACATTCCGAAGAAGCGTCTGGCGTCGGGCACCTTCGTGCACGATTCGCCGTCGGACTTGGCGATGACCATCGCTGCGTTGGATCCCACGCTGTTTGGTACGCGCGAGGAATTCAACGACAAGTACGGGTTGGAGGTGCGTGGAGGCCGCGTTATCAAGTGGAAGCCCAACGCACAGCGCGAGATCATGCAGAAGATCCGCAGCCGCGTGGTGATCGCCGGTGCAATGCGCAAGGAATGGGCTGCGTTCCTGCCCAAGAAGGTGGAATGGGTTGGTGGTGTCAACTTGACTCCGGCGCAGCAAGCAGTGTACGAAGATCTGTTGAACAAGGTCATCGAGCAGATCGAGCAGGACGCCAAGACCAACAAGGCGTTGCAGGACTTCGTGAAGGGACGCCACGCCAAGGACAACGTCCGTGACGATGAAGCGGACGTGGAAGCCGAGGACGAAGTCGAAGACGAACGCGACGATGTGGATGAGGACGCTGGTGAAGATCTCAGCGCCATGCTCAACCCGTATCTCGCACGCCTCGAACAGTTCTTGGTGGCACCGGGCAGCGATCCTTTGGGTGCAGCACTGCTCAAGGGTGAAGACCTGCTGAGCCCGAAGGTTGCGCTCATCTACAAGCGAATCCGCCTACACCTTGAGGGCGGTGAAGCTGATGGCAAACCATACGGTCCGTTCCCAGGCAAGGTCATCGTGTTCTGCAATCAGGTGGCCGCAGCCGAAGAGATCTTCAACAGCGCACCGCCTGATCTGAAGAAGAGTGGTCTGCTGTACAAGGCCAGCGACAAGGTGGAAATCCTGTCGCAGCTGGAGAACAACCCCAACAAGAAGTGGGTGGTGGGTGTTGGTCAGTCGATGGAAGAAGGGCTGAACCTCCAGTTCGCGTCGCGTATCATCCGTGCGTCTACGGTGTGGAACCCCGGCAACCTCGAACAGTCCAATGCTCGTATCGAGCGTCCGGAGTTCAAGAAGGCCGAGACCCGTCCACAGATCTTCTTCGACACGATCGTTGCCAACCGTACGTTCGACATCTCGAAGACGGCGCGTCTCATCGCGAAGGTGATCGCCGCTGCCAAGTTCGAGAACGCGGACAGCCATCTGTACGACGAGATTCCGGATGTGCCGGTCATTCCGATGACGCTGGACACGATCCGTACGATGAACACGTGGGAACGTGTCAGCGATACGAATCCGGGCTTGGTCGAGTACATGAAGGCGTTGCAGGTGTACCAGGAGGTTCGCAACAAGGACTACGATCAGTACAAGGAGGACTACATCAAGAAGTACGGTGAAGGTCCTGTCATGTCGCCGATCGAAGTCGCGCCGACGCCGCCGGATTCCAAGCTGCTCAAGTACACTCCGTACGTTCCAGGTCTCGGCCTGTACAACGAGAAGGAGTTGGGCCTCGTACGTCTGGACGAAGCCATGAACGTGGTGACCACGGACGAAGAGGAGGAAGACGACGAGAAGGAAGTGCCGGAAGGGTATGTGGATCCGGCCATCGTCCAGCGCGTCAACGAGCTGAACGGCAGTCTTGCGCATACCGAATGGGGCGACGGCTACATCCGTGGTCTGCGTCCGGGTGCCAAGATGGTGACGGTAGAACTGCTGAACGGCTATCGTGTTCGCGTGCAGCGGTCGCAGGTGTTCGTTGTGGGCCGCGCACTGACCTCGAACAAGGACATCCGCAACCAGATCCTGAAGGCGATCGGCGATCTTCCGGTGAGCACGCCAGCCGAAGTGCCAGCAGATCGCTGGATTCCGAGTACCAAAGCACTCGAGATCCAGAAGAAGCAGGCAGACAAGCTGCGTCAGAAGGAAGAGAAGCAAGAGCAGAAGGAGAAGGAATCGGCGCTCAACATCGAGCTCACCCTGTTCGTTGCCAACGGCTTCTTGGGCATCGACTATCTGCTGGACGACGAGAACCACATGGCTACTCGCGTGTTGCAGGCAGCAGGCTTCCGTACGACCCCGGAGTACTACTATTCCAAGGTCGTGAACGCCAAGGCGCTCGAGAATCAGTTCGCACTGTGGGCAGAGAAGGGTCTGCAGATCGACCCAATCGTGCTGAAGCAAGGTGTGGGCGACGCGTTCAACGAGATGCTGCGTCTGCTGAAGGCGGGCTTGGTGCGCAATCACACCGAGACCTACAAGGCAACGCGTCAAGCGCAGGTCGTCAACTTCTACCGGCTGGAACATCGTCCGAGCAACAAGAAGGAACTGTTCAAGCCCTACCCGATCATTCAGGATGGTGTGGCGTACATCGCACTCCCTGCAACTGGTCAGGCAGCGACGCGACTGGCAATGCAGTACAAGCGTCCGTCGTATAAGTGGATCAAGAGCGAACCGACGCTGTCCTACTTCGGTTCCTTCCAACAGGTGGTGAGCATGCTGCAGAAGCTGGAAGCGCAGGGTGTGCACATTTCCAACAAGAAGGAGCTGAACAAGGAACTGAGCCGCTTGAAGTTGATGAAAGTGCGCAAGGTCGAGGACGATAAGGCGCTTGTCTAAGTCTGCAATTTGATGGCGTTGGGCGGTTGCTTCCGCCCTCGCCCATCTACGTACCACTCAAGAGGATCAACATGAGCTTCGATTTCTCCAAGATCAAAGAAGCGGCTCGCGCCGCAGGCTACCTGCTGTCCGAAGGCGAGCACATCCTCGCGGAAGACTTCCAACATCTCGAGCACTGGGCCTTCTCGCACTTCGGTCTGAGCCGTCAAGACCTGCATTACGGTCTGGCGTATCCGGGCCTGCTGCCGAAGAACTTCCCGGGCCAGCCGGGTGCAGAACAAGCTCCCGCACCGGTTGCTGCTCCAATCCCGGAACCGACCAACGTGGAAGCTCCGGCTGCTGAACAAGCGCCGGACACACCGCAGGCACCGGAAGCGACGCCGGAACCGGCTGCTGAACAGGCACCGACCCCGGAAGCTGCCCCGCAAGAACCGGCTGCTGAACAGCCTCCGGTCCAGGAACAGGCGCCGCAAGAACAACCGGCTGCTGAACAGCCTGCCGCTGAGCAAGCTCCGGCTGCTGAGCAACCGGCACAAGACGCTGCTCAATAATCTGGAGGCTAAGTCATGGGCACCAAAGCTCTTGGGAACCGTGGCTCCTACTTCATGTCCGGCGCTGATGGTATCGGGGGCGTCGCTGTCCCCGACCCATCCGTCGGCTGGACGGCTGTCGTTAGCGAAGGCAGCGACGTCGTCCATCTCGGAGCCTCTGATTGTGCAGCGCCGAACGGTGGCGTTCGTGTTGGCTGGTCGTTCCAGGCGTCGGCTGGCGTGCAGATCGACATCTCGTGTGGTCCGCGTGCTAAGGCCGCTTCCAACGACCCCAATCAGAATCAGGGAGTTGTGTGGGACACGACCACGGTGGGCGCGCTGTCGGCCAATACCATCAAGACCATCACTTCCCCGTTCACTGCAATCCGTATCACCTTTACCGGAGCAGCGGAAGTGTACATCTGCTCTCGCTAAGGAGGCGCTATGGCAAAAGTGCCTCAAGCATTCACGCAGGCGAAGCGTGCGCAAGTGCGTAAGCCTCAGGTCGCATCCGAAACCTCGATGGAGGATGCAATCCTGACGCGTCAGGTCAACACCTATCAGCAATCCATCGAGACGAAGGACGCGGAGCACGATCAGACGCTGCTGCACGGGTTGGATTTCACGACATGGTTGCCGTTCGCGGCTAAGACCTATCGTATCAGCCCGCGCATCGAGGACTACATCCTCGTCACGACCGTGATCTGTCCGTCGGAAATCCCGAACCGCAACGGCATCGCGTTCCCGACCTCGGAGCTGGTGACATTCCAGCCACCTCCGATGAACCGGATGGTGTACAAGGCGTGGGCTGGATGTCCGGTGCATCTGGAACACGATAACGAAGTTCACGAACGAGCCTACGGCGTGATCCTCGACACGTCGTTCCACAAGGTGGAAGGCTACGGTGGCGGCAGCATCTGGAAGGTCATGGGGCTTCTGGCAATCGACAAGCAGAAGAATCCGGACATCGCCCAGGAAGTGCTGCAAGGGTCGATCGACACGTACTCCATGGGTGCGCTGGTTGACTACTTCACGTGCGGATACTGCGGAGCGGAGAACACTGGTCGCAATCGCTGTTCGCACATCACGTCTATCAAGGACGTGAACTTCAACCTGCACAAGGACTGGAATGGGAAGTCGCATCTCTCGTTCCTCAATGCGCATGGCATTCAACCGATCGAGTGCTCCATCGTCCGTGATCCGGCGTGGGCTCCTGCACTCAGCGACGCCGTGAGGGAGTGGTGATGTACGAGATCAAAGCGGCGGTTGACCGCCTGAAAGCAACGGAGGTCGTCGCTGGATACAGTGGCACGAAAGTCGGTGACCTCAACAAATATGTCCGCGCCCTGAACCCGAAAGTCAAACCCATTGGCAACTCGGGTATGGGCGGCGGTGGTCGTGCTGGTGAAGCTGCGTGCTTGGTATCGGCCGAAGACGCATTGGATTTGGTGAACGCCCTGATCAAAGACGGATGGACAGGACGCCGTACTTCGAAGAGGGCCGGTCCTCCAGGACGAGAAGCTACGAAGTACGAGTACATGATCTACCGTCCGAAGGACGATCTTCCGGGTCTTCCGTACATCACCGTGTCGAAGCCCGCGTCCGATGGCAAATGTCGTATCCGCTTGAGCCAGGAAACTGCTGCTGCAATTCGTTCGCGTCGCAACAGCAAGTTCATGTTCAATCCGGTCAAGCGTTACAAGTAATGAGTTCCTTGTCAGCTGACGAACAGCTGATCTTCAGACCCCGCCCTGCGCAAGCTCGGCGGGGTTTCTTTTTGACTAAAATCCCCCGTTCTGCAATTTGACAATAGCGACAGGTTCAGAATGCGCGCGCAACCTAAATCTGCCTCGTTCCATCAATCTTCCTAGAGAGGACTCTATGGCCATTGGCACCCGCAAGAAGCGCGTGTTGGCAGCTAAGGACTTCAGCGGTCCGGGCTCCACCACCCACTTCCCCAACGATGAGAAGATGGCGGACGTCAAGTCCGACGTCGAAGTCAAGAACAACCAGGATCCGCAGGACCTGCTGATCGATCCGGATGACGAGTCGGGTTCGACTCACTTCCGCAACGAGGAGAAGCTCAACGACAAGTCGAAGGGCAATCCCGCAACCGCCAAGGCCGTCAAGACCACGGCTGCCGAGGTGGACGTGGAACACGACGAAGCCGAAGGCTACACGCAAGACCTGTCGGCGCTGGACGAAGGTCTGCCGAAGAAGGGCGATGAAGCCGATCTGAAGGCAAGCACCAAGACCACCGCCGCCGAAGACTGCGACGACAAGGGTCCGCAAGCTACCACGCACAGCCCGAACGGTGACGACGTGGCCGAGCCGGCGGAAGGCTACCTGACGAACGCTGAACTCGAAGACCTGGACGAAGAGTTCGAGGACGAAGAGGAAGTGGACGCAGACGCACTGGCCGACGACGCGGGCCAGAACCCGCAGCAATCGCTGCTGGACGTGACCGACGAGCTGGAAGAAGTCGACGCCGAGATGGAAATGGGTGACGACGAGCACGAGTTCACGGACGACGTGGAAGAAGACGACATCGCGGAAGCGGACGTCGACAGCATGCCGATCCTGGACGTGGACGACGCCGACGATGACGGCGACGACGTGGTGTTCGCCAGCGTCGGCAATCGCCTGCACGTGATCAAGGGCAACCGCATCGTCGCTTCGATGGGCAAGAAGCTGGCAGCCAAGGCCAGTGTCGAGGACCTGTACCTGAGCGAGCAATTCCAAGACGCCTCGTACGCCGAGTTCTCGAAGCACGGCCTGCGCGCTGGTCTCCGCAAGATGGGCTTCGCTCTGGCCACGGTTGACGTGGCGAAGAACGAGCTGATCAACAAGCGCGTGGAAGCCAAGGCCAAGAAGGTGACGGCTGCTGTTCGTCGTACGGCGCAAGCGTCGAACGATGCGCTGGGCCAATGCTTGGCGATCGCTGCAGTCGGCATCAACCGTCAGTACTTCAAGGACTCGCGCAACGAACTGCGCGCTGCTCTCGAAAGCGAACTGGCGGCTGCTGGTGTGCGCGGTGCACGTCAACTGCTGAAGACCGTGTTTGCCAAGCATGGCGTGTCCTACGCCAAGGACATCCTGACGCTGGCCAACTCGCTGGTCACCAAGCCGGAAGAAGTGCGCAACGCCTACGCTGAAGCTCTGGACCTGACGTCGGACGGCGAAGTCGAGGAGCTGGATGACATGGAAGGCGACGAGTTCGGTCAGCCGGCCAATCCGGACTTCATGACGGAAGCCGACCAGGACGAAGACTTCGTGGATGAGTTCGAAGAAGAGATCGAAGCCCCGGAAACGGTGCATGCAGCTCTGGCACGACCCATCCATCGTCGTCAGAAGGTTCAGGCTGCCAGCTACTCGTCCGGCGCACAAGCTGTGCTGGCGGGCACGGCCAAGCTGCCGTTTGCGCAGTTCTAAACCCACAACCTGCATTTTGATGGTGAGGGGCAGCGTCCAGCGGATGCAGGTCCCCACCAGAATTCTTCCCTTGGAGATTGAATATGATTTCTCGTCCGCTGACTCGTGTCGTTAACTCGGCCGAAATGAATGTGGCTCCGGGCGCTGTCATCCTGGCTGAAGGTCAGGCTCTGGTCCGCGCGAACGGCAATCTGCCTGCTGGCGTTCTGCCGGCCACCGGTACTGCAACCGACGTGTTCATGGGCTTCGCGTTCGCCGGTACCTCGGCTTACCCGTTCCCGGAACAGTACACCAACAAGGTCGAAAGCTTCATCGCTCCGGCCGCTGGCAACACCATCACGCTGAGCCAGACCCCGATCGCCGGTCAAGTGTTCATCCTGGATACGACCAACGGCACGCCGCTGGTTGCTGGCACCGACTTCACCGTGGCAGGCAACGTCGTCACGCTGTCGGGTACCAAGTTCAAGGCTGGCGACACGCTGGCTGTGACCTACAAGTACTCCATGACCGTGGTCCAGGCCGCTGCTCTGATGGGCAACACCCAGCCGGGCGGCTACGCGGGTGCCTACGTCGGTCAGATCGGTGTCGTGACGCGTGGCGTCGTGTACACGTCGGAATTCGACGCATCGGCTTCGTGGGCCACCGCGACCAAGAACACCGGCGGCGCTCTCGCAGCGACCGACATCGTTCTGGGTGCCAACGGCCAGCTCACGCTGCACGGCACGACCGCTGGCGCCAACGGCGTTGCGTTCCCGGGCGTCGTGATCGCTGTTCCTGGCGAATCGTACCCGTTCCTGGGTGTCGACTTCTCGGCTGCTGTCTAATAGACCGGCCTCAACAAACATCTGGAGCTAAACATGGTTCGTCAAAAGGTTAAGATTGCTGCTTCCAAGAAGCCGGTGGTTGCCGCAACCGAGTACAAGTTCGGCGGCTCGAATGAGCGCGCTGTGGGCGCCAACGGTGAACTGAACGCGAGCAACAAGCGCGATCTGATCAACCGCCAAATCCAATTCATCCAGGCCGCCTCGCGTGGCGAACTGGCTGCTGACGGTCAAGTGCTGAAGGCCGAAGCCGCCGCGCAAACCTCGAAAGAACTGGTGCAAGCTGCGTTCAACGACAGCGAAGCGCACCGCGTTCTGGGTGAGCGCATGGCCGACAGCCTGTACCAGACCTGCAACCGTCAGGGCTTCGCTCGTAAGTACCTGACCAAGATCACGGTCGAACAAGGCAGCATTCCGCGCTTCCCGGTCCGTCTGAAGAACGTGGTCGCCGCGTACTCGACGTCGCCGACGCAGATCCAGTCGCAAATCACGCTGGACAAGTGGCTGACCCCGCCCGAGCTGCAACTGGTGGCTCGTCCGTTCATTCCCCTGAACGACCTGAACCAGTCGGCCGGCGACGTGCTGCAAGAGAAGTACGTGGAAGCCACCGAAGCCATCATGGTGTCGGAAGACCGCCTGTGGTACAACCTGGTGAACTCGATGGTGGGTGTCGACAACCCGCTGTCCATCATCAGCGGCTCGCTCACGCCGTACTCGTTCATGCAAGTGCAACAGAACGTGACGCGCTGGGGCCTGAAGGCACCGCACGTGCTGATCGCCAGCGATCTGTACGTCGACATCGTCGGCAACAGCGACTTCTACTTGGCCATCGACCCGGTCGCTCGCCACGAACTGCTGCTGACCGGTGAAATCGGCGTGATGTACGGCTGCACGATCACCTCGGACGCCTACCGCTTCCCGGAACACAAGGTGCTGAACCGCGGCGAATTCTTCGTCGTGGCCGACGCCCTGAACCATGGCGCGTACTCGGATCGCGGCGGTCTGCAATCGCAGCCGACCGACATCACCGTGGAACGTGTGCCGGGCCGTGGCTGGGTGATGTACGAATCGCTCGCCATGTCGGTTGCCAACAGCACCTCGGTGGCGAAGGGTCTCCGCATCTAAGGACCTCGGAGGTGACGGCAAATCTGTCACCTCCTCAACCTGACAACTGGAGATCGAGATGAAGTACAACCGAGCATTGGATTTTCTGATGACGGCTGCCGTCAAGTATGCGCAAGGCAAGCCGGAGCTGGCTGCCAAGTGCATGCACAAGGCCAGCCTCGAGCCGAGCTTCGCTCACGCCATTCGCATCCTCGAAGCGTCCAACGCCCAAGCCTATCAGGCGCAGGTGACGGCCAACGCTGAAGCCAAGGCCAAGGTGGAAGCCGAAGCCAAGGAAGACGAGGAACTCGAAGGGCTGGTGGGCGACGCCGACGACATGGAAGACGAGGAAGAGGCCGAAGAGGAAGTGGAAGCTGCCTCCGAGCCTGAAGGTGAACCGGGCGAAGTCGAAGACGAAGCCCTGGAAATCGAGGAAGCTGAAGAAGCTCCCCACGAGAAGTTCGCCAAGCTCCTGGCATCCATGAAGAAGCCGGCGAAAGCCACGGCTGCTGCAACCCCGGCTGTCGCCAAGAAGCCGGTGGCCGCTGCCAAGCGCGCTGCGAAGTAATTCCCTGTCTCTAGAGACGGAGAAAGTCGGACCCCTTGGGTCCCCGGGCCCGGACCTTTAACAAGGCTTCCGGGCCTTTTTCATTTGGTGGGTCTATGACCACGACGATTCAACCAATTGACTCATTCGTCTTCGCTGGGTTTCAGCAACGCTTCCAGCAAGTCTTCAATTGCCCTTGCCTGTTCATCAACCAGAACGACCGCACCAAGGTCATTGACCGGATCTTCGGACAAGGCAATCCGATCGAGTACCCATACGCCTACTTCGTGATTCAGCGACTGTCTGCCAACAACGACAGCTACAATCCTCACCAGATGGGGCGTCGCGGGATCACCTTGAATGTGGACAGCGAACAGACGATTCAGACTGTGCGCGTGCTGCCTACCACTTTCGAAGTGGAGGTCAACTACATCACCAACAAGATGGAGAGCACGGCGCAGGGATCGGTCATCGCGTTTGCACGGCGTTGGCTGCTCGCGCGGCGTTTCGGCTACCTGAAGTTCAGCATCAACTACGGCAATCTCCAGTTCGGTGTGGGAACCACTCTGCCTGAGGAGGTGCCTATTCCGCAGCGTGAGAACATCACTGAGACCGAAACCAAGTACGACGTGGTGACCACGATTGCAGTGCACGGTTACGTGAGTGAGCCGATGTTGGGACGTCAGGGCAAGGTCAACAAGGTGAACCTCAATCAGGGCATCCAGCTGCCGAAAGGACAGGTGGTCAGTACTCAGACCTTCACGTGGAACAAGCCTCAATAGCAACCAGCGTGAATTTGATAGTAGGAATTCAACTAAAGGAGTCAGCAATGGCCCTCGTACGAAATGTCGGCAAAATGCCTCTGCATGTCGGCATCATCCAGGAAGACGGATCGAAGACCACGATCCGAGTCATGCCTAGCATCAGCCGTAGCGTGAGCCTGCCGCCGGGATCGCAAATCGACCCGGTCTGGCTCGCACTTGAAGGTAAGGACCTCCGCGTATTCGACGATCCGAAACCGGTGACTGCCACAAACGACGCGCCAGACGTTCCGACGGAAACCGACAAGGAGTAAGTTATGGGTACGATTTCCCCGAACCAATCGTCAAAGGTCATCGTCAACGAGATCAACCTCAGTCAGGTGATCGCCGGTGCTAGTACGTCGGTTGCGGCGCAGGTCATTGTCAGCGCGCAGGGCCCGACGCTGGCTCCGTTCAACAACACGAATCCGGATGCGTATCTGGCGACGGTTGGCAATCCGAACGCGCAAGTGTCGTTTGACCAGTACACGGCTCTCGACTACTTCAAGGAAGGCAGCAACCTCTGGTCGCTGCGCGTGGTGGGTGCCGGGGCGCTGTATAGCGCGCTGCTCATGTACACCGACGGCACGAGCACCTTCCTGCGTCCGATCACGGCAGGCGTCGCTGATCCCACGCAGCCCAACTGGCCTGCGCTGTTGCCTCCAGGTTCGTTCACGGCGCTGGCCCTGTTCTACCCGATCAACGGTCAAGGCGGCTACGGCAACAACACGGCGATCTCCATCGCCAGCTCCAACATCGCTTCGCCAACGGATCTGGCTGCGACCAGCGCGTCGACCGGCGGAACGATGGTGCCAGCCACCTATCAGTATCAGATCAGCGCTGTGTCCAAGTCGGGCGAAGCACTGGTGGCGCCCGCCGTCAACATCGTGATCGCAGCAGGAACTGTCACCAATAGCGTGACGCTCACGTGGACTGCAGTGCCGGGAGCTACGGCCTACAACATCTACGGCCGGACCAGCGGCGCGCTGGGTCTCGTGGCGCAAGTGGGTGCAGGCAGTGGCACGATGACGTTCACCGACACGGGCGCTCCGCTGTCGAACCCCACGCAACAGCCGATTACCAACCCGGCAAACGTCACGACCAGCCCGTACTTCACGGTCAACGTGTTCAACACGGTGAACAGCTCGATCTACCCGGTCGAAACCTTCACCTGCACGTTGATGGAGAACACTGGTCCCAACGGACTGGAAACGGAAATCACGCAAGCGATCAACCCGTTCTCGTCGTGGGTACAGGTCACGTCCAACGTGCCGAACCTGTTGGTGCCTCCCTCGTCTGTGGGCAACGCCAGCGTGCAGAATCTGGCAGGCGGCAACAGCGGTGCGGCGCCTACCAGTCTGCAAGTTGCAGGCGCATGGGCCAAGTTCAGCAACAAGCAACTGTATCCGATCAACCTGCTGATCAACGGTGGTCACTCGACGCCGGACGTTCAACTGGCGATGGACTCGCTGGCTCAGCAACGCGGGGACTGCGTGGCACTGCTCGATGTACCGTCGGCCTCGCAGCAGTATCAGCAAGCGATCAACTATCGCAACCTGCAGCTGAACTTGAACTCCACGTACTCGGCACTCTTCGCGCCGGATGTGCTGGAAGCCGACACGATCAACGGGAAGCAGCAATACGTCCCGTTCTCGGGCTGGGCCGCTGCACTGTGCGCACGCACCGATCGCGTCCAGAACCCGGCATGGTCCATCGCCGGTCTGAACCGCGGTCTGGTCAACGTGCTGAAGACGCGCTATGTGTACGACGAAGGCCAGATGAACCAACTGTTCCAGGCCCAAGTCAACTACACGCAGACGTTCATCGGTCAGGGCATCGCGCTGTGGGAACAGCAAACGATGAGCGCGCAGTTCTCGGCGCTGTCGTGGCTGTCGGTGCGTCGCATCGTGAACGTGATCAAGGTGTCGCTGTACAAGTTCCTGCTGTACTCGCTGCAGGAGCCGAACGACGACTTCCTGGGTCGCCAGATCGTGGAGAGCTGCTCGTCGTATCTGCAGAACATCCAGAACGCACGCGGCCTGTCGGCTTACAAGGTTGTGTCGGACTCCACCAACAACTCTGCGGACGACTTCAACAGCGGCATCCGCAACGTCACGGTGGTTCTGATTCCGACTATCCCAGTGCACATCATCAATCTGCAAGTGGTGATCAGCAAGCAGGGCGTGTCGTTCTCGGAAGTGCTGTCGCAGGTGAATCCAGGCTAACGGGTTGGGAGGGTTCGCCCTCCCTGCCTAACGCTTATGGAGATCAAGCATGGCAGATGAAAGTGAAGTGTTCAAGCCGAAGTCCTACGGCGAGCAGAACTGGAAGACCATCGAGAAGCGGCAGGAGATTAAGGAGCCTTCGGAAAGCACGAAGCCCGTGGGTACAGGTGGCAAGCAGGGCTCCAATCAGTACCAGACGCAGTCGGCTCACAGTCCTGGGGCTCGTGAGCTGTTGCCGCAGAACGATGCGCAGTATGCGAGCGATCAGGCCAGCATGCGACCTGAAAGCACAAAGCGCGAATCGTTGTACGACGAGACCGCGGTCAAGTCGGGTCCCAGTCGCTTCCTAACCGAAGCGGAGATCCGTGCTCGGGGCGGTCGAGTGTTGGCCGAACAGGCGCTTGAGCAAGCGCTGAAAACGATGGCGTCCAAGGGAGGCGTGTCTGATGCTACTGGCAATCCAAATGCAAATCTGGATGGGGGTATGGCGGCTAGTGATCCTCAGCCCAATGCTCAGCGCGTTCTCAACGGAAGCCGACTCGGCACCGAAGACGACAGCCTGACAAAGGATCAGGAGAACTACGGCACTGGATCCAACATGGATCGTGGGGCCGGAACGTCCACACCTCGTCCGTCGCGCAGTGTGTTGCCTCCGTTGTACGACACGGACACCAGCAGCTCGTATGCGCGCGAGACCAACGTGAACCGCAACACAACGGCCCGCGACCCCGAGCATATCTGGGACGTATCGCAGCTGACGACGGGCGCCGTTCACCGGCTGACCGCCACGTCGACCATTGACAACGAGCCTGACGTCGGCGGTGGCATCAACATGACGGGCGAGGAAGGGTCGCGGCATACGTGTCCTGGCACGATCACCTGCACGGCAGCAGTCCAACGGCTGGCCAAGGACGTGCACGATGGGGACTTCGATCCTGCGGGGCGCGCCACCGGCGATCGCATGATCACCAACGATCCCAAGAACACCGGCTATCTGAATGTCCACAGTTCGGAAGTGGATGCAGATGCCGACCCTCGTCTGTGGAACATGGCTAATCAGCCCATGGGGCAAGCCGGATAATCAATCAAGGAGTTTATTATGGCACGTACCAGTGTCTATGATGTGACTGCGGTCGGAGATCCGGCGTTGTCGTGGAACTATGACCTGTTCCTGCCAGCGATCCCGGGCACGGCCGAGACTCGACAGCTCACGTGGCGATGCATGAGCACTGCGCTGCCGGGTTCGGAAGTGGATCGTGTGGATGTCCAATTGCACGGCGTTCAGCTCGTGTACATGGGCCGCCGCAACTGGAGCCACAGCTTCAACTCGACGTTCCTGGAAGCGATCGACTGGGCAACGCGCGATGCGTTCGTCGCCTGGATGGAAGCTGGTCGTTCCTGGGTGCGCAACGCGGGCACCGAGAGCACCACGTACAAGGTCAACGGCCAGCTCGTGGTGTATGACGACATCCCCAACGTCGTCAAGACTGTTCAGGTCGTGGGCATGTGGCCGCAAGCCATTGCCGACGTGCCGCTGGACGGTTCGCAAGGTGGCGGTCACGTGTCGCTGGAAATCACGTGGGCGTACGACTACACGATCGACCTGTAATACCTGCTTCACCAAGGAGAGCTTCGGCTCTCCTTCTTCCTCTTCTGCGTTCTGCAGACATAGCTTCATTGAAGGTTAGTGCAACGCTGACCGCCTCTCCACATCTTCATCTGCGACTTCCGTAAGAGGTCTTAGATGATGCTGTCTACCAAGAGAGGTCTACAATGAGCACCGTCAACTTCCCCTTCTCAGTACCAGTCAATTACTATACAGGAACTGGCATCAGTGCGCAGTTGTTTCGCTCTGAGTTCTACACGAATCTGCCAGTTACCACACAACATGTTGTAGCAGTCGCTACCACGGACACTGGAACCGCGCCCGCAGGTCTTTACCTGTTCCAAGGTCAAACGTGGCAGCTTGCCATACCATACGACAATCTCAATGATTTCATCATCGCAGGAGTATGGTCTGTACACTGACGGATCCATCTACTACGAGATCGTGCTGAACGGAACGTTGACCGCTTCGTCATTCGCCAGTGCTGGGAACACGAGTCTAGCGTTGATCGACACGGCGGCTACCGGCATCACGGGAGGCCAAGTGGTGAAGTCGGGATACTTGTCAACGAACACTCGCATCAGTTCGTTCGCTCAGATCCAGCTGTATTTCCCACTGGTCTACAGCAGCTTGCTCAACACGCAAGACACGCTGACGGTTGTCGCCACCCAGATTACGACCAACTCGCACGCCGCAGCTACGATCGGCTGGAGTGAGTACTACTGACGCATTCTGCAATTTGATGGTATAACCCTCCGAGGTTCACTTCCGAAACATCCTGTTCACTTGACAGAGGAATTCATGGATACCAATACCATTTCGATCACCGACTACCAAATGGTGAACAAGCGTCTGGCTCGCGTGGTCGTCGCTTTCACCGGCAACATGCAGAAGGAAGAAGTGCGCGATCGCATCGCTGAGCGCTTCGACAATCTGGCGACCGTGGTCCCCAACAGCTTCCAGGCCTGGTGAAGGCCAACGTGGCAGTCGGATTCCTGCGTGCCAACAAGGAAGTGCGCGTGGTCACCGAGAAGGAAGTCCGTGCATCGTATCGCACGCTGGCCTCCAACATCATGATGGACAACCGCGATCGCTCGCTGTGGGAAGTCAAGGAAGGCGACGGCGGCAAGTACCTGGCCCGCCACGGCCACGAAGATCTGAGCGAGCTGGTGAGCGCCAAGGTGCACCATCGCCAAGACATCCCGAAGGTGCATCACATCGCAACGGCTGCTGCAGTCGCCGGTGAGTTCGCCACGTTCGTCAGCAAGACTGGCGAAGTGGAACACGGCTTCGTTCTGCAGGCCAACGCCACTCACGCCAAGGTGTTGCCGATCTCCACTCGTGTGCCGGAAGTCGTGGCCAACGTGCAGATCACCCAGCTGTCGCGCGTTCCGGTCCGTAAGTCGGTCCACGCGCAGATCGTGAAGGCTGGCATCATCTCGGCCGAGGAGAAGGCCAAGTCCAAGGAGTACTACGAGAAGCTGTACGGGTACGACGCCGACTATCTGGCGCAGGTCATCAACGAAATCGAGACGACGACCTTCGTCTAAGCCGTGCCCAACGAAAAAGCCCCGCTAAATAGCGGGGCTTTTTGCTTTGCTGCTTCAGTGAAGAATGCGCGGCACAGTCTGCTCGTCTTCATCGTCGCACGTGCAGTGCTTGGCGCAGGCCCCACAATCACCACAGATGGGGCCGCTGTGCTCTTCTTCATCCAACGTGGAAATCACGTCAATGACTTCATCGTCATCGTCGCTGTCCTCGTTGTCCTCCTCGTAAGGCAAATCCAGCAGCACCTCCTCTAGGATTTCGGCCTCCTCTTCTGGGTTCATCATGCACTGCGCTTCGGAGATCAGCTCCTGAAGCGAGTAGTAGCGCTTGTCAACCGGCATGCCGTCGCCGTCCCGCACTGCAAGCCCCTGATGCAAACAGTGCAGCGCATTCTTGGCACTCGCCGCCCACATGATGATCAGGAATTCAAACACCCCGTGCGGCAGCGGATCCGTCGGCTTCTTGCCAAGTGCCTTGAGCAGCAGGTCTTGCATACTGATCAGCCATTCGAGGAACTCCGACTGAATGGGGCGCTCGGTATCCGCGTGCGGCCCCTCTTCATCCCATTCCTTCGCCTTCTTCAGCAGCTCAGTCAGAATCGCCATGTCTATTCCTTCTTGGGTAACATCGGTACTTCGTCTTCCACGTCGCCGGGAGCGATCACGAGATTGAGATAGCCCGCAGGCAGCGGTTCACTGCCCGCTACATCCATCAGCGTAACGGCGCCGTTCGCGTCGCGCGTTCCGTACCAGTACTCATGCTTGAGAAGCAGAGGAAAGTACGCAACGACCGCGGCACTGGGTTTGATCTTGAAGTAGGGCATGGTTAGAGGTCTGATGCTAGGTTGGGTACTTTGCTCACATCCTTGGACTTCTTGCCTTCACCGTCGATGGTGCCCAAGGCTGCGACGTCGGTCTGCGACACGTCATACACTCGCATGGTCGCGTAGTCGATGCGCACGGTGAACGGATACGACTGGCTGTTACGAGACTTAGGTTGCTCGATTGGCGTGATGCCAGTCTCCTTCGACTCTTTGGATGCAACCCACGTGAAGCTGTTGGAGCTATGTTCGGTGATCGCACGGCTGTAGCGGATCTGGCCCGTATCGGACAACTGAGCAACGAGGATGTTGATGCAGTTCTCGTTCTCAGCGTTGATCTTGCACTGACGGGCGATGCCACCCAGAACCTGCCATGCGTTGTCACCGTCCACTCCCTTCAGCAGCGAGATATAGTCGATGATCTTCGCGTCATACTTGTAGGCGGCGGTAGCTGACAACAGCTGATCGATCGTCATGTCCTCTGACGGCTTGAACACGGTGAATCGACCGCCTGCGGCCTTTACCTTCTTCTCCCAGAGACGATGCCGACGGAACACCATGTCCTTCTCGGCTTGCGTCATCTTCTGGGTGATGATCTTGGTCAGATTCATCTTCGATGTGTAGGCCATGGCCCGGCACATCATTTCCCGATGCGACATTTCGAGCGGCACCATGAGCACCTTGTAGCCCATGCGCGCCATGTTCATGCCGATGTTCATCGTGAAGGTGGACTTGCCACCGCCAGACGTGGCAGCGACCGTCACCAGACCACCACGCGCCAGTCCGCCGTTCACATCGTCGAACGCCTTGATGCCTGTCGGGATCAGATCTTCGCTGTTGTCTTCATACAGGATGCTCTTAACGATCTTGGACGTGTTGTTGTTACGTCCAAGATGCAGGAAGCTCTCGTCCGTCGACTTCCGACTGTTGACCAGATTGAACGCATGACCCACTTCCTGCGCTAGACGACTGATGTCGACCTTCGGCTTCTGGAATTCCTCGTTGATGTGGGCCGCGATGTTGTAGAAGCCGCGACCCTGCCGGAAGTGGTTGAGCATGGACACGGCCTTCTCGGCCTCGGCGCGTGTCTGGATGGTTGCTTGGCTGTTGCGTAGGTGGTCCCGTGCCTGATCGCTCAGATGTGGGTCCTCTACCAACAATCGGTAGGTTGGCGCTTCACCTGTTCGCGCCATATGCCCACTGATCGCCTCGTACACCTCGATCGACTCGGGGCTGTAGAAGTACGTATCGTCGACGGAAGAGATGAGGGTACCTGCAACCGTCTTGTCTTTGTGACACATCCCCCGGAGAACCGCAAGTTCTGCGCGGGGCGAAACGAGTTTCGCCATGGTAGTTCTTATGTGTTACTGGTCAGTGTTGCTATTTACAGGCGGCGGTTCAGCGACCACGTGTGACTGGATCAGTTCGCCGTTCGGCGTGCGATCAAACACCATTGACAGCTGAGCTTCAATCGGTTCACCGTCCTTGGCCGTCAACAGCCCGCGCCCTGTGCACCGGTTCATGTCCACAATCCAGTTCATAGCACCTCCACTTTCTTCTTCACGAGCTGCTCGCTGAAGTACGCAAGGCTGTGACACGGAACGTGCAGCACTGTGCTACACAGCGAGATGGGATCGGTACCTGCACCCACGACGATGCGCGGCACATACGAGAACTTGTCCAGCAGATCACGCGCCTTCTCTACCTTTTGGCCTCCGCTGTTCACTGCCAGATTGGTCAGCACGATGAGCGTGGGCGGTGCCTGCAGTCCGCTGTCGTACTTGTTGAGCAGCGGATTGTCAAACCCTCCGTAGACCGGCCACCACACGATATTAGCTTTCGGCCCAAGCTGCTTCACATGCTGGAACGCGAGCCACGCTGCGAAGTAGCGTGCCTTCACCTCGTCGGGATTGCCACACACGGTGTAGATGATGGGCAGTGTTGCGTCCTTCAGCCAGCGGCGCATACTGTCATTCTGCGTCTCGGCTTCCACGATCTTCTCGTTCAGCCGTTCGCTTTCCAGCGCAAATGGCACCGGATCCCAGCGGAACTTGGGCTGCTGCCACGTGCTGCGCGGTACCACATTCATCTCGTCAGTGCGCGGCACGTCAATGGCACGTGGCAGTTCGCCGGGTTCTGCTTCTGGGCGGGCACGCTTGCGAGCGGCGACCTGTGGCTCGTACTCGACTTCCATCGTCTTCTTGCGCGGAGGTGTGAACGGCTTTCCACGCTGACGATTCGTATTTCCTTTGATTGCGAGCATAGTTAGATGGGAATGTGGATTTCGACCTGAAGCGTATCCGGCATTTTGCCGTTGAGGTTGGCGACTGCCAGCTCAAACGTAGGACCGGTACCCGTTACATCCGGACCCGTCCTATCATCTGTGTACAGGGTGATGGTATGCTGCCCACCTTCTTCCACGTGCTTGTAGTCGGCTGCGGTCAGTTGGAAGTTGTTGATCTTCAGCGTTGGGGTCATAGCTCCACCTTCATCTTTTGGTCTTTGCCTGCCAAATAGTCCTTCAGCGTCTGCTCATCAACGCGGGAGATTATGGGCTTGAACACCGGTTTCAGCACCTGCCAGAACTCGGTACGCATGCACGCACGACGGATCTGCACATCATCCAGGAACAGGCGGATGATGGGCTGTGGCTTGCCATCGAACGGTGTGAGCACGCGACTGAACCGCTGATTGGCGTTCGGCAGATTGCTGCTGGGCGTTACCTCGTACAAGGCGCTGGCCCGTGGGATGTTGGTACCCGTGGACAGCAACTTGATGTTGCCAACGAGGATCTTGATGCGATACGTTCGCGCCTGCTGCAGGAACTTGTCGCGCTGATCCTTCTTCAAGCCGCCGAAGAACGGCTGTGCAATGGTCTTGCCTGCCATCTTGTTGATGGCCATGACCAGTGCCTTGATGGGGGTGATCTGCGCGAATGGGATCAACACCATGTGCCCGTTCTTCGCGTCCTTGATCGCCCACTTGGCTATCAGCTTGAGGCGTGCTGGATCCTTCTCCAGACCAGACACCATACGCGTCCACATTACCTGACCCTTGGACGGTCGTGTGTAGCCGGTACGCACCAGTCGTACTTCAGGACGCAGGCGCTCGATCTTGGCCTCGTAAATCACAGGCCCCATGATGTCCCGCATCAGCACATAGCGGCCATCCTTACGATCAGGCGTACCACTCAAGCCGATCTTCCAGCGGCAGTTCAGCTTGTTGAGGATCGACGCATACTGAGGAGCGGCCCCCGTATGAATCTCGTCGACCATCACCACCGAAAACATGTCCCGGACCGCGCGAAGTAGTTTCTGCCCGGCTTCGCTGTAGAAGGTTTGGACGGTGACCAGGCAGATGTCGTACTTCTCGAAGTCTGCGAGTCGCTTTGCAATGCCGATCTGACTGGGTCGGCAAGTGGTAAGTGCTTCCTGCGTTTTTGAGCCAACGAAGGTCTCCTTGAAGCCCAACAGCCACTCTCGCTGCGACGCCAGGATCATGGTCTTCTTGCCAATCTTGCAGATGGCCGCAGCACCCATAACAGTCTTACCACTACGCGGAGGCGCCTTGATCACGCCTCGACGTTTCTCGATGATCGCTTGTACTGCCTCTTCCTGATACTTGCCCTTATACCGACCGGTGAATCGGATGCGACGTTCCATGGGCACGTCTGGGAAGTGCGACTTGACCTTGTACTCAACGCCCTCGCGATCCAGCACTTTAGACAGCGCACTCCAGTTACCGGTGGGCGTCTTCAGGTAACGCTTCTTGCCAATCTTCACGGTCTCGCATAGACGAGCACCGCCTTGAAATGCTGCACACTCCTCGCACGTAGGCGTGATCTTGGTTTCGGACTGCAGTCGATCTTGCTTGAACTCGCACTCGTTGCACGCCTTCTCGTTGAAGAAGTAGTGGGTGAAACTGTGCACCAGATCTTCTTGTACTGCGTTGGGGATCGCCTTCTTCGGGATGAAGAAGGACTCGCGTGCGTGGATGGTGATCATCCGTTAAGCCTTCTTCACGGTGAGAGTGACTTGCGTTGCCTCGCGGATGGTGTTGAGGTCCAGCGCCTGGATCAACAGCTTGTCGAAACCCATGACATTGGTTGACGTCTCGGTGGCGGTCGACACTTCCAAGCGCAAAGTGTAGGGGTCCAACAGCGCGGGCTGTTCGCGCATCACCGCCTGCAGATCCAGCATCAGGCGCAGGGCCACGTCCTGCGTGGCAACCACCGTCCGCTTGTACGTGGTCAGGTCCTGGATGTACTCGACCAAGTCGGCGAGCGCCGCACTTGGCATGAAACTGTGGCCCGTGATCACAGCCTTGTCATAAGCCGACAGGTCGGCCGTGGATCGTACGCTGATGGCGCCGAGTACAGAGAACGCGAGCAACGTGTACGATGTGCCTTGGACGTCGGTGCGGATCAGGAAGTGCTTTTGCATGATGTGTCCTTAGATGACCTTGCCGCCTTGCGACTGCGACAAGAGTGCCATGCTGTCGCGAAGCGTAGAGATGTGGTAGGAAGCCTTGTCGATGTCACCGATGATGGCATCGCACAGGCTGAGCAGGTCCTGACCGTCGGTGATCAGGGTGTTGGCCGCTTTCTGCACACGGCGAATGAGCGCAGTGCGTTGCGCCTGATTGCTGTATTTACGCAGATGGCTATCGTACTGAGTGATCACGTGGCTCTGGATACTCTCCATTGCCTTCTCGACGACCTGGATGTGATAGCTGGCCTTTACCCGAATCTCGACGATACGCGAGCGTGCCTGCATGTCGTTGGCCGCTGCGTTCATCAGACTGCTGGGGTTGTACATCTTGCTGGAGTACAGCTTGCGAGCGGTACGTGCGCTATGCAAGGCGAACACCTCGTTGCGATCCTTCTCGATGTCCAGTTTCTCTTCAGCCTTCTGCACAATGCGTCGGAAGGTTTTGTATGTGGGGTCGCTTCGGATCGTCGACAACAGACTGTCGATGTCCACCCCATCTTTCTGTACGCGAGCCATTGCCATTCCTTGTCGGCCTACTGTTCTTCGAAGATTTCCTGCACCCGCTGATTGGCCTGTGGGCACAGCAGAAGCGTTCCCTTGTTGGGATAGTTGTAGATGATGAGGTGATCGGTCTTCAGCATGACCTCAACGTTGGCAGCTTTACCCGCCTGACTGTTGAGATGCGCCACCACGAAAGTGCCCCGATTCACAGTGTGGAACTGCGAGCGGAACCAGTAGCCCACACGCTCGTTGTCCACCACGCGACGCAGCCAGAATGCATCGAACATGCATCCGTTTAGGGGAATCGGCTGGTCGACGATCACTGTGCAGGGATCGGTCACCTCCTTGAACAGGGCAAACCCTTCGCCAAGTGCGTAGAACAGGGTGGGCACCGCCACCAACGACAACTCCATTCGCTGCTCCATGTTAGCTCTCCTGATTGAGTGCGATCACGGAATAGCTGTCGGCGCGCTTCACCATGAGGAACGCGTCGTCCACCACCTTCAGCTGAAGCTCATCGCCCGAACCCTTCACCGCTTCGGCAAAGAACTCGTAGTCGATCTTCAGACTGAAGTCGGCCGCGGTCTTTGCCTTGCACAGCGCCTTGACTTGACCATTGTTGGTGACCACAGACATTTGCAGCTTGCCGTTCTTGGCCGTGATGCCAAGCTCTGGCCGTTCTTTGGTGGCTACCGCACGTGCGTTATCGAGGAACGCCATAACGTCGGCCTTGACGGCGGTCACCTTTGACCCATCGGCCTTCACCGCTTCCTTGGCCTTTTCCAACACCGACTCGATGCTGATCACTTCATCACCGTCAGCGGACGGCAGACTGAGGGCCACCTGTACCATCTTGTTTGACACCCACAGACTGGACTTGGTCAGATGCAGAACGCAGTCTACGCCCTTGAACACGTCGAGCACGGCGCGCATCGTGTCGAAGGGCAACACAGTCTGGAGATCACCCTGCACGTCGGTCGAACGTGCGAACGCCATGTGCGCCTGATCATAGCACGCAACGAACGTGGACTTGGCGCCTGCTTGAATGGCAAGTGGCATGAAGCTGCCGCCGCTGGCTTTCAGGCCGATGCTGGTCACGGTCTTCAGCAGCCACGTGCTGAGGTCCGCGCTCAGCTTCCACTTCTTGGCCTCTTCTTCCGGCTTGAAGTCTTCGATTTCCAAGGCGTCAACGGTTGACAAGCTGGCTTTGTACCGACCATCAACCAGCGTGAGCACGCCCTTCACCAGTTCCAGGGTCACTTCTTTGCGGCCACGCACGCTGTCCGACAGCGCGCTGATGGGCAGTGCAAACGTGGCGTCACCTTGGACGGTGCCTGGCAACTGAACGCGACACCGCGACAGCTCACTCGACGAGTGAAGATACAGGCGCTTGTCCGTGGCCTGCAGCGTTATGGTGCCGGTCATGGGCGGTGCCAAGAGACTAGCGATACGCACTGCCTCTTGGATGATGGAACATTCGACTTGGGCTTTCATCTTGTGTTGGTTAGGTGGTATGTGCTTCTATTTACGGCGCGCCAGCTAAAAGCGGCTGGTCCCCTATTGAAGAAGACCAGCCGCCAGCGTCGTCGCCTTAGCGAACGGTGAGGTTCAGGGTAACCGGAGTGGTCAGCGTACTGGCCGCACCGAACTGCTGATACGAGATGTTGAAGGTGAAGGCATACGTTCCCGCAGCCGCATCCTTCAGCTTGAGGATACGCACCGTATCCCACATGACGGCACCGCCCGGCAACACCGACTGACCGCTGTTCTGCACCAGCACCGCCTTGAACTCGCCGCTGGAAGGATTGCTGACCACGGTCAACGCCAGCGCCACTGCCTGGTCGCCGAACAGCGCCGGGTTCTGGATCGATGCGGCCTGGAACAGCGCCATCCAGTTGAAGTCGAAGAACGCGCACTCGCCTTGCAACGTGCTGAGGTCCACCGCCGTGGCCCACGACAGGGCTTGCGGAGTGGTGGCCGGAGGAGGAGTCGGAGAGCTGCCTGCCACGATGTTCGTATCCAGGTTCCAGTTGAGCGCGTCGAGATACACGCCGCGCGAGTAGTGTTCCATGACCGTTGTCACCGGCATCGACCACCAAGCACCCATGTTCATCTTGATGGGATCGATGGGAACCAGCGACGGATAGCTGGCCCATGGCTTGACCACTTCACTGTCTTGCGACAATGGGAAGTATCCGGCCATGAACTGCGTGACTCGCGTCTGCGACTTCAGATTGTCCGTCTGCGCGATGCCGGGAACCGTGGCAGGCAGCGTCACAACCTTCAGGTTCACCGTGTGGCCGGGCGATACCGTGAGCGTCGTTTCGCTGCCGTTGAACGTGGTCTCGGTGATAGGGAAGAAGCCAGCGACGCGGCCGGTGTCCGTGAGGTACGGCACCAGCGTCTGCGTGCTGGGATTGGCCAGCGGCAGGTCGAAGCGAATGCCGCTCGCGTTGGCGAACGCCGACAGGCGAGTGAGCTGAGAAGGGAGATTGGTAGCCATGATGGATGTCAAGAGATGATGTTCTGGACCTGAACGTAGGCCAAGTCAGGCCCCAGACAGGTGACGCCACATACGCAATTCCCACCCGACGGATCAGGCACCTCAATCACCCCAGTATCCGGATTCGTCTGCTGCGCCACGACCTCTCGCCAACAGATGCGAACTTCCTGCTGTTGACTCGTGACCAGCGCGGCCAACGATGAAGGCTCGGTTCCCGTTTGAAACTGGGAACTGATCGAGGGTTCCACCAAGGTGATGGTGGGCGCGGTCTGTGCATGCTGGAACTGACCGCCACTCAGCACAAGATTGCCGAGCGGAACGTCGATCACGGGTTGCGTATTCCCTTGCGGGACCAGATAGAGACGGACGTAAGACTGGGCCATGGACGTATTTGGGAGTGACAAAGATTGGGTGCGTTGCCCTATCAAATTTAGGTAGCCGCAATCTGCTGGCTGCTCTTGAGCACATACTGGATCTCGAACGATTCAATCCCAGTAGCCTTGGAAACGATGTCGGCGGACGACAGACGACTGGCAGCCACTGCTGCCTTCAGCTCTTCAGCCTTCGGATTCTGCATGAGCAGCAGAATGTCCTGAAGCTTGAGATTGGCTTTCAGGAAGCGCAGGGCAGTGGTCTTTGGCGTGATGCCTGCCAAGTAGCCGATGCACACTTCGCGCACGCGCTTCTGCTGCTGATAGTTCTTCAGCCGGTAGAGCTGCGTCTGCAGATCGTTGAGCCAACTGGGTTTGGTCGCCGAGTTCACGTAGTCCATGATCGACGGATCGTTCTTCTTGTACTCCCAGCCACTGATATTGGTCGTTGCCTGCTGAAGAGCAGCGGCCAACGCCGCGTCGAACGGCTTCTTCATCTTGTCGTTCCACAGAACGTCGGAGATGTTGGTGGTGGACAGTGCGGCACGCGCATCGGTAACCAGAAAGATTAGATGCCCTTGTCGCGCCTTCACGTACTTCTCGAATGTACGAAGCCCGTCAACTACCACAGGCCAAGCGGGCTGCTCGGCCACCGGCATGTCCACGTGCGTGACCGCGGTACGATAACCATGGCGCATGACCACGCTATGACTCACGTTCAGAGCGCGGAGCGCCTGCGATACGTGCAACGGAGCTCGATCTACGATTCCAAATGCGGCTAATGCCATTCTCGTGTCCTCTTCTTATTCAATGTTGCTAGTCACGAATCTGATCCGGATACCCTTGGACCAGCGTTGATTCTCCCCGACGCTTCACTACAGTGAACGCCGTTGCCCCTTCATACCGCTCGTTATGCGGCGTGATCACAATGATCGAAGGAATGAGTTGGTTTAGTGTTGTGAGCAGGTTCTTGAAGACTTCCTGCATTTCGGTTGACAGACGCGCACTAGGCTCGTCCAGGATCAGCACGTTGCAGCGTTTGCGCTCTGGTACGAATGCCAGCAACGCGCACACCAGCACCAGCGTGAAGAGTGTGGATTCTGCACCGGACAGGCGGCGCACGTCGCTCGTCTGCACCTTCTTGCCGACCCGGCGGTGCACCAGCAACTGAATCTGCGTGTCCCACTTGAACTCGAACTTGAAGTTCTCGGGGAACACTGGCGCAGCAAAGCGATTGACCAAGGTCATCAGACGTTGGCTGATTGCTTCGATCGCCATCTTCTTCAGGTTCTTGTCCTGATATCCATTCACCAGATGCTTCAGCGCTTCCTCTTCTTTCAGCTGGCGTTCGTACTCTTCTAGTCGCGGCTTGATCTCGCGCAACTGCTGGCGAATAGAAGTGTCGAGCTCTAGCTTGGTGCACGTGCGCGACCACTGTTCCTGCACCTTGTTCAGCTGAGGAATGCAGTCGTGCTGTTGCTTGAATCGTTCTTTGTCCTCGGCCGTCAGCTTCTTCAGCTGCTCGATCGTTTCCAAATGCGGGCGGAAGTGCTCGATCAGCGACAGCGACTTCTGAATGTCAGCAACCACTGCCTTCTGGTCACGTACCGACAGGCCGGGCACCCCGGTGAACGGCGCTGGAGCCACGGGCAGCGCCTTGAGTTCAGCGCCCAACCGCTCCCACTTGTTTGTGGATTCCAGCTGCGACTGCAGGTCAGCGAGTTGCGCTTTCAGCTTCTTCAGCTTGCCACTTGTCTCACGCCGCTCGTTAACAGCTTCTTCGTAGTCCCGTGCCTGCTGATGACGACGCAGCTTGTCCTTGACCACGTCCAGCTTCTGGCGCAGAACTTCGGGATCCTTGATCTTGACGATCTGCCCGCAGGTCTCGCACTTGCCTTGCTTGAAACGCTGGGCGTGTTCCAACTGATGGATGTACGCGCGCTTCAGTGTGTCGAGTTCACCCTCGTCCTCAGCAGGTGCCGTCACCTGTTCGGGCAGCTTGATGCGCTTCAGGTCCTCGGCCAGTCGCTGTGTACGAGGTTCGAGGTCGTCGATCTGAGCTTGAAGCTGCGTGCGCTTCCCGCTATGGCGGGCGCAGCGCTTGAGTAGCGCGGCCAGCCCATAGGTGTCAATAGCCGTACGCGCCTTGACAGAAAGGCGGGACGCTGCTTGTTCGTATTCCGCATGTTGTTCTTGATACTGTTCCCAGCGAATGGCGTCACGCAGCTTGCCTTCTACTTCCTTCAGCTCTTTGCGTGCCCAGCGCTCGGCGCGATCCATCTGCTGTTCGCAAATGTCGCCGTGGCAGATGTTGTCAAGCTGTTTGAGTTGCTGACTGCTGGCCGCAGCAAACTCGAAGAGGCGCGTCAGTTCTTGGACTGCGGACAGCTCTTCCTGCAACTTCTTCATCTGCCGACGATAGCGCTTCTGCCTGGTGAGCAACGCTTCGCGCTCGTCTCGCGGCAGGACTTGCGTGCGAAGCTTCTCGTACTGTGCACGTAGTTCATCGTACGCGGCACGCACACGCTTCAGCTTCGCAAGCTCTGCTACGTATAGCTTGCGCTCGGCATCGATCTTGTCCAGGCCAAAGAAGCGAGTGAAGAAGTCCTTGCGCGCTGCGTTGTTGCCCATGACCAGCGGATGGGGAATACGCGAGTCCAGATGCACGTAGGTCGAATACTCTTCCGGCGTGATCGGGAACAGACGGCGCATAGCGTCACGCGCTGCAGTCTGTGTACGGTACTCCTGCAGCTTGCCGTTCACCTTGATCTGCAGCTTGTCGCTGCGACCGTTGGACACTCGCTGCACCAGCACACGCTTACCGCTATGCGTGGTGAACGGCAGGCTGCGCACACCGCTCTTCAGCTTGTCAACCTTGAGGCCGACGATCGGTTCTTCGTACAGAATTTCAGCAGGAGCGCCTGCCAGCAGCGACTTGCCAACGCCGTTGCTGTTCTTGCTGGCCTTCGTGTGAACACGGTTCAGGCCGTAGATGGCGGTGAGTCCCGGCACAATGGGCAACCGCACCTTGCCCGTGAACGGGCCGTAGCTTTCAAGACCGATAGCGCTGATGACGTTCATTTTGATACGTGCTTCAGGCCCATTGCAGATCGTGGGCCTTTGTGAAGGTTATTGGCTGCGGTGCGTGGTTGGATCTTGAAGTCGATGGGCAAGCCAGTCAGCGATCCAAGCCACTTGCTGAGAGCGATCGTATGGATCAACCACTTGGGGTCGAACTCCCACGCACCGGGAACGGTCATATTTACGCCGGGGAACTCGCGAGCAAAGTCATCGTCTGGCAGAATGAGGACCACGTCCACATCCCGCCAGTCGGGTCGATCCATTGACGACCCAACGAGATAACAGGTCTCGCCGTAGGCTTCGCTCAGCTGCTGACATGCCAGCTCCAACTGAAAGACGGCCGGGACTCCGATGTAGCACGCCTTCTTACGCTTGGGCGCAGGCGTTGGTGCCCCATCCGGGTCGGCCCGCACTACCGGTTTGCGACCAGTGCCCTTGCTGATGGACTTGATGCCGTCGTTGTCGAAGTTCTTAAAGTCCATAGATGTTCTTTGCCTTTGAGATCTTGTTGAAGAACCAGCGTTCGAGGTACACTTCGGCCGTGGGTCCTCGCCCCTTTGCGTATCCGTAGACGACGCCGCTGTGTGCGTCAACTGCTCGGCTGCAGTCAGCCCAATTGTCCATCAGATAGTCCACGTTGATCAGCGCCAAGTCGAAGTCAGGAACCGACACGCGAACCACATTCTCCAGCGGCGGGAAGATGTTCATCAACTTCCCGAATCGCACCACACCGTCTACCACCTTCTGTGTCATGTGAATGCCTTCTTTGCTTTGATGATAACGCCTTCGGCCAGTCGTTGCGCTTTTGCTTCGCGCACGGTGTCCGGTCGTTCACCAAGCGATGTTCCAAGCATGTCCTTGTACGCCTCACGTCCTGAATGAGTAGCAGCCACAAACCCATCGCTGCCTTTGACCAGGATGTTCGCGGCCAATCCTTGATCTACCAGCGTGTTGCAGGCGTCACGTGACAACAGATCGCCGGCCCACAAAGGGCCGTCCTCTACCAGCGAGATCAGCTGATATTGTTCAGTGTTGCTAAGGACCATGATACTCCCCCGAGTACGTAGGTTGTCAGCTTTGACTGCTGTGTTCTTTCTTGATCCCGTCGAAGGAGATCTGCAAGTCAATCATCTCCTCCGGCCCTGCGTGGACCACGCTGTCGACCGGGCCACCGGCGGATGGATACCAACTGCCGATCGCCTTTTCCTTGTGAACTGCTTCGGGCCACTGCTTCAGGAATTGGCTGGGAACGAGAGGACTTAAATCGACGACCTCCACCTCTACCGTTGAGCGTGCCCACCGGCGTCGCAATCGTCGTCGATCATGTGCGTTCCCGCTCATTTGAACTTCTCCATGAGGAAGTACAGCTCGGACGACATGAGGTCGGTAGCCGGAACAGCGAACGACGTGGCCTGTCCCTGAATACGGACCATCGTTGCATTGACCGCGGCCAACGTGCCCAGCGTCAGCTTCAGGTTCTTGGTGGCGCCGTGTACCTTGCGATTAGCGTTCGACCACCAGATCTTCTTGTGCTTGCCGACCACCGCCACGTTCAGCATGAAGGCTGCGATCCACGCGCACTTCTTGACGAAGGAGTAAGGATCACTGACGTCGAGCAGTGCGCGTTGGACAGCGGCGTATTGCTTGCTGTACACGCCGATCATCAGATCAGCAGCCAGCTCATCGTCCGGGGACTCGACACTGGAGATGAGATCGGCCAGATGCTCGGTGCCCAGCTTCTTCGGCTTCTTGTCCAGGCCCTCGTAATACTGCTGGAGCGCTTGCATGAGGTTGGCCAGCGTACGCATCTCGCGATTGCAGCCACGGACCAGCGCCTTGAGCACGGTGCGTTCCTCGTCCATCGCATAGCTCATGCCTTCGCCCTTAGCGATGCGCACGGCCTGCTTCAGCAGATCGCTTTCCGACGGTTCTTGCAGGACGAACTGCGTACATCGACTGAGAATGGCCTTGCCCGTGCGCGTGGTACCGAACTTCTCCGGCTCCATGCTACAGATGATCCACAGCGTGTCGGGCGACGGCTCTTCCAGCGTCTTCAGCAGGGCCTGCGCCGCCACCTGATTGGACACGATCTGCTGTGCTTCATCGATGAGGATAATGCGCTTGTTGCGTTGCGGGCGGAAGCGCGAGTTGCGAATCAGGTCACGAACCGCGTCCACCCCGCGTTCGTCGGCGGCATCCACTTCTTTGTAGTCGGTCTGCTTTTCGACCGGCAACTCGTTCAGTGCGTGCGCCACGCAACGACCAAGCGTGGTCTTGCCAGCCGACGGCGGGCCGAAGAAGGCAATAGCCGACGGGATCTTGCCGCTAGACAGCATGCCCTTGAGGCGGGTCACGATCTTTTCCTGGCCAATCACGCGGTCCAGAGTAGTCGGGCGATATTTGCGATGGAAGGCTACTTGAGTCATCAGTCTTGTGCCGATTGGGGTTTGGTGGTTGTGTCGAATGGGAACAGCGCACGCGACACAGCGCGATGCACTTCGAGATGTGCCTTGACTTCGCGTGCGACGCGGGTCCATGCCGGACTGTACAGAAGGACGCCGTACACAGAACCGTCCGGATTGGGATCTGCGCCATGCGCCACGCTCGAGTCGGGATCGATGCCGCGAATGCGACACAGTTCACGCGCCGCAACTTCTAGCTGCTTGTCATTCATCGTCGTCTTCCTCTTCCAGACTTGCCTTGTAGCGTTCGACTTCCTTGTTCAGCATGAGCTCCACGTCGTTCGCAATCTGCGAGTAGACAGCGCGGCGCGTCTGCCGTGCGTCATCGTCAGGACCCAGATCGTGAGTCTCCGTGACGGTGATGGACAGCGGTTCGAAGCGAGTGACCTGCACTGTTCGACTCACTGTGACGGTGATTTGCGTTGGAGTGCGCTGCGGTTTAAGCGGCTTCTTGGTCTTTGGGCGGCGTTGCACTGTGTGACTCCAGATATTCGGTGAGCAGTTCTTCCCACTGCTCGCGTGGTCGGTATTGAGTGTTCTTCTTTCGGTTGTAGTTGAACTCGAAATCTTCGAGCTCCTGCGCCTTCTCTTTCAGGAAATCTTTCAACTGCATTCTAACCCCTATTTACGGCGTTTGGCTTCAGCATCCAGCTTGTCCTGTGCGCGCTGCGCGTGACCGCGGATCGGCACATGACCCTTATTCTTTCCAAGGTTGTAGGCGGACAGCAGCTCGCGGCGCACTTGCTTGTCATCCATCTTGCTGCAGACTGGGCAGTACTCACCCTTGCAACGACCCCAATCCATCAACGCCAACACTTCGGACTTGGACGCAGCGTCTAGTGCCGCGCGATGCATCTTCTTGTAGCGAGACAGACGTTGCTTCACACGCTTGCGCGTTTCGTCGGTCAGCGGTCGCACCCACAGCACCGGGTCCGTGGTCACCGGATTGTCACGCAGGATGAAAGCGTCAGCATATCCAGCGATCTTCAACCCGTACTGCAATTCGACCAGCACTGCGTACGTCTCGATCTGTTCGCGGTAGGTAGCTCCTGGATCTTTCTTCTTGCCCGGCGCGCCCTTTACGCTCGTCGTCTTGAAGTCGACAATCCAAAGGCGTCCTTCCTTGTCCTTGTAGATGGCGTCGATGTGACCGTGGATGCCCTTGTAGTCGATCTCCACTTCATGATACTGCGTCGGATGGTCGCAGCATTCATGAACGTATGACATGCGATGCCACTTCTTGCAGTGCGTGCAGTGGTAGTCAGCGAGCAGCTGTCCGCTGCGGCTGAGGAAGTTCTGAAGCACTTCGTGAACAACAGTTCCCACTCGCGTGTAGAAAGCAGAGCCAAAGTCTTCCAACCCATACAATCCACGCGATGCATGGTTGATGAAGAAGGAAGTGGGGCAGAATGGCATCTGCGACGGACGCAGATAAAGAACGCGGGACGGGCTGGTCTTCGTCAGGAACGTCTGGTTTTTGATCAGACGCTTGAAAACACCAACGAAGTCAGAGGCCAGCGTGTGATTTGAGAGTGGGCGGATTTCGATCATGCAGTGTCCTTCAGGGCTTACCTATATTTACTGGGTGCCATCAAATTCACCTGTCGCAAATTTGATGTCAGCAGTATCCATGATCTAATGGAGTCCATATGAAGATTTCTTTGACGCAGGCTGGTGTCAACCTGCTGAATTCCAATCAAGGGCCAGTCACCGTCACCAGCTTCCAAGTGGGTGCGGGCTTCGGCTATACGCCCTCGCTTTCCGACACAGCGCTGCACGGCGCCCTGCTGTTCACGGGACAGCCGACGGCACCAGTCGCCGTCAACGCCAACGTCGTCAAGTATTCTGCCTATCTCGATTTCAATCTGGGGCCGTTCGCCTTCGGTGAAGTCGGTCTGTTCGTCGGCAACACCCTGTTCGCACTGGCAGCAGCTGATGAGCTGATCCAAAAGCTGGCGACCGGCAGCACGCCTGGGAACAGTGTACGCATCGACATGTATCTGTCGATGGTTGGTCAGAATTACGCGATGTGGTTGAATCTGGCCACCTCCAACAACGAGTTCCAGATGGCAATTCTGCCGTCGGTGGACAATCTGCCGCCGTCGTCGCAAGCAGTGCCCAACGCCTATGTGGTGAGCGGCAACGCCCAGAGTTCGGCGTTCATGGCGTACACCGATCAGAACGGCTTCTGGAATTTCGACGCATACGCCTACTTCAATCAGGCGTCGGTTGTGATCACCGGGGCAACGGCCACCAGCATCACGATCGGACTGGGTTCGTATCTGCCGGGCTTCACGCCGTCCTATCCGGGATCGGTGCTGCTGGAATTCAGCAGCGGGCAGAACTACAGCATCTGCCGTCAGGTCACTTCGACTGTGATCTCGGGGTCCAACGTCACGATCAGCTTCAGCACCCCACTCATGGTGTTGCCTGCCGCTGGCGACAGCGTCACGTTCTTCGGTCGCCAGCAACTGAGCACGACCATCCCAAATCTGCCGATCGCAACCAGCACGACTCTGGGCGCGGTGATCGTTGGCACGAGCTTGACGGTGGACGCCACGGGCCTCATCAATGTGGCGCCAACCGCGTATCCTGTCTCGTCGGTGAACGGCAAGACGGGAGCTGTCGTGCTCACGGCGACGGACATCAGCGGGTTTGCAACCGTCGCGCGTACAGGTTTGTACAGCGATCTGATTGGCGCTCCGGGGGCCTACACGTTGCCCGTTGCCACTACGACCACGTTGGGCGGCGTCAAAGTGCCGACCACCGGTAATCTGTCGGTTGATGGAACGGGCAACCTGAGTCTGGGCTTCAATCCGGTCAAGTCGGTGAATACCAATCTGCCTGATGCCAATGGCAACGTGACGATCAACATCCCGACGCCTCCGCCGCAGGTAGTGTACATCGGTCTGGTGCAGCCAGCCGCAATCGCCAGTGGACAGGACTTCAACCAGATGCAGACTACTGGCCTGTTCTACGCGACGGATGCGGTAGCCAGTTCGCTGATCAACGCGCCAATCACTACGACGGGCGGTACGCTGGACATCGAACCGTTCTCGACGACGGCAAGTGGTGGCGATGTGATCCAACGATACACAACGCAAGACACTATCTACTGGCGACGCTATGTCCAGTCGTCCAACACGTGGACGTCGTGGGTTGGTACCATCACCAGCGCAGGAGCCATTCCGGTGGCGACGTCGACTGTTCTGGGTGGAATCAAGGTAGGCGCCAACCTGACGGTGACTGGAGACGGCACGCTGTCTGCTACTCCTTACTCACTGCCAACGGCCAGCAGCACGGTTCTGGGTGGGATCAAGGTGGGCAGCGGTCTGTCGATCGATGGCAGCGGGGTGTTGAGTGCGTCGAGCAGCTTGACGGCTCCCAATATCATGTACAATGGAAGCGGCGAGTTTGGGGCCACTGGCTGGACGGTACCTGCCAACTTCGCGTTCGTACGTGATCCGTCCTACGGTCCACTGTTCCAGAACACGAGTGCGCTGACTACTGCCAGCTTCACGCTCAGCACACCGAAGGTTACGGTAGATCCCAACGTCAGTCATTACGCGTCGGTAGATTTGACGGTGGGCTTGTCCGCGGGTAACGTTACACTGAATCTCATCTCGTACGACGGCAGCAACAATCCGACCACAGTTGCTACGCAGACGTTCACCGCGGCGTCTGTGTTCTCGCGTCAGTTTGTTGGCGGATTCTTGCCGTCAAACGCGGTGACTGCGGCGGTCACCATAGTTGGTGCGGGAGTCAGTGCCAACATCGCGGGCATCCAGGTGCGTCGCGTGAAGCTGGAAGCTGCGTCGTCGCCGAGTGCCTACTCCGTGGAAGCCGATGTGGTTCCCGCAACGACTACGGCCTTGGGTTTGGTGAAGGTGGGCGCCAACTTGGCGGTGGCCGCAGATGGAACGCTGTCGGCCACCGCCCAGCCGTTGAGTCCGGCGACCACCACGACGCTTGGTGGGGTACAGATTCCGGTCGCAAGCAGTCTGTCGGTGGATGGAGCGGGCAATCTGTCGTTCGTGCAGAACGCCAACATGCTGTCCAACAGCAGCGGTGGAAGCGGCACGTTGGGCTGGAACATTCCAGCGTCGTTCTCCGTAGTGAATAGCTACGGCCCGATCTTCATTAGCAACACCACGCTCAGCGGCGTGTCGACGGGTATCATCACCCCGAAAGCGCCTGCGCTGGCAAGCACGACCTACACCCTGTCAGGCGACATCTACAACGTGAGCACGGCTGGCACCATCCAGCTGGCGATCGTTGCCTACGACAGTGGCGGCACGATGATTGGGTCTGGCGCTTTTGCGTCTTCCAGCAACGCGCCGAATGGTGGGTGGAGTCGTATCAGCGTAACAGGAACTACGCCCGCAGGCACTGCATTCTTGGCTGCAGACGTGTTCTTGAGTGGAGTGAGCGCACCTGTGAGCGGGGTTGCATTCCGTCGCCTGAAGCTGGAATTGGGGTCCACGCCTACTGCCTACTCTGTGGAAGGCGACATCCTGACGGCTACGACCACGATGACTGGTCTGGTGAAGGGTGGTGGAACCAACATCACCATCGCGGCTGATGGGACGTTGAACGTGCCGACTGGCGCCGGTTATTCGTTGCCGGTTGCTACCGCTTCAGTGTTGGGTGGCGTTAAGCCTAGCACTGGACTCGCGGTAGACGGCACGGGTGTACTGACCTTGGCGCCGGGTGGCACTACAGCACAGTGGGTACTCGGCAACGGTACGGTCAGCAACACGCTGTCAGGCACTGCCACGATCAACGGTACAATCAACGTAGGTACCGACTCCGCGATCAGCATGAACGGGGCCAGCAACTCGATCTTGCAGTTGAAGACGACTAGCTATAACCGGTTGATGTATCTTGAGAACGGAGCCGGTAACATCATCTTCGCGGTCAGTAATGGCAGCTTTGGTGCTACGTCAACGCTAATGACCATTAGCGGTACCGGTATGGTGTCAGCCACCGATTTCACGGCAACGTCAGATCGTAACGCCAAGACCGACATACAACCTCTGGTTGGTGCACGAGCGCTTGTGCTCGGCATGCAGGGCATGTCGTTCACGATGAAGGCCAGTGGGAAGAAGAGCGTGGGCTTCATCGCGCAGGACTTCCAGCCCCATCAGTATCTGAAGGACTTGGTGCATACGAACGAAGACGGCACGCTGTCGCTGTCTTACGGACCCGTGAGCGCGGTACTGGTCGAAGCGTTCAAGGAGCAAGACGAAGAGCTCCAGATGCTGAAGCTCCGCATCAAGCAGCTGGAAGCGCTGGTCGACAATCTGGTTGGCGATAGTAAGTAAGGGATGGGGCTTCGGCCCCTTCCTATCAATTGGAGGACTGATGGCAACCCCTGCTCTACCACTCAAGCTGTCTCAAGTCTGGTCTGAGATAAATCTCAAAACTGGAACAGGGAATAATCTGAACAATCCTCTGTGCATAGCCCTTCGTAATCAAGGGAACTGGCCTAACCCGCCTTCAACTGCGCTTCCCATTCTGCTGTCGCAGCTCGCAAGTAAGACTGCGTTGGTGACCCTACAAGCCACGACGACGAGTGACGGTAACAGTGTGTTCGGCACTATTTGGCAAGGTGCAGGAAGTCAGTTCACTGCGGGCACCACATTCGGTTCCATCTCCGGCGCCTCCAGCTCTGTGCTTACGCTGAACAACTCCTTGCACGTGTACACTGGTTCGCTGTCGGTTATGGTGTTCACAAGCAACTGGAGTACGCTGGTAATGAACAAGTCCTACGCGTACAACGGAGCTTCGGGCAACAACGACACGTGGTGGACGTCCGGTGTAGCTCTTGGGCTTTCTGGCAGTACGACCCTACAACTTCGTCATAGGTCACTAGACATTAACGGATCTAACCCATGACTCTACCTTCGGGCAGCTTCAGCTTATCTCAAGTGTGGAGCGAGATCAATGTGCAGTTCTACTCGCCGCCAGGAGGATTCCTCGGTTCACAATCTGACAAATACTCCAGTCCGCTATTTGGCGAGCAGTGGCTGGGGCTCGGCTAACGTTCCGATCAAATCGTTGCCAATAAGTACGGCCGATTTGCGAGGTAAGACGGCGTACATGTGGGTACAGGCGACTGTCATATACGACTCGTCAAGTGCCGTACTGACGTTCGGCAGAAGCAACGTCATCTGGGGCTACTTCCGGTTCTCAATTCGTAGACTCCGGAGTCTACGTCTACGGCCTGTACAATCAATTCAGCACCTTCAACTATTCTAGTCTCATCCTGAACAATTCGTATAACTATAAGAGCAGCATTCGGGTGTTCATGTACGATAGCAATTGGGCCACGCTATACAACGGCATGACCTTCAACTACAGCGCAAGCCAAAGCAGCGGCGGAATCGCTGAATTCAACGGACCAACTGGTGTCAACTTCTTCACGTCGGGCGACCAAAATCAGGTGCGCAACTTCGTGATCTTAATCTAGGGGATTCTATATGTCTCGATTCAAGCTTCTCTGTCTTTGGGCGATCATCACCGTGATGAGTCCCGTTCTGCTGTTCGCCATGCTGGTGCAGGCCAGTCTAGGCAGCGACCGTCGGGCGAAGGCCATGGCCATTGCCTACGACGAATGCGGAAACGCGCTGTTCGGTGGTCCGCCGCAGCAGACCATCAGTGCGCGGACCGGCAACGCGCTGATCCTTGGAGATGAGTGGGGAAAGTGGGTGGCGCCCATCATTGATGCGTTCTTCGGGCGCGGCCATTGTCTGTCGAATGTGGATGTGCCACCCACCTCGCTGGACGAGGATCAACGGGTGGCGATCCGACAGGCATACAAAGACCAAGAGTTGGACAACTGTCCGTACTAGCCGAACAGTCCCTTGGTCTTCGGGTAGAGGAACAGGTGGTAGTCGTGATAGTTCCGCGTCAACCACTTGTTCTTCGACTTCGTACGACGTAACTTCCACTGGTCGGGGGATGCAGGAGGCAAGGCTTCCGTAACCAACGTGACGAGCTTTCTATTGAGGCGGAGATGTTCCTGATGCACTGTCAGGTATGTCTTCGCCTCTTTGTCTTTTGGCCATCCACTTTGTGACTGACCCGTACTCATTCAGCAGCTTCTTGACCCGAGCTGGCTTCATGTTGGGAAGCGGCATGATGTTGTCGCCCGGGTCCCCAAGAAGCGTCTGGTACGCAATCATCTGACGCGGCAACACGCCAAACTTCTTGACGCAATCTTCCTCCGTGATGAAGCGAGGTTTGGACTTGCCGTCCTTGCCCTTTGCGCTGCTGTCGTACAAGCGAACGGATGGCCGCAGATACTGATAGGCGTCCTTGTCTTTCGTCCCACAGATCACTGTGTGTTCGTTGCCGAACGCATGAGCCACCGAACACAACACGTCGTCCGCTTCGTACTTCGGGGGCTGATAGTAGGCGAGTCCCACTTCGTCGAACAGCTGATAGATGCCGGGTAGCGCGCCGTACACTTGGTCCCGCAGGTCTCCGCGCACTGGACCGTTCTCCGCGTCATGCTGGCCGTCATTCAGACGACCTTCTCGACGGTTCGCCTTGTACTCTGGATACAGCTTGTTGCGGAACAGGCGTGCGCCGTCGAACGCAACGAGCGTGGCATGCGCCTTCAACTGTAGCGCATCCTTCATCACCATTGCCAGAACGTCGTATGGCAAACCCTCTGCCATCGGCAGTATGCTCTTGTAGACGTGTGCCGCTCGCCACAAGTACCAGTTCCCGTCCACTACGAAGATCCGCATTAGTGCACCCGTGTCGAATGTGTGCCGGTGGTCTTCACATCGACCACCAGAATCAGCTCGTCGTCCCACTCATCTGCGGGCAACAGTGCTGCGTTCATGATGCGTGCTTCATACTGCGGTCCAAACTTCGTCTTCAGACTGCGGTCCACGCGCTCGATCCACTGATCTGCGTCGGTTGTCAGATCAACGGCTGTGCTGTTCTTGATGCGACGCTCCAGCCATCCGATGACTTGCGGGCGATCGCCGATCAAGGCCACGTTGTCCGTCACTGTGTAGCTCACAAATGTTCGCATTTGAGTTCTCCTTCTACTCCATATTTACTACGGGCGCGCATGGCTAACCTCAAATTTGATTTCATGTGGTGGGAGTTCATTTGGCCGATGCAGCAAGGTCGGCGGTAGCATTACTGATAAGGATAGAGTATGACGTCTGGAGATCATGATCCATTCCAGGAGCCACTATCCACGTACCTTTGGGTCGTTGGATTGGCATTGCTCGGTGGTCTAGTGAAATATCTGAACCATGTCGAGCGATTCCGATGGCTAATCCTGGTCCGGGACCTTGTGACCGCCGGGTTCTGCGGGTTGCTTACGTTTTGGATGTGTCAGTGGTTGAACGTGAGTGGTCCGTTGAGCGCTGTGCTCATTGCTACCTCCGGTCTGATGGGGACACGTTTGCTAAAAGAGCTGGAAACCTTCTACAAGATTCGCATGGGTATGATTGCGAATCCGGTACCAGAAGGACCTTCAGTCCAGCCACCCCACAGCCTCGCGTCGGCCCCCACAGAAGGAGATCCGAAGTGAAGACCCAGCAACTGTCACAGGTCCGTTCGCGCAACCGTACTCGCATTTCTCACTTGCACTTTGCGGACCGTGTGTTTTCATTTCTGTCGTTGGCCCTTGTGCCGCTCATGGGAGCAGTTGCCCTGAGTTGGGTGTTTACGAACCCGCCGACAGCCACCGTCAATCTTCAGAAACCGTTCGTCGAGTATGTGGGGCCAGACAATTCGTTCTCGGCCCCGGATGTGGAGATCGCCTTGCCTATGGGTAAGGCATTCTTCTATTACTATCTAGCGGACAGCGATGGAAATCCGGCGTATGTGTGGCCTAGTCATCGAATGGAAGGCCAGACGCTCCAGCTACACCCCAAGCTGGACATGCCACGTATGCGCCCGGGGACTTACGTGCTACAAGCCAAAATCGTGTATCCGCTGAATCCGTTCAAGAACGGCGAGCTGAACGTAAGTCTAGCAACTATCGATGCGGCTCCATCGGTCCAAGGACTTTGACATGGCTCAAGTAACCGACAGTCAGCTTCTACAGCTGAACGGTCGTCTGAAGAACGCAGCGGACCTCGCGGCCTCAATCAACGAGGCCGCTGCGCGCTTCTCGATCGACCAATCACTTCGTCGGCTGCGCTACTTCGTGGCGCAGTCGTTCTTCGAAACGATGAGCTACACCACGTGGGTCGAGAATCTCACGTACACCACGCCTCAACGGCTGGTCGCAGTGTGGCCCAGCCGCTTCACCATGAATCAAGCAGACACGACTCGTGCCTATGCTCCAAGCTACATCAACAATCCCCAGAAGCTGGCGGGATTGGTGTATGGCGGGCGTATGGGTAACGGTGTGTGGCCCGCGTCCAACGACGCCTACACGTATCGTGGACGCGGCGCGTTCCACTTGACAGGACAAGCCAACTACAATCAGTACAGCATCTTCATGTACGGCGATCTCCGCATCGTCGACAATCCAGACCTTGTAGCCGAGCCAACTGACGCGTTCATGAGCGCGGGATGGTTCTGGCAGACACGAGGTCTGAATCAGCTCGCAGATCAGGATGCGTACACCAAGGCCACTGTCGTCATCAACGGAAGTGCGTCGACCGTGCCGCAACGTCTGCAGGTGCTCAACCAAGTGAACCAGATCATCACGTAGCAAGCAGGAATAGATATGTCGATCCTATCGTATCCGATCACCGTCGTCACAGGTTCGCTTCAAACGTACAACATCCGAGCTCGTTGGGTCAGCCAGCTACCGCTGGAGGCACTAGGCTCGGTTGACGCCTGCGTGTTGCAGGAAGCGGTGGGACCGGCTGCTCCTGGCCTCTATTGGTGGACGGGACGTGTGTGGATGCTGGCCGTCCCGTACGACAGTGTGACTGACGCCATCATTCATGACGGCGAAATGACGATCGGCTACAATCTGTCCCAGCCTCTGGTGCTGGGCAGTGCAGCCGACACTGTCAACATGTGGCGCAACGGCCAGCCGCTGCCCGGCAACACGATCGCACCGGACGACAGCGTTTGGGCAGGCATCGTTTCGCCCAATCCCAGCGTGGTTGGCGTCACCAGCGTCAACCACAAGACGGCTGATGCCAACGGGGATGTGGAAGTCGGCATCTCCGACATTCCAGGGCTGACCACCGAACTGGCTGCACGCATCAAGACGGTGAACAGCGTTGGACCTGATTCGAACGGCGACGTGGCCGTGACCTTGGCCGGACTGCCGGATACGAATTTCGTTCCCAGCCCGGCTATTGACGGATTCACGCTTGTCTATCAGACGGCGAGCGGCAAATGGGTACCGTCACGCTACGTGCCGAGCGCCGTTCGCACGGTGAACAGCACGACACCCGACGTCAATGGAAACGTGATCGTGAAGGCGTCCGCCGCCGAGACGGTTACGCCCACCAACGTGAGTCTGGTGGCGAACGACGGATCGACGACCGGCAACATCCTGCTAAAGACGGTCCAGGGGACTGGCGCGCTGACTGTGGCCGACAACGGTACGCATGTGACGCTGGACGTTCCGCAGACTGTGACCGCAGTTCAGGCGGCGACTGCCACTGGCGGCACGACGCTCATCGCGAACGACGGCAGCACGACGCACATCGCGCAGATCAAGCAGTTGGTGGCAGGCGTCAACGTTCAGCTGTCTTCCGACGGCCAGACGGTGACCATCAACGCCACGAACAGCTCCGGAGGTGGCGGCACGCTGACCGCAGTTCAGTCCACGGGCACTGGCATCTCGCTGGTGAACTACGATGGGACGAGCGGTTCTACCATCGCACTCATCAAGTCGGTTGTTGCGGGCTCAGGTATCACCATAGTCCAGGATGCTCAGCTGCAGACGCTGACCATCGCTGCGATCGCGCAAGTGCCTCCGGTCACCTCGGTTAACACGAAGACCGGTGACGTGGTGCTGACCGCGGCCGACATCACGGGCTTCGCAACCGTCGCCTACACAGGCAACTACAACGATCTGCAAAACAAGCCTGCGGCCTACGTGTTGCCTCCTGCCACGGCCACTGTCCTGGGCGGGATCAAGGTTGGTTCCAACTTGGCGGTGGCTGCTGATGGTACGTTGTCGGCAACCGCGCAACCGTTGGCTCCGGCCACGACCACTACTCTCGGTGGTGTGATCGTCGGTGCAGGGCTCAACGTGGCGGCAGACGGCACGCTGTCGGTCAGCGGATCTGGTGTGGTCAACAGCGTGAACAGCGCAAGTGGTGCGTTGACCATCGCACAGGGTTCCGGTATCAGCGTGAGCACCGTTGGCCAGACCATCACTATCAGTGCGACCGGCGCGGGAAGCGTTACGAGTGTTGGTCTGTCGCTGCCTGCTGCTCTGTTCACAGTCAGTGGCAGTCCGGTGACTAGCACAGGAACGCTGACTGGAACGCTGAACAACCAGAATCCGAACTGGGTTTGGGCGGGTCCTGGATCTGGCGTGGCGGCTGCCCCTACGTTCCGTGCATTGGTGGCTGCTGATCTGCCGGTTGCTACGTCCACTGTGCCGGGCACCATGTATCCTGGACCAGGACTGGCAGTTGACGGGACCGGTAAGCTGACGATCGTCCAATCGGGTGTCGTCACGTCGTTCAACACGCGGACTGGCGACATCACTCTGCAGTTGTCTGATATCACGAACGCAGGAGGTGCGGTTCTCGCCAGTCCAGCGTTCACTGGAACGCCGACCGCTCCTACACCGCTGTCCAGCGACAACAGCACGCGATTGGCAACCACTGCATTCGTGCAGGCATCGTTCGCTCCGCTGGCAAGTCCAGCGCTGGTGGGCACGCCGACCGCACCGACTGCGGCCACTGGAACTGCGACTACTCAATTGGCGACCACCGCATTCGTCAATCGAGACTTCGCGCCGATCGCAAGCCCAACGTTCACAGGCACGCCCAAGGCGCCGACGCAGACTGCAGGTGACAACACGACGGCTCTGGCTACGACGGCCTTCGTTCAAGCTGCGATCAGTGGGGCGGTGGCAGGCGTAACGAGCTTCAACAGCCGCACGGGTGCAGTCACGCTGCAAGCAGGTGATGTGACGGGTGTGGGTGGCGCACTGCTCGCAAGTCCTGCGTTCACGGGAACACCGACAGCGCCCACGGCAACTGCTGGCACCAACACCACGCAACTCGCAACTACGGCATTCGTGCAGGCTGCGATCGCCAGTGTTCCCGCAGGAGTGTCGTCGTTCAACACGCGTCAAGGTGCAGTCGTTCTGCAGCCTGCGGACGTGACAGGAGTTGGGGGTGCGCTGCTGGCGAGCCCTGCGTTCACCGGAACGCCGACAGCGCCCACGGCGACTGCTGGAACCAACACAACGCAGATCGCTACGACGGCGTTTGTCCAAGCGGCGATCACCAGTGGCGTTCCGATCGCCACTACGACCACGTTGGGCGGCGTCATCGTTAAGGCAGGTTTGACCGTTGACGCATCGGGCAATCTGTCTGCAAACGTGACGACGGTTGCTGGTCGCACTGGAGACGTGGTGTTGGCGGTGGGCGATGTTAGCGGTGCAGCCTCGCTGTCGTCGCCTGCATTCACCGGAACTCCGACCGCACCTACGGCAGCTTCGGGCACCAACAACACGCAGATCGCAACGACGACGTTTGCCAACACAGCAGCTACACAGACGGAGACTTCTCTCAACCTGTCGGCTGGTGGTTCCATCAGTTTGGGTGGTGGTTCGCAAGTGCTGACCACGATCTTCACCGGAACACTGACGGCAAACACCACAGTTGTGCTTCCGGCGCCGGGTCGTTGGACGTTCTACAACAACACGAGCGGCGCGTTCACCGTCACACTGTCTAACGGTGCGGGCTCCACGTTTGTGTTGCCGCAGACGGCGAGCGTTACCGTGATCAGTGATGCAACGCTGGGAGTGATTCCCGCCATCACCACTGGTCTCACGCAATCCACGTCGGACAACAGCACGAACCTTGCGACCACGGCCTTCGTTAAGGCTGCGATCTCAGGAAGCGTGTCCGGGGTGTCGTCGTTCAACACGCGGACTGGTGCAGTCACGTTGCAAGCAAGCGACGTGACCGGCGTTGGCGGGGCACTGCTGTCTGGTGCTGCGTTCACTGGGGCGGTCACCGTTCCTACGCCTTCCACTGGTGACAACTCGACCAACGCGGCGACCACTGCATTCGTGCAGACTTCGCGCCTCAACGGAACGTCGATCTCGCTGTCGAGCGCCAACGTCACGTTGACTGCAGCGCAGTACGGAACGCGAATCATCCTGCTGAACGGTACGTTGACTGCGAACGTCAGCGTGACATTCCCCACAAGCGGTTCGTGGGAAGTGTACAACGCGACGACGGGTGGGTTTACCGTCACGTTGACCAACGGCAGCGGCACGACGTTGACTCTGGCGCAGAACAACAGCGCCACGATCATGTCGTACAGCGGCGGCATTACCAACAGCAACTCGGTGGCCGGTGTGTTGCCTGTTGCAACGACCACGACACTGGGCGGCGTCATCGTTCCGGCGGCGGGCGGTCTGTTGGTGGATGGCAGCGGTAATCTGTCGGTGGTGGTCGCCACTAGCTCGGCGCGTGGTGTGGTGAGTCAGGGTACTGGCGTATCCATCAACGCGAGCGGTGTGCTGTCTGCTAACGTGGTTTCTGTCGCAGGCAAGACGGGAGCGGTGACGTTGGTGGTGGGTGATGTTAGCGGCGCGGCAGCATTGGCCAGCCCCTCGTTCACGGGGACTCCGACGGCGCCGACTGCTGCGGCCAGCACCAACACTACTCAACTGGCGACCACTGCATTCGTGCGGAACGCTGTCGCAGGTGTGACTACGGTGTCGCTCACCAACGTCAACGTGACGTTGACCGCGGATCAGGCGGCGGCTGCCATTATCAAGCTGAGCGGAACGTTGACGGGTAACGTGCAGATCACGTTCCCAACCAGCGGATGGTGGGAGGTGTACAACACGACGACGGGCAGCTTCACTGTGACGCTGACCAACGGGACGGGTAGCAACATCACCATCCCGCAGAATCAGATGTTGAACGTGGTGAGCGACGCAACGAGCGGTATGCTGCTGGATGGTGCGGCGGCTATCGCCCGGATAAGCGTCAACGTGCAGGGAAGTCCAGCGGTGGGATCGGAAATCTTCTATCCGGTGACCAACGCGCTGACGCTTCCAGCCAATCTCGTGGGAACCAACGCCTATGGGACGGGGACCAGCGGCAGCAGCGCGCCGTACACGGTCAACGTCTACAAGTACGTTGGGAACTCTGCGAGTGGCACGCAGGTGGGCACCATCACCATCAATCCTGGATCTGCGTCCACCTTCAGCACTGTAGGCGGTACGAGTGTGTCGTATGCGGCGGGAGATCGACTGAGTTATCAGTTCCCAACCGCCAATCTTGCCCTGTTCGCGGCAACGTTGCTGGGTACATGGCAGTAAGGAGAGCAGAATGGCCTTGAAGTTCGTTGAAGGCTTTGAAACGACGCGTGATGATAACGACTTTCGCACCCGTGGGTGGCTGGCTGCGCCCACGAAGCGATACGCGTCGCTGGCTCCTGCGAAGACCACGATCGGTGTGACGGGGCTGCGTCGCTTCATCAACAACGGGAGCGACGCAGCCACTACGGTCGGGGTTACGGGGGCCACAGACATCGGATACCTGAACACAGGCATCACCGTGAATCAGGCATGGACTGCAGGTGGATTCAGCTGGGGAGCGTCAGCTACTCACTACAGTGGATCTGCCATCCAGATCGGTGCTGCCGGGACTGGCGGTCCTTCGGGACAGGCGCTCGGATGCATTGACTTTGACGGGACGAACTACTGGGCGTGCACGTCGGCAACCAAGATCGCCAAGTCCACGGATTTGCTGAACTGGACGAACACGACGGCACAGCCGTCAGGCATCACGCTGTCGTCCACAGTGTCGTTCATGGGTAGTGGCACGGTTATGGTCGTTCCACAGACCGCCACTCCAACGACGCTTGCGGTGTCGTATACCACGAACGGCGGAACGTCGTGGGCCACACAGACGCTGGCTACCGGCATCACCACGACGACCGGCGCGCAGTATGGCATTGGGTTCGCTACCGGCAACCCCACGTATCCGCACGGCATCCTCATCGGTATCAGCGACAACTCGGCAGCCAATGGGCTGTACATTGGAACGTTGGGTGGTACGTTCGTTCAGGTGATTGGAGGAACGGCCTACACCATGGGCTTCTTTGTTCCACGGCCCGTGGTCGTTAACGGATACATCTACACGACGGACGCTTCTAACAACGCGACTAGCGCTGGCTTCTACAGCGCTCCAGTGTCGGGCGCCATAAACACCGCAGGCGCGTGGACTAAGTGGGCGTTGAACAATGTGCCGAATCCGTCGCAGCTCGCATACTTTCAAGGCGCGGACCTGTTCATTATCGGTTCGGTGACCAACGGCGCATTTACGATACCCAACACAGGAGGCGTTGGAACACCAGTACCTCCGACTGCGGCCACCACCGCAAGCAATCCGTACACAGCGGCGGGTGTCTACGGAATCGCAGCGTCCAGCAGCACCGCGGTCATCTTCCCAGATGCGTTGAACTCGATCAGCGCCAACAACACGATCCTCACGTCTACGGATGGAGTGACTTGGAGCCCTCAGTTCAAGATCTGGCCAAACTTGGGTGGAACCACGCTCAATGGATGGTGCACTGTGTTCTACGACGGAACACAGTACGTGGCGGTGGGCGCCGTTGGCAGTACCGCGCATTCGCAGATCTTGATCTCGACCGACGATGGGGTGAACAACTGGCGCATTCGCTATGCGTCAGACACGTCATCCAACGGCACGACCGGCGGATTCAGCGGACTGGGAGTGTGTACGGCCAGCGCAGCACCTACTAGCGGAGGAACGTGGACCGCGGGCACCAACGCAGCGTGGCTCAATACGACTGTTCCGTCTGCGGGATCGGCCACCGTCAGCTTCTTCACCACAACCAACAGTGCGACGGCAGCCAGTACCAAGTCGGTGACGACGAGTGGCGCACTCACGCACTACTACAACATCCAGGCTGTTGCAGTAGCGGGGACCACGAACAGCTTCAACATCAGTTGGTATGTGGACGGCGTGCTGTCTGCTACCAGTTCCAACGTGGCGCTGGGCACTGGAACCGGTGACACCACGTCGCTGCTCATACTCAACTTCCCACGGTCTGGCGGTTGGCAGCAGTTCGACGACGTGTACTTGACCCTGGACAACGGTGTTGGCATGACCGGAGTACAGACCATCTACTGTACTGCTCGTCGCCCGACCAATGATGTCCAGGATCAATGGGCACCTACCGGTCAAGCAACGAACAGTCTGGCTACCAATCAGCAGGCGTTGAGTTCGCGAAGCGATCGCTATGTGTCCACGTACACAGACGGCGCACAGGACAAGTATTCGTCTTCAGACGCGGTGCAGACCACGTACAAAGTGAAGGCCGTCCAGATCGAGGGATACTTCAAGCGACTGTCTACGGTCAGTCCTACCGCAAAGGTGAGTTTGATTAGCAACGGTCAGCAAGTGGACTCTACGGCGGTGACCGTCGGGACCACGGACATCTTGGCGTCGGCCATCGTGGAAAACGATCCCAATGGTAACATCGCGTGGACGCCGGGTTCAGTATCCAACACGCAGTTCTCAGTTACGAAGGTCTCCTAAGAGATCAGCTTGGAGATAGAAATGACCCTCAAGTATATGAACGGGTTCGAAACGTGCCGCGACGATTCCGATCTTCGCGCACAGGGTTGGCTGGCCAGCCCCACGTCGGACTATGTAGGTTTTCCAGGAGCGTCGACCAGTGTGGGCGCCGTCGGCCTGCGTCAGTGGTCAGCAGCGTCTGCAGGCGCAAACGTCGTTGGCGTAGCAGCGGCGGCGGACCCCGGCTATCTGAACACTGGCATCACCGTGAACCAAGCGTGGACTGCTGGCGGTTTCACTTTCAACGCCAATGCCACCTTCTACGGTGGAACTGCTGGAAACGCCATTGGTTCATTTATTGGAGCCAGTCAGTACCCGAACCAGATTGTGTACGACGGTACGCAATACTGGGCAATTCAGACCAATCCACTGCAAGTGGTGACGTCTACTGACCTTGTGAAATGGACAGCTACTCCCGCTCAGCCTTCCGGCTTGAGTGCTACGACTGCCAACAGCGTGTCGTACATGGGTGGAGGCGTGGTCATGGTAGTGACCGCGGGTTCGGCTTCGGTGTCCTGCTTGTACACGTCGAACAACGGAGTGTCGTGGTCAACGCAGAACTTCGGTGCGTCGGGCGGCGGCTCCATATACGGGGCCGGATGTGCGACGGGGAACGCCACCTATCCGCACTGCGTCGCCATCAACAGCAGCGCTACGTCCAGCTTCAACGGAGTGTGGGTGGGGACGCTGGGTGGCACCATGACGCAGGTGACGTCTGGTGGCTATGCGGCAACCGGTCTTCTGTCGCGACCCAAGGTCATCAACGGATACATCATCTGCACGCTGGGCAACAACGGAGTGTACAGTGCGCAGGCGTCAAACGCCAGCCTCAACACCACTGGCGCGTGGACAAAGTGGACGTACACTGGGCAGAACTTGACTGACGTCAACTACTTCCAGCCAGCGAATGCTTGGTTCGTGTCTGGTCACCAAGCGGGGGTCGTCAGCATCCCAAATACGGGCGGTGCCGGAACTCCAGTGCCTCCGACCACGGGATCGGGCACCAGTGTGTACGCAAACCCTGTGTATGGGCTGATGGTGAGCAGCACAAACATCACGCTTGCGGTATTCTCAAACGCCACAGGCAACGTATCGCTGCTCACCTCGACGACAGGTGCATCAGGCAGTTGGGTGAACACGTCGCGCGTTCTTCCGTATTTGGGTGCCAGCGTCAACGGCTGGAAGGACGTGTACTACGATGGAACGAAATACATCGTGTGCAGCTACGCAAGCAGCGCAGCGACGTCAGCTTGCATTGCGACCACCAGTGACGGGTTGAAAGACTGGCAGGTCAAGTACATGAGCGATGTGACGCCCGGCACTACGGGCGGATTCAGTGGACTTGGCGTGTGTGCTGCAACTGCGGCTCCCACATCAGGCAGCGCGTGGACGCAGGTTGGAGGCGTTGCATGGCTGAATTGCAGCACGCCGTCTGCGGGCAGTTCCACGATTTCGCTGTACACAGCGGCGGGAACTAGTGCCAACTTGACAGCGACGCAGTCGTCGTCCATCCTCACGCATTCGTATGAAGTGCGAGCAGTAGCAGCGGCCACCGCCAACAGCTTCAACATCTCGTTCTACATCGACGGCACACTGCAGGGGACGACGGCGTCGCCAGTGGCGTTCGGTTCGGGAACCAGCGACACAACGTCGCTGCTCATCCTCAATATGCCACGCTCCGGTAACTGGCAGCAGTTCGACGACGTGGTGCTGACGTTGGACGATGGGCTGGGTATCGTTGGGCCGCTGGGTCCCATCAACATCGTGTCTCGGCGTCCAACTGCTGACGTCAGCACGCAGTGGACACGTGTTGGCACAGCAGCCAGCAACGCGCTGTCGGTGAATCAGAATGCGCTCAGCTCGCAAAGCTCGAACTACGTGAACACCTACACCGACGGTGGGAAGGACGTGTATTCGTCAACGGATACTGTCCCATCCAACTACAAGGTGAAGGCGGTCCAGGTGGAAGCGTACTTTGCCAAGCTGGGGACCAGTGCGCCGGTTGCAAACGTCGGCATCAAGAGCGGATCCACTGAAAGCGACAGCGCGAATTTGACTGTGACGTCGGCCAACGCCACCTACGTATCGTCTATCGCGCAGACGGATCCAAGCACGGGCGCTGCCTGGACACAGACGGGAGCCAACAACTCACAGTTCGTCATCAACAAGGTGAGCTAAGATGGCTTCTAATCCCAATGAGAACCTATATGCGAAGGCCATAGCCGAGCAGGTTGTCTGGGTGGCTGGGGTACCTGCTGAAGCGATCGCGGTCGCTCAGCAGATACTCGTCGTGCAGATGACGGAACCGAAGGCGCAGGCTGTTGCCGAAAACGTGCTGCTGGTACCCGGTGTCCAGGCGCAGGCGCTGGCCGTCGCCGAACAGTGGCTGTTGGGGGCGCCGACCTACGTACAGACCGCTACATGGTGGACAAGTTGAACGAGGAACGTATGCCGAAGATCAAAGCTGAAAAGCAAGCAACTGATCCACCAAAGAACGACAAGGACTTCACGTGGCAGAGGAACATGGAGAAGAAGTATAAGGGCGCACCTAAGCGCAATCCAGGATCCGCGCCACCTGAAGGAACCTTCAGCAAGAGTCCTTCGCAGATCGCCAACGATCTGAAGATGCATTCGAAGGACTACGGGCAAGCGAGTCGTCGGCTGAACAGCTACATCAACCGACAAGGTCGCAATCTTCAGGGAGCGGATCGTGCGCGACTGTACGATGCGAAGGAACACCTGAAGAATGCCTACGGCCGTCAGGAACATAAGCCGAAGCAGCAGACGGCAGACAGCAGCGCAGGGCCTGCCCTGTACTGTTTGACGAAAGGACACAACCTTGACGATGGGACAGTGGATTTGCTGACGTCTGTCCCAGATCTACGGGAGAAACAAGCCGTGAACGATCATCAGCTACTTGCAGCATGTGCTCGCCTGAAGGCCAGCGTATTGAACTCGGAACAGGATCCGAATCAGCGCATGTCGTCGGTTGAAGTGCAAAGCGACAGCACAGTAGTTCCCAACCTGGAAGAGACCAACATCGCAGAATCCACATCTACCATTGATGGACTGGACACTGCGTTCGAGGAGGGACAGGGCGGGGCACCCATCAACATCAACGCAGCGCTTCACCGTTTGCAGTCGCCAGTCTGATTGTTGTCAAGGCAGCTACAATTTGATTTCGGGGGTGGGGGCACCGCCGTTATCTATTCTAGCTGCATTGACTGGGACTCAAAATGGACGACATTGATCGCATCCAAGACCGCTACGATCACGAGCATCAACAGGCTATCAATAAGATCCGAGAACGGGCGAAGAAGTCCTTGATGCCGACGGGGCATTGTTTCTTCTGCGGAGAACAGGTGAAGCATCCGCTTCTCTTCTGTGATTCTTTCTGTCGAGACGACTACGAGCGTGAACAACGAAGTCGCCGTATCAACGGTTTGTGATGCAAGGGCCTCCTAATTAGGAGGCCCTTTGTCGTTTGACCTGCGAATTTGATAGCAACACAAGCCGCCAACTGAAGTCAAAGGATTGGTCATGGATCTCGTCATCAAACAACAGGCTTCGGGCACTGGATTGCCCGCAGTCACGGAACAATCAACATCTACGTACCAAGCTGGGTCCATCATCACCCAGACCATTCTTCTGCAACCCACGGGAACGACGGGAAGCACGTATTCGTCGCCAGTGGGCTTTAGCCATCTCTCGCTGACGGTGACTGGCGCAGTTCAGTTGACGGGAACGCGGGCGGGTAACACCAGCTATCTGAATCAGATCGTCAATCAGTCGATCTCGATCGACGATACCGTGGACTCGTTTGTTGTGACCAACACGACGAACGTGGCGGTCACGGCGAAGATGACGTACACGGTGGCCATCACCAACGCGACGCCTCTCCCATCGCTGGTGATCAGCGTCAATGGGATGACGGGAGCGGTGACGGTTGATGCAGCCAATCTGCCGGGACTTGCTACAGTGGCGAAGACCGGACTGTACACTGATCTGGCAGGAGCGCCAGTGTTGGCGCCAGTTGCAACGTCGGGCAGCTACACCGACCTCACGAACAAGCCGACGATCCCAGCAGCGCAGGTCAACAGCGACTGGAATTCGACTGGGGGGCTGTCGCAGATCCTGAATCGTCCGACGCTGGCCGCAGTGGCCACGAGTGGTCTGTATAGCGACCTGACTGGGAAGCCAGTTCTGGCCACGGTTGCGACGAGTGGGCTGTACAGCGATCTCACTGGAAAGCCTGCGCTGAAGGCAGTGGCAACCACGGGCAGCTATGCCGATCTGCTAAACGTTCCCACGTTCGCCACGGTTGCTACGAGCGGCCTGTACAGCGACCTCACGGGAAAGCCAGTGTTGGCGACGGTTGCCACTAGCGGTTCTTATGTTGATCTGACGAACAAGCCTGCATTCGCTGCAGTCGCAACGTCGGGCAGCTACACGGATCTGCTGAACAAGCCAGTGTTGGCACAAGTCGCGTCCAGTGGTCTGTATAGTGACCTGATCGGCGCTCCGTCGTTGGCCGCAGTCGCCACGAGCGGCAGCTATCTGGATCTGCTGAACAAGCCCGCGTTGAAGCCAGTAGCGACGAGTGGTGCGTACGCTGACCTCACTGGGACTCCGACGCTGGCAACGGTCGCGCTCAGCGGTTCGTACACGGATCTCTTGAACAAGCCTGCTGACTATTCGCTGCCTGCGGCTACTGCGGTTTCGCTTGGCGGTGTGAAGATCGGCGCTGGCATCACTGTGACGGTGGATGGCACGATCAGTGCGTCGACCGGTGGTGTGTCGAGTGTTGGTTTGGCGATGCCGTCGGACTTCACGGTGACCAACAACCCGCTGACGGCAAACGGCACGCTCATCGTCAATCGTCTGGCGCAAAACGCCAATACGTTCCTTGCAGGTCCAATCTCAGGGAATGCTGCGATTCCCGGCTATCGTACGATTCAGTGGTCGGATCTGCCAGTAGCCACCACGCTCAATCCAGGAGTTGTGCGTCTTGGGTCCGGCGTCAACTACACAGGCGGCGCACTCAACGCAAACGTGACGACAGTTGCAGGTCGTACGGGTGACGTGTTGCTGGCAGCTACCGACGTGAGCGGACTGGCTACTGTTGCGCGTACTGGCAACTACAGCGACCTGAACGGACTCCCGTCGCCATACGTTCTGCCTACGGCCAGCGGCACGGTGTTGGGTGGCATCAAGGTGGGAGCCAATCTGTCCATCGACGGAAACGGGGTGCTCAGTGCACAGAACTCGTTCGTGTTGCAACCGGCCACTTCGTCAGTGCTCGGTGGAGTGAAGATTGGAGCCAACGTGAGCGTGGCTGGTGACGGTACGATCAGCGTTGCTGCTCCGTACACGCTGCCTGTTGCCACATCCACGGTGTTGGGCGGTGTGAAGCAGGGCACCAACGTGAGCGTGGCTGGCGACGGGACGTTGAGTGTGGCGACCGCCAGCAGCACGGTTCTGGGTCTGGTGAAGGGTGGTGGAACCAACATCACCATCGCAACGGACGGAACGCTGAATGTACCGACGGGCGCTGGCTACACTTTGCCAATCGCCACGACTAGTGTCGTTGGCGGTGTGCAAGTGGGCAATGGTCTGGCTGTGACCGCAGGCGGATTGCTGTCTACCAACATCCAGACGGTGGCTGGCGTCAGCCCTGTGTCTGGTGATGTGCCGCTGGCTGTCGCCAACATCACTGGCGCCGCGCCGCTGGCAAGTCCGACGTTCACGGGCGCACCTGCTGGTCCGACGCCTACGGCCGGCGATCAGAGCACGAAGCTGGCAACCACGCAATTCGCCTACAATCTTGTGTCTGGTGTACAGACCGTGAACGTGGCGGGCGGGGTAGATGTGACGTTGACTCCGACGCAGTATGGAGCGGGCATTCTTCTGCTGAGCGGTGCGCTCACTGCGAACATCAACCTCATCCTTCCGGCGCAAGGAGGCAACTACACCATCTACAACGGGACGACGGGCGGGTTCACAGTCACTGCCAAGGCATCGGGCGCTACAGGCACCACGGTAGCTATGGTGTCCGGCCAGACCTACAGCCTGATGTGTGATGGGACGAATGTTCGTGCGCTGGGGGGTGGAGCAGGGTCCACCTTCTTCTCACGCACTTCGTTCTCCGCCACTGCTGGACAAACGACGTTCAACGTCACGTATCCGCCGGGCGCACTCATCGCGATCGTGAATGGTGCCGTGGTGTCTACCGCCAACTACACGGCAAACGACGGGGCGACCGTAGTCTTCAATCAGGCGTTGGACGGTACCGAAGAAGTCGTGTTCTTGGTGTGGACCGCGTTTGCGGTAGCCAACGCGCTGCCGTTGAGCGGCGGAACGATGGCAGGTCCCATCACGTTGACGGGCAACGATACGTCGGTCACACAGGCGACCGCGGACAGCAGCACGAAGCTGGCCACTACGGCGTTCGTTCACACGGTGGTCGCCAGTGTGGCGCTGGCGCGCGCCGTAGTAACGCTGGGCAACCTCACCGCCAGCCAAGTGTCCAACACCGATCTGTCGACGGTTGGGTTCACCAATCAGACGCAGGTGGTGAGTCTGGTGCGAGTGGACACGGGAGCAAGCGACCAGTATCAGGTGCAGATCATTGAGACTGTGTCGGGTGTAGAAACTGTTGTCTATCAGTCGATCGTTGAGACCGGCCCTATGAAGGATCTGGTGCCGTTCACCATCGATCGTACGGTGTCCAACAGCACGCTCACGTTGCGAGTGACGGCCACCACGGCCACCACTGGCACCACGGTCCGACTGGTAAGTCAAGGAGTGTAATAGATGGCACGGCCACCTTTCCCAACGGCCACTGACTACCTGCAGATTCTGACGGATGATTTCTACGCGGGACTCAACCAGAAGAATCTGCGGGAGATGTGGACCCCGTACACGAGTGCTTCACTCATCAACAGCTTCACGCTCCCAACGGGAGGCTCTACCATCAATGGCGCGTGGTCAATTGACTCGGGGGACCCTTCGCTCCCACTGAGTCAGCAGGAGCCACGTGCCTACTGCGTTAAGGGCAAGATCAGCTGCTCGGTGAGTGGCACCACACTCATCGTTCGAGTGCAGCTCAACAGTGGCTGGGGCAGCGCCAGTGTGTATGTGGACGGGGTCAAACCCTCCACTATCTCGGGCCTCGCGTCGTATGCCGACACGATTGACTGCAATCTGGACAATCATGCGGGTGTGGTTGGAGGTAATCAGTACTACGACTTGGTGATCGCGGACGGTCTGTCGAGCAGTGGCCCACACACGATCGATCTGTATGTGAACAACGGGGCTTCGGGCTTCGTGGTGATTGCTGGATACAAGAGTCGCGCCTATCAGCAGGTTGGCAACAACTACAGCGGATGGGTGGCTGATGCGACGACCGGGCTCAATCGGAAGACGCTCACCCTGAAGAACGTGAGCACCAATCCGATAGCAGCCGTGTCGCTTGCTATACCGTCCGGGGTGGTGAATCCAGACGGATCCGCCATCAGCAGTCCGGTGAACGTAGGTACTATCAGTCCTGGAGCTTCGTACAGCCTACCCTACGCAGTGAACGGAGCCTCTATTGGTTCGTTGACACCCGTGATCACTTTTGGAATGAGTGCGCAGTACGCGGATCCCGCAGGATCCATCAGTCTGCCGGTGGCAGTCACGCTGCCAGTGGGCAACACTGGACTCACGTTTGACACGCATTGGTCGATGGACAACAGCACGCCGACCAGCGTGGAACGTGCGTTCAGTACGGCTCTCAACGCAACCGTGTCTTGGACGATGACCGACACGCAGTTCACCATCACTCTGCAGAAGGACAGTGGATGGGGAACGGCAAAGGTGATGGTGGGCGGCACGCAGTATGGAACGTTGAGCAGTAACGACGCGGTTGGCGGTGGCTTTCTTGCAGACACCACGATCACTGGGTTGCCCGCAGGTAGCAAGACGGTGAGTCTAGTGGCGACCACAAATGGCAGCAAGCCGTTTGTGTTCACTCAGGTGGCGTTCAACACCACGCTCACGCTGACGCAGGTGTCGGAGAATGTGAATCTCAACTACGCGCTGTCCTACATACCGCCGTTTGCGCCAGCAAATCCCTCACTGGGCGCAAATGGTGAGATCACGTGGACGGCGTCTAGCAGTTCGGCTTCGGACTATTCGATCCCGCGGGACAACACTGGCATCACCGAGTATCGAGTGAAGACTCGATTCCCAACGTTCGCTGTGTACTACGCAACCGGGATGGGCGATCTTCTGTCCAACTTCGACGTGGTGATAATCGAACCGACCGCGGTGAGTCGCGCGCAAGTTGCTGCGTGGCAGGCCAAGGGCATTCTGGTTTTGGGCTACGTGTCGTTCGGCGAAGAAGACGGAGAGCGCGTCGATATCTACGACTTGAGTGACAATCGTCTCCAGCCGCACGTGGATGACGGCAAGGGTCCTGGCGGATTTGCATCCTACTACAACAAGGGAGGGAATGGATTCCGCGAGGCGTCTGAATGCCAGAACGACAATCAGGCGGCGAACGGGACGAAGACCTGTGCACTGGCCAACGCTCACTACTTCAAGGGAGTTGGGCGTTGTGGTCTTGCCTGTCAGTGGGACTCGCAGAACGGGTACGCAGCTCAGTCAACGGGCGGTGCCTGCGCCAAGGGCTACACGAGCGCCAACTTCTGGCAGCGTGATGCAACGCAGGCTTGTCAGAATGCTTCGTGTCCTCAGTACAATCCGACGAATACCAAGTGTCCGCAGTATCAGCAGGCAACGGTACACTGGGGACAGGACTTCTCGATTGCTACTCCCAATCTGCCGGATCAGAATGGTATCTGGGGTTCGACCTACACGAATCCGTTGATGCCTCGGTGGAAGCAGAAGCTACAGAACTTCTATATGCCGTACGTGTTCGGTACTCAGACGCAGATGACGGAGAACATCGCTGTCAAGTCGCATGTGGGTGGCGCGAGTGGCACCAAGACGTTCGTGGCGCGAGTCAACGGTTATCCGTTCGACGATCAGGCGGCGTTCTCGGTCACGACTGTGAACGGGTCCTACACCTATTTGCCGAATTCGGACTACGGGTACGACGCAGTGACCGGCGTGTTCTCGTTTGATCTGACGGCAGGTACAAGCGGTGGAGCACCAGCCCTCACTGATGGAACGCAGCTGAAGTTCACGTACTACAAGAAGGGACTGCAGTGCGATGGGCTGTTCATGGACACTGTGGACACGGTAGACGTGTATCCAAGCGATCAGTTCAATCAGGGTATGGCCGACATGATCAACGGCCTGAAGCAGCAATACCCGAACGCGCACTTCTGCTCGAATCGTGGGTTCTCGGTTCTTAACAAGATCATCAAGAGCTGTCGATTTGTGATGTTCGAGTCTTTCCTGTCGGACTACAACTTCACAACGGGAAGCTATCAGCTGGTGACGGATCCGGACAGTGTGGCGTTCAACAACGAGATCATTCAACAGCTGAACACGTTGCGCAATCAGTACACGTTCGACGTTATCGCGTTGAACTACGCGCCGAACGATTCGTCAGGGGACAGCATACGAGACACGGTGAACGCCAAAGCCTACGAACTGGGTTACATGTCGTGGCTGTCGGTCATCGATCTGAATGCGCCCCAACTGACGAATGTCAACGTGAACCCGAATGGCGTCATTCGACAGAATCAGTGGACTATCGTGAGGAAGAAGAAGTATGGCAGCTAATCCGTTTCTCACCAACATTCCCGTGGTGAGCATAGTGACGGCGGTGCGCGTAGTGAATGGAGTGGAAGTCGAAACGCCGGTTGGCGACTGCATCCGAGTGTGGGGGCGCGTTGGTAACGCCTCGCACTCCAACCAAGATGACCCACTGATCCCCACCGCCCAGAATCCGCGACTGACTCCCACGCGGTACGATTTCATGCGCCAGAAGCCGTACGGCAAGGCATAACATAGGGTGACGTATGACTCAATCATTGAATCTTGCTCGGTTGTCCACATTCCTGACGGTGGATGCTTCCGGCAACATCGTTGCAAAGCAGAACCCTGCGGCGCTGGACAACACACTGAAGCTGGTGACCTCGTCCTGGAGCAATGCGGCGATCTCACAGGCGATCGCAACACTGCAGACGTCACTTAGCGGCAGCACAGGCGCCAGTCAGGTAGGGTTCATCGCAGCCGGATCTGCCGCCGTCGCTCGCAGCGTGCAAAGCGTGCTGCGCGATCGCGTGAACGTGCGGAACTACGGTGTGTTGGGCGTTGGTACTGACGACACGCTGGCACTCAGCACCATGATGGCCACACTGCAGTCTGCCGGTCAGGTGGTAGACGTGTATTTCCCAGCAGGTCTGTATCTCGTATCAGGGTCAGGGATTGTTGGCAATCAGTTCATCGGGCGCATTCACGGCGATGGTCCTACGGCATCTGTCATCCAGGCAGCCAGCAGCGCAATGACCAGCCCTGCGCTGTCGTTCAGCTCGACAGCGGACGGTATCACTATCCAGGACATCGGCATCCTGGGTCCGGGTCAGGCAGCGGGTGCGGGCCAGGACGGTGTGGTGATCGCCAACGGATCGAGTCCGGTGCGTCAGCCGCGTCTCGTGAACTGTGAGGTGTACAACTGGCCAGGACGTGCATTCAACATCAGCACTCCGATCGCAGGGGTGGCCGAGAACTGCCGCGTGCAGAACAACGTGCATGGCTTCTACCTGAACGGCGGCACGAGCTTCACGTTCATCAACTGCTATCCCAACGGTAACCTGAAGTCCGGCTACTGGCTGAATGGAACAACGTACAGTGCGGCGATCGGCTGCGCAGCAGACACCAATGGCGTCGCTTGGCTGTTGTCCGGCGTCACCGTCTTCAGCATGGTGGGTTGCGGCAATGAGGCGGGGACTGCCTACAACCTGACGATCACCAACAGCAGCTTGACGTCGAACGTTGCGACCTTCACGTATTCTGGTCCCGACCAGTCGGCGGACTTCATCGGCAATGGCCGCACCATCGTCATTCGTGGATCGACCAACATACCAGCGGCCAACGCCGGGATTTCGGGATTGGGTGATGGTCGGTGGCCAATTGCAAGTGTTGGCACCAACACTGTGAGCATCGCGCTGACGGGCACCAATATCACTTCGGCTGCGGACGTGGGTACCGTTAGCTTCTGGGCTGGGGACGGCATCGTCAGTAATGGTTCTACCGTGATCCAAGTCATGGGTTATCGGACGATTGCTCCGGCACAGACCAGCAGCTCCATGATTGTGACCGAGGGCAGCAGCAACCAGATCACGCTTCAGGGCATGCGCAGTACGCAAGGTAGCGGACAGGCGCAGACCACGGACATGTGGTTTGGTTCGGGTTCCAGCAACATCATTCGCATGAACAACGCGTTCAGCGGACAGACGTATCAAGGAGCCACCAACATCACGACCGTGTCCAACGGTACGTGGACTGTACCTACACTCACTGCAACGGCTGCCATCAACTCGAATGGTGCGTTGACCCTGACGCAGTTGGCGTCGGCCTCCTCGGGATCCAACGTCAACAGTCCAGCGGTCAACCTGCTCAGTACCTACTGGACGGGCACTGCATCGGCGCAGGACACGGTGACGATTCAGGCAAAGCCAGCCGCGTCGGGCGCCAATCCGCTGATTTCGCTCAACTTCCAGCACAGCTCAGGATCGTCTGGTGGTATGCAGCTGTCCGTGAACGGTAACGCCGTTATCACTGGCGGTGGTCAGTTCATCGGCGGAGGCGGTATCAGCACGACTGGCAACGCAGTGATTGGGGGCACGCTGAGTGTGACTGGGGTAGCGACAGGACCTACGCCCACGCCCGGAGACAACAGCACGAAGTTGGCGACCACCGCATTCGTTCAAGCTGCGATTCCTGCGGCGGGTACCATCCCGTACGACATGCCGATGTTCTTCCCAGGAACGATGACCGCGAATCAGTTGCTGGCGCGCACCATCTTCACGCGAAACATCACGTGGCCTGTATCGCTGACCGGCACTCAGTGCAGTGCCCCTTCTGGACAAGGAGCAACCGCCAGCACCACGGTCACTCTGTACCAGAATGGAACAAGTATCGGAACGTTGACGTGGGCCGCAGGTAGCACGACGCCTACCATCACGTTCAGTGCGCAGGTCAACTGGGTAGCAGGTGACGTACTCACGATCTTTGCTCCAGCATCCCCGGACACAACGCTGGCCAATGTAAGTCTGACTGTAGCAGCCTTCCGATAATCGCAGGCTAGGTCCAAAGGAGAATTCATGACTACCGTAGTGGGAGATTGCGCGGACTGCATCATCAGTGTCCCAAACAACAGTCTGCTGAGCATGGTGTATCGGGTGTCGGTGGACGAGGGTCAAAATCATCTGATCCGTCATCGTGGCAACGTGAATGGCTACTATCCGGCGCAATCCGTGAGCGCACAAGGCATCACGCTGGCCGCAGGTAGCAGCCATACTGTGAACGTCAGTACCTCCAGCATTCTGGTGTCAACCAACACTCCTCTGCAGATGTCGTTGGTGCAGGCTGGAGTCACGGTCACCACCATGACTGTGCGTCAGCTGATGATCGTGGACGACGCGTTCAGCAGTTTTACGCTGACCAACAACGGAACGACGGACGCTACGATCTTCCTTGCGTACACGTCTGGAAGCAGCACGCAGTAAAGCAAAAAGCCCCGCTGTTTAGCGGGGCTTTTTCTTTGGCACTTACCACGTGATACTGGTCACTGCATCGGCGGTGTTGGCGTCTTCCACCTCACTCTTAAGCTGTTGCAGACGCTGGAAGTTTGTCCACCGGCGATCCACGATTGCGGCCAATAGCGCCTGGAGATCAGTCAACTTCAGCTTCACTCCAGTGTTATCTGCTGCCTGCCAGAAGAATCCGGTAGGAACAGAGCCTGCTGCACTGTACACAATGACCGCCGACTGCAACAGGCGCTCGCTCAAGCCGTCGGCCTGAAACTCGTTCTGCTGATAGGTGATGTTGGCCGTGGTCGACGCCATGTACGCAGCATCCAATTGCGACAGTTGGCGATTCTTGATGTCGACAAGTGTGTTGCCGCCAGACAAGGATACAGGTGTGCTATTAGCAGGCGGTTCCACACCCGCCTCAGAGATGGTAGTGATGGTGCCATCTGCCAACTTGAACATCTGTCCTCGATAGTCAGAAACGACTGTCCACTGGCCGTCTTGAATCAGCGCTACTTGATTCTCGCCGACCTTTGGCTTGTTGTAGACAGTCACCGGGGTAGACACAGCAGCCGGAAGAGCTGAAGGGGCTGGAGCCGCCATCAGCTCCGTGATGGTCCACCGATTGCCATCCCATTTGGGAACCTGCGTACTTGGCTTGAACGAAGGGGGTTCGAATTGTGTGGTGTTGGGCGGCAACAGAACAGTGTTGCCCTGTGCACAGGTTGGATCGATCTGTGCTTGCGCCGTCCCAGTATAGAAGCCTGAGGCGTCATAGGTGTAGACTGTGATCATGGAGCCCTCAATACTTGATGATGTAGTTCATGGCCACGTTCTTAGGGGTGGTCTCGGCGCCGCCATTAACCAAGGTGCCAATACCGGTGACGTTGCCGTAGATACCGATGCCCGTCCCGACTGCTGCTGTAGTTTCGGTGAATTGGAATTCGCCGCCACCGTAGCGCGCACTTGGCACGTAACACGAGGTATCGCCACCCGACTGACGAAGGGTACCCAGTGTCCATGTGTGACTATGGCCTGGATCGTACACTCCGTGCGCGTGTCCCGGATCAGACACTGCGTGATTGTGTGAGCGGAAGGCATCACCCTGATAGGTACCGAACACTCGGCCAGGATCCTGTCCACGTCCATTGTCCCAGCCTCGCACGAACACACCGCGCAGATCAGGCAGGTTGAACGTGGTGCTGCCGTTCCCGACACCATACGTCGTACCAATGACGGAGTACAGACTTGCGAACCCTGTTCGACTGATAGCAGCCGCGTTGCAAGCAAGGTATCCAGCTGGGATCGTGGTGCCTGCAAACGGCAGAATGGTACCCGGCGGAACCAACTGAGGCGGGTTCAGAATCTGATCGTAGAACAGATTCAGGCCCTCAACGTCGCAGCGGTACAGAATGACGTTGGACCCCACTTGCGGAGTATTCGGCAACGGTACATTGTTGTACGTACCGTCGTTCGTCACATTCAGGTTGAATCGGTAATTGGAGCCGCTCGTCTGAACGTTGTTCACAGAACGGAAATAACCATCAGCAGTCTGCAGCAAGAATCCACGGTTTCCAACGGTGAGGTCTTGTGTGTTGAGTCGACTTGCCGCGATTTCCACCCATGAGGTACTGGCGTTGACTACTGGGAACGTCGTCGCGTTCAGATTACCCGCACGACTTCCCAGATAACGACGATATGGAGTCCCCACGTTCGCCCACGAGCTCGCATTATTCTGCTCCAACAGCGACGCTTCTCCGTATGCCGACAGTTCGTGGATAGCCAGCAGCGGGGTAAGCGGATTTGCCATCAACGCAGGCGGTGCCACATCGGACCACTGGTAGATGTCGATGACCTGCGGTGCACCGGTCGGCGTCACGATTTGGAAGACGGCGGTGGACTGGGCCAGCCGCAGCAGGCAGTTCAACACGTAAGCCGACGCGACATTGGTGCCCAACGAGCTGAACTTGGTCTGCGGCGTATTGAACACAGCCTTGGCGAACATCGTGCCATCACTCATGAACAGGGCCACTTCACCGAACTGCCACGGACCTGCATCGGGTGGGATCGTACACACAACGTTCAGCGTATTGCCGCTCACGTTCTGCCATGCGCTGGGAGCTGCTTGATACAGTAGACTGCCGTTGATGTCAACGTCGGTTGGCTGAGGAGTGTATCCGTAGCCTGACCCAATCTTGAAGCTGTTGATCACCACGAAGATGCCGTGCTGTTGCGCGTTGGTGGCGGCTGCCAACCCCGCATTTGTGATGACCAGCAACGGACTGCTGAGATCTGCCATGTTGAACCTCTAACGGTAGGATTAGATTTGACGCGAAGAGCGGAAATTGAGAGGCACACCACTCTGCGACTTGATCAGATTGGTGATGTACTGGTTCAGGCCGTAGTTCAGATCGAACGCAATGGGATACGAGGCCAGACACGGCGTGCTGCCAGTCACAATCAGCGCACTGGTATCCGACCACGTCACGTCCAGCAATCCACTGCCGCTGGACGAGTTGGTGGCCGTCGTCTGCAAGAAGATAGACTGTTGATTGTTGCCTGCGTAGTCAGCGTAGAACTTGATGAAGTTCTTGCGACATGCGAGCTGAGCCGCGTTGCTGCCACTGGTGGCGGACACGAGAGTGCCCTGCACCTGGAACTGCGAAGCGAACTGATGCAGCTCGGTGCTGGAGCTGCGTGCCTGCACACCAAGGAATCCCCAGTAGGCAGTCGGGTCAGTGATGTTGACCACTGCGCCATCCAACTGCACATAACCACGAGCGTCGCCGTCCACCCCACGAACCATGTCCGACAGTCCAGTGTACAGACTGATCGACGGATTGCTGGGCGCCGCTGGCAGGTTGATTTGCACGCCGGAGAACACTACGTTGCCCGCGAAGCGGTTGATGCCTGACAGCTTGTTGAGGCCGGTTACCAGACTGGCAGTCGGCGTGATGATCGGTCGCTGCAGATCAGACATGAACGCGGGTACAGTAGTGCCGTTCACAAGCGGTCCGTTGAAATCGCCGTACTTCGGATCACCGTAGAACGTGAACATGATCTGTCCACCGTAGATGTTGAAGTCGTTGATCAGTGGATACGTTTGGCCAGCGGCCAGCGCCAGCGTCACATTGCTGCGATACAGACTGTCGGGCGACGGGCCAATGACCTGCGACAGTGCGTAGTCGATGGTCTTGAACGGTGCGGCCTTCGACCCGTTGTTGACGGTGTCAGCACCAGTCGCCGTATTCACGTAGTAGGTGCCGGTCAGCGCGCCACTGTACAGGCCGTTCTGGCTACCGAACGCGGTCAGCACTTGAAGCCGATTCCCAGGATAGGTCGAGACCTGGATGGTGGTAGGATCCACTGTGTCTCCCGCGTCCATCGGCCGATGGACGGAGTTTGCAGCGTCGTAAAAGACTGGAGTACGTTGGGTCATGTCTTAGCTCAATCAGTGAGGTTCCAGTAGGGGCTAAGATATCCAGTGCCCCCTATGTCCGCAAATCCAGCAGGATTCGCCAGGATGTACTTGCGTTGTGCGCCGACCATCGCCGTGACCGCGGTGCCAATCGTCGACTGCGAAGGCGTAGCACTGTATCCAGGCACACGACCGGGACTGGTGGGCGACGTGGGAATCGGCACCCACGACACGGGACCCGCCAACAAGCGGAATCCGTTGACCTGTCCGTTGGTGCTGGCCCCGCCCATCACGTTGGTCGGCACGTCAGGACCAGTGGTCAGCTGCTGATCGGTGTACGAATACACCGGGAACTTCTTGTCACCCTGGATCAACCACGAGCTAGGTGCCGCCAGCATGTAGATAGACGGAGCGCCAGCAGGCATGTAGATCTTAGTGTTGACCGACGGATCAGTGCTGTAAGTGCTAGGTGGCGACGCACCGAAGCGCGCGAAGTTGGACATCGTGATGTCCTGCACCGCGTACATCGCAGCCGCGACGATGGTGGCCGTCGTGTAACCGGGCGCAATGTGGTCCACCATCCACAGGTCATAACTCAGATCGATCGACTGCAGGACAAGATTGTAGTTCGCAATCTCGTAGAAGAACAAGGCCAACGACGCTGGGTCGATCTGACGCAAACCTCCTGCTGCGCTGATGCTCACATGCGACGTTGGGTACCACGTGCCTCCGTTCCAGATGGGAGTACCAATGCTGGGGTCGTTATCAGGCACGAACGACACATAGTCCTGCGTCCACAGGCGCTGCACTGTGAGCTGCACGCTGAGGCAGTAGTTGATGAAGTCGATGAACGACTGCGTGCCCTTGCCAAACCAATACTGACCAATCCAGCGGCTGATGGTCTGATACTGATCGTCAGTGATAAGCCCCGCTGACTGCAGCTTCATGCCCAGCGCGTTCACCTGCTTAACTGCGATCGAGCGCTCGAACTGCGGCCAGTCGCTGAAGTCCAGCATCTGATTGGTGAGAATCTTCTGTTCAAGCGTGGGGTTCGTCACCCACATGTTGCGCAGATTGGCCAGGATCTCCGTCTTCTCATCGACAGCAGGACCCAGCACATCATCCAGCGACTGCGCGTAGTCCACATAGTATGGATTCTGCGACAGGTAAGGCGGCAACAGGACTGACCGCGGAATGCGGTAGCCCAGTCGCTTATTCTCTTTCACGTCGGTCGACGGCTGATCCAACGTGTAGGTGAACATTCCCATTATTGGCCCCCAAGCAATCGGGTGGGATCCGCGTCAGTGATGGTCGGTTGCTGACGTTCGCTGTAGTAGGCGTTGACCGTGAGCGACGAAAGCGAGTTGTACCGGATCGGGAATTCTCCGCTAGACGGCAGACCTCCTGACGGCGTGATGCTCCCGTTGTCCGTGAACGTGGTGCTGGTCGCAGGCACGTTCGCCAACAAACCCAAGCCTCCTGCCTGACGTCCCCACACTTGATACGAAGCGGCGCCCGCCACCGCAGGCCACGTCAGCGTGATCGCGTGGGTGTTGCCTGGATCAGTGATCTGCGGGAAGATCCACTTCGTCGGATAACCGACGTCGCCGTTGGTGAGCGTAGTGCTTACCGCGTACGCATACACAAGCGGCCCCAACGTGCCCAGACTCGGAAGGATCGTGAACGTGGGCAGCGGGCTTTCGGGCGCTGTGACGATCATCGGACCAACCGGGCTGTTGACTCGAACGTACGACACTTGACCGGGACTGGCGTTGACCACCGTCTCGATCAGATCAGACGTGTAGAAGTTGGTCATCAGCAGGCCGGGGCGCGGCGCAAACAGATTTGTGAGCGCCGTAACGCTGTTCTGCTGAACCTGAGAGGGGATCGCCGAGTTGAACACGAATACATCCACGTTCACGTCCCGCGGAATTGCAATCGGGTCTTGCCACAGGAAGTATGCAGCATACATCGTCACCGATTGGCAGTAATTGAGGAACGACTGGATCTGGTCCTGCGTCCACGGGCTGCTGGTAAGCGCCGACACGCGGATCACATTCATCCAGCGAACATCGCCTGGATCAATCTCGCGCTGTGCCTGAGTCACAGCGTCCTTTACCCCTGGATACGTAGCGATCAACGCCTGATACTGCGACTTGGTGACCGCCGAGCTGTAGGTGCCGAAGCTGCCGGACGCCACGTTCTTGTAGGCGACGATCGACTTCTCGCTGCTGCCACCTGTCGGGTTTGAGGTAGCGACTCCGGTGATCGATGAGAAGCCGACCACGGTCACTGCCTTGTTCAACGTGATGATCGAGTCGCCCGCCTGTCCCTGTGTGACCGGATAGCTGATGGTCACGATATCGTTGACCTGAGGGATCGTACCGAACTGGCCGCTGACCCCGCCCAAGTTGCCGAACACCGTGATCAGACGACCGTCCGACAGCGTGAGGTCGGCGAACGCAGGCAATCCGTCGTAGTTCCACAGCGTGCCGAACGACTTGGGAATGAACGTGCCGTTGACTTGCACCCAGACGTCCTGGTCCGAGATCACAAAGCTGTCCTGAGTCGAAACCCATGTCTGCCGTTCGGTGCCCAAACCTGCCATGCCATAGCTGTAGATCTGGCCTTCGTACAGCGTAACCGTGGTCGGGCTGTTTGCCGCCAGCGTCAGCTGCTGACGGTTGAAGAAGTAGTTCCCAGCGCAGCTGAATTGAGTCAGCGGGGGAATGGAAACAACGCTGGAGCTGGTCAGCGTCACGGTCATCGCGCTCGGCAGCCAGCGTGTGATGCGCAGCCCCTGCATCTGCGCGATGGACAGGATGGCGTCATCGGACAGTGCAGTTTCCGCGTACGCATCCTCGTACGAACGACGGATACGACCCTGCGCAAAAGTGCCGACGGCCGACGCGAAATCGACGAGCGTGCTGCTGGTCTGGGTAGGCAGCGTGCCCTTCCAGCTTTGACGAGTCTGCAGGTTGGACTGGAACTGCGAGACGAACTGATCGAAGTCGACTGTGGCGTCGCTCAGGGTGAGTACGGTACTTGGCATAGCTCGCCTACGGAATTAGGTTGAAGTTCACCACCTGCCGATTCGATCGCAGATTCAAGGTAAAGGCAATCTGCACACGGTAGCCCGGCAGGCTGTAGTCTGGCAGGATGAACGTACTGCTTGTGTCGATCGAGATGCGGGGTTCCCACGTCTGAATCGCCTGGATAGTCGACAGGTTCATCTTGTTGGCAGTCACATCGTCGATTGGTTCCTGTAGGAACTGAGTCCACAGCGTACCGTACGTCGGGTTGAAGATTGGACCACGCGCACCAATCGGGCAGTTCAGAAGATTCGCCAGACTGTTGCGCACTGCGTATTCATCAGGCAGAAGATCGCCGCTACCGTCCAACGTGTAATACGTATTGGCGTCGATCCATACTGCCTGATCCCATTGTAGACCGGAGACTTGCATACGTTTAAGCCTGTTGAGGAGTGACCAAGGACGTACGAGTATCGCCACCCCCTTGAACGTTCGGCACATCGTGAACGTGGATGTCGTACAGGTGACGGAATTGACGTGCACTGAGTGTGTTACCGGTATCTGTGCTATCGGTCATATCACCGCCCGACGTCACAGTCTGGTCTGCGACGACCGGTCCGTGGAATTGATGAAGAGTGGCTGTGTACGTAGCGGTACCTCCTGCCTGGAAGTTGACGTTGCCGCTCGCTTGAATGCTGGCGTTGCCCGTCACGTTCACCTGCCAGTCACCATTGGAATTCGTTACGTCGCCGTTGACCGCGGTAATGCGCTTGCCATTGGCGTCGATATTGATGACTGCACCGCCCGCCGTCACGAACTTGTAAGTGTGCGCAGCCAGATCGTAGATGACGATATTGCCGTCAGGGTCTTGGAATCCCCACACGTGAGCATTGGCAAACTGTGGAGGGACTGCAGGTGCCGTCAGCAGGTTGGTGTACAGCGGCTGATGTGGATCACCATCTTGCAGCTCCACCTTCACAGTGGATCCTGCTGGAGGCGTGCCGAACACTCCATACGGACCCTTAGCCCCAACACCAAATCCGAACGGACTGTCCTTCAGCGGACCTACCCACGGCACTTCACCTGCGGACGCGTCAAACAGGCCGGGCACGTTGGCCTGAACGCGGCCCATGCCCGTTGTGTCTTGTTGACCTGCGACAGTTCCCAAATAGTAGCCATCGCTGTAGTCTTCGCTTCCCTCGATCTGATCGTTGACTGTTTGGAAACTCATAGCATCCTCTTACGCCGACTTGTACTGCATGTTCGTGCCCTGACGCACGCCCAGGATCTTCTCACCAAACGACGCACCCTGAACGAACAGCGCCTGCGCGGCGATCGTGTACTCACCTGCGTATGCGGTGTCCGACTTCTGATTCTCTGCGTCCACCGCGAAGGTGAACTTGTCGAACAGATTGAAGGTGGTCGGAGTCAGCATCAGGAACTCGACCGCCGTGTTGTACAGTGCTGCGAACCGTTGATTCTGATAGCGTGCCTGCTCGTAGGCCGGATGCGTGTTGCCGATGTCCAGCCCACCGTACGAACGATAGCCCGACACGATCTTCTGACTGATCGTTTGATTGAGCATGGGGCTCGTCACGTCGGGCACATAGGTGAGCTGCGACCAACTGTCAGTAGCCTGCGGATTGACCAGCGACTGGCCGTAGCGCGTGTGCTGGTAGCCCTGCATCTTGTTGCTCATGCCGCTGGCTGCAACCGGCTGATAGTCCATCGCCACGTAGGAGCCCGGCACGATCTGGCCCAGAGTCACCTGCAGCTTAGACTTCGGCAGCTGATTGACGTTGCGATAGCGCAGCACACCGTCCAGCCCCAAACCCGCGACCATGTAGGACGTGTTGTTGACGTAACCGCGAGCCACCACCGCCTTGACGAACTCAGCATACGAGCGATTGCGAGGCGTCCACAGTTGACTGTCGGTTGTCGACACACCGTCGTACTTCAGACCACACGTCGCTGCGATCTGCTTCAGCACCTCGTCTGAGGTTCCGCGAATGCTTGTGGTACTGGTGCCCGCCCAGTACAGAGGACTGTCCCAGTAGCCGTCAACATCATAGACGAAGCACTCACCGTTGAACGACTTCTTGTGATTAAATTTCCGAAAGCTGTACGTGCGCTGATCACCACCCAACGCACGCAGGGTGATGGTCAGCGGGATGCCATCCTGCAGATTGAACGCGTCCATCGCGTGACGCGCATCCCCAATGACGAAGCGGCAAGTGGGAACACGAGTGCGCGTTGAACAGCCAATGTGCAGCATGTGCAGGAAGTTCAAGGTGTCGAGCGGAAACTCCACACCATCGATGAGGATCGTTACTTCCAACCGATCGGCTACTGTGTATCCCATGACTCAGATGGTGATCGTTTGTTGACGGTTCGTTTGCTGACGGCTGATGAAGGCCAGCAGACTTGCCTTGCTTGGGATCTTCAACACGACGCCGGGTTGCACATCGGTCAGGGGATCGCTCAGGCCGTTGTACGACAACAGAGCGTGCCACAGACTGGTGTCCGCATACAGATTGTAGGCCAAGCCCGGCAGATTGAATGCAGTGCTTGCGTCCAACGTCACTTGCTGCGACTGCTGAACGTTGAAACGGACGTTCTTGAAGCCAGATCGGAAGATGTCGATGTAGCCAGTGTTGTCCACCGGCGTGTACTTCGAGTAGTTGAAATCGCCAGAGTAGGTTCCGCTCATGCTCGTACTCCTTAGCCCAGATTGAAGACGCCAGCACGACCACCGAGGCCCGAACCCAACAGCGCGCCGCTATTGCCTCGATTCAGGTACACGTTGTCCAGATCGTCTTGCGTCAGGACGAACATGGGCCGGAAGCCGATGCCGACCTTCACGTGGTGCGGCAGGTGCGTCAGGCTGTCGAAGTTGCTGGAGAACGTCTGCGCGATGCGGGTGATCACCACGTTGTCGAACAGCAGATATTCGCCAATCTGAATGCTGATGCGGTTGGACACCAGACTCTTCCAGTACTGAGCGCTGCCCAAGTTCGGGTTGTCGGTGGTGGATGTGACGCCCGCCGTGTTGTTCCCGTCAGTGGACTGCTGATTGGTGTTGATCATGGCACTCGGGTAGAACAGACCGCTGCCCAATCCAGTGCTCACTACCTTCGGATTGTAGTTGTACGAGGCACTGGACGAGCTAGTGGTGCCCTGCTGCGTGAAGATGTTCTTGCCCTCGGTCAACGCGTCCTTCGCCAGTTTCTGAAGCTGAGCAAAGTCCAGCTGAGGACCGGGGCTGATGAGCAGTCCGCTTTCCTTGCTGATGCTGGGGGTCGTCATCTTCATCAGGTTGAGGATGGGCAGTCGCACGTCAGTCGCAGGATCGTTTTCCGTGTGGAACTCAACCTCGAAATACAGGTCACCCGTCGTTGTGCCTTGCCACAACTGAGCGGTCAGCGACTGGACTGCGAGCTTCACACCCATGACGGCGAGCGCGTTGTTCACCGTCTTGTTGTCGGTAATGCCTTGCGGCATCAGCGGTTCGTACGAAGAGTCGGTCTCAAACTGAATGCTGTCCGGCAGCGGAGCAGTCACAGAGATGTTGGGCTTGGAGCTGCCGGGCACGCCATACTGCTGGATGTACGCGAGATATGCTGAGTTCAGAGCCATGATGCATCCTATGACGCGCTGTTGAGCGCAATCGTTGTGTTACGTGGCCCACGGACCAGAGTGCGGTCCTGCGGCTGATTCTGTGCGATTGTTGACGGTGTGGGGCGTGCTGTCCCGTTAGTGGCCTGTGGTGCGCCACGTGAGGTGGCGGCAATCGTCGTGCTGGGAGTCAGCACGTTAGCTCCCTGCCCGTACGTAGCGCGTTCCGCCTGCAACACGTTCGCCATCTCTTGGGCTGAGATAGAAGCCCGGTTGCCTTGGATCCCGTCGTAGTACGACACACGACCATCGCTGATCTGACCATTGCGAATGCGATAGCCAGCCGGAGCAGCGACCGACGCCCATTCTTGGGACAAGGCGAGCACCGCACCCCACAGGTCATCAGTCTGTCCGCGAACATAACGCATGACCTGCGTGCGAACCTGAGTCACCATGTACTCAAACGCTCGATTCTGGAACGCCTGATCGAACATCGTAGTCTGTGGATTGATGCCGAGACCGTGGACAACGGACGCGAGCGTGCCGCGAATGAACTGATAGCGGCCGACTGCGTTGTAGTTGCCAATGTCCTGCTGATGCTGAATCTGTGCCACCGTCATGTGGATCAGATCTTCGTGCCCTGCACGTCCCGCACGTGCACTGCGTGCGCTGTAGTTCACGCTGTTGTAGTCACCTTCGCCGCGTGAGATCAAAGCCTTCAGTCGACCAAGAGGTTCGCTGTCGCCGACACCGCCACGCACGGGACCAGCAACCGACGACGGAGCGGCCCCTACGGGAGTGGGCACCACTTGCGCGGAGCTTGGAGCAGGTGGCGTCGGGCTGATCTTCTCGGCGGTCTCTGGGAAGAAGCGACGCAGAACCGACATTGCCACCCAGCCCAGACCCGCAACACCTGCGATGATAGCAGCCGCGATCAACACTTCCGGGGCCATGACTACGGCCACAACCCCTTCCAGCAACGGAACCAGCAGACTACGGGCGACGAACGACAGCGCGCCGCCCACAACGTCGAACGCCAGCCACTTAACAGCACGCCACAACCCCATGAAGATGACGCGAGCCACTCCACGAGTAGCGATCCACGCGGCCTCCTTGGCCAACCAACGACCAACGCGACCCAGTAGCCCTTCTTCATTGTCAGGATCAGATTGCATCATCCGATCCATCCAATGCACAGCGCCCAGTGTGGCTAGGATATGATCTTCGGTCTCGGCGCGAGTGCGTGCGTTTTCCAGCAACTGCTGCATGTTGCTTGGGATTTGCGTGAAGAGGCGCGACTGCTCTTGCTCATCTTCAATCACATTTCCCACGTGTGGTTTGCCGTACGCAACGGCCAATTCCAAGAAGTCCATGATCCTATCCTAGCATGCCACTGTTCATCAACAGGAAGGTATCGTCGATCGCCGGGTTGAAGCCAAAGCTTCGCATGTTGACCGGCGCCGTGCCCTGTACAGGACTCTTACCAGGAACCTGAAGGCCAGATCCAGCAGCCCCTTGCTGCGAACCGGGTGCCGGAGTTGCGGTGCCCGGAGTGATCTGCACCTGATTCTGGTTGTTGACCGTCGTGTTAGACGTCGGTCGCCGACTGTCCTTATACAGAGCGTTGGGCGCTGTGCTGTTGATCGTGGTGTTGGACGAATTGTCTACAGACGTACGCGTCGGCGCCGTGCTGGCAGGAGCCGCCGGTACTTGCTGAGTGCCGCTCAGATTGCCCCCGTTGGGCATCGGCCCCAACAGTGCGGTCTGTGCTTGCGATGCAGGGTTGGAAGGTATGGCCGACGCTGGAGTGCCGGAAGACGAACCCGTAGTAGCTCCGGCTACCGAAGTCTTACTCTCGGCTTCGGCTAGACGCTTGAGCTCCTCTGGAGTAGCCTTCACGCCGGGTAGTGCTTTGCCCGAGGCCGTGGCTTCCTTCTCCATCGTGTTGGCGCTCTTGTCATCCGCCTTCTTCAGGCCGAGCTTTTCCTTGATCCAATCCCAGATGGCGCCGGACGTGTCCTTCATCCAGTCCCACACCTTGCCGCCCACTGCCTTGATGTTGTCCAACGTCACGTACTTGTCGTACAGGTCCGTGATCTCACCCCACGCACTCTTGGCGATCTTGATGATGTTGTCGAACGTCACGTACTCGTTGAACTTGTCGACCAGCGTCTTCCACAACTGCGGAGTCAGCAGCATGGCCATCAAGCCCTTACCCAAGGCCGTCAGCCAACTGAAGCCGGTTTTACCCGTCTTCTTCATGCCGCTCCACTTGGCACCGGTCCAGTCCGCAAACGACTTCCACCATGCGTCAGCCTTCCGGCTTTCTGCTTCGCGTACGTCCTCGTGCGAATCGTTTTCAGGCCCCAGCTCACGCTGTTCGTCACGTCCCTCGAAGTACGAGGTAAGGCGCGCGTATAGGTCGTCCAGATCGCTGACTCGCCCCTGCGCAGGAACCACCGAGCTGTCCGCAACCGAGGACAGGCCAGTGGTGACCGCCTGCGTGGACGTATCAGTGAACGACACATCAGCCACGCTTTCATCCGGGATGTTGCGCTGCCCAATGAGCTCCAGCGCCTTGGCCGTCAATCCATACTGCAGGTCAGGACGGCGCTTGGTGTAGCGAAGCTTCTTCTGCTCTTGCGTGGGAATCTGCTTGTGCAGCTCTTCGCGGAACTCGGACAGGGTCTCCTGGAACATCGCGAAGATACGATCCAGCAGCGTATCCTCACGACGTTCCCATTCGGCGACCCACTGCGCCTGCGCATCACGATCCGTCAGTTCCTCAACCAGCAGCTCGTTGTTCGCCAACAGATCGTCGACCGTAGGCAAGTCTTGCGGCGGCAGGAATCGACGGAAGTCGGAGAACGAGTTGCTGAGCGCACGACTGGTAGCCTCGTTCTGCTCCAGCGCCGACAGTTCGATCAGATCAGCAATCTGGCCAACGATGTCCGGAGTTTGCTTAGCCAATGCCTTGTTGACCGCCACCTCGAACTCAGTCAGACCGTCAGCCACCACAGACTTCACATCTGCCACTTGCTTGCGTGCGACGTCCATGGCCGTAGCCACCGCCTCGTCAAACACGTTGCTGGCCACCCCGCTCAACTGGGACAGTGACTTGCTGATGGCGTTCAGATCGTTCTGTGTGGCGACACCTTGTGCCACCTTGGCAAGACTGGTGCCTACGCTGTTCTGTAGGCTTTCCCATTTCCGACGCTCGCGATCAGTGCGAAAGTTTGCTGCCATGATGACCTCCGCTTACCCGACAAAGATGTTGCCGTTCTGCGCTGCTTCGATGCGATCGTTGCGGCGCTTCATGGCGAACTCGGATAGCTGTTGGAAACGATAGATCGGCGTGTTGTCGCTCACCTCAAACCCATATTCAGCCGCGATCAGCACATGCCGATCCATGACTTCCTTAGGATTTGCCAGAGGCCAGAAACGAGTGCGCGTCGATGATCAGCTTACTGACCTGCGACGCGCCACACCCTTTACAAGTAACTTGAATCGACTCTTGAACACCGTAGCCCTTCATGATGGCTTCATACTGCTTGAGCATGTGGGCCTGATCCGGGGTCAGGTCCTCCATCATATCCAGGCGCTCACGTAGCGAGTACCAACGGTCGCGGCCTTGCGTGTGGCTGGCCTGCGAACACAGATAGGCAAACTCGCTGCGTGTGTTGGGGTCCTTCATCTCAGGCGCATCCAGGAACTCCAGCACGTCAGCCATGGTAGGCGGCGACGGCACCAGCGGATGATCTTCGCCCAGCGTGAAGACTGCGGGGTCCGGAATCTGCTCCAGGTCCTTCACCTGCACGTTGGTACGATTCACCACGTGGGTGATCTTCAGACTGTCGCGGTCCTTGGTCCCAGCCTTCACCTGCTCCAAGTGCTCGATGTTCTTACACATCGTGTTGTGGATGAAGCTGGTCTTCGTGAACGAGTTATGGCGCAGCCACAGCATGATCGCGAAGAAGTCTGGCATCGTCAGCATGGGGGCTAGATTCGTGTAGCCCTCTGTGCTCGTGTAGATGACGCTGGACACAGCTTCCACGATCGGCTGCAGACTTCCCTCGTTGGCTGCACGCTGCAACTTGGCCAGATGCGCGTTCTTGAAGGGAACGACGTACAGGTCCTGGAATCCGTAGAATGCGAAGCGGCTGGGCAGCGCCAAGCTCGTGCCGTCTGCCGACGCCATCGGCACAACGAATGCAGGCTGCGGATTGTCGACCATTGCTGCGTCCACAGGCGGTGCGCTCATCGGCTTCGGAGGTTCGTACCACTCGCCCGGCGGATCCTGTGCCATAGCCTTCAAACGCGGATCGATCGCCGGTCCGTTGTTGGCAGTCATCGGATGTTGAGTCGGCGGGCGCTGTGCTGCCTTTTGCTGCTGCACACGAGGACTGGGTTGAGCGGGAGCCGGCTGATGGGGGATCGTAGGCTTGGCCTGCGGAGTGTACACTGCGCGAGGTGCACCGCGCTGTCCACGGGCCTGAGCAATGCGGTCCTTCACCTCCTGCGGGAATTCCATCGACGTGGTCGAATGGACGACTGGTGCGGAAGAGTTTGTCATATGCGTATGAACTGGTTAGAACAGCGCGCTGATGCCCTGACCCAACAGGCCGAGCCCAGCATTGGCAACGTCGGTAATGCCTTGTTTCACAACATCACCCAACGACGGAGGGACTTCAATCAGGTTGATGAATACATCACCCACGGAGAAGTCCACTTGATGGATGATGCGCTCGCTGCTGGAACTGACGAGGGCGTATGGAGAAATATCCAGTGGATAGCACTCAACGTACTGGATGTTCATCAGCACGTTCTTGTCAGGGTCCAGCATGTAGATGTTGATCGGACGCTTGTAGTCCGTGGGCCGATTCCACCCGCCGCCCAGCACTTCACTGTACTGAGATGCGAACGGATTGAGAACGGTAGCCTGCCACGCCTGAAGATACTGAAGGCTGACGTTGCGCGTGTCAGCATACAGGCCAAGCCGCAGATTCCCAACGCTGTAGCGACTCGGGTAATGACGTTCGCGACCCTCACGGAAGATGGAGATCTGGGAGTACTGACGGAATGGGCACGTGGCATCTTCCACGTAGTACCACGGCAACTGCGAAGTACCAACGCCAGCCTGCGCGCCGCCCAGTGGTCCGCTCAGTGGATTAGATTGTAGGAAGTTGGACACTGCATCGACGAACGAGCTGCCAGTGGACGTGGTCGAGCCTTGTTGCGTGGTGTTACCTACGATCGGCAATTGACAGTACCAGAAGCAACCGAGCAACGGATCGCTACGTGCTTGCGCACCGCCCAATGCGTCGCCGGGTGATACACCACCGGATCCACTCATGGCGAAGTCGCCACCACCGCTGCTCAGAGCGATACCTGATCCGCTGAGCAGTCCGCTGAACGCGGAGTCTGCGATCATTCCAGGGTTGAAGCTGGAGATAGCACCAGACACGTCGCCCCTGACGAGGGAAGACAGGGCACTACCCGCCTGACCAACGGCTTCCTGCACTCCCTTATTTACGGCGTTGCTTACACCCTTAGAAACAGCATTGGAGAGTTGTCGTTCGGTATCACCCACAACGTTCTTCACGCTGTTAGATTGACCCATGACAGAGTTGCGCAATCGATTCTCTGCGGCACCAACCGCATCCTTAACGAAAGGCATTTGATATTCCTTCTTTAAAGAAGGAACCACGCATTTAAAGCATTAACCTCGAAGGGAGCGCGTGGCTCCTCGGGTAGGAAAAGAATGGAAGTGCCAGGACTGAGCGACTCCTGTTGCAAGCACTTCCGTAACTGTCAGGTGCGGAGAACTCTTCCGTTGAATCGGGATGACCTAACCAAGCACCCCAAACTCCGACCCTGCACTGCGCTCATCTTACTGTAAAATTGGCGGATCACCCCAGATTTGGCGACCAAACTTGGAAGGCGACCGGGTCCGTTGGAATGTATCCGTTGGGGGCCGGTCGTTCCAAGCTCAGCGTGTCCGGCGACAGGCGTCCCTGCGGAGGCAGATAGTAGCCGTTGCCTTGATCTGGATCCACTTGCAGAAGGAAGTTCGGGTCCTTCTCGCGGACCTGAAGATCGCGCTGCACTTCACTGGTACACCAGTCCGGCGCCAGCGGGAACTGATCTCCAACCTTGTACAGCAGCCAGACTCGCGCCTTCTGCGGAATGGGCAGGCGGCGAATGCCCAGGGTCTTCAGCAGCGTGTCGGCCTTCTGGCTTTCACTCACCACGATCAGCTCTTCACCACGAGACAGCGTGCTGCAACACGCCATCAGATCACGGAGCAGTTGACCTTCCACCGCAGGTGTGTAGGCATCGAACAGAATGCCGACATACTGACGATTGGTGGTCGACACGTCGGTGTCCAGCTTGTTGGGTACGTGAGGCATATCACACCCCCTTAGCAAGACGTTGGGCCGTCTCCAGATCGATGGTCAGGACTCGGTTCTTGTCTTCCGGAAAGATCAGACGAATCTGCTTGCCGTTGGTCGACGGACGAACACCGAACTTCGTGCCCTTCTTGATCTCGATGTCCTTGCCACGGAAGCTGACGGTGACGGGCTTTGCACCCTTGAAGGTGAACCAGTCGTAATCCGTCTCAGGAAGGATGCGAGCCACGGTATGCGGCATGGGCCGACTGTCAACCGCTCCTGGGGCGGTCACATCGGTTGCCTGAAGCCGCTGGACTGCGGCACTGATGAAAGAGTACATGAAAGCGCCCCTTACAGAGTATCCTTACCTAGTTTCTCGACATTGCGACGGCGAAGTGTTTCGCGATAGTGCGGATCACGATCCACATTGCGTGCAATACGCAAGATGGTATCGTTGGACTTGGCGCGGCGCTCCGCACGTACTGCCGTTGGCACGTGGCGCACCTTGCCGGTCTTCGTCAGTTCAAACGTATCACCGCTATCGCCCCATTCCCGAGCCAGCAACGGAACACGCGGGTTCTGAACCAGATCGCGAATGGACTGCGAGGTGAGCGCGCCACTGCGTACGCCTGCTTCGGTGGCCTCGCCAACTGAACCGCGGTCCTCATCATCAAATTCGTGAGTGAACTCGTCCTCGCCTTCGTGTGTGGTGTCCTTGCCCGTGTACTTCTCGAGCTTCTTACGCAGCACCGCGTCTTCTTCCAGGTCGCGAATCAGCGCGTCCGGGTCGATCTTAGCAGCAGCCATCCACAGCTTGAGCGGAACCGGAACCCCCTTGGCGCTGGCCATTTCCAGCAGTTCGGCAGCGTTCTCTTCGCCACGCGCTTCCAACGACTTATGCCAGTGCAGCGTCGGCATCTTGAGGTTGGCGCGGTTGTTGCGGTTGAACAGGAAGTCGATGATGTTGTTGCGGTTGGCACGACGCGAACGATCCACATACAGATCGTTGGTGACTGCCACCAGCGGGAAGATCTTGGAATAGAAGATGCGGTCCGTGAGGTCTTCACGGTAGGCATTCTGCGATTCCAGGAACGTAGAGTACGCGGACTCGGCACTTGCAAACGACGCGTCACCAGACAGAAGCGCTTCGCTGATGCCCAGTGCCCGCAGCTTGTACGGCGTCAAGATGTCCGCCATGTCCGTCCACTTCCAGAAGTCACCACCCGGACGCAGATCAACCGACTGCACTGCGTTGCGCGTGATGACCCAGCCGCCCATCGGATCGAATTCAGCAGCTTGGAATTGTTCGGCGTAGGCCAGCAGTTCTTCACTGGTCGGCGTCCACACGTCGTCGCCTGCAGTGATGTGGGTCATAGCCCGTTGACGACGCTGCGCTTCAACCAACGTACCCTTGAACAACTGCTTCTCGATCAGGTACATCGGCAGGATGCGATGCAGATACGACGTGTATGCACGGTCGGTCGTCGACCGGCGCGGCACGAACAGCGTGGTAACCGGATCCAGGGTGAATGCACCGCTGCGCAGCATGTCGATGAACTGGCTGGGCATCGACTGCAGATAGCGCTTGGCGTACTCCGACGTGTCGTGCATGAACTGCTGCGTCGCCTGTCCTACCCGCACGTTGATCGTCGGATCGATGTTGAAGAACGGCGACGGAATGACGGCACACGACAGTGCATCGTGGATCAGGGTGTCCAGGAAGCGACGGCTGCCTTGGTCGAACACCAGACTGCCGCAGAAGAAGCCGTCCACCAAATGCGCCGTGCTGATTAGCGGCATCATCTGCTCAAGATTGAGTTGGGCCAGCGCCGAGTCGAACGGTTCCAGGTCCTTCGAGTCCAAGCCACGAAGCTCGAATTCGGAGAACGGGAAGCGCGACTGAATGTCAACGCAAGATCCGGCCACATTATCCAGCAGATAGATGTCGCGGTAGAACAGGGCCAGGGTCGACGTGTCGATCAGGTACGGATCCGCTGGGATGATACCCGTCAGCATGTACTGATATGCGGAACCGAAGAAGCTAGACACGCTGAGGCTTGCGGCCCCAACGCTGCCGCCACCCACGTTAGCCGTCACTTGCTGCTTGCCATTGGAGCGGCTACGAAATGCGGCGTGGGTCTGTTGTTGAGCGTGCGGCTGGACACTGATGCCCGTTCCGTTCACACCCAGAATGCGCTGACGTGAAAACATTTCAGCTCTTCCTCTTATAGCGAGTTGCGTCTGCCTTCTTGAAGACAACGCGAACCATCAATTGGAATACGGCCTGCGGATCCAGGTCCATAGATTTGGCGCTCTGCACAGCGCGAATGGGATACTTGCGCTTGCGTTCAGGGCGCGGCTGCACCACAAACACACCGACGCCCTTCGGAATCAGATGCTGCACTGCGTCGTACGTGGCCTCGTCCATAGCGAAGTAGAACTTGTGGCAGTGATCAAGGTACTCCTGCCACTTCGTGTCCCGAACGAAGTCTTGCTTGCACGACTTAGTCTCAACAACGATCACGTGTCCGCGCATGTTGATGGCCAGCACGTCAACACGGCGACGGCCCCGACGCACGACGCCCGCCTCGTACACCACAGCATAGCGCTTCTTCGTGAGATACTGCGTGACCGCGGTCTTCAGCTGAGCAGCATCCATTGTCACCTCTGCAGTGCCTGAACAGTCTGCGCCTTGATCTCCTCGTACTTCGAGTTGATGACGTTGGCCACCCGCCCTCGACTGTCCATCTGCGATTGACGCACCCGCGCATAGACGCCGTCGGGCACCAGCTCCTTCATATCGCTGAGCACCGTCGCGTACTCGGTAACGATCTGCGTAGCAATGTCCAAGAACGCCGGGCGAATGATGGATTCGACGATCTGCATACCGACCGCCCCACGATCCTGCCGCGCTTGCAAGTCGATGACCAGTTCACGAATGGTCTGGATCGTGCCGTTCAACGAGTGAACGCCGTATCGACCATTGGACTGACGGATGCCGGTTTCCAGCTGCGGAAGCAAGTCGATCAGCGTTTGGATCAGCCGTCGATTCAGAAGATCGGTGGCACGCTCGGTGTCTTCCTGCTCCAGCAACTGCTGGATGGTCTCGGCATCGTCGCCGATGATGGACGTAACGGCAGTCTTGTCGAACTTGGACAGCTTGCGCTGCTTCGGTTCTTCGACCAGTGCTGGTAGCAAGTCCTTGGAACGCTTTTCGGCGTTCTTGCGGATGTTCTCTTTAGCCTCTTCCAGCCGCTTCTTCTTGGCTTTGGCGCGCTTGCGCCGCAACGCATCCTGTGCAGCATCTACAGCTTCAGGGTCCTCCATCTGCTGACGTCGGCTTTCCTTTGGCTGCTTGCTGACCAACTTCTTCTTGGTGGGTTTAGAGCTTACGTCAATGGTGAAGCTCATGTGGTCAGGTTCTTTGTTCTTGGCCATGAGCTGGTCCTCGGTCACTCAGCGGCGTCCGCTGTTGGAATTGCGATACGATGGCGCGTGCACACCATGACTGGGATGCCGTTGGCATGCGATGCGAGCATCGGCTGCTGGCATTCGGGACACAAACCAGCACCCGCCACTTCAGCGCTCATGTTGATGCGCGCTTCCACCTTGTTGGGAACAGGTTCCGGTGCCAGTCGCGCAGTGAGCGCGGAACGTGCTTCGGTGAATGCCTTTGGGAGCTTCTGGGTCATAGTCAACCTCACATCCTTCGTTGTAGAAGGGGCAGGCGGGAAGTGTTCTCCACCTGTACCCCAACATCGGCGGGCTCAAAATCCAACTGCGTTCGCAAACCCTTTTCCAGACCGTACACACCGATCAGCGATGCATCCAGCTGATGAGGTGGCACCAAGACCTGACGATACAGATCGTCGAGTGCAAAGTCAAAGCGTCGCTGGTAGGCGAGCTTCCACTGACTGGCGACGATCAGCAGCGTGTTCAGGCCGAAGTGCGCACTGACCAGAGCGTTCATAGTGGTGACGATTTCGATCAGTGGGCCGCCGATGCCGCGTGTCTGGAAGCGTTCTGCGATCAGCGCTTGCGGCTTGTACAGCTCCACCCACTGACCGATCTCGGCAAGGAACGTCTTCTTCTGAACCTCGAAGCGGGTCAAGTCGAAGATGGGATTGGTGACGATGGAGTTGGCCATCACCCGGACCTTGCCGTTTTTGGTCGCCACACAGCTGATCCCAAAATTGCGAGAACCCGGGTCAAAAGACAGAACACGTATCGTGTCGTCCTTCAGCCCGGATTTCGAGGGTAGCGTGTACGTCTTGTTGGGTTTGCGAGATTTCTTTCGAGCCATGTTGCCTCCATGACATCAAATTGGAGGGATCAGCGCAAACCCGGATGCCGATAACCACCACGACTTAGGAACACAGGACGTGCAGCAGCCCCACCCTGCGCGCCATACACGAAGTCCTTGGCCTCGATCAACTTCTCCATGACCTTCGGATTGTGAATGGTGGACAGAAGGAGGACCAGCGAACGGAAGATGTCATCGGTCATGCCTTCGCCCTTCTCGGGACAGCGACTCTCTCCAACGTCACGCACTGTCAGCATTTGCAACAACAGATGGGCGATCGGCTTGTTCAACATCTCTTGCCGATAGTTCTCAACCATACCTTCGATGGCGCGCTCCGCATCTTTCTTGTCGACCGACGGCAGGACCGCATTCCGCTGTTCCAACATGCCACGAGCCATGTCGAAGTCTTTGCGACGTGGACTGTACTGCTTGGACTCGGTCCGCGTCTTTCCCTTTGGGTTCTTACCCATGTCCATCTTGATGCGGTGCAGCAGATCCAACGACTGCCACTGGTCGGCAACCATCCCGATCGCGTTCAGGTCTTTGGCCAACGGAAAGATGATCTTCTCGTAGATCAGATTGAAGTTGACTGCGCGCCCGTCGTGTGGCATGCACTCCAGGATGGTGGTGACCACCGTCTTGCCTGTATCGAAGTTGTAGTGACCCGCGGTCACGCAGAAGCTGTTGTTGACCGATCCAGCGTCCAGCGAGATGACCGACGGATACTTGAACGTACGAATGCGTTCGATGCGTCCATAGATCTCACCCGGTCGATCGTACAGGTAGATGAAGTTGTGGCTGTTCTGCCCGTTGATGAAGAGATCGCTCTCTACGGTCTTCACCTGAATGAACCGCGAGTGCACCGCCGGAGGATTCGCGCCAAAGTCGCGCTCTGCCTTTTCCGCGTTCGACGCATAGGCAGCAGCGATCACAGGGGTCTGACGCGTCATGAACGGGTTGACCTCCCAAGTGGGAAGGTTCACGCCCAAGATGTACTTCGAGCCCTCTTCTGTGCGCGACTCCTTTAACAGGCGCATCATCTTGTCACGCAAGCTGATGGGCGAGCTCACGTTGAAGAGAATGGGAGGCGGCGCTGTGTTGTAGCCCTTCGACAGCAGTTCGTTATACGCCAAGTTGACCGTGGTCAGGCTGTTGTACAGCGACTTGTGAGCCTCGTCGGCGTTCGCGCGTTCGCTGTTCTCGTCCTCTTCCTCGTCACCAGACGGCAACGGGAACAAGCCCAATTCGTCAAGGGCACCACCAACGCGCGTGTCACCCCGCAGCGTTGTACTCATGGGACCGGACGGATAGAAGCGAAGGTTCTTGGTGTAGAACGATGCGTAGATGGTGGAGATGCGATACAGCTCCTTTCCATAACGCTGCTTGTAGTGATCCATCAGCGCCAAGTAGTCCTTGAACCACTTGTTGTCTTCAGTAATCAGCTTCTTGTAGGGAGTCCACATCACGCCGATTGCCTTGGATGCAGACAGGCTGACGAAGGTGAACGTCAACTCAGTGGATGCCTGCATACTGCTCGTCATGTCTGCGTAGTTCGGGAACTTCAGCAGCATGTGCGTGAGGTACGACGCGTAGGTAGCCAGCGATGACGACTTACCACTCCGCTGACCAAGGACCGAGGCCAATTGGATGTAGTTGCGCAGGCCGTGCTTTTGGATGAGCTCCCACTTGTTTCGCTTGCACTTCGGGCACTTTCCATGTTCCAAGAACACAAGGTGCTCGGGCATGTCCTTTGCCTTGTAGTCCTTCGGCACATTGTGGACGTCCAGCCAGTCCTTGTTGGAACACACTGGGCAGATCTCGCCGAACAGCATGGCGCCGATCCACATCTGGCGCGACCATGGATGGTGAACGCGCTTGCCGCTCAGATTGATAGCGAAGTCGTAGAAGTTCTTGGCACGCGGTAGATCCCGAGTGTCAATCTTGAGATCGTGTAGGGTTCCCGTTTCGGGGTCTTCCAAGTCATCCATGTACCGGCGCACGTCGAAGTCGGCGATCGCGTTGCCTTGATCGTCAAATCCACCGCCCGGCAGGATGTACTCGTCTTCCTTCACGTCCAGCAATTTGCTGGTCAGCTTCTTGCCGCTTTTCTTGGCCTTCTTCTTGCGGCGAAGATGGATTGCTTCCATCTCTTCAGAGGACAACAGCCCTGGAAACAGGGTGTCGGCCTTGGTCTTCATCAGGTGTGCGATATCCATAGCCACTCACTCTACAACTGGAACCGCGAATGTCAGACGCCCTCTACCCAGCGAAGGAATCGACGCCAGAGGCCACGATCCTCCAGCGCCCAGCGCTTTTCGCGCTCTTCACGGGCGATTGCTTGAAGACGTTCAATGACTTGATCGGCGTGCTCCAGCTGCTGCCGGAGACGCTGAGTACGACCTTCTGCCTTCTGTGCACGGCGATGCATAGTGTGGGCTCGTGCGTTGGCCTTGGACAGCTCAACACTCAAGCGATGTACCTCGTGGACGTTGGTCGTGTAGTGCTCAACATCCACGAGGACGGTACCACGCGTCATGACCACGCATGAAGTTTCCGGATCCACGTGCGGATCACTCGGCGGCTTCATTCCCACTGGCGGGTTCAGGTTTTCGTGCACGGCGTTCGTATTCCATTGGGTTGACGATCAGCACCTCCTTCTTAGGAGTAATGCTGTCCAGTAGATACTGCACGGTGGACGATGGGAGCTTGAGATAGCGCGTGATGTAGCGCGCGAGCACCAGCGTCGCTCCCTTGTGCAGCATATGCTCAAACTGGGCAAATTGACTTTCGTCGATCGGCACACCAAGCGCCCGCTGCACTACGTCCTTCGCCTGCTGACTTCCGGCTTGTGCTCCCAGCGTGAGCGGCGCAACGTCCCGCAGCCAGAACTCACGGACCCGCGTCAGATTCTTGTCCAACACCGGTCGCAGTTCCTGCTGATAGGTCTTACGGCGTTCTTCAACCTGCTGGTCAATGAACTCCACCTCTCTTGGGCACGCTGATGGATTTGCGCGCTTCCACCTCCTGCGACACGGACTTGGTCGGCTGGTAGAAGAAGCGCGATCGGCGAGATACTCGTTCACGCCGCTCCAACATCGACTCAGCCTGTGCAAGAGGCCGCCCAATGTTGGAGATGGCAGCGAGTACCGAGTCGGCCTGCTCTTCTTCCTTCTTCGTGCTGAGAACCAATGTGCTACTCGTTGCCACGATGCCTCCTATTGCGGATCCAGCTTCTTAGTGTCCACCATCTCGTACTCGTAGGTCACGGTCATGTGCAGTGGCTCACTTTCCGCGCCGAACAACGCGGTTTGTTGGGAGCCGCTCATGGCGGTGATCGTGCGGTACGAGAGCCGGCTGAAAGTGAACGACACGATGGGCTTGAGCTCGGAACACAAGATGAGCTCAATGCTGGCACCCGGTTCCATAATGGAGGGCGGCGGAAGCGGCGCTTCTTCCGTGGGCACAATCACCAGCGACAGTTTGGAGCCCTTGATGCTGTAGCTTGTGACTCGCGGGTCCACGACGCCGTTCACACGGACTTGGAAGTCGCAGCTGAGAAGGGGCCGCCCCAAATCCGTCATCGCCGCCACATCATTCATCGTCGTCATCTTCTTTCACCTTGGAGTTCTTGAAGGCGTTGTACAGCGTTCGCCCTTGCCGGTGGCGACTTGCTTGAAGCAGAAGGCACGCAGATCCATCGGCTTGTAGCCCAGTGCCTGACTGATCTTCGTCTTCTCTTCCTTGGAACCGAGAACCCACTTCTTCAGCGTGCCCCAGTCGATCGACCGCTTGGCTGCACCCATGCCTTCGAGATCGAGGAACATGTTCTTGCGGTTCTTCGCGGTGAGCTGGCCAGTGGACTGCAGATAGTGCATGGTGTCGAAGAACGGGTCGAAGCCGCGAGCCTTGCCCGAACTGTCCGAGACCCAGATGCGAACCCACATCTTGCGACCGGGGTTTGCCAGCTTGTTCTTCTTGTTGACGACCTGAACGTATCGGTAGCGATCCTTGCCACCGTCCGCCGACGGCTCGATTTCCACACGCTCTTCGCCGTCGAACTTGGCGTTGAACGGCATACCGCTTGCACGCGAATTCCACCAGTTGCGCACGTCGCTGTTGAAGCGCAGCGCCTGACCGCAAGCTTCCTTTTCCTTCGGGCCGTACATGGCCATCGGCACTTCGCGCAGCTGATTGACGCCGACCATTGCCACCATCTTCTGTGCGAGACGGCCCTTGACGCGAGGCAGATGCTTGGCGAAGAATCGAGCGTGGAGGCCCAAGCTGTTGTTGGCTTCTTCGTTGTCGTTGGCTTCCGGGTTCATGGCCGGATACGAATCGACGAGGATCAGCGCTTGGAGGCTGCCGTCTTCAGTGGGCACCCACAGACCCTTGCCGTACTTGCGGGCCATGTTGGCGTCAGCCTGCTGGCTGTAAGCCGCCTTGTGCTTCTTGTTGCTCTCGTCGAAGACCAGCCACCACTTGTTGGCGACGAACTTCTTGTCCGGCATATCGCGCAGCATCTCGGCCAGCCAGTCGAAGAACTTCTCGCCTCGCGTTTCAGCGATATAGCGAACGCGCGGAGGAGTCGTCCACTTGCCCGTTGCCGGGTCCTTGACGCCGAACAGTTCCTTCGGGCCTTGCTTCACACCCATCGTCTGCAGGATGTTGCCGACGTAGTCCAAGCTGTTGGCGGTCGACCCTTCATAGTCCCAGAAGGCGGTGGGGATGCCAGCCTTGACGGCTGCTGCCATTAGCGCGATGGCGCCCGTGGTCTTACCACCTTGCTCGAAACCGGCGCTCGTGTACATCGCAGGGCGAATGCCACCGCCCAAGATCAGATCGTACGCCAGCAGACCGGTGGACAGGGGCTTCACGTTGTCCATCAGATCGGTGTCCACACCCTGACGCTTGCTGATCTCGTCCATGGTGTCGGTCATCATGCTGAAGTAGTCGAATGTGGCCTTCGACATTTTCGGCGAATCCCCTGCGTCAGCGGCTGCGCGCTTTCCCTTCTTCGCGGCTGGAGCTTCTTTCTGCTTCACTTGCTTCTTGGTTGCCATGTGTTGTCCTGTGAAACTGTGTGCTGTATGAAGACAAAAAGGCCCACCCAGTCGTTACCGGATGGGCCGCAAAGGACGAACTACTTACTCGTCATCATCGCCGAAATCGTCATCATCGTCTTCGTCGGCCGGACGCTTCTTCGAAGACTTCTTGGCGGCGGGTTTGGACTTGCCCTTCTTGGCCTTGGGCGCCTCCTCTTCCTCGTCTTCATCTTCGTCATCGTCGTCGCCGAAGTCGTCATCGTCGTCTTCGTCAACCGGCTTCTTGCTGGTCTTCTTGGCGGGCTTGGTCGTCTTCTTGGCCGGTGCCTTGCGCTTGGCCTTGGGCTCGTCGTCTTCGTCCTCGTCCTCGTCTTCGTCGTCGGCATCATCGTCGCCGTCTTCGTCGTCTTCGTCGTCAGACCAAGGCGCAGACTTGCCGCCCTTCTTGGCGGGCTTGCCCTTGCCCTTCTTGGGCTCGTCGTCTTCGTCGTCGAAGTCGTCGTCATCTTCGTCGTCCGAATCCGAGTCCTCATCGTCCTCGTCATCATCTTCCGAATCGTCGTCTTCGTCCTCGTCGTCCTCGTCGGCCTTGCGCTTGGACTTGGCGGGAGCCTTCTTGCCCTTCTTGGCGGGCGGCTCATCGTCTTCGTCCTCGTCGTCGCCGTCATCGTCGTCGAAGTCTTCATCCTCGTCTTCGTCGCGAGCCGGTTTCTTGGCGGCCTTGCCCTTCTTGGACTTCGGAGCTTCGTCCTCGTCTTCTTCCTCGAAGTCCTCGTCGCTGCGCTTCTTGCCGCCCTTCAGCTTGATGCCGTTGCGCTTGGCCCACGAGGCGAAGTCGGCCTTCACTTCTTCTTCGGTCTGCTCGCTGGCCAGTTCCGACAGATCCCACTTGAGGTACGCCAGCTCTTCTTCAGTGAGCGGGGTTTGGCCGTTGGGACCCGGCTGGATGGTGTACTGGTTGGCGGGGGACTCGTCCGGATCGTGCATGATGCGGATGTCCATGCCGAACTTCGGGTGGCTGAGGCTGTACGACTTGGTGCCGCCCTTGCCGTCGACCGTGTTCAGGCCCTTCATCTTCTGGATCTTGGCCACCACACCTGCGGGCAGGCGCAGCGCCACGACCGGCGTCCACGTGTCGCTGTCCTTGTCCTTGTAGCCCGTCTTGCGTTCGCTGCTGGTGGGCTTGGACTTGCGTGCCGGCTCCTTCTTCTGCTCGCTGCGCATGATGGCGTTGATGTAGAAGTGAGTGGCCACTTGGATGTTGCGATCCTTCTGGTCCACGCCGCGTTCGGCTTGGTACAGATCACGCCACGGGTCGTACTTCGTGCTGTCGAACTCTTGAGTGTCCGGAGAATACGACGGGCTGTTGACCGAGAAGTTGGTCGTGCCTTTGCCGTCTTTCTTCTTGGTCTTGACCCAGTACGTGCAGTAGCTGAACGTCGGGCCAAACAGGCGAAGCGTGACCCACTTCTTGGCGGGCAGCTTCATGATGTTGACCTTGTCCGACGGGCGAATACGCTCCGCACGGTTGTTGGTCTTGACCGAATCGAAATCGGCGCCTTGTTGCTTTGCCATCGGTATAATCTCCGAGTTGGTTGATTGACGATGATGGTTTGTTATAGGCCAACGGCCCGGGACCCACTATTTACTGCGGACTGCTTTCTTGAGACACGCGCTGCGCAAATGCCTGAGCGGCACGCTCCTTGTGTACTTGCGCATCCACGTCATGGATGGTGGTCAACGCACGAGTCAACCCTTGGACCACCTTGACGACAGTAGCTCGCACCTGCGCGTCGTCGTAGCTGAGGGCAGTGGTGAGAAGCGTTACCGTGTTCTGGATGAGGTTCTGCTGGTGTACGCTGCGCTCGCTGCTACGTTGGTCCATCTGCTCGATAAGCAGTTGGCTGATTGCAGCCCACGGCGCGTCGTTCTGCAGCATGTTGAACATCTGCTCAGCCTGTCGTGCGCGCAGCGCGTAGTCCGACATCTGGCTTTGAAGACTGGCAACAGACATGCGAAGGCTTGCCAGTTCCATATCTGGTGCTTGAACCGCTACTGAGGATTGATCCATGTCAGTGATTCCAGGTGAAGCGCTTCAGCGTTTTGATTTGGTCATTAGTGACGAACTCGGGAATACCCAAGGTCGCACGCAGATACCCATGGACGTCTACCTGACGAGAGATGTACGCCACGTGTTGAATGAGTTCGCCTTCAAGGTTGGGCATGACGGTGCCCAACACATCGTCGATCGAGTCGCCATACTGTTCGTGCAGTGCCTCGATCGACGGATCCATCTGCGTACGCGCCAGCGCCGCCACTTCAGCACGCGCCGACTTGAACCAACTGAGGATGAAAGTGGTGAGCACGCCCTGTCGCGCATTGCAGCGATCGATGGCCTTAGACACGGTCATAAGATAGATCTGCACCACGTCGTCCAATCGCACGCTGTGCTTGATGTCGCGATACATGAGTCGTGCATGATTCAGCGCCAGTCGCGTGTACTTCTGGATGATCAGCTCTTTGAACCAACAAGCCTTATCAGTCCAGTGGCGGACTTGCTGAATGACCGCGTACAGGCTGGCGCCGGTACGCAACCCAAGCTGACGCTCAATCTGGTAGATACGAGACTGGCGAACGATTGGGTCCATGTCCGAGATTTTGTGCAGCGATTCGTATTCTTGTACCTGACTGAGAAACAGGGAGAGGAATCCGAACAGCAGGCCGCGATTAAGCGACATTGCACGTGCGTGCGTGTTGGCACGCTTTGGGACGGGGTCGGTCACGAGATTGAAGAGGTGCACAGGCAGTCGCTGCCGGTCATCCGAGGTGAATTTTGTGCTGGCCTTCAGCGTCTGCGCACCGACTACTTGCGCCACATAGTTGTGGAACAGGTGCGGCAGCTCCGCATGAATAGGATCCAGCGCAGACCACAGGAACAGGTCAAGGGTCTGGAGATACTGCAGACTGGTCAGATTGTCGACGATCTTCTCTTCGGTGGCCTTCAATTTCTCGAAAGCAACAGAATGTGTGTAACCGGAGGCTGCCATGATGAGTTGGGTAGGTTGGGATCGTCGCCAATCCGCGTTGCTCAGTGTTGCTAGTCTTCTGCGTACTGCTGGCCGGTGTTCTCCGGCTTAAGAATGACAGGAGGTCCTTCCGTGGTCACGGACCGGGCTTCTGCCACTCGCTGTGCCTTGCGGAACAGAGCGAGAGGCGACAACTCCATCATGGTGAGAGACGTCACGATGAAGTTGTGAAGCTTGTCCAACTGCTCTTCGTCTATGGAGCCTGTACGCAGTGCGTGTAGTGCCCCGAGGGCACCTTTCTTGTAGGCGTCGACCACAGCCTTCTGCTCGGCCATTTGGTCGACCACCTGGACACGGCGTGATTGCTTGCGCATGATTACTTCTTCTTCGGTGCCGGAAGCTTGGGCTTGATCTTGGTGTAGAGCGCGAGCACATGCTTACAGCACATTACCTTGAGTTGAGGATTGGTAGTCGTTGGCAGATCGCCGTTCGAGTACTCGATTTCAGCCGCTCCCTTGGACGTCAACGCTACTTCCCAGCGATAGAGCATGTCGGCGCAAGAACAGCTGACATGCACGTGAAGCTGCTGGTCGAGGAACGTGATGACTGTGACGTACTTGTGTGGATTGGGATTGACATGCGGACGCCCGTCCTGCCCAACGATGTGCGTGCTGTAGCTGGCGCCCGCAATGAATCCGCGTCCGAGACTATCGAACCCCTTCTTCAGGTCGATGAAACGGACGTAGCGACTTCCTTCCACACGAAGACGATTGGTCTTCTTTACGATTTGATGAATGGTCAATGGCATAGAGCACCTCCTGCCATGTCAAATTCACCACATGAAGCTAGGCGAGAACTGTGGGAACGCACGCTGCGCAATGCGCCGCATGCGACGAGCGACCCGCCGCTGTTCCGGAGTCATAATCATATCGCGGAATTGCCATCGATGCGAGTGCACGCAGTTGGCTGCCCGGATTCGGCGATGCCGACGTTGTTTCATAGCGACTCCCACCAATAGGCAACGAAGTAGATTTCGGTGCCCAAGCCGATTAAGAGGGTGACGACAAGCATCACCAACACCGTCCAGCTTTTGATTTGATCAGTCAGGCTCATGGCTAATGTGCGTTGGGGTTATGCTGCGTGTGGTACGCAACGATTCCATTGGACCGCCACATCTCGACGACATCCAAGGTGTCGTCAAACGCCATGAAGATTTGCTTCGGGTCTAGCCCCAGCCGCATAACGCGATCCCACTTGTATTCGCGGTCAGGCACACGATTGGGCTCTATGTAGTCCTTCGTGCGCATCAGCAACTGATGGTCGTGGATGTCGGCGCCCACCCACTGACGCAACTGGTCCAGCGTTTGCTGACGATATCGCTTGTCGTCACGGCGCGACGTGATGAACAGCAGGTGGAACTGCGGATCGAAGTAGAAGGCACGGTACACGAAGACGCCCTGCGGAATGGGCAGGTCTTCGTGCACCCGGCTGAAGTACTTATCGTACTCGCCGCTGAAGTAATACTTGGCACGGCTGCTCGAGTCAACGAGGCAGCCGTCGATGTCGCAGATCACATACTTCTTGTCACTGAACACCGGAATCTCCAGTTGATCAGCGAACTCGATGCTTGAGGTAAGGAAAGACATGCGGAACCTCTTAGGGTAGTTGTTGAATCAGTCTTGGCCCATGCCCATTTGCACGGCCTTCATGCGCAGCTCCAGGAGCTTGGCGATCTCTGCGCGCTTGGCCGCACGCTTTTCCAGCAGCAAGGCGAAGTAGAAGATGGCGTCGCGCAGCGTTTCGTCCAGGCTCTCTGTGGAGTCCGGGTCTTCGTCCACGTTGAACACGTCGTACTTGCGCAGCTCGCACTGAGCTTCGAGCCGGTCGATCTTGCGCCAGATGGTGAAGAACGCGCCCGGTCCCAGACGGCGGCACCAGCTTGCGCCATACTCGCTGTCCTTCTTGATGCCAACGGCCACCAACTGATCAAAGATTTCGCGGATGGACTCGAAGTTCGTGTGCGGGATATCGCGGTCGTTGAAGTTGAGCGACGCGATAGCCACACGACGAGATTCGTCCTTCACCATGGCAAGCACTTCGGACGCAGGCATGATGTAGGGCTTGTCGGACGGCGCTTCCATCTTTCCGAGGACTTCACGCGCCGACGGGCTGGCCGCATTCAGCTCTTTGATCGTAGGCTGCGGATTGATGTTGAACGTGCCGTGCGCGCAATCGGCGGTGGGCGTCTTGGTGACCGGGTTGTCCGTCCAACCGGGCGTGTACGGGGTGGTGTCTTTCTTGTCCATAAGCGTTGGGCTCGTCTCGTTGGGTTTGTGGCCGTTGGGCGTTAGGAAGTACGCGTCGTGGTCCATGGCTTAGAGAACTTGCGGAGGAACCGGCAGCTTGGCCTTCTCCGCCAGCTTTGCAGCACGACGATACAGCCAGTTCTTGCCAGCGAACAGCCAGTCGTTGCTGGTGTCGATCTCGTGGATGAACTCGTTGTCTTCGGTAGTCAGCACTTCCAGCGCTTCGTCGATCTTGCCTTCCTTGTACAGGTTGTAGGCATGGGCCATGGGCGCAGCCACATAGCGGATGAACGGCACCTGATAGTGCTCCAGCGCCACTTGGCGATAGTTGTCCACCAGATGCGCGACTTCTTCGTCGAAGAGCGGATCGTCCGACCCCATTTCCATCGGCGCTGCATTGCGCGACGCATACACGTCCGGTCCCTTGCGCAGCACAGGTTGCACACCATACGTGGTGTCCACGATGAAGCGCTTGGTGATGTCGAACTCCAGATACACGTGCAGATTGTTCGACACTTGGTAGTAGTGGCCGAGTGGCAGGCCACATTTCTCGGCGACGTATTCGTGCAGCATCGAGAAGTGCACGACGTTGGCGCCGTAGCAGCCCCAGATCATGTCGTTGCTGCGGTTGGTGACCGTCATGTTGAGCTTGCCCAACTGCGCGTCGAACATCACGCTCGTGTTGCACGGCAGGTCCTTCGACCCTTGGTTCAGCAGGTCGGATTCGCGCCGCACTGCCCACGAGTCCTCGCGGCTATAGAATTCTCGGCTAGCGTCCCACATCTGCAGAACGCAGCGGCGGCTTGCCGGGTTCTTCTTCAGCTCGTCGATGATGGCGTTCAGCTGATCGTAGCCGAAGTGCTGGCGCCAGCGGAAGCCGTAGGCACCATTCAGCGTGCTGCCGTCATCGGTGTATTCCAGCATCTGCTTGGCGTAGTACGACGCGAACTCCACGTCGTTGCGCCCGGCCAGCATCCACAAGGCTTCCATCAGGTGCAGGAACGGATTGGCATCACGCACTGCGTCGAACGACACGCGCTGGCGCGGATGCGTGTACACCGAAGTGACCGGCGTTGGGAAGCGAATGACCGGACCGTTGCGGCTGTCCGTCTTCAGGCCAACGGTGCAGATGGTTTCCAGACCCGAGTACAGGCCCTGATCGGGATTGACGACGTGTAGGACTTTCATGGTTTGGGTTGTTTGGTTGCGTTGTACACTAGGCTTATTTACTAGCCGCCGTTGTAACGATTCTTCATCCGGCTGGTGTCGCCATCCAGAATAGACCGCACCATCTTGCTCGTCTCGCAATGGCAATTGCTGTAGTTGGGCATGGAAATGGTGGCAAAGCCGGTCCACGGGTCTTCAGTCCAATACTTAGCGGGCACTTTGGCCTTGACCGCAGCGTTCACCAGATCACGCGTGCGGATCATCGGCTCATTCAACTTGTCGCCCTTGTACACCGCCTGCATGTGGCCATTCAGCAGCCAGTTCATGCCCTTGGTGGTGCCGGGACCAGGACTGGTGAACGTGTTGAGGTCAGGGGCGCGGCCCAACCACTTCTTGCTGTAGGACAGATCGACCAGCACTTGATTGGACATGAACGCGCCCCAGCCATGGAACGACGTGAGCGCCGCCAGACTGTCCACCATCGTAGTTTTGAAGACGTGTCGCACTTCCTTGCGTCGTTCCCAAAGCGGAGCCAGCCCAACAAATGGGATGTACTCGGCCTTCGAGCCTTCGCGCTTCGGATAGCGTGGCGGGAACACCGAGTTGACGATGTATGCGCCGGTGATCAGCTTGTTGCCAGCTTCCTTGTAGCGAACGAGCGACTGGTAGACACGTTCTGTGTTCCAGGTTTTCACAGGCCACACGCCGTCGTCCATCAGCCGCTGCAGCGTTGGAGGCCAGTTGATGAGACGTGCCGCGCACAGCATGAACCACAGATCCGGATGGTCTTCGTACGGCTTGACGATATTGTCCACGATCCACGTGGTGCCGGGGTCCAGCTCACGATAGATGTTGGTGAACTTGGAAGCGCGCAGTACCGGGTCCGTGGTCCATGGCTTGGGCAAACCCTTCTGCCGCTTCAGGAAGATCTTGTGGCGCTCGATGATGAAGTCGGCCATGGCGTCCACGCGCTCTTCTTCCGTGCGAAGAACGCGCGGATCGAACAAGAACTTGGCAGGCGCCTCTTCCGCCGACGCAAACAACTGCCCTTGACGCGCATCACGCTTTGCCATTCTGCTTCTCCAGTTGACGTTCAGCGGCCTCGGCACGATGGCGCCAGTACATGCACTGCTGACCGAGAGTGAAATTCCGCGGGTCCAGTTCCGCATTGTAGTGCGACAGTCCGGCGGCGCCAATGGCCATCGCATCTACGATATCTGCGTGCACGGTAAGTGCGGGCAGCACGCCTTCCATCTTGTAGCCGAACAGGTGGAAGTCGCGTTGGTAGATGTGATTCACAAGCTGAAGCGTGTTGCGCGACAGATCGTCCATCGTAAGGCGGCGCCCGGTGTCGTACTTGGTCTGGTCCTTCGAGTGGCCCAGCCCTTCGAGCGAAGCATCAAGGCCCAGTCGCTGACGAACATACGCCCAATCCGCCGCCAGATTCTCGTAGCGGCCGATGTAGGACGCGAACAGCTCGTTGTTCTTGTAGAAGAAGTAGTGCTGCGGACAGAAGTGGGTGTAGCGCCAGTCGAAACGCACGTTGGACGGGGTGAGATTGCGCGCAGCCCACTCGTTGAAGTCGGTGTCCGGGTCCAGCGCATGCTGGCGCTTGTGCTCGGCCCAAGCGCTGAACAGACGGTCGTAGGGGTTGCGCACAAACCCGAACTTGAAGAAGTTGCGGAACGTACGCTCAGGCCACACCGCCGGAATGTCGCCAACGCACACGTGGAACAGTTCAACCACACGCTCCAGCGCAGGCACGTATTCCTGATACGCGAGGCGATGGGGGTTGTCGTCGTATGCGAACAGCTGACGACGAATGCTGGTCCCTGCGACCTTCGGGTTGTGCAGGAACATGAAGCCGCGTTGGTTATTGATAATCATTGAGCAGGTCTCGGAGGTATTGTTTGTCACGACCTTGGAACGCGAGCTCTGCGGTCAGCAGCTTGCGGCCCTTGGCCTTGAACAGTTCGTAACGGGGAGCGTCAAGGAACAGGCTGGGCGCGCTCATAAAGTCCACGCGCAGGAACGATGCGACGTGCTGCGCCTGCTTGCCTCGACGGATGAGTCCAGGGAACATCACCATCTGGCGCAGGAACGAATCCCACACCTGCTTTACTTTACGTTCGCGCCCGGCACCCGACTTGTCGGCAGGGTCGAACGTGGTGTTCCACAGCAGACCGTAGTCCACGACCGACGTATGGCCATTGCAAAGCACTGCCAGATTGTGGACGGTGTCAATGCCCCACAGGTCACGCGTAGCGCCGCGGTCAATCACATTGAGCAGCACATCTACGTCGTAGCCTGCAACGTTCGTGCACTTGTGATTGATGCGCTGGGCACCCCATCGCGCCATCACGTTCTTGTGCATGAAGTAGGGACCGGCGCCCACTAGCGAATTGCCAGCCGCGAACAGACGGGGCGCAGTCTTGAGGAACCAGCGATCAGCAGCCGTGCGGTCCTTGGTGGCACCAACGAACGACCCATCTTTCTGGCGACCGTAGAACAGCAGGTCGTCCTCAATCACCATCGCCCAGCGTCCGCCCTGCTTCTGATGATGTGCGTACACACCATATCGCTTGTTGGGCAGCAGCGTGTCGTTTGGCGTGGGAAGGAAGTCCACGTGCTTGGCGTAGGGCTGACGCTTGTGTTCACGCAGCTCGTCCTTCGGACACACAACAGTCACGTGCTGCAGGACAGCGGGCGATAGGTAGGACAGCGTCTTCTGCCGTCCCAGTCGCCCCTTGGTCAGCAGGTAGATGTGATATCGCTTATCCATTACACGAGTCCGCCGATCTTAGCGGCGCCCCTCCAGCTAATCCGAGTGTTGGAATCCGGATGTTGGGCTGAAGGCGGCTTCTCCTTGACTACATCCGGGTGTAGCTTGATCAGCTTCTGCAGCGCCTTCGCCGCCATCTCGCGAGTGCGTTCACCTTGCAAGCCTCCAGCGGCGTCTGCCTTACGCTGGCCGACAGCCATGTCGTAGGTCACTGCTATGCGAACACCGGCCTTCAGCAGTTGAAGCGTGTAGTCCACATCCTCGTAGGGGAAGATGCGATTCCACTTGATGGTCTTAACCGCCTTCTTGTCCATACCGAAGACGAAGCCCAGATGGAAATTCTCCTTGATACCGCCTTTGGGTGCGAACGCCTTGGTGCCGAAACCAACGCAGCGATAGTCACAGCACAGCTTGGGCAGCGTCTTGGTCCAGAAGCGGTAGGTGGCGTCGCGTGCGGTGCTGGCCACGACATGCTTCTGCTGTTCTGGGTCGAACGCATACAGATACAGGTCGTCGTCCATCATGAAGGTGAAGCGATGCGGCGACTGCAGCATGATCCACTCGCGCTTGGCGCCCAACGTCTTGATGTTGTTGGGCTGTGCCAGCACGTTGACTCGCGGATAGTTCTTGCGCAGGGCTTTCACCTCGTCCGCGGGACACACTAGGGTCACGTGCTGATGCATGCCCTTTGGCAACCGCTCCACCGTCAACTGATTGTCGACCCGGCCGCGTGTTGGTATGTACAGATGATAGTCGATCTTAGACATGATCGGTCTTCAGATAGGCTTCCAGTTCTTCGGGAGTGCCAAGGCAATGGAACGAGTCACGCGGCACCGGCACATTCAGCACAAGATTGTTGGTCACAATCAAGTGGTTGAGCAAGTCGCTCATGTAGATTTCTTTGGCGATCGACTTGCGAAGCAGATGGCTTGCGGCCTCTGCCGCCGCGTATCCAGAAGAGAACCAGTAGACGCCGCATCCGCTGTACGTGGGAGTCGGTGCCGTGATGGTCCGTTCGTGGATATGCGTGACGAAGTAGCCATCGGTGTGCACTGCGCTGAAGTGGCGTGCAGGCTCTTCGTTCAGGAACGTGAGCATTGCGGCGGTGGCCTTGGATTCAGCCGCAGGACGCAGGTACGCCAGAAGATCGATCTTGGCAAACGAATCACAGTCCAAGAACAGGACGGGCGCTGCCAGATCAATAGTCGGCATCTTCACCAGAGCGTGCAACGCCGAATGCGCAGGGCCGCGCAGCGTTTGGCACGTGCTGAGGAAGCGCAGGCCGGAAGTTCCACGCGGCAGATGACGAACAGCTTCACCGCTGAAGATGAAGTTCACGTCCTCGGTCTTCAGTCCGTATTCGGCCAGCACATGCTCGTACATTGGGACGCCGTGTACCGGGATCATTGGCTTGGCTTGACGGTAGCCAGCAGCCGTGAAGCGGGAACCAAGTCCCGCAGCCAACATGATGATTTGGGTCATTTCTATTGGATCTGGTTCAGAACTTTGCGGGCCAGTTCGACGAATCGCAACTGGCGCTGTTTGTCGTCGCTGTGGAGCGGAAGCATGCTGATGAACAACAGTCCCGTCACCGCCCACAACTCGTTGGACGAAATGCCGAAGCGCTGAGCGCCGTAACGCAAGATGGGGTCTGCCAAACCCTCCCATTCAGTGGGCAGTGGCTGCTTTGCGACTGCGTGGTCGTAGCCGATCACGGAGTGCAGAAGCTTTGCCAGCTCATAGCGAACGTCGCCATACAGCGAGGGGCGGTCCTTAGCGTCCAGCCCCCGTGGATCGAACACCAAGACACGATCCGTACGCTGGTCCAACATGATGTTGGAGAAGCACAGGTCACCATGCATGATGGTTCGATGGTGTACCTTTGGATTCACGTTCATCGCGAACAACTGAGCCATGCCATGAAGGTCGGCCAACGGCAGATGTACGTTGCCCTCCTCTAACAGATCCAGGCGGCCCCACGTCTTCGTGACCGCAAGCTGATAGAAGTCGTTGACATGCGCCCCCTGACACGCTTGATGCGCGTCTTCCACCCAGCACAGCGTCTGATGAAGAACGTGGGTCCACGCACGGTCGTCCAACTTGCCATACACATAGAGCTCAGCCAGCGTTGGCAGCGGCAGATACTCCATGGTGTACTCGCCGTCGTCATAGTGGACGATGCGCGGCACGTAGGTGGACAGCTTGCGTGGCAAACCCAGGAACCACTCGCGCTCTGCGTTCACCTTCTTCGTGTTGGCGCTGCGCTTGGTCAGCAGGTGGCCATCGTTGGTCAACCCGTTGAAGTGACGAGTGGTGCGGGACAGGAACTCGCGCTTGGAACTGAAGTACGTAGACAGATGCCCAAAGTCCAGCCAGTGCTCGTCGATCGAAACGTTGGGAAGGCATCCCGCCATGTGACGCACAGCCGATTTCACCGTCTCGTAACTGTCGAGCGTGAACGTCAGCTCACTCAGGCGACACGCAAAGTACCCGGCGAACACGCTGTCCTTGTCCAGGAACTGCCAGTGGGCAGACGTACCCAAGGGATGAGAAACTACGCCCACCGACGGTTCTTTCAACCACTTGGTGACCAGCGTATCGCCCCACAGAACATGCACACAGACGTCCGGCGCGTTCTCTTGAGCACCGATCAGGCGCAGCGCGCGACGCAACTGATAGGGCAGCGACTGATCTTCCGCCGACGGGAAGAAGTAGACGTTGCCTCCCACGTATGGAACAGACGACATCTCGGGCCACGTCACGTAGATGTGGTGGAAGTTGTCGCCTGCTGCGTCCAACTGCAGGTCGAGCAGCGTGCGCCCGCCCACCGGCACACGGGCTGCAGGAATGGCCCCGAACAGGAACTGAAGCTCCTGATTGCATGGAGCCGATGACATGATGAGCAGGACGTTGCGCATTTACTTTGCCTTCTTCTGTTTCTGACTACTGGCGAATGCCTTCTCCCAGTAGACGATCACTTCCTTGCGGTTGATGGACCCCTTGTACTCCTTGTCCACCACCTTGACGAACGGGTCGTGGATGGACGCCAGCTTGACCGCGGCACGGTCTGATCCCTTTACCGTACGCTCTTCGCTACAGCCGCCGTCCGAGCCGTAGTCGAGTGGATTCACAACGAAGTTGGTGAGGATCAGATTGGGGTAGCCCAGTCGCAGCAGGTGCAGCGTCACGTTGAAGTCCTCGCGGAATTTCACTTCGTCGAATCGGATGCCGTGCTTGAGCAGTGTGCGCCGATTGTGGCCGATTGCGTGCATGGCGCGTCCCACCATCTTGAAGTCGCCGCGCACATAGTTGTTCATCAGGCGGCTGGCGATGCACGTGTGGACTACGCCCTTGTTCACCATCTGATCCTTGATGAAGTCCCAGCGACGCATCTTCTGCACGTCAGGGAACGGCTCCTTGAACAGGAAGGTGATGCCCTTGGCCTTTGCCGCGTCCGTCTGCACCCACTTGCCGCTCTTGGCACCCTGCCATTCGCGGTGCTCTTTGTTGCAGCGGCGGAAGAAGTACATGTCGTCGTCCAACTGGAAGACGTTGTCGGCGCGAACGTTCTCGATGATCCACTGGCGCTTCTTTGCGATACAGTCGACCGTGGGATCGTCCACCGCCCACACCAGCTCGTGCTTGTGCTTCTTGCGCAGGGCCTTCGCTTCATCCCAATCGCTGGCCAGCAACAGCGTTCGCTCGCGCAGTTCGGCAGGCAGCTCACGCAGCGTAACCTGACGATCGACGCGCCGATGCGTTGGGATAACCACTTGGAAGTCTTTGTCCGCCACCGGCGGGCGTCGATGTTGTGCCATGTCAGTAGGTGAGTGTGAAGATGGAACGACCGTCGGCATCGGTAGTGAACGCCGAGTAGCCACGGACCAAAACGTTAAACTTGGTCACGTTATGCTCGATGGTGGTGCCCGGCGTCATGTGCCCGCGCAGATCGAAGTGATCGACCAGCACTTCGTTCATGGTGCCAGCTTCGATGATACGCCACATATTGGTCAGGCCATCGCTGTGCGTGTTGTAGCGGATGTAGTACGACTGATGGCCAGCCGTCACCTGATTGACGATGTCCTGCGCCACACGCTCGAAGTCTTCGGGCGTTTGCAGATATTCGTCCACCGAGTACTGGAAGGCACCAACACCCGGCTTCTGGTAGAGCTTGTTGGTGTCCGCGAATCGGCCTTCCTGGATGGTGTTCATCCACACACTGAACACGTCGCTCACTTCCTTGAACTGGGTGAAGAATGCGCCGCGTGTTGTGCGCGTCGGACACACGAAGTCCACGATCACCCACGAGCCCTGCTCCATGACACAGCGTGCCAGTCGGCCCAGCGTCTTGGCCTGGATCACACGATCCTTCTCTTCGAACGACAAATGCGTCGTGATGTTGGCGCGCGCCCAGTCCGCGTTGAAGTGAATGGCGCTCAGACGCTTCTGAATGGCGAGGGCCAGCGTGGTCTTGCCACTGCCGGGCAAGCCTTGAATCATGATGGTCTTGGACATGTCTGTTCCTTGTGCTTTATGATAGTCAGACTATTTACTGCGGAGTTATGAAGGCGAGGACAGCGAGTGCGATAAAAATGAAGACGCACGTCCAGCGTGGAAACACACGCGCCGCGAAGATGGAAGCACTCAGGCTGTAGTAGTCGTGACGATTCATGATTTGATTTGGATTTCGAGATGGTCGAAGGTCAGGGTGTCCGGCAGATACAGGAGGCGTTGAATGTTGAGCGCATGGGCAGCCACACCACCCTCCAATTGAACGCCCAGGCGACCGCGGACTGGACGATCAAAGGTCAACGTAACAGGAGCAGCATACGTGGGTGCGGTGATCTCAAATTGATGGCCGTACGGCACTGTCTCACCCTCGTGCTTCAACGGCTTGCTGCGCGGTATCCACAAAAGGCGCTCGTTTACCATCGTGTACAGTGCTGCGCTGAAGTGGGCGGCCACCGCGTCGGATTGACGCTCTGGTTTCACGGTCTGCGACACCTGCTCAGCAATCTGGTCCAAGATCTTCAGCATCAACATCAGAGTCACGGCGTCAATCAGACGCACACTTTGGCCGTTGTACAACGTCACCTGATCGTCGAAGATGACGACACCGATACCAGCGAGCATCCCCACATAGTTGTAGCCATCTTGGAACAGCTGATCACGAACCGACTCCGATTCAGCAGGGCGCCACTTCAGCTGCGACATGAACTGAGGGAACTTCATGCCTGCCACTCGATTGCCACTCATGATGTTGTGCAGCGCGCTGTACCATTCACTGTGGAATGGGACTTCCTCAGAGTTGAAGTAGTACACGAGCCCCGGCAGCAGGTCAGTGCGCGGGCTACGCTTGTTGGTGAGGACGAATGCGTTGGGTATCACTTGCTCTAGCATGTCTATCTCTTCCTTCCGCTCATTTTGTGCCGTGCGCGCTGTTGCTGCTCGAAGCGCTTCCGGTCCTGCTGCTGTTGCCACTTGGTGTGGCGTCGTTCGTCCTCGTCCGACATGTCAGAAGCAGGGGGCTGACAGGGTTCAGCGTGGTCGATGAATCCAAAGCCACCGCCTGCAGTCAGCGTTGGGTCAATACGGAATATGTTGGAATGCTCCTCAGACACTGGAGTGCTGGTGGTCAACACCACTTCCCCAGTACGCGCAAAGATGCGACGGGCCTCGTCATCACTGATGTCAGGAATCATAACCAACTCCGTCTGATTGTCTTGCAGCGCTTCCTTGATCTGCTCGGTGATGTGCGCTGACAGGTCACCAAGCACTAGCACACGGCGGGGACGGTCTTCGCTCATAATCAGCCTCTTCCGGAGATGCTCAACAGTGCACCATTGCCGTTCAGTAGGTCTTGAACTTCGGCGATTTGTGCTTGAGTAAAGGTGTCCGGGACATAGGCCGTAACTTCAATCTCGGTGTTGCCCCACTGGATCACGTTGTTCTTGTCCACGCCCACTGTCACTCGACCGGGTCTCCAGTCAGTCTTTAGCGCGCCCTCGGTCACTCGAATGTACGTAGGCTTGAGGGTAGACACTACGGCCAGCGCCGTTTCATCCCACTTGCGACCGAGCAGCGACTTGGGGAAGGGAACGCACATGCGGACTTCCTTTAACGGAGCAGTCTTGTACGCATGTGACAGGGCGATGATGTCGCTGGTCAACGGATCTTCCGCTATCGGCTCAAACCACACGCCTGAAGTGCTTCGATAGTCACGCATGTTATGCTCCTGAATGCTCCGTGTAGTAGTCGATGGTTGTCAGCCACACGTTATCACCCTTGTTTTCAGTCGGAAGCAGATTGTAAAGGGTGTAAGAACGACCTTCAAAGTCAAGCGTCACCTCCGGCCAACGCATTCGACGGCGATCGTGCAAGTACCAATCGAACTCTACGGCGAGCTCCGTTTCGTAGTCGATAAGCACCTGAGGGATTTGGACGCGACCAGCGAACGCCATGCCGTACACCTCAGGTCTCTCTTCTTCACGGACACGGAACAAAGGACCAATGCCGAGCAGGCCAAGCGGATTGAAGCGAACGGCTACCGACTTCTCTGCCGGGCGATGCCCAACCCTCTCTAGGGGCTGCTTGACGCTAGGTGCACTAAGGAGTTTCATCGCTTGTTCCTCGCAGGCTTAACTCGCTTCTTGCGACGGTGAACGGCCTTGGTCACACCGCGCTTGGATGGCGGCACAGGCTGTGCATACCAAGGAAGGGGCGGAGGCGGAGGGCGGTACAGATCATTTATGTGGACGACCCCTTCCATGCGCCCAATCTCCCCTGACATCAATGGAGCTTCTGGGTCCAGGGCCGCGTCTTCTGGATCTGGAGGCAGTGGTTCTGCGTCCGTCAGTTCAACCACGGGGTCCGGCGAAAGCAGACCGCTAAACGTTGTGACCTGCGGGTCAGCTGCTCCTTGCTCAAAGAGCCCCGCGTCGTCAATTGCACTCCATGACCTAAGACCACCACGTATCGGCTTCATCGCTTGGTCTCCGATACGCGGCACGTGAGCAGCAACGTGTCAGGAACGACCACTGAATGCAGATGAACTTTGATCAGACACAGCGGCTTGAATCCTTCTTCTACACGATCGCCGATGCGTAGCGCCATAAAATGAAGCTGCGTCATGAACTCGTGGCGATTGTCCACCGTGTAGTACAGCATGGTCGGTGCCGTGCTGTCTGCCTGCTCGGCACCTACGAAGGCGAAGTTGGAACCTGCCACGCGCATGAAGGGTGCACGATTCAGGCGGTCGACGAGCAGCGGAAAGGATTGGAACGACGTATAGTTCACGTTCATGTACTGGATCATCTTTGGTCCTCCGTCCAGATACGTCCGCAATGCGGGCAGCAGCACTGCACCCAGTAACGGTCCAGCGACCGATCATAATTGCCTGTGTCCGCCATGTACGTGCGCTGATGATTGGTGTGCGGACAGTTGTTGCGCAGCACTTCGAGTTGACGATTGGCGTCGCTGATCACGTTCTGCAAGTAACGATGCCGCGCCGCCACGTAGTCCAGCGACAGTGCTGGGTCCGGTTTCTTGATCGTGTGCCGTTCCCACTTCACGCCGTCGGGCAGCGACACTCGACGGTGCAAGCGCGGGCAGATGTCGCCAGCCTTCTGCTCCGCCATCATACAACGCATCGCCAATTCCGACATGGCCGGCGACAAGCAGTCGTCAGTACTAGAAGTCATGATTAAGAACTCCAACGTTAAGGCCGCCAAGTGGCGCACCCAGTGGAATGACGTAGACTGCGACCAGCCCTTCGCCGTCAGGTATGCCAGCGACTGGCGGCGTACCGTATTGGACCCAGGACCCATGCTGGTCGCCGCACAGCCATGCGAGCGCCGTTCGATCAGCCTGGAGCGTGTTGTTTGCGTGCATAGGACAAGCTCCGTTCGAGCAACGCTTCCACTGCCTTGGGCAGCTTCTTGCCGGTGAGCTTGAAGGCCATAGATTCGGCGATCAGCTCCTTGTAGTTCTTGCAGGCGTACTCGCTGACCAGTGGCTCCAGATCCTTCTTCTGAACGCCACGCGCAGGCCACACGCCCTTCAGCTCGTCACGGTACCCAGCCTCGAACAGCAGGTCCAGTTCCTTGACCGAGACGTTGTGCTGTTGGCCGATATACTTGAGGATCAAGCGATACAGCTCGGTGTCCTCTTCCGACAGGTTGGCGGTGTACGCCGACGGAGGATCTTCCTGCGCCAGCAGGCCGTCCAGCAGCCGTTGACTGTCTTCCTTCTTCACCGACTTCACGCTGATCGTGGTGTTGAACAGCTTCACCCATTCGGCGTTCAGCTTGCGACTGGTGAGGAATTCGTAATGCAGGTGATGGCCAGCCAGCTCGTGGAAGATCACGTAGAGCCAGTCGGTCTGCGGCATGGTCTCCGGCTTGATCTGCAGTCGGTGTGGGCTGCGGTCCGGCGTCTTGCTGCGTTTGTACATCCCGCTATACTTCTCGCCGTTGGCGGGCAACACTTCCCACACGCAGATATCTGGCTGGATGATGAAGTCCAAGCGATTGGCCTTCAGCACTTTGTAGGCGCGGTCGAATGCACTGACCATGGCCTTGCCGTTTTCCGGCGTGATGTCGTAGAAGAAGTGGATGGCGCCAAACTGGTCGTGCCACTTCTTGCCGCGATACAGCGAATGCAGGTCCCACCCATGCACCTTACCAGGATGTGGATTGGGGCCAGCGTTGAGAATCACCTTCTTGACCGGGCATTCGAAGACCGAACGCTTCTGCTTCAGGTGTGGGTCCTTCTCGATGATGCCGGAAACGATGCCGTTACTGATGGACGACACCTTGAACAGCACAGGTTTCTTGGCTTTGGAGTCGGCTTCTTGTCCGAAGACATAGTCGCCCTTCTGGATTTGGATCATAAGCGGAAGACGTTGGTTGAATGCAAAAAGAGCCGACCATGTGGTCGGCTCCTTGAACTGCTATCAGGACTGCGCCACGGGCGGCGGCACTTCGGTCTGCGGCTGGTCAACCTGCAGGTTGGTGTCTGCGGACGTTTGCGCGGTATCCAGCGTCAGCTCAATCACGTCGACCTTCACTTCCTGCGGCTGCGGCGTAACCAGATCGTCAGTCACCACTTCAGTGGCCTTGGCATCGTCGATCACCTGTTCCAGCTCCAGCGGAGTGAGCAGGGACGCGGTGGTTGCGCCGTCGCTTTCACCGCCGTGATGCGTGTGCTCTTCGATCTCGTCGGCGTCGGCACCCAGATCATTGGTGCCGACCAGCACGCTCGCGTACACGGCGCCATGCACAACTTCCGGGTACACGCCCATGAACTCGGTCCAGATCACGGTGTCGCTGTAGTACGGAGTGCTGATGGTGAACGCGTCCACCGTCGAAGAGTCTTCGCTCGGAATGAACGCCGACTGCAGCGCGTTGAGCGAAATGCCGTTGCCCAGCGAGAACAGCAAGCGATGCTGGGTCAGCGTCAGGTTCTTGTTCGGCTCCTGGCTGTACATCACGAGCGCGTTCTTCAGCTGCTCTGCAGTAAGGCGCGTGTTTTCGCCGGCCGACATGATGAAGTCGATGCCCAGTTCGCCGGGCTTGTTCTCGTCCGATGCGTCAGCTTCCAGCAGTTGCTCTTCCAACTGCTCGGCCAGCGTCTTGGTGCGACGGCCGATGATCTCGTTGGATTCGACCAGCGCACGCTTGGTCGTGGCGTTGGGTTCGGCTTCCGGCTTGGTCAGCGCCAGCGGTGCGCTGTCGTCGCTGGACGTGGCCACCACTTCTTCGTCTTCGTCATCTTCATCGTCGTCCGAGAACTGGAGCAGATTGTCCAGGCGCTGTTCGAGCTCGGGGTCGATGTTGTGGAAGGCGTAGCGGCTGAAGAAGTCGACGAGGCCCGAGTTGTAAACGGCGCCCGTGTCGTCAGCGTAGATGACCTGCGGCGGATGTTGCTTCTGCACACGTTCCGGCAGAGCAGTGTTGGTGATGTGCAGCACTTTCGACAGACGGCCGTTGGCGTTCTTCTTCCAAACGCTGCCCGGAGTCAGCAGGTCAAGTTGGTCTTGGAATTGTTCCATTTGAGGTTGAACCTTTCGCGAATAGGTTGAGTGTCAGTTGGTGACCCGCTTTATTTACTGGCGGGAACCGGGTCCAGGTTAAATGCCTGCCGCACAATACGCGCCAGTCGCCGGTGAGTAGCGGCGCACGTGTCATGCGTTGTGGCCCACGCACCAAGCAATTCCAACACCTGTTCCTTGTTGTAGGTGCGGAGTTCGGGACGCGGCAGCGGCTTGCAGTCTTCGAGCAGTCGCTCGTCGATATCCACGCTCGTCTTAACTTGGACCGTGGGCGTGGGCGGAGTGGGCACAACCGGCGCCGGAGCACAACCAGCCAGCAGCACGATGAGCAAACTCACCAGCAGTGCAGTGAGTACGAACTTGAGATTGCCACGTTTCATGTTGGCGGTCGGGTAAAAGAATTGATGAAGCTGATACACGCAGAACGCGATCAGTGCCAGTACGCCAGCGCCAAGCCTAATGAGGTCCCGGTCCATTTCCATTTGCTGTCCCCTGATTGAGTGGAGGTGCCTGCGGGCCAAACACAGGGCTGGCGTCCAGCAGTTGATTGATGGCGTCGGCCATCGACGTATCGAATCCGCAGCTTGCAGCAGACTGCTTGTTCTGCGTGACGTACTTAGTGATCACCGTCTGTCGCTGCGCGGTGACGCGCTGCGTAAGATCCTGAATGGTGGCTGCATCCAGATGCGACTGCCGTTCCAGGTCGGCGATGCGCTTGTTGGTGGCTTGATGCTCGGCGTTCTGCTGATCGATCATCTGATTGATGGTCGTCTGCTGCGTGTTCCACGCTTCCTTGTGTCCAACGTCGTAGCCTTTGGCATAGCCGCGACTGTTGCCAACAGAGTAGGCACCGACCACAGCGGTCACGAGGATGATGAGCATCGCGCCATACTTGGCCGCGTAACTAGCGAGAAATGGGGGCATTGACAGCTCCTCGTTGATGGCTGAATTCCGGCAGCGGGTCACTGAATTGGTGACCATGCGCCACATAGTTTGCGCGGTAGTAGTTAAGGCACGCATCAGGGCCAAGCGCAGCGCACTCACGGAACTGAGTGCGGTGATCGCCGCGAAGGATGTAGAAGCGTTCCATGTTGCCGATTACCAGCGACGTCGTAACATCACCGTACACTTCGGTGTCGGTGTCGTTGTAGCTGATGTAGAAGCCGTCGCCCTCCAGGATTAGGTTGGGGGCGCCCGGTGCACAAACCCATTCGAAGTTCATAGAATCTCCTCAAAAGAACTTGCTCTTCAATCGATCGATGATGTGCTGCGGGCAGTTGCCTGGATCCCACAACGCGACGCCAGCAGCCTTCGCTGCCTTAGACGGCGAAGGCTGGTCTTTGAACTTGAGCCAAGGACTGCCCTTCATTTCCCAGAGGCGAAGAGCGCGATACTGCATAAGCTGGCTTCGCTCGAATGATTCGGTGATGCGATCGGTGGCAGCCAAACCCGCACAGTCGCCGTCCATGAACGTGATGCATCGGTCGACGCCACGTGCCTCGAGAATCTTGATCTTATCCACACTCCAACTCTGCGTTCCGAAGATGCAGACTGCTGGAATACGGTTGGACAGCAGGCGCAGCGCATCACGTTGCCCTTCCACGAGCACGATGCTGGTAGAACCCAGCTCTTCCATAAGTTGGATGCTGTAGTTCAATGGCCATAGACCGTGAGTCTTAGACCATGTGCTGGCCGCTGATTTAGCCAGAAGATAGCTGGGTTTGTCCTCTTCCTTCTTCAATCGTGCCAGGAAGTAACCTACCTGCTGATCACCAATCTGCACCGGGAAGTGGATGAACTTCTTACCATAGCAGTGATAGTCCTCCAGCCACTTGCGAGCCAGACGCCCTCCCAACTTGATGAGCAGGTCCGTGGAGATGCCGCGCCACTTCTTGCCAGCGGGCAGCGGGCTGAACTTGAACTCATCCCTCACGAACTTGTCGCTCGACATGAGTAGATTCATGCCCTTGTCTATCTGCAAGTCCTGGGCCATGCGTACGCTGGGGGCCTGTCGGGTGAATGGCTCCAATCCAAGTAGAGGCGCCACCTTATCCCACGTATGGCCTTTCTCGCATGCGAAGCAGTAGAAGGATCCAGGACTGTACTTGCCATCCCCAACCGTGACGAACGCGCTAGGCGTGTTCTCGCTGTGGAACGGACACAGAATCATCATCCGGTGTCCGGTCTCCTTCTTCACTCCGCTGTAGCGCGCCATCTGCTGGCGCACAAACTGCAACTTCTCTTGTCTAGTTAGCGGATCCATACCCAATCACACTACGTCAGTTCTCGGGTCAACGTGGGCACTTCGGGGTCTTTGAACAGGTAATGCTCAAGGCTGTTGAAGCATTTGAGGACGCCGTCCACTCCCGTATGCGTTTGACTCCACTTCCACCACTTGCCGCACAGTGCTTGGCTGTATAGGAAGAGGGGCCGATCGTTCAGGTCAGGGAAGCGGTAATACACGTAACGAGGGAAGTCGTGCTGCCGAGTGTCCTGCACGAACCACTGATCCGTGGTCAGCACCAAGCGCACGCCGTTGTTCACGGTGTCGTACACGCCAATCACGTACACAGTGCGCCCTCGCGTCATGACTGCTAGATGCCCATGCTGCCCGCTGTTCACCATGAACGAGGTGAACAGCCAGCTATGCAGAAGAATCTGCTGCTGGATGCGATGCAGCTTGTACAACTGGCGGCTGGACTCGAACTCGGCTTCCATCAACGGAAGCCGCTCCTCCAGCACACTATTTACTGCTTCGGGCGTGGATCCAACCGTGAACACCGAGAACGACTTGGCACGCTGGGGCACGTGAATAGCGACAGGCGGCACTTGTGCGGCTTGCACCTGACACTCGCCACGATAGCGGTGAGGGGTGTGGTTCCACGTGTGTGGGTCTTCAAACTGGGGGAAATTAGACTGCGGTCCGTTGGCGGACAGCACAAGGCTTGCGTATAACTGGCGAGCCATAGAAACCTCTCAGTGGGTCGTGGCGCGCACCTGAAAGTCAGGAAGCGGGTCGTTGTTGATGAGCCCTCCAAACTGAAGGGCCAGTTCCTCTGGATCAGCGATATCCAGTGTCGTGATGTAGGACACTATCCAATTGGTCGCCCGTTCGATGTCGCGAGTGAAGAGCAGGTTGCTCCACACCTCGCGCACGAAGATCGAATAGTAGTAAGAAGACGCCGGGGACAGTTCAACTATCAAGATCTGGTAGTTGGCCCACCCCGTGTCCACTTGTCGAGCCATCACCGCGTAGGTTGCATACGGATGTTGCTCCAAGTCGCTTATCACGTACTCCAATTCGCCAACCCGATTCACTGCATACCGTTCGCTGACGGCATCGGTATCGGTCATTGTCACTCCATGAACTCTGCAACAGCTTCGGAGATCTGGCGATCAAGGTCTGTGACCCCCAGCAGCGGATAGCTCTTCTGCAGAGCACGGCGTACCTTCGGATCAGTCCACGGCCGGAACACGCGGCGCAGCACGTCTTCCTTCTTGCCCTCCAGCACACCCAGCTTCTCGGCGTCGTCAACAGCCGCCTTCAAGTGAGCGACCAGCTCCTTCACGTCCCACGACCACTTGCGGCTCTTGTCGTCGGACACACCGATTTCGCACTCGATCTCAGGAGCAATCGTCCACTTGAAGTTGAACGCCTTCTCGTAGGCAGCTTGCACGCCGTACGTTGCTTGATACTGCAAGATGTGGATGAAGGGGATCACCATATCGTAGGGAACCATCTTGTACAACGCATCGTGCACTGCGCGTTGACTGAACACCCGCAGCTCCCAATCCGAACGATCGATGCCCAGCATTTTCTTGAGCTTCGGTAGCCGCTTGTAGTACTCCGTGATGATCAAGCGATCTGCCTTGTTGCCGATCTCGCTGGCCACCCCTTGGATTGGCGCGTTGGTGCCACGCCGCACCTGCTTGCTGATGATTCGCTTGTCACCGGTCATGGCGGCGTACAGGTGACGAACGCGGCCATTGAACGAGTAGACGTAGAACTTCTCTTCAGCCATCTTGGACATGCGCTGAATCCAGCGGTGACCCGCCTTAAATTCACCGAACATCTTGTCGACGATGCCTTGCGCGTATTCCGAGCGATCTTCGTTGAACAGGGCGGTCAGCTTGTCGTCCAGCTCTTCCAGCATCTCGTTGATGCGCGCCAGCCGCTTCGCGTCCTTGCACGTCAAGCTCTCGTCGTACAGCTTGGCAACCTCAGCGCGCAGACTGGAGATGTCGCCTTCCTTGGTATCCTCGCCCAGTGTCTCAGCGCCCTTGCCATAAATCACGCCGAACACAACCTTCTTAACAGCGTCACGCAGTGGGTGATCCTTGTCCACCAGCTTCTTGAAGAAGCGCTGCACGTTGAGAATGTGGAAGTCACCCTTCTCCTTCAGCGCCTTCTTGTTGGCGTCCGACGGATCTTGAATGAATGCCTGACGCAGCTCAAGGCCAGTGCGGAACGCGGCGGCGATCACCTTGTCGCCGGACGCCACACTCCAGATACGAACTTCATGTGCCGAATAGTCGAAGCGCACCAGCAGGTAGCCGGGGCGCGCAACGAACAGCGTCTTCAACAGTTTGGACAGCGGCCCGCGACTTGGGATCTGCTGGAGGTTAGGGTCCTTGGAACCCAAACGACCAGTATCCACAAGGAAGTAGTCAGCGCGCAGGCTGTCGTCAGTGGACTCGTCAAGCGCGGTGTTCAACCGACGCGACCATGCCTTGACGTAGGTGGAGATCACCTTGGTCAGCGCCTGATACTCGCCATACAGCGCCACCACCTTGTTCTTGTCCTTGTAGTGCTTGATGAACTCCTTGTCGATCTGCGGCTTGCCCGTGATCTTGGACATGGACAGCGGTTCCAAGCCCAGCACGTCGAAGAACAGCTTGGCCTTGTGGTCAGGCTTCGTGGGTTGGAAGATCCACTTGTCGCTAACGCCACCAAACAACGACTTGGCCTTGAACCCAGAGTCGCTCAGCAGTTCTTTGTTGGCTTTGCGCACTTCGTTCATGAGACGCAACTGGTCTAGGGTCTTCGCCATCATCTCGCGCAGTGGGCTCTTCGGCCCCATCAGATGCTTGAGCGCCGGGCGCGACAGACTGCTGCCGTCGTTGCGCATGTGTGACAGCGCGTGCGCCGTATCGCTCATCTGCTGCTCCATGTGACGAACGAAGTACGGCGCGAAGCTCTGGCCATCGATCTCCATGTACGAAGCACGCTTGATCTGCATCTGACGGATGTGCGCAATCGACACGGTGTCGGTCGACGCATACTCCAGGAAGTCAGGGTTGTCTGGCTTCACCTGTCCACTAGTGCTACGCTGCGCCTTGGAGAAGGCCGCAGTGTAGTAGTGGTCGTTGCCGTAGCTGGTAAAGATCGGAGCCAAACCACCATACGTCGCTTTCTTCCCGTCAGGGTTCACGGCATTGGACGCCGCGTTCAGTAGGCTGGCGTTCTCGTCAAGGCTGTGCTCCGCGAACATGATTTCCCACACCGGCAACCACATGATGGGAATGCGCAGAATCTGGCGGATCACGCGCAAGTCAAACATGTGGCCGTTGAAGGTGATGAGCAAGGGACCGGTCTTGGCCGCGAACCGCTGGCGCAGCTCACGCTTGATGTACTGACGTTCTTCCTTCGACCAGTGAGTAAGCGGATGGTCGATAGCCAACACATAACCCGCGTTGGGATTGTGATTGGTGGTGAACTGCATCGTGTAGATGCGGTTGTGCAAGCTGCTCAGGTTCTTGGTTTCGGTATCCAGTGCGCAGTATTCGGCAGTGTCAAACCGCTTCATCAGCTTGTCGAACTGGTCGATAGTCTTGATGAAGCGAGGCTCTGCCTTGACATGCGCCAGCGAGAACGGATGATGCTCGATCAGCAACTGCGCAAGGTGACGCGTCCAGAAGCCGAGCAAGTTGGCCAGTGCCCCATTCTTATCCAGCAGCCGGGCAAAGTCCAGGGTGGACGCGGCCTTGAACGAGAAGTCATCTTCCTTCAGCGTATGAATCCAACCCCGCTTGTAATGACCGTACGCAATCTGCGGATAGGTGACGGACAGCGCCTCGTCACCTGAGAACAGAACGTGCGTGGGGCGAAGCTTGCGAATCATCTGGCGCAGACGGTCAGCGAATACCAGTTCCGCGTCGTGGCGCCCACGTGACGACATGTGCAGATGGCGTGCCGCGTTGAAATTGGCCACGGCCAAAGCATATTCAGGTACCGTCTTGTCGGTACCGCGTAGGTAGGTCTGCGCCGTTTTGCGCGCATACTTGTATGCGTTGCGGAATGCAGTGAACGTGCCAACGTCGCCCAGCAATTCGCCTTCCTTGCCCGTACGTTCAGACGGCAGATCGCGACTGTCCACTGATTGGAACACGATGAGCAACCTGCGCTTGGACTGCTTCCAGTCACTGTCCATCTTCAGCAGCAGGTTGTAGGGAGCATTCCGCTTGAAGAACTCGTTCTGAATCTCGAAGCGAAACTGTTTGTCAAGCATTTGAACCTCGTGGGCTGTGTGTTACTTAGTGGGTGTCCTTGGTGTCCAGCACCAGACGCCCCGAATTCTTGCGTACCTGAATGGCCTTGTCGTCAAAGATCTGCACGCAGTGCCGATCCTTGATGCAGGTAATGGGCAACACCTGACCGAGGTGTTCGTGGCACCATGCCTCGATGGCCCTCACCTTTTCGGGCGACGATTCAGCAACTCGCGCAGTGAAGATGCGAACGTCACGGCCTTCCGTCAGCCAGCGCTGAACGCGCTTCACCATGATGAGAATGGGCTTTCCAATGTGCGTGGGGCCACGGTACTTGTCGTAATACGCCAAGGTACCATCAAGGTCCACGCCAATCCAACCGCGTTCGCTCATGATCCATTCTCCAAAATGAAAAAGCCCAGTAGCAGGGCCACTGGGCTTATTTACCGCCTTACTTGTGATGTGCGAGAAACGACAGCCAATCGCGCTCCGATCGCTTGTCGTAGCCGCGCAACCCCATGGCGTTGAGGTTCAGTCGCGGGAAGCGTCGCTTCATACACAGCGCACGATCCATGACCGCGGCAATGCTGTCAGACGACGTGGGATCCGCTTGGTACAGCATGTTGAGCCACGTGATCTCGCGGCTGCCGATCGTAGGCACGCCCAACACCACGGCGTCGGCCGCTACGATGTTGAACGTTTCCGAGAACGACACCTGCGTCACCAAGTCCATGGACGCCACAAGCTCTTTGAACTTGGCGTGCACCATCCACGGATGTTCGACCAGCTCGTGTTGCGGGTAGTGCTTGAACATCAGGCGCAGATTCTTGAGGATCTGATCGCCGTTCATCTCGATGCGACCGCCGTTGATGTGGAAGCGCAGGCGACGATTGAGCCGGGCTGCCAGCTTCAGCGCGCCAATCGCCTGTTCCATGTGGTTCTTCAACGGACGTACGGCACCAAAGCACCCGATGTCCAGCGTGTCGCAGTGGTCCGGCTTCATCTCTCCGTCAACGAGATGCGTTGTCGGATAGTAGTTGGGCAGGTATGCGACCTTGGAGGCGATGTGTTCTGGCGTCCACGAGGGGTTCGCCATCTGCACTAGATGCAGGGTTTCCTCGTACATGCGCGGGCTATTGGCCGACATGACGACATTGGGACGCTGCACGTACTTCAGCATCCAGTCGAAGGCGATCCCTTCCTGGGCTAGGAATGGAGTCTCCGAGTGATTGCGGATCACATACTTGATCTTGGGGTTGACCGACAGCAGCTCGTCGAATTTCTCCGGCACAACCCAGAAGGCTTCAACGATCACTACCTCAGCCTGGAAGGCCATCGCTTCCCGGTAGATCGTCGAATTGTCTTGCACGTGAACCAGCTTCACTGGCACGCCGTGTTGCATCAGCATGTCGACAACCATGCGAGCGCTATTGAACAGGCCGCTGCTCAGCGGCTTCTTGCCGTCGCTGTAGCACCAGCTATTGATGTCGTTGTAGTCGCTATCGCGATACTTGAGGACGAAGAGGGTGCGTGGGTACGTCATGAACTACTCCAAATGTTGGGACCATCAGGGAACTCCTTGCATCTTGTTCTTGTGCTACATCAAATTCAGGGGTGGTAGTTGAGGAGCGACCAATAGTCGGCAGCATTGCCAATGTCCAGCACCACCTTGTTGGAGTAGCGAGTAACGTCGGCACCCAGACACTTGAGCGCGGGTCCGCCGCTGTACAACACGAGAGGCGCGTCCAATCCGATGATGTGTTCCACGGCCTCGTCCAGCTGACGCCAGTTGTTGAGCTCGAAGTAGTGCACACGCACGCCCAGCACATCACGGCAGCGAATCTGGAGTGCGTCGGCCAAGCCGCGTGACGCGTGCAGGAAGATGAGGGACCCCGCCGTCTTGTACAGTTCGGCCTGCGCCTGCTGCGTCCACACGTTGACGAAGAAGTTGTCAACGTACTGCTCGCGCGGACGGAACAGGTCATGAACGCTGTAGTACGGCTGCGTGATGCCCGAGATGTTGGGCGCGAAATAGTCGCTGTCGTTACCAGCGGACAACAGGCGGCGATGGAGTTCGCCGTAGGTGATGCCTTCGATGCCCATGCGCTTGCGCCACGCTTCGTCGTAGTCAGAGACCATGGAGTCTGCGGCACGCCACCGTTTAGAGGCATCGGCACAGGATTCCATCAACTGACGTTCACCATCGCCCATGCGAGCGACGCTCAGTGATCGGTTGTTGATCAGCGCGTCACCCACCAGATAGTAGAAGGCCCATGCACTCATGGTGCGATTGGCAATGTCGACGGCACGTTCAGACAGCGAGGATAGGACCATTCCGGACATGTTGATGCTCCTTAGTCAAAAAGAAAGGGGACCCAATGAGGGTCCCCTGTTATGCGCGTGACTGCAGTTCGAGGACAGTGTCGTCGTCTGCAAACTGATCGAAGTAATGGTACTCAGGGCACCGAAGTGAGTAATGCCCGCCGCAGGAATCACACGCGGCTTCGCAGATGCGCCAGTCTTCCACAGGGTGGAACTTGTCGCATTCTGGACATTTCAGATCGTGCTCGGTGAGTGTCGGTGGACCATCCAGTAATGGACCGTGATCCTGAATGAAATCGTACACGGTAATGGTCATAGACACCTCGGTGTTATGGAGTCGCGCCCCGAATCGAACGGGATGGGATGTAGCTGAATTCAACCAGACCAACGTGCGGCCGCACGCCTACACCTCTTATGTATTCATACCAGCAGCCTACTGGACTCACGCGACAAAGACTTGGAGCGGGCGACGAGACTCGAACTCGCGACATCTTGCTTGGAAGGCAAGAACTCTACCAACTGAGCTACGCCCGCAGAAACTGAAACAACTCCCTTAGTGGGTTCGAACCACTGCCTGCCCCCGTCGGGACCGCTCTACCACTCTAAGCTAAAGGGAATTGAGTTTGCTCACCAGCATGGAGAAGGTGCGCACAGTGCACCCCCTTGGTCCATACACGGCTTGCAGATGGTCCGAGTGAGAGGATTCGAACCTCCGACCCCCTGATCCCAAATCAGGTGCGCTAACCAGACTGCGCTACACTCGGTAAACAGTTAGACCGCCAACGACGATCTATGAAAAGCGATGTGCCTGAACACTGGCAACTCTAGCGTCGGCGGGTTGATGGGTAGTCCCCAAGCTTCCAGCAGTGGATGAAACGTTGAGTCGATCCAGCCTTCGGCAACCACAGAATCGGAATTTGTGGACAGCGTAGGTAGCGGGCGCGCAGTTCGTCTGTAGTAGACAGACTTATCGACAGCGCCACGCTCATGGGGCAAGCGTTCAACCAAGTTGAGTTCTACGCCTAGTCGCAGCGCCAAACGCACTTGGTACACGTTGGACCCAAGCATGGACACTAGGTCCAATGCCGCGACCTTTTCAAATTGCTCAGCCGCCTTCAGAATCTCGATCTGCTGGCGAGTCAGGGTAATCTCTGGCATGGAAGTCCACGTCCTCTACGTCAGTGTTGCTAGGGGCCGCTAGTCGCGGCCGGGGTTGGGGCAATGCCAGCGCCGTTCGGTCAACACGTGGAGGCGCTTGATACACTTCAAGCGACGGGATGACGAATGTTCTTTCATCTCGCCACACACTGCTCTTTACCGGTGCCACGCACACATACCACTTCTCGTTGTCGTGTGCGAAGCAGAACGGTTCTTTGGGGCGCAGTTGCGACAGATAGGTGGTGACCACCTGACCGTCGCGGTACACTTCGATCTCGCGATCATTCGGCCCTTGCTGCTGGCTTACGTCGCGCTGTGCTACGTACGGCACCAGTTCCATCTTCACCTCCTAACGCAGACAACATCTTCTGGAGCTTGAGGATGCGCGACTGAAGCTGGACCTTACGGCGCTCAACGATTTCTTTCAGCGCGCCAGCATCTGGGCCGTAGAGCTTCGCCACCCACTGAAGCTTGGTGACGACCACCACTTCAACGTTGTTGGCGCCTGCGTCAAGCTGCACCAGCGCGTCATCACCGTAGAAGTCGATCTTCTCGTCGATGATGGCGCGCAACTGAGCGAGCGACCCGCAGAAATCACTGAGCGAGTCGATATAGACAGCGCCCGGCACAGTGATGAGTCGCGTAGTCTTCAGCTCTTCACGAAAATCTTCAAGACTCATAGGAACCTCTAAGGGTTAGTCAAGAAATACGGCGTGGCCGTCTTGAATCCAGCCATGCCACAGACCACCAGCCGAACCGTCGATCGACGGATGGACGGTGATGTTGTCGAATGTGGCTGCGTCAGGATCAGGACTGCACAACCACGTGATGTTGGAATACGCGTCGCCTGTAACGCCTTGGACTCGCGTCCAGCCGTGTTCAGGATTCTTACCCTCGGCGATCTGCAAATCGGCCAACGCCGCAGTGAACAGCGCGTGCTGCTCACGCCAGCCAACAGACTGGAACATGCACGACTGATAGAAGCTCTTGTCGGGCATCGGGCAGCGGAAGATGAAGCCAACGCGCTGTCCGTCGGCCACCAGCCAACGAGGGTCAAGCGTGTTGAGTGGGATTCGCGTTGGCATTAGCCGTCTGCTCCTCGAAGATTTCCATGCGCGCCAGCACATAGCGGATGTCGTCGATGCTGTAGTACTCACCGAACAGCTGAACGAACGGACGACCACCGTACATGTACGGGGGATTGGTGTCCACCTCCTTCACGAGGTCGCGCTGTGCGCGGCGCAGTGCCGATTCACGTTCTTGGGGCGTCATATACGTACAGGTCAGGTTTGGTTCCGAGACGAGCGGCAACACCGGCAGACGTCAGCAGCAAGTCCTTGTATCGGCCAAGCGGAATCTGGTCGATGTACTCGATCACCGGCTTCTGCCCGAAGTGGACATTGAAATCCATCGCCGCCTCACTTACAGTCAGAAGCTGTGATGAACAGCGACCATTCGGGGTCGTTCTTGATGGTCGGATTTGCGAAGAATTGAATCGGCTGATCCACGCCCTGCTCCTTCATGAGAGCAGCGTATTCCTGACACAGGACCAACTTGTTCTCACCGTTGAGAGCGGGATAGTAGGTGGGTCGCGCGCACACCGTGATCAGCTGCACGAGCTCGATGTCGGAGTTCTGAGACTTGATCTGGTTGAAAGCTTCACGCAGCTTGGGAATCGCGTCGTTGGCTTCCTGCATAGTCTGCAAATTTCCAAGGACATTCTTCATTGCCGCAGTAACGGTCTGAGCGTGCTTGGATTGATTCATGTGAACCTCGAGGGTTAAACAGATTTGCTTTCTGGGCGACCGGAAGGAATCGAACCTCCGTCTGCAGGTACCAATCTCAGCATTCGATCCGGCCTGTTAAGGTTCCCGCGTGTCTAGCGCCGAGATGCACTGCAATTCTGCCACTGAACTACGATCGCGTTGATGCTTTCTGGGCAGCCCTCGGCAGAAGGCGTCCTAGAAAGTTGTTACTTCGTACTTGCGTCCGTGAAACTGGGCGATCCAAATCTCCTGGTCCTGATGCGTGCAGAAGATCTGGTCACCAAGATCTTCGCGACGCACGAATATTGTGCATTTGATCTTGGCAAACTTCTCGTCAGCATGAAGCACTTGGTAGGTATTCCACTGGCCTTTGAGCTCGACCAAAGAGCCTTTCGTTAGCAGTTGCATGTCGAAGAACGGTTGAAAGTCCAGGGATTTCATCGTAGCTGATCTCCTCCCTGGACTTCGGGCACTAACCCCAATCTAACTGTTCGTTACATCCACCCTAGTTACGATAATGAGAAAACCCGACCCTCTACCGCTGAGGTACCGCCGTCCTTAATCAACTCGTGAGAATTGACTAAGGCACGGCGGACGGGATTCGAACCCGCGTCTTTCAGGCTTAACCATGGCTTCTTAGAGTAATCGCCATGGCAGGGTGCCGAACTACTGAACTTAGATTGCTTACAGGTCACACGTTAGAGGTAATACGCGAACGATAATCGAACTCGACGCCTGATTAGGGCGTTGCGTCTACCAGTTTCGCCACTCCTACATCAAACACGCTGCAAGCAACACGCTTGATGCAGGAGGTTGGATTCGAACCAACAGTGAGTTCCGTATAACGCTAACGACTACGCTAACGCTTCCTCTATGCTTTATTTACTGCTGGGACTACCGCCGAGTGTTGGTAGTCCCGAAATCCTTACACCTGATTGCTGGCCGGCGACGTGCGCAGCGGTCCCAGGATCAGGTCGGCGAGACGCTGGCCGATGTTGTCAACCGTTTCCACCTGCACGCTGTTGGCGCGAGTACGAGCGGCCTTGGTCTCGACGATCAGTTCATCGATGATGGCCAGCGCCTGCGCCTTCTGCAGTGCAGTAGTGGCGCCACTCACCGTGTTGATGGTGAAGGTGCCGACCACCTTGTCGGTCGTCACTTCCTTGACTTGTGCCGGATGCTTGTCGGTTGCTTCGTACAGCACGACCGGGGTCATCACCTTCTCGGTCTTCGTGGCGACTTGCGGCTGCGTGGCGCGCCACGTGCCGGGTTGCGCAGCGCTTGCGTCCGGCGCCCAGCCCTTCGACGCGTCGAGCGTCGGAATCTGGGTGAACAGCTTGCGGAGTTCGTTGAGGCGGACTTCCAGCCCCATGAGCTCGTCCACCGGCACGTTGGTGGCAATTGCCTGACCGTTGTACATCAGATCGGCGACAGCCTTGGTGTTGGTCACGTTCTTCGTGAAGAGCGTCTGCTCGGCCTTGGCCCAATAGGTGAGATAGTAGTCGAGCGTGGCGAGCACCGTCGTCGGCAGTTCCTTGTCCTGACGCGCCGCCGCTTCGATCTTGGCATTCGACGGATCGTCGGTCAGCAGTTCGAGGGTCTTCGTGAAGCCGGTGAAATACTGATCGCCCTTGGCGAACTTGTTCTGCGTGTCAGCGGTCAGCTGATCACGTGCGTTGATCACAGTCTTTTCAGCTGCGAGAATTTCGTGGAGTTGTGCCATGATGAGAATGAAGATGGTTAGGTTGGTGGCGCATAGTGGCACCGCCTACTATTTACTGCTACAGAAGGGAGCCTACGGCATCGGTGTTCTGCTCAACAACCAACACCTGCTTCTCGATCCAGTACCCAACGTGGCTCCGGCACCATTTCAGACCACGATCTTTCTTGATGCCGAGGTCGCCGTGTCCACCGTGGATGCGGCAATGCTCTTCGTAGTCGGCCAGCAGCTTGATGCGCATTGCGCGGTACGCTCCAGCTTTCGTTGTGTGGTGTGATACAGGATACGCAGCGCTTTCGTAGATGCACGGATTGTGCATGAACGTGAAGCACGGCAGGTGGATGTGAGCTTCCAAGAACTTAGGCGCGCTGAAGCCTACGAGCGTGATCTGATCTTCGCGCATGGCCTATCCGAGGATGATGACTTGTTGGTCGGCATCCCGGATCAGATACGAGTACATGGCCATCAGATCAGCGGGCGTTATGAACAGTCCCTCTTCCATCCAGATTCGCGGATGCGGAGTGCTCAGATACTTGCCATTCAGCACCGTCTCCACATTCGTCACCGCGACATGGTGCTTGCCCAACTTCTGCAGCGTACGCCGCAGGTGCTCAACAGAGCGCTGGTCCCGCGTCGTTACATACAGGTCTCCAGGCTCTGCCATATTAAGAGCAGCGGTGGTCTTTCCGGTGCGCATGCCGGTACCCAATCGGATCGTACGCATGTCACGCACCCAATGCTGAGTTGCGGCGGGCCCCCGACGCATGTGGGGCAGAAGGCCCTGTGAATTCTCTCGCAAGCCTTCGTTGATATCGAGGGCCAAGCGCACAAGCTCAGCGAAACGAAATTGATTGGGGTTCATACGATAACTCCAGTTGCAGTGAAGTACCGAATGGGAGCAACCGGGGTGAAGAACATGTCCACCGGTTGCTGCCAGTTCCGAGACAAATGGAGGCGATAGTTCTGGCGGATACGTCGACGCGATTTGTTGAGGAGGCGAGTGGGTCCACGCTGTGCGTACTTGCGCGGCGTGTGCCACTCGAACCAATTAGGGCGTTCGCCCTTTGGGTCTTTCATCTCGTGCAGTTCGTGGATCCGACCCTTACGGTCCATGATCCACTTCACTACGCGATACTGAGGGCCAAGCTCCACCTTGAATCCAGGGACAATGGCGCCCGATCCGCGCAATTGCTCAAGGTATGACTGGATACCAATCAGGATCTGCTGACGAGTGTACTCGTTACCGCAGTCTTTGTCGTCAAACAGTTCTTTCGGCACAAGGAACGCATCCTGCAGCGACTGCTTGATGATTTCTTGCACACGGCGCACGTCTTCAGACAGTGGATTGGCGTTGGGTAAGGTCCCGTGTTCAATCAGTGACACGATCAGCTCCCAAAGACTGCGTCAGATAGTGACGCACAGCGTCCGCCATCTGGTCACGGATAGCGAGCGGCATATTGTTGTACGCGAGTACGAACAGCGCGTATTCCGGCTCTTCCCTGCGATGCGTACCGCACAACATCTCGGCGAGGAGCTGGCCAACCGACACCTTGACTGTGTCCTGCACCGCTTCAGGCAGCGGACTGTGATTGGGCTTCGACGCTTGCTTGGCACGGATCTTCTCGATCTTGGTCCAGATGCGCGTGAGTTCGGTTTCGCCGTCCTGATGCATGTCGCGACCCTGCGCCAAGCACAGCGCGGCCAGCGTAACCATGACCCCACCTACTTCCTGATACACTTCGCCAACTGGACGGCCGAACACGTAGTCCACAAGCTGATGCGCTTCGCTGGCGGTGCAGCCACACGCTTGCACCAGCTCCAGGGCTTCTTCAAGGAAGCGATGGTTGCGTTCCACAACGTCCGCGGACACTGCGGGGCCGAAGCATTCCATCATCCAGGGCTGGACTCGTGCCTGGAACGAGGGCTGGCTGGCCTTGGCACTGACGAATTGCTCCAGCTCGTGATAGCCGCTGTTGCGCAGTACGCGGCGCGCGTTTTCAGCGCTAACTTCGTACGAAGGACCATCATCATCGAACGTCATCTTAGCCCTCTCTTGGGGTACGTTGGACTGTTGTCGTATGCGAGCCGCGCAATTGGCTCTGCAGCTTCTCGATGTGAAGCTCCATCTCGTGGACCAGTCCCTTGGGTTCACTCACCGAGTAGAAGTCCATAAGCTGCTTCCACTCCTCTGGATACACTGGATCCTGCGGCACCATGTAGTAGATGCTGTCGACCGCCACGATCCCGTCTCCGGAGTAGTGCGGGTCCCACACCATCTTGCTCTTGGACCACACGGTCGCATGGCTGATAGACAGATCGCGGGGCGAACGCCCGACTGCGATGTAGAACTCAGGCACTTCGCCGTTGTCCCAAGGATGACCCTGTTCCCAGAGATAATCCATCTTGTGGGCTGTGGACAGCCATTCCACGACGCGAGCCGTGTGGTCGTTGCGCCCGAACATGTCTTCGAACGGCGGCACCATCCACAGAGGGAGTTCGAGAATCGACGCCAAGCACGCGGCAAGACAGTTGCCGTTATGGATTGCGTTCTTGGCGTACAGCTTTGACTGGAGAACAGGTTTCATGTTGGATCTGCGATAGTTTTGAGAAGGACGCCAAACCACTTAACACGCGGCATCACCCAGTAGATGAAGAACGCGAAGTTCTCGACATCCACCTCCACAGCGTCTCGCAGTGGATAGATAGCAACCAGCGTCACTCCAGGAAACGATTCGAGATGCTTTATGTTTGCCTGCATGTCCATCGGTGGTCCACGATGATACAGCTTGAAGCGCGCGACGCTCATGATCTACGCTCTTATTGGTTGGATGGCGCTGGCCGACAGTCACAGTGAGGGGCAACTCGCACATCAGGTCGCTTGTCAGCCTGATCGATGTACGAACGATTCCAGAAGATGAGGAAGGCTAGTGCCAGCAGGCCAAGCATTACAACGCCTGCTCCGTCGTATGGACTGGCATTCCACCACGTCCACACCACAAAAAGCACAACTACCACGGTCACTACGATATGAAAGATGGCGGTCATAAACGTCGCTCCAAAAGGCGCCGCATGAAGCCCTTGCGGTTTACAGTCTGGTGCAGGACTGCAGCCATTGCTTCACCGGCTTTCTTATGTTGCTCAGCAATGTAGGCTGCTCGTTGGTCTGGCGTCATGGTCGCGAGCAATGCTTCGCGCGCTTTGGCCTCGCGCGTGTACTGCTGAATGCGTTCCCACTCGTCGTAGTCTGGGGTCCACGCAACACCTGAGCGCCACACAGCGATCAGTGAACCATCCAGGAATTGAGCCGCCCATTCGGTACGATCGTAGAAGTGCAGGATGCCGTGGAAGTTCTGATCACCGACCAAACGCAGTTCGCCGTAGTATTCAGGCGTGTACCGCAGGAGGCGCCCTTCACGCGTGATCTCGTACACATCCATGTCGCAGCCTAAGTCCTTCGTCTGGAAGGGGCCGTCCTGTTGACCATGGAAGTTGTTGGGGTCGTTCTTCGGCAACCAATCACAGAGCACGTAGTCAAAGCACGACATCTAGGAATCCTCCTTCAGCAATCGCTGCTTCGTTTGTTCGAATTCAGACTCCAGCGCAGGAAAGTCATACGACTGTTCGCTACTGAGGAGGCAGTTGGAACACAAGAAGCGCGGATAGCGGCGCACCGCCTTGTGTCCACTGGGACTTACGCAGAAGTGCGCCGCTATTACTTCGTCCGTCACGGCAGGTTCGCGGACTGGCCGGGGATCGTTGGGCCGGCGATACCAGCGTCCGGAGAGTAGCCGTCGGTGATCAGGGTCGTTCGCTGCTCGCTTCCACCGCCATTCGGACTGCCGACGAAGGATTGCACTCCGTTGCGAACGGTGTTCGGGGCGAAGACGATGCGCATGGCCTGCTCGAAGGTCGAGGCACGAGCCTGCGACACTGCCGCAGCCTTTTCCAGGTCCGTGACCTTGGCTTCGCGTTCGGCCACGGCCTTTTCGCGGTCAGCGATCTTGGTCAGTTGTTCGCTCTGCGTACGATTCCGCGCCTCAAGCTGCGACACTTGAGTCTTCAGATCGTCGATGCGATTCAGGCGCGTGCTGAGTTCGCGCTCCGCTTCTTCCAGCCGTTGCTTGATGCCGTTGAGTGCAGTGACGCCGTCCAGCGAAAGGAGGCGCTGGCTGACCATGTTTTCGAGAACGGTCTCGAGTTCTTTCTTCAGATCGGTAGTGGACATGATGTGGTTAGATTGTTGTGGTACGTTTAGACTTCAAGGAACAGCGAAGGAGCGGGAACGCCCAGCACATTCGCGCTGCTATGCAGGCACGCCATGAGACTGCCCCATGCGCTACGATGCTTGTCACGGATCCAATAGCCGGTGGCCTTGTCCGTGATGATTGCGGCCAGAGTCTGCCCACGGATAACCATGGGCACGACCGCCGTGTTGGCATGCACGTAGTTCACCTCGAACAACTGAGGATCGTTGATGCCCAGCTCTTCGACCTTCGCATCAAAGGTCGATGGGCTGTACTCGCCAATGATCACCATGATGGTGGCCTTGGGCAAACACTGATGAACTCGGACCAGCGCCGATCGCAACGCAGCCGGGTTCAGGAAATCGTGTTGCTGCGCGCTGGTCGGGTACGCGGCTTGCGTCTGCTGTTCGTGCAGTCGCTGCTGCAACAGGTAGCCTTCCAGTTCCCAGATCTTCTCGACGGCGTTGGCTCGCGAGATTTTGCGGCCTTGCTCTTCGCGGAAGTTGGCGGGCGAAACCACGGCCGATTCGCCGCGCACCGAGAAGCCGTTCTTCAACAGCAGCTCGCACACCATGACCTTGCCGCTGGGCAGAACGGTATAGGTCTCGCTAACGATCAGGCTATGCACGTACTCCGGTTCCAGTCGCGGAGCGTTGAGTCCTGCTTCTTTCAGACTCTGCTCCAATTCACGTTCTGCTTGGGTAATGGTCATGATGAGGTGGGTGTTGGTTGCTGTGTAGGGTATTTACCCCTACGCAAAGTCGGTGAACAACGCCATGGGCATGTCGTCCACCCAGATGCTGGGATTGAGGCCGCGGTCTTGGCAATACTTGAGCTTGGCGGCGCGCGACGTGGGCACAATCCACGCGCAGGCCTCAAGCACGCTTGGGTGCATGCTGCGCACTTCATGCGGGGCACGCATGGTGACGATCACGACGAAGTACCCGGCGTCCGCTGCAGAGCGGATGAACTGAAGCCAGAAGGGGAAGTTGGTGGTGATCGTGCCGTCGTAGTCCAGCGCTATGATCTTGCGCTCACCGGCACGCTGCAACAGAAATTCAAAGTAGAGCCGTTCGTTGTCTTCGAGACGTTCCATGTTCTTAGTCCTGAAAGAGTATGGGGCGTGCGGGCACTTCGCTTAAGATCTTGACACGTGGCAGCAGCCATTGAAGGCCCATGAAGTTGCCCGACTGCAGCGTACGGTCCAAGATCTGCATGGTCTCCTGCTCGAGCCGTGGGTGCCACTGGTCCAACTCTTCGGACGAGTCATACGTCAGCACGTACACCATAGACGGAGCTGGCTTGCGAATAGCGCAACGCTTTCGATGATACGCAGCACCGGCACCCACGTACGACAGTACGACGCTTACGTAGTCCACCGCGTGTGCCATCTCGTCGATCTGGCGAGCGGTCAGCCAGTGAAGATTGGTGAGGCCCCACGCGCGAAGCTGCTCCAGCTCGTCTGGATGCATGAAGTTGAAGTGCATGATCAGTCTCCGGTCAGTCGTTTGATCAGCTCTTCGGTGTTGACGATGTACTTGCGTTGTGCCTCGTCCAGCGGGCGGATCATGTCCTGCCGCTTCATACGGATCGCATCGTTGGCGCGCAGCGACACGGTGCCCGTTTCCATATGGCAGATGCGCATCTGCAGGCTGGTGACGATTGCGTTCTTCTCGTCACGGGACAGTTCGACGGTAGACGTTTGGTTCTTGGGCATGATGGTGTAGATGGGCGAGGAATAGTTGCCGCTCAACGACACAACCAGATGGTTGCGCATCAACGTTCGCGGCTGATTCAACCGGCAGAAAGCAACCAACTGATCGCACTTCGAGTAGAAGGCAATCTCGTTGTACTGAACGGCGGGTACTGTGTCTTGCACCGGACCAAACGTGATGATCAGCGGATCGGTCGACGCCTTGGGACGTGACAACACCTTCATCGGCACATGGGCCACTTGTTCGAATTGGTAGCGAGCAGCAAGGCGGGAGGTACGTGGCACAATCAGGATCTTAGCGTGGTCGATGAACTGATCGTCGATCCCCATACGCATGCGTGCAAGCCCCGCTTGAGTTATGGTGGAGTTCATTTGATGTGCGCTTGGTAGGTGACGACTATGGTTTCGTCGTCGTAGGCGAAGGACAGCCAGCGTGCATAAACCGGAGACTCGTGCAGATGGCCAATGATCTCACGCAGAGGGCGATCGTCAACCGGCACACGCGGGGCTGGCTTGAAAAGAGGTCCGGCGAATTCAGGCTTGCTTAGGATGTGTTGCGCAAGAAAGCCCGACACATCGATTCGGACAGGGTTCGTAGCATAAGCCGTCAGATTCTGCTGCTCATGCGCACTCATCAACGACAAGACCTGCGAATGGAATTGCTGATGATTAGGACCCAGGTCCACCGGCCCACTACATGTGCTATCAACGATCGCGTGGAAAATGCCGCGGTCTTCGTCGAAGTAGCCCATCATGTCCGTGTTGTTCAGCCCAACGAGCTTCCACCAGTTGAGGAACGCGGGGCTTGGGTGCACCTTCTTCCCCTTCCACTCGAATTCGATTGTGCAGGGATCCAGCGCGTTGAACGCCTTACGAATTTCCTGCAGCTTCAGCAGGTCTTCGATACGGTAGAAGGGGGTAGGGTTGGCAGGCATCATCTGGTCAAGCGTCGTCATCTTCAGACTCCGGGTGAATAGGGACCCACTGACCATCCCGCCAAAAGTGCGTGGCGCACATGGTGACCGTGGAATACAGAGGATCATGCGGACTGGCTATTACCTGTTGGCCATCCTCACGCACGTACATGAGAGTGCTCGGTGGATAATCCATGATCAGTATCGGCTGTAGAGAGCGGCACTCACATCACCTGCCATGGACGGCTCCATGCTATGAGTGCGGATGCCCACAGATGCCCCACAAAATTGAGCCCTCTGCAGTTCTTCGTACAGAGGGCTGCTTGTGTCCAGCTTGGGAATGTAGTACGTATGCGTGCGTCGAAGATCACTTACCGTGACTCGTTCCCACACAGTTCCCGGGTTGTCCGAGGTCACGTGAACGATTTGACGCGTAACCTTCATGGACCGCGACTCGAGATTCACCTCGATGTTGGTGATTTGGTCGGAAGCGCACACTCCCACCAGATTGGGATTCGGTTGTGGGCCACGGTCCCCGATCACATAGCGATCGTAGACTCCGCACTTACGACCGAAAGTGATTTCAGATGGCGCGGCCGATTGCATGCCCGCCAGCGTAGGATACTGCCTGCGGTACTCATCCTCAATCGAGTCGGGTATCGGGTTGCTGAGCACGGCACGCCTCCAGGAATTCGGGCTTGTCCAGCAACGACAAGCTGATGTTGGTGAATTGCTTGAGGACCCGAATGTCATCCGCGTTGATGATGCCACGCTGCACGTCGTGCATGATGCGCGGCACTTCCTTACGATAGAAGGTAACAGGGTCGGTTTGCTGGTGGCGAATAAGAGCTTCGTGCGCAGCAGCCAGCGAACGGCGGAGAACTTTCGGGTCCATGATCAGTGAGGCTAGATGGTTGATGTTACAGAGCGACGCGCTCGATCAGGTGCTCGATGCGCGCGCAGGCGCCATTCACCGACCACGTGTGCGTACGGATTGCCGTACCTACGGCGGTGAGACGTGCTTCGGCAGAAGACTTGCCTTCTGCGCAATCCTGCTCCACATGCAGCACCGGGTCCAGCTTCTTTTCGAGGCTGTTCAGTAGCTGATGCAGACGGCTGGTCGCCAGATCCAGCATCGAAAGCTGCTCGTGGATTTCGCCATGCGGTTCCTGGCCGTCACCGACAGGGGACGTGTTAGCGAGGGACGCATTGGTAGACTTCTTCAGATGGTCGTTCATGACTGCTCCTTACTGTTGGTTGACGTAGTTGGCATCCGGATTGGAGCCGTCGTTGGCCGTGGATTGCACAGCGGGCTTCGCCTGCTTGAACGCCTGGAACTGCTTGAAGGCTTCATAGTAGGTGACCGGGTCTTCGCCAGCTTCGATCGCACACTGGCGGATGTACGGAGGCACGTCGTCCGCGGTCTGTTCAGCAACCGGTTGTTCGGCAGCCGTCTGTTCAGCAGCCGTCTGTTCAGCAGCCGTCTGTTCAGCAGCCGTCTGTTCAGCAGCCGCTTGCTCCGGAGCCGTCTGTTCAGCGGTGGGCTGCGCCGCATTCAGCGACACCGGCGTCCACTGCTGGACGTTGTCCACAATCGGACCAGGAGTCACAAGCGCTGTGTCGATCGCATACTGCGGCACAGGACCCGCCAGATAGTTGACGTAGGCATCGGTTCGCGCCAGCAGGTATTGGTCCTTGTTCGTCTGTTGACGGAAGACGACGCCCGACATGAGGTTGGCGAACGGGATGTCCTGCCATGAGCGGTCTTCGGCTACCGGGCCGCCGTTCCACACCTGGATGGGGATCAGATTCGTGGTCTGCGGCTTCGGCAGATAGCCCTTCATGGACTGCACCACGGCGATGAACAGGGAGTCCTTGGTACGGTGTTCTTCAGTCAGGTCCGAGAAGTCCACCAGCAGCGGATGGGTCTTGGCTTCCACGTCCTTCTTCGCGCCGTACACCCAGCCTTCTGCACGCTTCGACTCGCACCATGCTTCATGCTGCTGTTGGGCGGTGTAGCCGTAGCGCAGTTGCTGCTGGATGCCGAAGTACAGCGAGTTCTTGGTCTGCTCGCTGACTTCGTTCCACGGCTTCTTGTCTTCGTCCGACAGCGACATGTACGCGGTGTTCACGGCGCGGGCCACCTGTGCGATGTCGTCAACGGTGATGCAGCCGCGCACCACGATGCCGCTCAGGTCCAGGTACTCGACCTGGGACGTGACCAAATTGCTGGTCACCACGTTGGCGTCTTCGGCCGTGCGCGAGGCGAACGACTGAGCGACTTGTTGCAGTTGGTCAAGCGTGGGGTTGCCCGCCACTTGAATGTGGGCGATGCGACGCGGCACGCCGTTCGTCTGCTGATTGGTTTCGGGTTGTGCTTCGATCTGCGGTTGTTCCATGGACGGGTCCGAGGTTGGTTTGAGGTGGGAGAGCTTGCCGACCAAGCCCAAGTCGCTGGTCGACACAATGTCGAGGTCATACCCATCAGTGAAGTACAGTGTCCAGGTGTTGCCACAGACGCTGACTCCCTGAATGGTCTTTCCAACGATCTGCTTCAAGTCATCGAGAGTTTCGACGTACTCCAAATGCAAGTTGTTGACTGTCATGTACTGCTCCTATTTACGTGTTAGCCCAGTCGCAGCAGAAGGCTGTTGCTGGCCCGAGTGAGTGCTGTGTACAGATGATGACGGCGGTATTCGCGGAACACACGGCTTTCGTCATACACCACAAGGTTCTCCCACTCACTACCCTGGGCCACGTGCACAGACAGGCACCAGCCGAAGTCGAACTCCTCGGTTGATGCTATGTCCTTCCACTGCGGTTCAGGCAGCGACTGGTTGAAGAGATGGCAGCTAGTCTGAATCTGATCGACGACCAGCGGCTTGCCGGTTGCATCCAAGATGTCGTGCGACTTGACCTTGAAGTGCAGACCACGGACCTCAGTGTTACGCCACACAGGCGGCGCGCCATTGCGCACGTCACGCCAGTTGTCCAGTGCCTTGACCGGGGCTTCCACCGGCTGGCTGCACTTCCACAGCGTGCCGTTCAGCAGGCCACGTGTCTTGTTGTTGCGGCGGCAGACCAGACGTTCACCACGCACTGGATACTGTGGATGGATCTGGGCCATACCGTTCAACTTTCGGATCTTGCGATTCAGCGAGTGGCGCGTGGCGTTGGTACCGCAAAGCACTTGGTCGGCACCCAACAGCCACTGATCCGGGAGGTCTTGGTCTGTATCCAGCACCAAGCACGAGCCATAGCGACCGGGTTTGATCTCTTCACCAAGACGGGCCTTGGTCGCCAGCATGAGAATGGGGCTGTCGGCTGCCGTGCGATGCACCTCTGTCAGCATGAAGTCGGCCGTTGCCTGCACGAAGAAGCCGGTGCCCAACACTGGAGGCAGTTGACCAGGGTCACCCAGCACAAGGATAGGAACGCCAAACGACAGCAGGTCGTTACCCTGATCTTCGTTCACCATCGACACCTCATCCACGATCAGTAGGTTGGTGTGCCGAAGGATGGATTCAGGGTTTAGCACGTAGTCCACCACGCGCCCCGTCTGCGGGTCGGTCACCGCCTTGTAGATCAGGCTGTGAATGGTGGACGCACCACGACAGCCCTTCTTGATGAGCTCGGACGCGGCCTTGCCGGTGAACGCGGCGAATTGCACGGTGCCACCAATGTCCGCCACGCGCGCCGCAATCTCTTGCGCCAGCGTGCTCTTGCCGGTACCTGCGTACCCAAACAGGCGGAAGATCTGCTTGTGCGTGTCGAACGTTGGACGATGGCGCACATGCTTGAAGATCCACTGCGTGATCAGGTCTAGTGCTTCTGCTTGCTGTTTGCCCCATGCACGGGGTCTACTTGAGTGGTCAGACATGTCAGGATTCCCTTGGCATGGAGCTGTAGAATAAGTGAGGCTAGGGCGTTTCGATGGCCGTGTGACGTTGAACCTTACCAGTAGAAGCAGAGGGCGCCGCGTCCGTAGTACAGACGGAAGCCGGACCAGCGACTACCGGCCGAAGACACGGTGTCGTAATTCTGCCAGCGAATGCCAACCCACTTGCGCCAATGAATGAGTTGGACGTACACCTTGCCGATTCTAATCATACGGCCTCCTTGGCCTTCATCTCGTCCTGTGCAAACAGGAACATGGCATCCACGAACCTCAGCCAATCATTACGCGAAAAGACGATGGGGCCGGGAATCTGCCGCTTTTCATCAGTCCAGAGGCTGGAGGTGCGAAGCTCGATATCGCTGTGCACCCACCACGAACCTCGAATAGAAGTGCCCGACTCGGTCTTGTCCTTGAAGAATTCCATGTTCAGCATGAGCAGGAAGTCGAGATAGTGCCGTCGACTCTTCTCGATGAGCTGGTACGTGGATCTGGAGGTGATGGCGTGGCATGCGCGAAGCGCCAGAACTGCAAACTCCTCGTCCACATCACCGTCGTCGGTATCGAATTCAAAGATGCCTCTGCCCAAGAACTCGAGACGCGACTGCTCGCGTGACGACAGACCAAGCTCCGCTTCAGTCTTCATGCTGGATTCGAGCAGCGCCACGTAGTCGGCGACCGTGTGTTCAGTCATAAGAGTTGCCATGTCACATCCCTAGAATGTCCTTCATCAACGCAGTCTGCGTAAGCTTCGGGTCCTGTAGGCGGCGCGCACGCAGTCGGATGGCGCGCACCACGTGAGGCCGTGGAACGAAGTTGCGAATGAAGGGAAAGCCGTGAGTGCTGAACGCAATCTGCATCCAGTCGTGCACCAACGGATTGGGGCCGGTTACATCGTCGCGTAGGTTGCGACGCAGGTCTACACCCATGCCCAAAGGCAGTACCTGAAACACGATGTATTTACTGGTCACCTGCAGTCGGAACTTGGCGACGGGCGACTGCCCTTGCGCCACTCGCACTTCCTCTGGCACGTCGTCCAACGTCAAGTCCATGGTAGGGCACTTGAAGTTGTTGGGTGTGCGAAGCGCCAAGCTGATGATGGGCATACGCGGCCAGTCGCCGTTCCAGATAGTGGGTTCCGGCGTCCAGCGCAGACCGCCGTCCACCATCTTCTGATGGCGCACCTTGTCCAACAACACGCCGTCCACCAACGGGATCAAGTCATAGTGCTTGGAGAGATTCTTCATTTCACTTTCCTCTTTGCCAGTTCGACGAGTTGCTTCTCGTCGCGATCGGGATATTTGGCCTTCAACTGTTTGAGTGTGTCGCGCTCCTTTTCCAGCAACGCAAGGCGAACACTGGCTTCTACTTCCCCTTCGGTGAATCGAATCGTCGCCGGGTCTTGGTCAGCATGCTGTTGAGACTAGCCATGCGCGAAGCGTAGGGACTGGACGCGCGCTTCGCTCGCTGCTTGACAATCCGTTCCTTCTGCTTCTTCTTGGAAGCCTCAGCCCGGCGGACGTTTCGCAAGCGGGCCACCTCTTCGGGTGGGTACAGATTTTCTAGCTGCCGTGTGATGGACGTCTTGAAGCCCAGCCGCGTCACATAGCTGGTGTCTATGGTTGCTCGGTTGAACAGCTTCTCGTTCAGGAGGCGTGCGATACTATGGTCGGGCACCACAACCAACACTGACTCCGTGGACTTCACGTCGCGAAGACTAAGGCGACACACGCTCTGATTGCACACATCGGCCACATGGTCCTTTGCAAAGTCGTAGTTCGGCAATCGCTCGCGGTAGAATTGGATGAGCTGTGGCGCAGGGTTGATGGCAGCCAAAAATGCGAGGACGTTACGCTCCTTATACGTGTTGAGCCCGTGACTCATGAAGGGCAGGAGTTCGGCCTCGGGACAGCCGCTGTCGTCGCTCAGCATTTCGGCATAGTGCTCGTCCTTGGCGAACTTGTCGTTGAGCACCATCAACGGCAAACCAAAGGACTTGTGAGTGCGACGCCAGTGGCGGATCACACGCTTCGCTGACTGTATGTACCACGCAAGCGGGTCGAACTCCACACCCTTCACTGTGCGAAGGTAGTCGATCTTGGCTTGGATCTTCTTGTTCAGTTCGTAGGCGGTGCTCACTGTTTGCTTTCGCATGGCCTTGCGCACGCCACCAACCGACGACACTCGCTCCAGAATCTTGTCGAGCTTGGAGGACGGTGCCAGCATGCCGTAGAGAAGCTGCGTTTTTGACAGGGCCATGTATTGCGGAGTGAGCAGGGCGATCGTCAGTTGATTGTAGCGATTGAGAAGCGCGATGCGGCGCTTGGAAATGGTGTTGCCCAGCGCCAAACCCACGTCCCGCAGCTTAACGCCAGACGCTTCCTTCAGCAGGTGGTACATCTGCGAGTCTTCGAAGTGCGCGGCCAGCACGGTGACTCGCTTGAACCCGTCGAAGATGTGGGACGGCAGCACGATCTCGTAGAACTCATGCTGCTTCATAAGGAAGGACTGGCCCGAGTCGATGATCTCGTCGGCCTCCAACGGTATGTCAAGGAACACCTCGTACCGTGAGTTGGTTGCCTTGTCGAACAGCTTCTCGATGCGCTTGTACTGCTTGACGAACTGCGGAGTGTCGGAGAACGCCTTGGATTCGCGTAGAATCTTGGCGGCGCCGGGGCGGCAAGTCACCTGCCGAAACATAGACTGGCCGACTCGCGGTTCAATCACAAACAGTCGAGCGAACAGGTCCTGTGCCCCAACATCGTTGAGAAGGATCTGCGCGCCCTGCGTTACGACCTTGCGCGCTTCGTCGAAGTAGACGGTGACCTGTTGGAATTCGGGAGCGCGGCGCAGCTTCAGAAACGAATCGTGAGTGGTGAGAACGATCCGTCCCTTGGCGGCAAGCGGGTCCAGCAGCGACAGCACAACTGCCTGCGGAACGTTCTTGGTGTTCTTGTGATGATGCATGAACACCTTCTTGAAGTCTTCGGGCGGTAGTCGTCGACTGAGATCGTTGCGTACCTGTTCCAGCAGTTTGATGGTGGGTGCCAGATACAGGGATTTCTGACGAGCGGGTAGCCCTCGCATCATATCCTCAATCGCCCAGTGAGTCTTACCCAGTCCGGGGATGGCAGAGATGTAGTCGATAACGGTGGTGGATGGCATGGGTTTATGTACCAAGGGGCCTGCGAGCCATTTATTTACTGCTGGACTTTTGCCAAAAGTCGTGCACTAAACTCCGCTCGCAGTGGAGCTGGCACACTGGCCCCTGCTGCTTTCGGTTTATGTACCATGCTCCCTTATACAATCATATCTTAAAGGGAGGTGGGTACATAAACCCGCCCGGTACGGGCAAAACAGCAAAAGTGGATGGCACGAGTAGTCAAGCACGTTATGAGGGGTGGCGGGGGTCCCCTCAGGGGGTGCCGCGCCGAGTAGTGCTTGCTACGAGTGTTCATGGGCGAGCGCAGCGAAGCCCATCACTAGAACAGGCAACAACCCCGAAGCTGATCAGTGTTTGGCTTGTGGCCTTTGTCTGTCAAGCGCGCTTCGCGCGCGAGGCCGCCATAGCTCACTTGCCCTTGCCGTGCTGCGCACGGACATCGGGCTTGCATGCTCACTATGGACGGCGATCTACTGTTCCGAGTCTGTCCCATCCACTGCGAGTTACGCTGTGACCGTAAATACACGCGTCAGCAACTAAACGCAAAATCAACATGGAAGCAGTAGGCATCGGTGACCTGCATCTCACAGGGCAGAACGGCAAAGGTGCGCTGTCTCAGTACATCGAGAATCCAGACCAGATGGTGATGAACGAAGTACAGAAAGCGCAAGACTGGGCACGCGCCCGTGGTGTGCGTCGCATCTTCTACTACGGCGACGTGTGTGACACGCCTCGCATGTCGTACGACGCGGTCATGGCGCTCACTGCCAATCTAGACCGCAACGATGACCTGCTCCACACCTTCATCCTGGGCAATCATGACATGTTCGGCATGCAGCCCGAACTCGGTCATAGCCTCGAACTGTTGTCGCTGCTCAAGCGCCCTCACGTCAAGATCTACACGCATCAACGCCGCGTGAAGGTGGAAGGGGCATATGTCAACTTCATGCCGTACCCGTGCGACAAGTTCGACGTCGACTCGTTGAACGTGTTCCACCTTGAAGTGCGCGGTGCGAAGAACGATGCGGGTCGTGTGTTCGACGATGAGAAGTTGCCGCGGTCCAAGGCCGTGGCCGTTGGTGGCCATCTGCATACGGCGCATCGCGTGCGCAACACCTACTTCAGCGGCAATCTGTATCAGACGAACTTCGGCGAGCAGCTGCCGAAGTACTTCCACCACATTCAGTTCAACTCGCCGCAAGACTACGAGATTCGCAGCGTGAAGCACAGCCCGACGTACACGCTGCACAACGTGGTGCTGCAGTCGCGGAAGGACCTGGAGCTCATCCCTCGCGAGAAGACGTCGCTGGTCAAGCTCATCGTGGAAGACGGGGCCGATGTGTCGGCTGCCGACTACGCCTTCGACAACATCGTCCAGATCAAGAACTGGAAGACGAAGGCCGATCTGGCTGCGGTGTTGACCGAAGACCTGTCGCAGGGACAGGCGGTCACCATCAACCTGGAACTGTTCTTCAGTGAGTGGGTGGCAGGCTACGATGTGGACGAGTCGATGCGTGATGCGATCCGCGAAGTGCGGCGTCGCGTGTTGAACGGCGCCCGTAAATAGAACGGTCCCTGTCTTAGGAGCGCTCATGGCCTTCTGTGGTGTTATCAATCAAGAGATCGCGACCGCCGTGTGTCCGCTGTCCAAGGGCGCGTGCATGTGGCAGCATCGCACGTCGCATCTCTGCAAGTTCCAAGATCACGAGTTGGACGCCGAGCAGTACGCGAAGCTAGTGGGTTTGCCTCCGGCCGATCCAAACGTGATCCAAATCCTCAAGAGTACCCTGTTGCACCGCGTGCGCGCGGAACTGGAGACCAAATGATCAAGCGTATCAAGCAGTGGATTGGTGAGTGGCGCAATCCCTACATCAAGGACCTGGAAACGCTGGCGGTCCCCGTCCTCTTACACAAGAACCGATTCTGGATTGTGAACACCAGTCACCTGACGGACACGCCCGGTGAAGTCGTGCTGCGCCTGGACCACTCGAACATGAGCAAAGTGTTCGTCGTTCCTGAGACATGGTTGCCGATCGATGCTTCGGTCTACTCTCGCGAGCTTCTTACTCACGCATTCTTGTGGCAGGCCGTGGACAAGAAACTGGTGGCCGTGGTCAAGCCGCGTGTCGCCCGTCGCCTGCTTGAGTCTTTGGAAGCCGAGATCGAGCGCCGTCGGCTGGCTGCATACAACCCGGTCCCTTGCTCGTTCTCTGATCCCATCTTCGTCCAACGTCGTCGTGCCATTCTTGCGGCACGCGCTGGTGAAGGGGCGATGCCGTGCTACACCAAGAAGCCTCGTCTCTCTCGTTGGTGGCATCCCATCACCGACCGCGTGCGCAACGTGTGGCGTGCGCTGCTTGGCAAGTAGTGCAGAACTGCCTATGGTCCCCAAATCCCAATTTGAATGTCAGCCACTGCAGTCGCACACCGGCGCGGTAGGCGCAACTCTTCCTACGTTGGGCATAGTGCATCTAACCAAAACGCACGACCCAACCAATCCTGACATCCAAATGACTAGCCCCGTAGGGGTGGAACAAACGAGGATCATATCATGGGTATCAATCGCATCTCGATGACGGACCTGGAAGCCAGTGGCGAACGCGGCAGTGTGTGGGTGTTGAACACCGCGCAGGAATCGCAGTACGAACTGAAGGGCGAGATCATCATCAACGTACCGAACGCTCAGGGCAAGGGTGAGCCGCTGCGCGTCCCAGAGTCGTGGTTGCCATTCGACGCAACGTCGCGCTTTCCGAAGACCCGACTGCTGGACAGCACGGACTTCCGCAGCGCGGTGGTCAACGGCCTGATCGCGGTGATCGACGAGAAGTCGGCGACCAGCATTCTCAACGAGCCGGGTGCACGCGAAGAACGCCAACGTCTGCAACAGTTCGACAAGCACGTGCGTGAAGCGTCGGGCGCCAAGCCCATCAACGAAAAGCTGGTGTCCATCACCAACCCGAACCGCGACAACCAGAGCAACACGACGCCTGTGGAACTGGTCGGCGGTCGCGAGGAAACGGTCGCTGCGCTGGCCAAGGCCGGAGCCAAGGCCACCAACGGCATGAAGCCGCAGTTCATGGCCTTCTTCGAGAAGACCAAGATGCAGGCCGACACAGAGGCGCTGAACAGCATCCGCAATCGCGGCAAGATGAGCCGCAAGGAACTGCGCTACCTGCGCGACAACCTGCCGGACCATCACGTCAAGACCAAGAAGGCAGTGAAGGGTCGTCTCAGCGCGCTGCGCGCAGCAGGTGCCACCACGGAGTAACGCCCGCCTGTTTAGGCCACCTGTAGTGCCCCAAGCCCCTGTTGTGAATTCACAACAGGGGCTTTTGACATGGTTGCGCGCCGTGCGAAAACCGTGCATAATACGTCACATAGCAGTACACGTTACCGCCTCCCATCGAAACGGAGCACAGCATGTCCCTACACCAATCGCACCCGCACCTGAACTACGCTCTTGAGGTGTACATCTCAAAGCATCAGTACATCGCATCGCCTCTGCAAGTCGTGAGCTACCTCACTGCGCCGACTTTCAAGGCGGATCTCGACGAAATGGGCGTAGATCCGGCACAAGCCGGTGCGCAAGCCGACACGTGGCTCAGTGCACCACTGAACATGGCCCTCTTCCTGAAAGAAGTGATCGAGGAAAACGAGCCGTCGGTACTCGGCGCTGAACATCACACTGGAGCCGAGGCGCTGGCCGCTCTGCTCTGGGTCGCAGACAATCTCGCGTAAGGGGTTCAACATGTCCAACGTCTACACCGCAGACTTCGGCGCAACCAAGTTCCAGACCACGCGTCGTGGGGTCAACGCCACGTCGCCCATCCTCAAGAATGGCGTCAAGGTCGCCACGCTCCACGATGTGGCCGAGCGCATCTCCACCGACGTGGTGTTCGTCAACACCCAGGAGCGCTTTGCCTTCTTGGAGGCCGCTCAGTCGCACGGGTTCACGGGGTCCGAGCACTTCGCCATCTCCGAGTTCGCTCGCCATCTGCTGGATAAGGCGTCCAACGCTTTCCTGGAGGCTGTCGAGCCATCCAAGCCCAAGCGCAAGGCCAAGCCGTTGCCCGCTCCTACGCCCGAGCCACAACGCACAGTTCCAGAAGCGGGCGCGGACTTCATCCGCGAAGCGTTCGGCATCGAAACGCAGTTCGAGCGGCAAGCGTACCAACCCAAGCGCAAGCGCCTGCTCTTCTCGTCGTCGGGCAAGGTTCCATCGTTTCCTGAGTTGGAACGCATCTGTCGCCAGTTCACTGCGCAGCGCTGCCAAAACGTCAACACGTCGGTCTTCATCAGCGAAACGCCAGTGTTCCACTCCAGTACGTGGAGCATTCGCGAGCTGACTGTATCGTTCGATGGGCACCGAGTAGTGTTCACCAAGTACCACAACGCTACTGACCTGCACATCGAGCTCATCGATCGCAGCGCTGTCTACGAGGAGTAAATCATGGAAAAGTTCTTCGCAGAGACAGTCGTTACCCATGAAGGATTCGGGCGTGGGGTTGTTCTCGCAGAGACGGCGCCCGACGTGTACGAGGTGCGATTCGATCGGGTCATCGACCCTTTCGTCACCGATTACGAATGCTCTCGTACTCATACGGTGAGCGCCGAGCATCTAGAGCGTGTGGTCCTCACGTTGGCCGACTTTAAGCCCGGCGACAAGCTGGAATTCACCCAGCGCTTCCGTGTCGGCGACAAGACCGTGACCGAGGTGCGGACCGCTGTTGTCACCCTCATCAACTGGGAAGGTAACGGCCTCGTGTCGTACACAGGTCGCGTTCAAGAAGGCATGATGCGGACGGGCTCCGGCGCGTTCGACCCGGCAGCGGTGGGCACCAAGCCGTTCGGTTTCCACTGCGCAGTGCGTAAGGTCTAAGGAGTGGGTCATGAAGTTCGTCAACAGCAAGAAGGTCAAGGACCATGCGTACGACCTGTATCTGGTCCGTCAGCAGAAGCGTGAGCTCGCTGAGAAGATGCGCGAGTTGGAAGCGCAAGAGCAGGCGTTGTCCGCGTTTCTGCGCGCAAAGCGCGCCGACGAGGACTTCCAGTTTGCAGATCCCGAAGGCTATCTGATGGAAACGGATTTCGTGCCGGGGTCGCGTATGGATGTGAACGACGCGCAGGTCCGCCGAGACTACGCCAAGATGGGTAAGAAGGTGCCCATGAAGAAGAGCGAGTGGGTCACGGTCAAAGTCCGCTACATCCTGGAGAAGTAATGACCACATTCCAAGCCATCGTGGTGGCACTCGTGCAGTACGCAGTAGTCATCGGCCCGATCGTGTTCGTGCTTGAGCGCCGCCGTCGGGCCTATCTCAAATCTCCGGGAGATTCCAAATGAGCCCCTTCCGTCTGTGGGTCAAGATCAGTGGTAGAACCCTGTTGTGCATGCAAGCGATCAATCTGTACACTCTGTATCGGCATGAGGGGCGCTTCGAGGTATTCGCCATCGTGGTGGTCCTCACGCTTCTGCTGTCAGTGCTCATCGGTCTGGCAGTAGTCCTCTTGCAACAAGAACGGCGTGCGGCTGTCTTGCGCCCCGCCACCATCGAACCCAGCACGCAGACCGAGTGGGAATGGGCCGAGCACTGCCCGCGTCAAGCTGAGTTTCAACGTCGCATGAACGAACTGGCCACTTCCAAATGAACAAGGTCTCTCTCCGTGAGCGCGCTCTGCGCCTGTTGTCGTTGTCCATGTACGAGAACGCTGATATCGGGGACTCGTTGAAACAAGCATCGTTCTGCGAGCTTCAGCCGCCGAGCGACCAGTACATTCTGCGAATGATGGTGAAGGGGCCATCCACCCACGGATGGGCGATTCCACCGGCGCTGGATTGGTTGCGTTCCACCATTATCAGTCTGGACGAGTATCAGCGCGCAGTCATGCAGGTGGAGCATCCGTACGTCTACGTGACCGTGCGATCGGGCGTTGTGCGGTCCATGACCGACGACGAGTGGCATGTGGATGGCTTCTCCATGCGCAAGCCGCACGCGCCGGAGCAGAACTACATCTGGTCGAGCCACACGGGCACCGAGGTCGCAGTGCAGAATTTCCGCATTCTTGACACCTTCGATCCCAAGCGGCACAACATCCATCAGTACTTCCAGCGGCGCGTGGATCCGCGTACCGTGGAGCGGCTGTTGCCCGGTCATCTGTACCTGATCGATCCGTACGTCGTGCATCGCCGTCCTGCGGTGGCACCCGGCACCCAACGCGCATTTGTTCGCATCTCGTTTGTGCCGATCGAAATCGAAGACGACACGTGCACTCCCAATCCGCTGCTGCCTGCCAAGCACTACGGCCGGACAGACATTCGCACGCATCTCATTGACTACGACAAGGATCCAACGCTATGATCACGGCCAAAGAAGCAAGCGCTATGTTCAAACCTCAGTCGCCGAACATACTAGAACCGGAAGTGTGGGCGGCCATGGGTTTGTTGGATTTGGAAGTGCGTAAGACAGCCGTCTTGCGGCGGTCCTTTACTCGCCGTCTTCTGGTGGATCACGCCACTGCCCAAAGCATCTGCATGCTGTTGAAGGATCTGGGATTCCAGGCCGACTTCCAGCGTGCTGGCGGAAATTCTGAGGAAGACGAGTTGTCCATCTACCGCTTCCAAGTAAGCTGGGCGTGATGAGCGAGTTCCACACTGTAATGCTGGTGATTGGTGGCGAATGCGCGCTTGCCATACTCATCATTCTGCTGCGCGCATACCTGGAGCATCGTCATGCAGTTCAAATCGTTGGCCGTTCAACGGCCGGAGTTCAAGACCCAAGCGAAGAAGAGCGTCCGGCGTTGGCTGAAGGCGCTGGGCTACACCAAGATCAAGAAGCGTAACATGCTGAACGGGGTGATTCCCGTTCTCGGAGCACCTCTCGCCTCGCGCAAAGACATCGACGTCATAGAGTTTCAGTTGCAGGACACGACGCCCGAACGCTTCCATACTCTTGTCTTGCACTGGGCACAGCGCAACGGCCTGGATCCACAGACGCAGGGCCTGACTGTAGGCGACGAGTCTTGGTCCGTAGTCTGGTTGCGTGCGGTGAACGGCTGGATCTTCGTCCCGTTCTGTAAGAAGTACGAGTCCGAAAACAACTGTCCCCCTTGGTTCGAGATGACGGTGGTGCTCGCCGCCAACTTCCTCGCACTCGAAACTTGGATTCAGTGGTCTACCCTGAAGAGTCCCTTCACGACGCTTCGCCGCCTGGACCAATTCCGTGCAATGAACAAGGATCCGTCATGATGAACACTGCCCTGCTGCTCGCAATCCTCGCCATCTGTGTGCTGGCATTGGTCCTCCTCTTCCATGTGCATCGACGGCTGCATCCGCGTCCTGATCCACTGACAGAAGAAGTTCAGTCACTGCGCAGGCGGATCGCTCCGTATGAAGCGCAGTTCGGCGTTCTGGACAGTGTCCAGCTCTGGAAGATCCTGCAGAAAGCCGACGATGCACCGGCCGTGAGCCCGCCACTCGTGTATCCGCACGACCTGACCGATGACCCGGACGTATCCGTCGATCGGTTCTACGCGCTGGAAGAGTACCACGATCTGCGGCTGGAGCTCGAATTCCTCGAAGAAGATCTCAAGCTGGCAGAAGAATTCTTCTAACCCAAAGAAGGCACATCATGTTGAACACCATGGAGTTCGACCACATCGTTGCTGAACTGTCCAAGCATCTGGTGATGGGTCACATCGCTTTCGTGAACGGCGTAAATACGCAGCATGCCCGCCAACTGCAACCGATGAAGGACGGGGTCTATGGGCTGTACTTCCGTCTGCAGGTTCACGCTTGGAACGGCGGCTACGAACGCAACGGGCAGGTGCATCATGCGGAGTGGGAACGACGTTACGACCGCGTGCTGCACGTGATCGTCACCGAACGTCACAACGTGTTCGTGGCACGCACCGATCGCACGCGCAGCACGGAGCTCCCGCCACTGGACCAGTGGGAGAACACGACGAATCACGACTCTTGCTGGTCGCAGAACGGCTTCGGCCTGCGCGAAGTCGTGAACGAGGCGTACGAAACGTGCTGGGCTCACATGCCGGAACCCCACAAGCTGCCTCCGGTCATGACGCCGATCATGTGCCAGTTTGAGAACTGGTGCTTCGGTGCACCGCCGTTCACCGCAGTAAAAGTGAAGGCAGTGGTTGATCCCGAAGACAGCTATCGCAAGGTGCTGCTCGACATCAAGCCGCTGACCTGCCATCTCAACATCATCGACCCGGAGGCTTCTTGATCGCCGATCTCGTCTGGAATCTGTTTCTCGTCGCGCTGTACGGCGCGTGGTATGGCTGGCACATGACATGGGCTGGCCTTGTGCTGCTCACCATCATCTGGCTCGCGTCCATCATTCGCCTGATCGCGTCACAGGCCAAGGACATCACCAAGGGCTGGAACCGCCTGGAAGTGGAAGGGCGCTATCGCTCACTCAACAACTTCGAGCGACTGCGTCATGTGGTGATCAGCGTGGCGCTGGCGGTCGCTGGTAGCCCGATCACCGCCACCGTCAACCTCGTCTGCTTCTTGATGTGCGACGCGCAGTACCGACAAGCATCATGCAAGCGATCCTGCCTGCAGCGTGCTCACCCATACCGGGACGCATCATGACCCTCACGCTTTTGGACAAGAAGTACGACGGTGAGTCACTGTACGACGTGGCGCGCGACGTTCACGAGGCGTTCGACAGCCGCTTCACTCCGGCCATGGCGCAGGTACCCAAAGACGAGCACGGGTTTGCGCAGGGCACCTTCACCATCCATATCACCTGGGAGCCGGATCAATCATGACTGTTGCAACTATCGACGACATCGTACCCGGTGCCCTTCTGTATGAAGCGGTGACTCCCAACAACATGGAAGGGGCTTGGATCGAGACCTATTGTGTGATCGCCCCGCCGCACACGATGCAGTTGAGCACAGGCCCTGCTCTCTTCTTCGAGACGTACGTCAAGACATCGGGGAACAGTTGCGACTTGGTTGCGAGGACTTCATATCGCTGAAGCGACGCGGGCATCGAACATGAGGGGCGCCGCGTTCACAACATCCACAAGACGTTCACCACGCTGGCCGAAGCCGAAGACACAGTCGCTCGCTGGAAGCGGCGCGAGCTGACCACCCAAGAACTGGAAGTAGTCGGCCCCCACATCAGCGAAGACGAGGCACCCGACACGCAGTTTGCACTCAAGGCATAATCATGAGCCTCTGCTATCCATTCACACTAGAACCGTACACAAGCCAACAGTTCGCATGTCGTTCCCTGACCTGCACGATCAAGGCGTCAACATCGCGTCTGAGGCGCGCATCGCCCGGTGTGGTGCCATCTCGTTGATGAGCGTTCTCCAACGCTATGTAGAGAAACGCTTGCCCATACCGCTCCCCGGCCCCGTGGGCGAAGGTCAGCGTACTATCGCGCTGCCTGCGACCCGTGTGCTGAAAGTGCATCTCTACAACACGATGCTGGAACGTGGCATGACGAAGGCCGATCTAGCTCGGTTGCTGAAGAAGCAGCCGCCGTCCATCGACCGACTCTTGGACATGACTCACAACTCCAGCTCCAGCACGCTGGATGATGCGCTCCACGCTCTGGGGTTAGAAGTGCGACTGGCCGTGGTGCCCCGGCCCCAAAACGTCGTGTTGCAGAAAAACAACACTGCAAATAGGGGTGTTGCACGGTGTTGGAATTCCAGGCATAATACTTCACATGGGCAGCACGCAAACAAAGCAGTAACCGGCAACGCGCCCCACTCGTTAACCACTCCCATCGAAACGGAGCACACCATGATCAAGTTCGACAAAGCCACGGCTCGCACCCTGTCCGCAGAATTCATTCAAGAGGTTGCAGAGCTCGCCAAGCGTCACGGCATCGTAGTCCAGCCGCACGGTGGCACAGTGGGCGACACGTATCTCGATCTCAAGTTCCGTTTCACAAACAAAGCTGACTGCAGGGCAGGCCGCTCAGCAAAAGCAAGAGGCGCGCGACACCTCGGTTCAAGGAGCTCGCCGCCGCATGGCGCTCCCTACGCTGATGTGTATCGTCTGCCGCTCAACGGCGTCGGTCGCAAAGTCAATGTGAACGGCGAGCAAATGAGCATCGTCGGGTTCGCGCCCAATCGTCCCAAGTTCCCGGTCGTGGTCATGAACGCTCAAGGCAAGACCTTCAAGACCACGGTCGCAACGGTCGCCAGCCAGCTCAAGTAAAACGGCCGGGGCCGCTGGCCCTCCCCTCCCATCGAAACGGAGCGCATCATGTACTACGAAATCAACGTCGCTCGCAATGGCGACACTTCTTTGCTACCGCAGAGCGCAGATTCTTGACGCGCAGAAGGCAGCCACTCTGCTCGGCGGATTTCAAGCGTCGCTTCCCGGTATCCGAAGGGTTCAACGTCACGGTCAGCTATCACGAGCATCGTATCGTCGACGCAACCGAGCTTCTGCTGCCCCCAGCTTTGCTGCAAAATCCGTAAGTTTCCAATCGCTGTCAGTCACACTACTCCCATCGAAAAGGAGAGCATCATGAAGGTCTTCCCGCATCTGTCCAACGACGACACCGCCTACGTCTCTGTGTTCTTGAGCGCCGCGCAATACGCCTCGCTGCACAAGTACATGCACATGGAGCCCGGTCAACTGGTCAGCTTCCCGCATGGCGTCAAGCTGTTCAAGCGTGGCTTCGGCTGGTATCGTCTGGACACGAGCAACAATCATCGTGCTGGCGAGAAGCTGCGTCTGGCAGTCTGCATCATCCGTCGCTGGTATCGCGAGCAGCTTGAAGCGCAGCACACCGAGCGCCGCGTCGAGGTCCAGGTTCAGCGCATGACCCAAGCCTCGGGTTCGCGTCATCGCCTTATCAGAGCGACACGCACCAGTTCCAAACGCTGCCCGTTGCCTCCGCAGCCTGCGTCTACCGCGCAGCTCAGCGCGCTGGCCGCTCGTTTCGCTCGCCACTGATTGGCGCCCATCCCCCACTCTAGGAGCTGTTCATGGCAACCACGAAAAAGCTGACCGCGAAGGAAAAGCGTGCTCGCATCATGTCCCACACAGGACGGGCCCTCGTCGAGACCCCGAAGGAATTGCCGCGTGCCACTGCGCGCTACTCCGACGACGAAAAGCGTCGGATCATCAACGAGGCGTATCACATCAGTAGTCCAGGTGTGGTGGCCACCTGCAAGAAGTACGGCCTGAGCCCCGCCACCATCTACAAGTGGAAGACGGCGTTGGGCATCACCGCAGAGCGTCCCCGCTTCGCCCAGCGAAAGCCAAGAAGGGCGTCCCGGTTCCGCTCAAGCTGTGGATGGCTGCTGCTAAGATCGACCCGGACGCGCTGAACGGCGAGGACAAGGACTGCCAAGATGACGTCATGGGAAGCTATGGACGCCATGATCGCTGTTCCTGGGCTTCCACCTTCCACGTTGCCTGAGCTACCCAGCGGAAACGATGCTGTGTGTCGTGTGGGAAGGACCTGACGCCGGAGCCGCTGTCTTGGGAACGTGGCGTGCAGGCTCTGAGCAATCTGCCCACAAAGGCAGAGGTCCTCAACTACACTCTGGGCTTCCACCTGTACAGCGACGAGCATCACGTGTACATTGCCCGCAGTGTGTCGCGGCGTCTGTCTCATTTGCAGGAAGACGTGCTGGCGATCCCCAAACAGGCCATCGTCGAGACGCTGTCGCTCCTCAGCTACGAGCATCAGGACGACCGCCGTGCGCGCATCGACGCCTACAAGAAGGCCAGCACGACCCGGTAAACCACGTCACTCCCTTCACATGTTCCAGGGGGCAGCGCGCCCCTTCTTTCGTTTACCCAGATACCAGGACTCATCATGCTCGAACAAATCCGCGCCGTTTTCAACCTGAAGCCCAATCACTTCCGCCCGCACCGACAAGCTGGAGTTCGCGATCAAGTACGTCGGCCCCGCACTGGGTGATTCTCATGAAGAACCCTGGAAGCCAGAAGTGGTCGCCGCTCATGTCCAAGACCAAGACCATTCAGGTGCCGAACTGGTTCGGCGATCGTGTGGAAACCATCTTCGCTGTCGAGTCGTTCGAGACGCAGGCCGCAGCGCGTACATGGGTGGACCAACAGTTCCCCGGTCAGGACGTCGCATTCTCGTCCGCTGCACATCCGTCCATCGATCAACTGCTGTCGCGCCTCCGTGAGTCCATCGCTACCCGTGCCATGCATCAGTATCAGCAGTAAATGAAGCAACACTGGTAACACACATCGAACGAGGAATCATCATGGCTGCTGCCAACGTATTGAAGCTGCCGGAGCTGGAGACGCTGATCCCAATCCGGAAAGAGGATGTCGCTCTGTCCAAGGACGGCCGGACCTACCTGAGTCGCATCACGTTTGACGACGCTTCCGGCCAGTGGGTGATCGCCTCGCATTTCAACGAAGAACGGAATCACTGGGTGTCCATCGTGCCGTCGCGTCGACTGGGCATCATCGTGTTTCTGAACGACAAGCCGGAGTCCACAGACACGCACATCAAGATCACGAGCATCAAGCGCAACGGTCGCGGTCTGTGGGCGGACCCGGTGTGCCCGCCACCCGCGCCTACAACCGACGGGAGCGCGCAATGACCACGCCCCTGCGTTACATACGGCATCGGATGCAGAAAGGCAAGATGCTGCATCCAGGCGACTCGTTCTTCCAGCCGTCCTATGAGCGTGTGCGCAGTCCGAAGGGCGAGCCCGTGTCAGGAGTCACGCTCATCATGGACTATGCGTGCCTTGATCAGGACCCACATACCCGAGCTCTGTCGGCTGCGGAGACGCGGAAGCAACTAGAGCGCGTCACTGCACTCGTAGGTCGCATTTGCGATCATTTGCAACTGGACCTGACGCAGATCATCCGTGCCACTGAACTTGAACATGAGTACCACATTTCACTCGACGTATCCTCTGATCCCAGCACACCAGACGGTGGACCTCGGGATGCTGGCGGAGTTCTACCGACTGCGCGCCCAGATGGAGAAGGCTAGGGCTCAGTATTTCAAGCTCTACCAACAGTTCGTTGACACTGGCCAATCAGTATCTGGAACAGCTCCCTGAAGCGAAGACCATCATTCGCCTACGACGCGAGATTCGGATGGCAACACGAGGCACACCGGACACTGTTAGGAGCCGACGCGGTGACTGCAGCCGGATATGTGAGCTTCGGCACTGAGCAGCTATACAAACGCTGAAGCGCACCTCACCAAGAGCGCTTGGCGGAAAGGTGCTGCACTCGTCCATCCAGATCGTCACGGCGGCGATCACACGTTGTTCCAACTGTCGCTCGCCGCTTATCGTCTGAACGACCTCACGTTCCTCCAGGAACTGTACATCAATCTCGCGGTAAATAACCTGTGGTGGAGGTGCTCAAACGCAGCCCACAATTATATGAAGCAGGAGTTGGAGCGTCCTGCCGTCAGTCTGCAACGACTACGCACGCGGCCTGAATTTCAGAATCGCAATGCTCCATCGCTCTGGGAACGAGGAGCAGGCGCGAATCTTTGCCAGCCAGATGGCACGCGCTCTTGTCCTACGCCTCCAGGCAGAGTTGCATAGTCTCCTGCTTCGTACACATCAACCTGACCACGAGGAACATCATGTCCACGACCAACACCAAGGCCAGCAAGTCCAAGAAGCTGGCACCGAACAAGATCAAGCCGGACGCAGCGAAGAAGGGCAAGCCCGCAGCCAAGACCGGTGAGAAGCAACTGACTCCGCTGCAGAAGGCGGCACTCGCTCGCAAGAACGGCAAGGCTCCGGCCAAGAAGAAGGCAGCAGCCAAGAAGCTGACGTTCGCCGCTCCGGCTGACTTCAAGCCGTTCTTCCTGGAAGTGGCCATCCGCTCGGACGCAGACAGCCTCCTGTCCAACGCCATCAAGGCCACGCGCTTCCAAGGTCGCTACGACCCGCAGGCCGAGGACAAGAAGAAGTTCGACCTGTCCGGCTACGACGTCCCCACGCTGGTCGGCATTCAGGCTCGTCTGTCGGCGGTCCTGGGCAAGCCGGGTCCGCTCAAGGTGTTCCCGGCCGACGTGAAGGAACGCAACCTCACGATCAAGGTCAAGAACAAGGAAACGGGCGAAGTCAAGGAGAAGCTGAAGTACACTGGCATGCATCGCCTGCCGAAGAACACCACGCTGATCCTCGTGCTGCGCGTCGGCCGTCGTGCTGCTGACAACGCGCTGACCGTCGGCCTGAAGGAAGTCCACCAGCTCGTGAAGAACCCGAGCGGCAAGATCGGCCGCAAGATGCTGGACAAGAAGGATCCGCTGTTCCGCATCCTTGGTCGCACTCGTCAAGGGCTTCCCGCTGCATTCACCAAGGTGCAACTCCCGCCGAAGCGCGTGCGTGGCGCCAATCGTCCGAAGCGGGGGACGAGGAATAATCGTCCGGCAGTAAACAGACAACTCAACCCTAGGAGGTTCCTGTATGAACAAAGACTACAAGCTGCGCATCCTTCTGCCGCAGAAGTCGGGTGAACACGGCTCCGCGATTCGCCACCATCACCATCCGTCAGCGCAACAATGCAACGACGCGCAGGGGCGGGTTGGACCGGCCCGGTCGTGTTCTATCAACATCAGGCATGGGTGCTGGAGAAGCCGCAGTCCAGCGCTCGTGTGTTGGGCGACCACATCATCCTGTCCCGGAACTCGATCACGGCGTCCTGCATCTCGCAGCCTGAAACGGCCAAGGGCCAACGACGGCTTCACCTATCTGCGTCGCGCGTCGCACATAGCGTTCAGCACGGTGGAGGTCCCTGTATCTGTTCGGCTTCTACACCACGGCCGAAAAGAAGGGACGTGATGAAGCGCATGGTCGAGATCCGCGACCAGGAAGTGCTGGAGGGCTATCGCGAAGGATGCGCAGATGCGCATTCCAGGGAATATCTGGACGAGGGCCACCTGACCGTGGACGATCTGAAGGCAGCAGTCGAGCGCAACACTGGCCTGAAGGTGAGCATGCGGAAACCGTCGGCTCCTCCCAAGTTCACGAGCAAGCTCGTGCACCCGGCGCCCGCCCAGCCCAATCCGGCGAAGGCCGCGCTCGGCGCCGCCAAGAAGTCGCCAGTGAAGAATGCCAGCAAGAAGCCGATCCCGGCAGTCAAGGCAGATCTGCCGCACCTGAAGTCCGGCGCGACCGCACCGACCACCGCGCTTCAGGCCATGAAAACGGCGTTCAAGGTCTGATCCTTGCACCCCGGTTTTTAGGTGGGGTACACTGCGCCCCGGCCAGTTCTGCACCCGCAGTACCCAGCAGTAAATAAGCGGTAACGGGCTGACGTGCACCGTGCAACGTACGTCGTATCCAAACCTTTTCTCTAGAGGAAGACTCAGATGGCAATCCCACGCAACAAGGGCAAGACCGCCGCAGGCAAGAAACGCGAAGGTCGCCGCCAAGAAGGCAGCCGCAGCCAAGGGCAACAAGAAGGTGGCTCCGGCCGCGAACAAGAAGGCACGCACCGCCAAGCAAGCTCCGGCCGCCAAGAAGGCTCCGGCTCGTCAGCAGAAGCAAGTCAAGCAACAGCCGGAGGACACCAAGAAGGCAGCAGCTCCGAAGGCCGTCGGTCAGCAAGTCGTCATCAAGGTCACTAGTGACCACTTCGAAAGCCGGTGGCAAGCCGACCGCAGCAGCCTACTTCGGCGCTGAAGGTCAAGTGATCCCCCGTGCTACGGTCAAGGCCGTTGTCGGCCAGACCATCTACCACGAAGTTCTGATCGCGGTGGGCACCATCACCGAAGCTCTGGAACAGAAGGGCGTGGTCATCTACAAGACGGAAAACGGCCCGGTCATCGCGCTGGATCCGTCGTACGTGTTCGTCACTGGTTCGGCCCCGGCCGCTGCCGCTGTTGCCGAGTCCGACGACAACGAAGACGACGAAGACGGCGATGATGATGATGCCGGCGACGAAGACGGCGACGAAGATGCCGACTCCGACGATGAGGACGGCGACGACGAAGACGACGAAGACGGTGACGACGATTCCGATTCGGACGACGAAGACGACGAAGACGGCGATGATGATGCCGACGACGAAGACGGCGACGATGATGACGAAGACGGCGACGACGAAGACGACGAAGACGGTGACGACGAAGATGACGACGGTGACGACGACGGCGAAGAAGGCGACGACTTCTTCTAAGCTACCAATCGGCCGGCGCACGCACTAGGGCAGGTGTTCTAGTGCACGAGCGGGAGCAGGGGCGAATCCTCTGCTCCCCTTTTGTCACATCAGTAGCCCATTTCTACATCAGGCACACCATGCAACCGGATAAACGAGAACATCTATCGGTGTACAGCAAGCTCTGCAAGTCCTGCGGGCATCTGGACCCGGATGAGCCCAAGAAGTACAGCAAATGCCACCACTCCAAGGGCAACGAATTCTGTCCGGCGGCGGAAGTGCAGATTGTAGTGGTGGGTCGCGCCCTGAAATACGCGAAGCAGGTGTTGGCTGCACGTCGTCAGCGCGACGCTAAGGGGGAGGCGAAGATCCTCCAACTGGTAACGCAGCAGAGCGCAGCGTTTGTCGAACGTTTCTACGCATACCTCGAGAACGGAGTTCCCGGTGAAAACCCGTAAGGCATCGAAAGCCTCGGCCGCTTCCGACAGTGGCCAACAAAAGGTCATCAACCTGACCCGCATCAAACAGTGGTACATCCCAGCAGACAACGAGGCATATCTCACCCTGAAGAGGCACGGTGTGCCTCTGCTCAAGATCCATCAGAATTTCCTGCCCACGTTGCGTCTGCTCACGCAGAAGCACAATATCCGTGGGCGAGTCGTCGACTTCACCGACGAGATCCTGGATCCGTTCCTGGAGCGACTGGGCAACACGTGGAACACGAAATACGGCAAGGCCACCATCACCAACAAGGTCATGGTGTTCCAGGCTAAGGACGACAAGCTGGTCGAAGCGCGCGAGGCGGTACCCAAGTTGGAAGAGCGCCTGCGCCAATTCTTCGATCGCTGGGGCTTCAAGTTCCAGTGCGAGTTCTCCGAAGTCAAGAGCCGACTCAAGCTGCACGTCGAATACTGGTTCGACAACAACAAGTCGCCGGTCATCCTCATGGACGAGCCGGAGGTCGAGCAACCGAAGGTCATGCTGAAGCTGGGCTTCACGCGGCTGGTCTTCGCCTTCGATCAACACCAGAACCAGTTCGGCAAGGGTCCCGGCTATGTGCACCTCACCATCGAGGTGAGTCAAGGCGGGCGATGGGCACCGTTGCGCACCAGTCGCTGCACGTACACCGAGTTGAGTTCGGTGCTGCCGCTGGTCACCGCACTGATGGACATCCCCAACAAGGACATTCATAATCTCGATAACCCCGCATGAAAAGGCTCACTCTTCCATCGCACGAGTATCTATCGCAGTGCTTCTCTTTCACTAAGAGCACGGGTTCTCTGCGATGGAAGAATCGTCCTCCGGAACACTTCCAGTCGGTTACCCGCTGCCTCCAAGCGAATACACGTTACGCGGGCAAAGAGGCCGGGTGCCTCATGGTCGATGGACACATAGGTGTGCGTCTAGATGGAAAGCTGTATTACGCACATCGCATTATCTGGATGCTCGTAACTGGAGTTGACCCCGGTATCTTGGAAGTCGACCACAAGAACATGGACAAGGCCGACAACCGATGGCGCAACCTGCGATTAGCCACCCATGAGCAACAGAGCTATAATGTCCTTCGCCATTCCGGAAACACCTCTGGTGTAAAGGGTGTGAGTTTTAACAAACGCACCAGCAAGTGGATTGCATTAGTGCAGGGGCGTCGTAGGAAGATACGAAAGGAATTCGCCTTATTTGCTGAGGCCGTAGCTGCGGTTCGTGCCGCACGTAAGCAAGTTCATAAGCGATTCACCAATCACGGATAACTGAGCCAATCGTGACAACCAAGAAACAGACCAAGTACGATAGCACTAGCATCGAGACTCAACGCTTCCCTCACAACGTCCGGGCGTCGCCAGCCATGTACATCGGCGGAGTCGATGCCTACGGCCTGTGGACTGTGACCAAGGAACTGCTGGACAACGGCGCCGACGAGTTCATGGCGCAACGCAACGACGCCGTGTTCCTGCACTTTGACGCTGATGGCAGCTACTGGGTCTGGGATCACGGGCACGGCATCCCACAGGGCGTCAAGACGTTCAAGCTGAATCTGAACGGCAAGGTGGTCACGCAGAAGATGCCGACCATGCAAGCGGTGTTCGGCGAGCTGCACACGTCGGGCAAATATCGCAGTGAGGCGTACGCAGTGTCCATCGGCAGTCACGGCGTCGGGTCCAAGGGCACCAACGCGACGGCCGAGTACTTCGATGTCTGGACGCTGTACGAAGGCCGCTGGAGCAGCATCAAGTTCAAGAAGGGTGAGCTGGCACAGCCGGTGAAGGAATGCTCGGCCCCCAAGCTGCCTACTGGCAAGCCGCTGAAGAAGGGCACGCTCATCCACTTCAAGCCGGACGCCAGCATCTTCAGCGTCAAGAGCTTCCCGCCGTCGATGGCTGTGGAATGGGCGACGGTCATGTCGTACATGAACCCCGGCCTGTCGATCCACCTGAGCAGCAAGAAGGGTGCGAAGACGTACCTCAGCAAGAAGGGGCCGCAGGAGTATATCGAGCATCGTCTGGCTGCGCTGAAGACGGAAGGCGAGCGTCAGATGTTCGTGCATCACGACGACCTGTCGGATGTGGTGTTGGCATTCACCAACTACGACGGTTGCGACATCCGCGGCATGACCAACTCCGTGACCAATGGTCAAGGCGGCAAGCACGTGGACAGTGTGACGGGTGCCGTCTATGCTGGCCTCAAGCCGTGGATCAAGACCAAGAAGGTGAAGGAAGACGGCAAGGTGAAGGTGGTCCCTGCCTTCCGTGAGACCGACCTGAAGGAAGGGCTCGTTGGTCTGGTCAACGCCAAGCTGCACAAGGCCCAGTTCTCGTCGCAGGACAAGGCACGACTCACAGACAACCGGCTGGGCAAGGACTACGAAGAGGCGATAACCAAGAAGTTCGTCGCCTTCTTCAAGGAGAACAAGGCGCTGGCCCAGCGTTTGTGTGATCGTGCCACCAAGCTCAACGAACTGAAGACCAAGTTCACGATGAGCAAGAAGGCAGCAGCTACGTTGAACGCTGTGAAGCGCAATGGGCTGCCCGCCAAGTACGCAGCGTTCAACTCGGACACGAAGGTTCACGATCGTGAGCTGTTCCTCGTTGAAGGCGACAGCGCAGGTGGTTCGCTGAAGGATGCGCGCTTGCCCTATCAGGCGGTCCTCCCACTCAAGGGTAAGGTGCTCAACGCACTGAAGGACAACAAGGGCAAGGCGCTGGAGTCGGATGAAATCATCAACATCCTGGCGGCTATCGGCTACGACACGAAGGCCGCTGACCCGCTGTCCAAGCTCACCGTGGGCAAGATCATCTGTCTGGCTGACCCGGACCCGGATGGTCCGTTCGTCGCAGACACGCAGGTGCGTTTCCGCTACAAGCGCACTGCGAATGACGGCCAGCCGCAACTCGCCACCATTGAATGCTTGGCGGAGATGGCGAATACTCCTGGCCAAGAATTCGAGGTTCCGGTCTACGTGAACGGCAAGGAGCAGTGGGCACCGGCCACCGCGCAGTTGGAACGCAACGTGGACACGCTGGTGAGCATGGAGATCGGCGGTCACAAGTACAAGGTGAGCGAGGACCACAAGTTCCTGGTGATCCGTACGCCGTCCACGCGCAATCGTGAAGGGCTGACGTTCAGCGAGCATCTGTGCTTCATGCGTGCTGCCGACATGAACATCGGCGACCGTGTGTACGCGCCGCACATGGAGCAGGGGCGCCGCGACTACAACCGTCAGGACAAGACGAGTGGCCACGGATTCATGGCTGTGAACAAGCTGCGAGTCCAGAAGCAGAGCGCTCCGGTCCCCGTCTACTGCTTGACGGTGCCGCGCCATCATCACTTCCTGCTGCCGTCGGGTGTTGTGTCTAGCAACTGTCACATCAACAGCCTGCTCCTGGGTCTGTTCTACAAGTACCTGCCCGACCTGTTCGACAAGGGCATGGTGTACGTGAGCGCGGCCCCCGAGTTCTACTCGATCTACAAGGATCAGCTGGTGACCGGCGACACGCTGAGCGCAGTGCAGGTGAAGCTCAAGAAGCTGAAGGCTCCGACGTCCACCGCCATCCACCACTTGAAGGGGTGGGGCGAGGCCAGCGAGAACCTGATGCGTGTGCTGGCAGCAGACCCGGCAACTCGTCGCCTCATCAAGATCAAGGCCATCTCTCACGACGACAAGGTGGACTTCGTCAAGGTGATGAACGAGGACGTGGAGTACCGCCGTCGCATGCTAGGCTTGCCACAGAACGCGAAGGGCGACGAAGATGAGGCGCCGCCCGCCGCGAAGAAGGCACCGGCTAAGAAGGCGGCGCAGCCCAAGGCCATCCAGATGCGAGCCCGCGACGGACGTCCCCTGCGCGGCAAGATCATCGTGAAGCAGCCGCCCGTAAAGAAAACGGGTACCCGTCAACGTAAGGAGGCAGCATGATCGTCATGGAGTATTCACCCGTTCTGGGCCAAGCGATCCCGGACGCCGCGCTTCTCAACCACGCGGACGAATTGATCGGCATCCACAACGAAGGGCGGACTGCGACCAGTTCAGTGTCCACATACCAAGCCATTACCGCACTGCGCCAGCGAGTGGCTGAGGGTCAGGTGTCCTACAGCGACGTGTTCGTGGTGTACGAGGGACGCTGGTTGCAGCTCAATCAGTTTGCAGGCTGGGCGCAGGATAATCCGGAAGGGTTTGGTGACCTGCACGCACGCATGCTGTCGCGCTTGGTCACCCTTGGAAACGCGCGCCGTCGCAAACTCAACACGAAGGAGTGTGATGACTAAGAAGGCTAAGAAGCCTGTCGGCAGTCTGGTACCCGCCGCTGACCGACACGTAGTTGACGAGTCGTTGAAGGATTTCGGTCGTCGTAACATGACGATCTACGGCACCACGGTGAACTTGGACCGCTCGGTTCCAGATCTGTACGATGGGTTGAAGCCGGTCCAGCGTCGCATTCTGTGGTCGGCGTCGCAGGTGTGCCGCACGCAGTTCGAGAAGAGCGCACGGCTTACCGGTCACTGCATGGGTGCCTATCACCCGCACGGCAACAGCGCCATCTACTCGGCTGCTGTCAACATGGTGCAGCATCCGAGTCCAACGCTTCTGGGCAAGGGCAACTTCGGTTCGATGACGGACGGCGCGGCTGCTGAGCGTTACACCAACGTTCGCCTGTCGCACTACGGCCAGACATTCTTCGACAGCGACTACATCAACGCTGAGACCACGTCGTTCGTTCCCAACTACGACGACAAGGATGTGGAACCCGTCACGCTGCCTGCGCAATTGCCGAACGTGTTGCTCAACGGCGGCGAAGGCATCGGCGTTGGCATCACCACCAAGCTGCCGACGTTCACACCGGAGTCGGTGCTGGAAGTACTGAACCGCATGTTCAAGGGCGAGAAGCTTCAGGCCGTGGACTTTGCCAAGACGCTGAAGTACCATCACAAGTGGGGCGGTCAGCTCGTGCGGTCCAAGGAGAACCAAGCGCAGTGGAAGCAGATGTTCGTGGGCAGCATGGCCAACCTCCAGTTCGAGGCAGTGTTGGACTTGGATCGTGACCACAAGCGCATGACCATCAGTTCGTGGCCTCCAGGTACAAACCTGGAAACCTTCATGAAGAAGGTGCGGGCAATGCCGGAGTGCCACAAGTGCTTCAACTCCAAGGGCACGACCACGTATCAGATCGAGTGCAAGCCGGGCTTCAATTACGACCAGTTCGACAAGTTCGTCGAGAAGGTGCGCAAGGCCACGATGCAACGGCAGGCGTTCAAGATCAACGTGACGCGGCGTGAAGCAAAGACGGTGGACGGCGTCACCACGTTCAAGACTGAGTTCCTGGCGCTGTCGGTGCCGGACCTCATCTTGCAGTGGTGCCGCATGCGTGTGGCGCTGGAGCTCAAGTCGCTGGCGTATCGCATCAAGAAGCAGGAAGCGGCGATCGCCTACTCCAAGCTGCTGATCTACGCAGTGGACAAGCTGGACCTGATCTTCAAGGCTCTGCGCCAGTCAGACCCAGATGCTTCGCTGCAGAAGCTGCTGAAGATCACGGCAGAGCAGGCCAAGCAGATCTTGGACCTGCAAGTGCGCAAGCTGTCGAAGCTCGACCAGTCCAAGCTCAAGGGCACGCTGAAGACGCAGGAGCAGGAGCTCAAGCAACTCCAGACGTGGCAAGCCAAGCCCAAGGCCCAGGTGCTGCTGGATCTGGCGGCAGTGCAGCAGGCACTGGACAAGGATCGCAACTTCAAGCTCAAGGAAAGCACGCAGAAGCTGACCGTGTGTGATCTGAAAGGTGGGGCTACGGCCCACCCGCAACCCTAAAGGTTCATAAGATGAATCCGATGTTCGCAGTACAGATCACCGGACGTGACGACCGCGAGTTGCACAAGACGGTGGACGCATTGAAGGCGGCTGGCCTTGACTACGAGACCTTCGGGTGTATCCCGTTCACAGACGAGATCACCAACCTCGAAGCGTTCCCATCAGATCGCCGCGTGATACCACTGGCTGGGACCAAGGTTCTCAGCATGTGGCAGCGTGGGTGCCTGCCTCCAAACTGGCATGTATTCTACGATGCCGGACATCTGGACCAGTACCTCGCGCAGCGCTTCTACGGCACCAACCTGCTGAACTACTGGGCTGAGGTCCGGCCATTCTCGCAGATGAAGGATCGAGTGTGGGACGTGCCGATGTTCGTCAAGCCCACGGATGACGGCAAGGCGTTTGCCGGTTTGGTCCTTGAAGGTGAGAGCTTGAGTCAAGCGTTGGAAAAGCAAACGCACCAAGTGATCGCCGATGATCAGCCGATCCTCGTCTCCGACTGCAAGACGCTGGGCCGTGAGTTCCGCCTGTTCGTTGTGGACGGCTACGTGGTAGACATCTCAGAGTATCGGAATCGTGGCCAGATTCAACACAAGGATGTGGCGCCCCGGTTGAAGGCTGACCTCCGTGACTACTTCCAGTCCGTATGCCATCCCAGCGCGCCACGCGCTTACGTGATGGATGTTGGTGAAGTGTGGAAGAACGGCGAATGGCGCTGGTGCATCATCGAGCTGAACTGCTTCAACTGTAGCGGTGCCTACACTGTGGACCGTGCTGCGGTCTACGGTGCGGTCGCCAACGCGATCTAAAGCCGGGTTTGTGGGGTGTTGTAGATTCGCAACACCTCCATTTTGCTCCTTGCGCGTGCAGCGAAATTCAGGCATAATACTTCACATGGGCAGCACGCAAGCAACACCGCAGCAGCCCCCGGGTTACAACCTCCCATCGAAACGGAGCGCAGCATGAAATCCCAAGTCCAGAATTTCACGGTGTACTATCGTGGCGTCACCATCGGTGAACATCGCGCTCGCACCGCGTTGGAGGCAGTCACCCACAACTGGGGTCCTGCACACAATGGCACGCTCGTTGCGATCCCATCCAACTCGCATCGTCACCTGCACGAGAAGGCGAGTGTCGAGAGCAAGGTCGTACCGCAGTCCGCAGTCTAAGTACACGATTCCACTCCCATCGAAACGGAGCGCATCATGAGTCGCAAGCAGAAAATGACGGAGTTCCAGCGTCAGCAGTATCTGGGCATCGCTGCAGTCCTGTGCGAAGTAGACACCGACGTCATCTATCGCGCGTTCATGGAGCAGCGAAAGCACGATCGCAAAACGAAGACCTACAGCGCGCAGCAGCGCTACTCGCGCAGCGACACTTCTCGCATGCGGCTGTTCGCTCGCTTCTGCTATCATCGCCTGCAGTCCGAGCTCAACAAGTGCCGCGATCTGCAACAGGTCCAAGAGTTGAGCGCGTCGCTGAACGCAGCACTCTTGCCTACGAATGCCGAGCAGGGCTACGCGCTGGCTGAAACGCGCTTCGACCTGCTGTAAACCGAACACCCTCCCATCGAAAAGGAGCATCATCATGCTGTATATCGCCGTCTTCGCCCATCATGGGGATCAAGGTCACGTCCTGTGGGATTGCGCCGCGTCCAACGCCAACACCGCAGATTCCAAGTGCCGCACGCTCGAAGCTCTCAATCCGGAGCACGCCTTCAGCGTGATCACCGAACGCGAGGCTCGCAATCTGTTCGTGGGCAACGGTCATAACTTCGCTTGCCCGCGCCTCACGCTGCACTGAGTCCGGCACCGTTCGCTGTCCAAGGAGCTGTCATGTCAGTCAAGTTCAAGGTAGGGGATCGAGTCACTCACTGCGATTCCCTGTTCCCGGGTCAGGGAACGGTCGTAGCCGTGGAAACCCTCCTCCATCTGCAGAACGTGAAGGTGGAGTGGGACAAGGATCGCGGCGGCTTCGGCGGTTCGGTGTGGCTGCACGGAGAGCATCTGTCCCTGTCGCTTGCTGAGGCACTCGTGCCCACTGATTCGCAGCCTGCGCCTCGCGTGTTGATGTGGCGACAGTTTGATGCCGATGGCAACAGTCGTACAAGCTGGGTCGTGTATACAGCGGCGCACCCGAAGCTGGCGAAGATTACGCAGACGCTGGCGCGTCTTGCCACCAAGAATGATGGCCGGATCGAGGTCACGCTACGCGATCCGCAGTACTTCACCTTCGATACGCCCGAATGGCGTCCGACGTTCACGCAGAGTGTGTTCGCAACGATTGAGCAGGCGAAGGCCGCTGTCGAGGAGTGTTGGCACGGTCCATTGGAACAGCAGTAAATAGAGTGTACAGGTCATCGCTCTTGCTCTATGTAGTCCCGCCGGAGGCCTAGCTCCGGAGTTCGGGGACGAGAAGAACTAGACCCCCTTCTCGCATCATTCGTGCGCCGCCCCCATTGCTAGGCGCGGGTGCGCTGTCCGCTAACAGCAGCCCGGTCGCCGCGTGGAATCGCGTGAAGTAGAGCAAGAGCACCCGTTTCACCCTGTCACTATGGAGTTCTGCCGTGGGGTTTATCCTTCCCCCGTCAACAGAGACGAGAGGTTTTCGCTATTTTCCCTCATCGTATCATTCGTGGGTGAGTGGGCTTGAGTAGAGCGCGCCAACGCTCCTCGTCCAATCTGCCTGTGAAGTAGTGGCAGGGTTCCTTTCAAGTTAGAGGCTCGCTGGCCTCCTCCCTTAACGGCCAGCACATTTCGAGGATCATCTCATGAGCAAGAGCAAGAAGGCAGTCAACACCACGACCAAAGCCGCGAAGAAGGCAGATGCGGCCAGCAAGAAGTCGGCTGTGAAGGTGGTGGAAGCCAAGGCGCTGGACAAGCGCTTCAAGAAGGGTGCCATCGTGTATCACACTGGTGGTCTGGGTCCGGTCAAGTTCTACGAACCGCCGAAGGACAGCAGCGAGTATGCAGTGGTGCGAACGCACGCTGGCACCGAGGCTCGCGTTCTGGCCTCGCAATTGCGACTGGCAACCGGCGCCGAAGTCAAGACCTACACCAAGCGCGTCCGCGAACATCGCAAGTTGGAAAAGGCCAGCGAGCTGCGGCGCATCACTCGCAAGGGTGCGATCGTGTTCCACGCCGCGATGGGTCCGGTCAAGATGGTGGGTCCGGCACCGCACGATGGACAGTTCATCGTTCGACTGCCCCGTGGCGAAGAGTCGCCGGTGCTGTACAGCAATCTGCGTCTGGCCACCCCGTCCGAGGTCAAGGAATACAGCAAGAAGGTGGACGAACGCAAGAAGGCTGCGGCGCAGGACGCCACCAAGAAATTCGCGTTCCCCACTTCGGCCAGCGTGGAAGCGGCCAAGGCCGAGGAATCCGCCAAGGTTGAACAGCCGACCGAAGCGCGCCTCAACGGTTTCATCATCCATGTGGGCGATACCGTGCTGGGCGATGTGGAAGGTACGCTGGCGGCTATCGTGGTCAGTATCCTGCCGAATCGCAATCTGGTGGTTCGCGAGGAGGGCAGCGACGCCAACCAGATCTGGACCGAGGGCTCGGTTCATGGCGTCCGTCCGGCAGCCGAGGATCGTGATCCGAGTGTCCTGGGCCAGAAGTTCAAGGAACTGAAGATCAAGTTCGAAGAAGTGGGGCTGTTCGCTCCGTTCACGTACAAGGGGGTGCACCACGTCAAGGTCTCCAAGTCCAACGCGATCCGCGCCGTGATCGAAGGCACGCCGGTCGCTCCGCGCGCCGTCTTGGCAACGGACGATGCTCCGATGAAGGGCTCGCACGTTGTCCGATTCCGCAAGAGCGACAAGGTCACCCGCTTCTAAGCCGACTCGCGCAGTTCCCAATTTGACGGAGCGGGTTTGTGGTACACTGTGCCCAGTGACCCGCTCTGTCGATCACAAGTCGTACATCCAGCAGTAAATAATCCGCGTGCAAGCTGCACGCATCCAACTTTCAACTCTTCCGTTACAAGGAACATCATCATGGCAAAGCAACAAGAAGCATCCGCCGCTCCGAAGGCAAACCCGATCGTCGCACTGAAGGCCGCCGTCGGTCAGTTCACCAAGCTGTCGCGCGAAGCCGCCAAGAAGGATCGCCTGATCGCGAACAAGGACAAGCTGATCGCCGCACTCAAGGCCAAGCTGCAAGGCAAGGCTGCCAACGGCGCCGCCAAGGCCGCTCCGGCCGCGAAGGGCGCGAAGGTCAAGGTTGAGAAGGCTGCTCCGGCTGCCAAGAAGGCTGCGAAGGGCGCGAAGGCCGCTCCGCAGGGCAAGGGTCCGAAGGCCAAGCCGGCGAAGGCTGGTAAGGTGGCTCCCGCTGCCAAGAAGGGCGCCAAGGCCAAGGCTGCCAAGCCGGCGAAGGCTGCGAAGGGCGGCGACGACTTCCTGATCTAAGTCGTCCTCGGTGAGGAGGG